GTTGGCCAGTTCAACAGCCTTGTCGAGAAGGTCAACGTGCTCCGTGCGTCGCTCGGTGCCGTCTTCTCGGACATGAAGAAGCTCGAGAAGCAGATCCCTCGTGAGCTCAAGCGTGCCCAGAAGGGTCGCCGCCGCCGTGCTGCCCCCGTGGAGGGTGCGGAGGCCGCCCCCAAGAAGGACTCGGTCTTCACGAAGCCGACGCCCATCTCGGATGCGCTCTGCAAGTTCCTCGGCGTCGCCAAGGGTACGCAGCTGAGCCGCTCGGAGGTCACGACGCGTGTCTGCGCGTACGCCAAGTCGCACTCGCTGATGGAGAAGCAGATCATCAAGGCCGATGCGTCGCTCCGCAACCTCCTGTCGCTGACGGAGAAGGATGAGCTCAAGATCCTCAACCTCCAGCGCTACCTCAAGCCGCACTACATCAAGCCTGCGGCGGCCACGACGACGGCCACGCCCGCCCGTGCGTAAATCACTGACTAAAATTTAAAAAGCAATAAAACCAATAAAATTCTTCTTTCTCCTTCCTTATAAACAGGTTCTCCTTCCTTATAAACAGGTTACGGTTGCGTCTCGGTTGCGGTTGCGTCTTTAATTCTACTTCTAATAATACTATAATTCTATCTTCCTTTCTTCTTTTAAAAACCTGCGATAACTCAGTTGGTAGAGTGGTCGACTGTAGTTTTTCAGAAAACTAAAATTGTACTCGACATGTCGCTTGTTCGATTCAGGCTCGCGGGACTAGGGCGATGTCGCATAGTAGCTATTGCGCAGCCTTGCTATATAAAGCAACTTAGGCTGTGGGTTTACCCGCAGAGGTGCAAATCCTCTCATCGTCGCACCCCATTGATCTCATAGCTCAGTGGTAGTAGCGTCTGGCTGTTAACCGGAAGGTCGTAGGTTCAATCCCTACTGAGATCGTAAATTCTTTTCTCTTTTTGATTCTGTTTTACACAATCAAAAATGCGTCAAACTATATGAATTTATACGTACTTCTTGAATAAGAATGAATCCTGACGCAACGCTTGTTGATGCTGTCCGGCATTATGTCCATTTCGATAACCTCTCAGAAGCACTTACAAAACAAGTCAGTAACGCCCGCACTATGCGTGGGAATTATGAGGAACGTATTCTAAAACATCTTGAAAATGCGAATATGAAGAATGCTATACTTCAAATTAACGGAGCGACACTCCAACGTAGCACACGCTCTAAATCAACGGATCTCTCGTGGGGATTTGTCGAAGAGCAACTTCACGAATATTATAAATCTAAAGGAAAACCAGACGAAACCAAGAATATTATTGAATTCCTACAACGGAATAGGGGAGTCAAAACGATCGACTTTCTGAAAAAAACGGTAACCGCGGATGGTCTAGTCAAAAAAACTCCCAGCTCTTGATATATCAAATTTATCTTCAACTTTATTCTTAAGGAAGATATGTATAGTTTTGCGAGAACTGTAAATAAGGTTCGTTCCAATAATGTTACACGGTGGTTTCATACGCTGCGTGATGGAGACGTAACACCTGCCCAACTCGTTCAAGGAATATCCGATAGATTCATTGATATTCTTAAGAGTTATAATAATATATCTCTAGCTGTTCCTGAACGTGTCTTTCGAACAGTTATGTGTGAAGCAATCTGTGTTATGAAATTTATGTCGAACAAAAACTATGAATTGCCAATCCCCCAACGATTCTTTCCACACCCAGATGGATGGAACAATGATCTTGAAGGATGGTGGACAGAATGGCTTTACTCACATTTTTTTGTAGATAAATTTTGGTATAGGTTTTGGAGTGATATTTATTTATCAGACTTAGAGATAGACTTGCCTTTGTTACGTGAAACAATTCAAAATTTATTGCCTTTTTACATACAACGCAATACAGATGTTCTTGTCGAGTGCGGATTTATTATTGAAAGTGATGACGGAGTGTTTGTCGCAAATGATGATTACGAGTACGATGCTCCACTTGAGTACGATATATACTATTCGTAATGAAAGTTATTGAAAATACATTTTGTAATTTATGAAATTATAAAATGTGTAGAACGGATGAAGTAATTACGCAGACCAACTATGTTTATTGAACGGCAATACATTCGTCGTATCCAATTGTTCGCGGAATTTTTGTACCTTCTTGTCAAACTCAATCTCTTCCGCAGTTTGAGGGAAGGAAATATCATTTTCGCGAAGTTCGTCCGCCGATTTCTGTGCGGGTCGTTTACCTATACAGTTGACACCAAACAGTAATTCCGGATTGTCAAAATAACCGCCATTTACACCGGGGCGTCCGCACGCATTATGGTAATTGGGCGATCCCTTTTGTAACTTTTGATAGGTTTCTTTCTGTGTGGGGAACACCGCCATCTGTCCCTTAACCCAGCCGTAATTACACCAGTCCGCTCCTCGCTCATAGGCTTCCTTTACCTGATCGTACGATGCGACTTCACCGCCCATAGCCGCACAGACCGCAGCTGCATCATGATAGGTGTAAATATTACGGCTTACATTATACACTTCGTGACCATTTGGTATGAGATTCGCCGGATTTAAACTTTCGAAAAACGACGGTTCCATAACGGATCCTGGCATACCACTCGCACGATCCTTCACAGGCGGTAAGTCAGGTTTCGGAGGCTCGCCTTCGTCAGGTTTAATTTCGATATGATGATTCGTACGCTTATCGTTTTCTATTCCAATTTCAATATCAATATCCTCTCTTTTACGGAACATCTTGAATAATTGTTCCCATCCCATATCAATCTTGTATCCAATTGTGCTGTAATAGACAACCAATCCCACGAATACAATGACAATCACTAGGAGAATAGGCCAAATACTTAAAAAAATACCTTGTACGCTTGACGCAGTGTTGGTTGCTGCGACAATCGGTGCCGCTGGAGCATAACTGAAATTCATACTTCCTCTACCGTTGATTATTAATTTATTCGCTACGGAATTTTTGGATAAACCGATCGTTTCTTACAATCATACTTTCTGCTGTTTCTTTGGGTAGGAGAATCGCAATGTATGAGTCAGCAGTCACCACATGCTCCGGGTGTACAGTGCGTACGGAACTATCATCGTATTCGTTCCACGCATCGCCCTGACGTGCGTACATTCGGTAATGCCCCCCGCGTGTAGATCCTTGATGCTCAATCACAGCGAATGTCTTGTACTCCGTGACCATATCTACATCCTCCTCGACGAAGGGATCACGACGGAACGCCGTCCACTTCGCAAAGTCAAGACTTTCCAAATCCCATGGGATACGACCACGCACCTTCTGTCCTCCGTTTGTGAATCGCTTGAGTGTCAGAATAGTGACGGGTGGCAGTCGAGAAATCTTATTATGAATCGTCGCCTTCTGTTTGCTCTTACATGTTTCGCAACTGTAATCTTCAATCACTTCCTCGGCGAACGCAGAATTCAAACATGTATCCATGGTCGGAATCGCGCTCCCTGCTGTATCGGCTCCGGGAATGGGAGCCTTCAACATAAGCCATGGTTCATAACGTTCCGACGAGGTATTACACTTTGAACAGACGATGCGGATCTGCATCTGTCCGTTGAAATGATGTACGATGGGCGAATACTCCTTTGCGAAGAACGCTCCCCATGAACGCAGTGCTTTGTTCTGTGACTCCTCCTCCTCGCTGGACGCTTCTCCGAGTATATCCATCGCAACCCTGCGCGATAGACCGTCGTGTAGGGAATCCAGGACGTACTGGAGTGCTTCCGCCGCATCTGCCTGTTGGCCTTGCTGGTACCAATCGTCATCCGTTTCTCGAAGTGTCGTATGAAGTGCGTGTAGAAATCCACGTGGAACCATGGATGGTATCGTGCCCGTATCAGGCACCTTACGCCAGAAATCGTGAATCAACGTCCGAAATGCGATGACAAAGTCTTTCTTCTTACTATCCTTGCGAAGAGGTGGTTCGTGAACTGTATTCTTCAGAAACATATCGCCTATTGCCGGCGATAGGCGAAGAACTTGTAAAATAACGTTGAGAAAACATGTGTTGCCTAAATTTGCTAGACCTATCTTTGTGTCCATTGTGTGTTAGTGTTCCTAACGTTTCTATAGTATGTGGGCTTTAGACTTCAATTTTTTGCCTCACCGCTGATAATTTATTCGTATCAAAGAATGTGCTATACTTTGATAAAAATAGGGTTTAAACATGTATGAATACAAAACAAATAGATATGGCCTTCAATCCTCGTAATTATGAATCCATCTACGGTTCGCCCTTAATTGATGAACTCCACAACTTCTTTCCTGAATTTATGTATGATGAACAAATCTTTGGGGCGGAACCGTATATGTGGATGCGGCATCGGTTGTCAACTCTGTTCCCGCAAACATTTGCACGGCAACGAACGCTTTACAATATTTATCAAGCAACGCCTAGGCGAACAGATTATGAAACATGGCGGTTTTCCGCCTTTCCTTCCGTAGGATTGCGCGGCACTCCTCGTTTCAGCAATCCAGTCCGCACAGCACCAACACTTATTGAGCCGGTTATACGTGTACGTATGCCTCCTCCTACAGAAGAACAGGTTGACTTCTCTCTTCTCAATACAACTCTGACGAGTTTATTGAATTCCGCACTTGCGGAAGAAACAGCAACCATAAATCGCAGCAACAATGATATTTTGCGTATACTATATGGTACAGCAGGTTTGCCTCCTATGGTCGATGTACCTGTAACTGCGCCCAATGATATAATTGCGAGCCATTCGGAGATTATCGACCGTGACGCAGTTCCAGCGGATACGAATTGTGCGATTTGCCAAGAACGAAATCACGAAACGGAGACTGCGTGGCGTAAACTCCATTGCTCGCATTACTTCCACCGCTCGTGTGTAGATCGCTGGTTTTCCCGCAATGTTCATTGCCCCGTATGCCGCTATGATATTCGTACAGCCTATGTCCCACAATCCACAATTACAACGCAGGTTACGCAATAATAGGAGTCTCTTTCGACGCACTCAGTGCGGCTATCGGTTCTGATATAACTTCCATGTAGGACTTAAAAATGAATTGAATATTTTCAATCAATTTATGTCCAATACGCATACAATGAACATCGTGCTCGACAAGTATAGTTTCACCCACACATAAGGATGGAATAACATCTGTTGTTTTACGCATAGAATCAATCGCAAGATTGTATAAATATTCTTTTAGTTTGTTTTGTTTGGTTAAATAATATGTAAAAAAATACGACAATGGATGTACGAATAAATTCATTCCTTCATCCGTTTTCAGATGAGCCGCAACCTTCTGACATACTTGTTCATACGTCAATGTATATGTATTTTCGATTGCTGTTTCAATAACGTCCGTTGTAAAGATATATAATACGATTGCTAATACAACAATTGACACGCATAATAATTCACGATTGCTACCAATAGGCGGTGCGATATACAGTAGAAACTTCATAAATTCCTCCGCCTCTTTGGTTTTTTTATGTTTCTCAGATTTATCAGATTTTTCTGGATTTTTGGAATATTCCAAGAATTCGTAAGCAGATGGAATTATAAATCCCGGGTGCTTCTTTTTGTATTCCTGTCCTTTGATCTGGAACAAGAACTCGATTGCATAGGTTAATTCTAAATTCTCCCGTTTTCCTCCGTACTTTCGTCCAACTGTCTCGGAACGTTTTACGGAAGGCATGAATACCTATCCTATATTATTTATACGTTTTTGGTTTAGACTACTCCAAACAATGTCTCTAGAGTTGCTTTACTACCTGGAAACCACGCCATAAACGAATTTTCTTTCGACGCTAAATATGTGGATGAACACGATGTATAGAAAAGAATAGTAAGTGCGTCTTTTTCTTCGCTTGTAAGTGTATCATAATATTCCTTGATATCCTGTATCTCTAACAATGAAATTATATGGTCGTATGACTTTTCATATAGATTTACTTCATTTCTGTATAACGATACGCCGTAGATATTTCCGTCTGAATAAATACCCATGAGTGTATATTCACACGTTGTTCTCAGTTTAGATATTTCCGTCTGAATAAATACCCATGAGTGTATATTCACACGTTGTTCTCAGTTTAGATATTTATACAACATCCCTACGAGACACAATCGCCACAATCGTCTTTCCTCCGAGTGGCGTTGAAAAAGGAAGTGCTGCTCCGCTCTTTGTCCACAATTCATGAATCTGTTGATCCGGAGACCGATATGCGTTGAAATTCACCATGACACTTTCGATTGTATCTGTACTTTTTGCTGTGAGTGTTAGTGATTCTCCAGAATAAAACCCCGCATAGGATTTACCTGTGCTATCCGGTTGTAAAATGAGTTTTCCTGGTGATCCAAACAACCAATCCATTTATAAGGGCTGGATGTATAGTTTTTTAAAAACTTTACAATCTAGCCCAATCGTTCCTTCGTATAAAAAATAAATGCGTTCTTTACTTATCTTCCAAACATCTTCGCGATGGAGTGCTGTCCTCTCGCTTCCATTGCGTCAGGTGTGCGTGAAACAGCATCCAACAATTTCGTAAATAGGTGATACTCCGCAAGTCTCTCTCTGGCTTCCACTGGATCTTTCGCTTTGGCTGCCGCCGCAATATCCGCCGCTTTTACGCCAGGAATGGAACCGACTTCTAGACCAAAGACCTGTGCGACCGGCTTCGCAATCTGATTCGTAATATAGAACTCATAATCCGGCTTGAGACCATGCTCACGAATATACGAAGGCAACTCAATGCGATCGCCTTGGAGTTTCGGCTTACTACCGTCCGCACTCTGAATATACACAAACGGAATACGATCTGACGTTGACGGTTTATTGCCTGGATCCCGTTCCGCAATTCGCTCCGCCAGCACCTTATGTGCGATACGTGTCGGGTCTGCGTACTCTGAACGTAGCGACTTTGTAATCGTCAACTTGGAGAGCGGAAACTTACCCGCAAGTAGGTCGTGCGACGTTGTGAGAACAAACTCGGCCGCCCGTTTCACACCCTCTGCTTTCGAGGTCTGACTCGGATCCAGAATCCGGTCAATCACGCCGCCGTACATATACTTCACAATCGGTGCGTTATCACGGCGTTTCATCACAATACCCATGCTCTTACGATGAAAGTCGTCGGGCTCCAAGCCGTCCTCGGACATATCGCCGACATACCGTTTCTTGCTCAACAGACAGAACGTACGGAAAATCTTATCAAACTCAAAGTCGTGCGGAGGCTTCAAACACGATGATACGAGTTTACCGGATTCTACGGTCAAATCTTTGGCCGCCTGAAGTGCGGCCTGACCACGCAGACGCACCCCCGTTTTCGGATCCTTGGGTTGGAATCGCAGAAAGATACTGTCTGTATCGCCATAAATACATTCGCAATCGCAACGTGGATCTTTACCAGGTCCATACGTGGCCTCAATGACGGCCTTCGCAAACAGAAGCTGCTTACGGCCGTAGGCGGTCGTGGACGCAGCTAAGACTTGGCGGCGAATCTTGAATACACCAGAACCGAGCTGACCATACAGAGAATTGGCCGTCAACTTATAGGCCAACTGCTGTGCATCCATCAAGGCCTTGCGAAACTCATCCTTCTCAGCCTCCGCCGCTTTTCGGCAGCGTTTGCGGGAACTCAACAACATTGTCAGAATCCGTGGAATTGTACCCACCGGCTCCTGAATATACCGTGCGATACGCTTTCCATCGCGAAGTTTTTCCGGATTCTTACGGGTATCCGCCGGATCTTTCCGTAGAATATCAAACTCAATATCAACGTATTTCGCTCCAGGAAGATTGTCGTAACGATCGGAACCTTCCTTGATACATACGAAGTTGCCGTCTTTGTCGTAGTCCTTCACACTAATGAGCGTATCATGACTGATGTTCTCTGAAATAATACTTGACGGATACAGCGAGGCGAAATCATCGGCGGTAATTGGGTCATCAATATAAATGCCCGTCTTCGGCTCAAGAACAATCGCACCTTCATACGTATCCTCTACGTCGTTATGGTCATCTTCGGCTTCTCGGTCGCCAAACGCCGTTGACGGCAATACCTCAATCAACTGATCCGCCAACCGGCACTCCTTGAAGATAAGAGACTCAATCTTGATACCCTGTCCACGTAGAAAGATATAGGATACCGGCACCGAACATACATGTGCCATCGCAATCGAGTTGTTTAGAATTTCCAACTTATTGAACAATTCCATGACGAGGTCGCAATCCTGAAGACAGTAGCGAGCAACAGTCGCACGGTCTTTCGCCGAACCACGGTGAAGACGGAAGATATCCTTCGGTGATACATCGTCCTTGACTTGAGCCCAGCGGACAGGTGCGACACCGTGCTCTGCGATCTGACGTTCACCGTCAGGAATTTCCACGACGAGTGCTTTCGGCTCCACACCCACGACAAGACAGCGGTCAATTACACGGTCGTTCTCCTCATCCAAAAGAGTGATATAGCGTCCTACCACAGTTCCCTTCGTCGACTTGGTAGGGAAACGGAACGTATCCGCCGCAGTGGGCTTGAGTGCTCCAAGCACGCTTCCACTCACAAAGGTTGCCGAAACATTATCAAGTGTATAACTATCCAAGTTGTGATTACGGCGAATGTAAGGAAGCAAATCAATCTGAAGTCGTCCTGCGGAACTGAGGAAATACATTGTGTTGTCGCCCATCGCCGACGACGATAGGAATTTCTCCTCCAACCGTGTCGGTCGGCTCTTCAGACAGCTCATTGGTTGTACTATCTTTGCGGCGTCCTTTGCTCCCGCAAGAACAACCAGGCGATCCCAAATGTACTGAGAATCAAAACCAAAGATGTTGTATCCAATCATAATATCCGGTTGGTCTCGGCTAATCCATTGAAACCACGCACGCAACATCGTGACCTCGCTACTGAAGGAATAGACACTGATAGGTACATCCGCTCCTGGTGGACGTACAGTCTCCGCATCCACCGCTCCAAGAACCCAGATATGTTTACGTACCGGCACACCACGTGAATAGACGACGGTGCCAATTTGAATAATCTCGTCACCCGCGACCGCAGGAAAGACTGACGTCAATATACGCTCCAACTCCTGAAGATGGTGTTCACGTTCCTCTCCCTTCGGAGCCGTTGCAAGACCACGAAGATGGCTTTGTACGACTGTATCCATCTTGACGCCCTCAAGCATATTTCTCAGTACGTCAGACGCATACGCACCTGGAGTCTTGAGATAAATCGGCGATAGTTTTGTCGGCTTTCCTGCTATCGCCGCATGAATCGCATCGCACAACTCGTGAACAGTCAACGGTACCCCAACTTCTAACAATTCTCGTACTGGTTTTCTCCACGTTTTGGCGGCGATAGGAAAGTCGCCGTGACTCGAATTACACTCAATATCCCATGAAGCAATTGTGTAGGGAGCGGTCGGTTGCTCTGGTGCGGGATGAACGTCTGACGCATCCGCCATGGCCTGAATTGTCGCCGTTGCGTCATTGGAATCCGGTGCTTCCCAATTGCCGGTGTCGACACGTATCCAACTTGCCGGCGATAGATTCTGGATATGGAAATACCGCAGCATCGGATCAATCGTCGCTTCGTAGACTTTGAGTGCGATGCTATCAGCGGAGAGAAAGGCGACACTGCTGTCTGCTGCCGCAGTCGTAGCAGCTGTAGCCAGTGCGGCTTTTCCACGCTCACCAAACAACGTCTTGCTATCGAAGATATTCGCCGTCGTCTTCTTATCCAGAAATCGGTCTTTCAGATAACGCCATAACGCAAGCGACGGAACAGTCAGTTTGAGAAATGTACCCGCCTGACCACCATTGTAGTCGTAGAGCGTCTTGTGCTTTTCGCAGACAAGATTGATTTCGGCCGCAGCACCCTCGGATAGTTTCGGGTCATTGCGAATCCATTGTTGGAAATGTCGGATTGCGTCGGTGTGCGTGGCAAGCACATCTGGAATTCGCACATAAAAGAAGGGCTGGAAATCCGTAATCTGTAGGCATACGCTCTGTCCGTCCAAGGTCGTTCCAAACAATACAATTCGGAAAGAACGACCACTTAACTTATCGGATGAACGATCCTCGTAGGCTGACCGTTTGCCCTCATACGACGAATCGTCGCTATGTTCCTTTGCGACAAAGATATCTCGGCTTACGATATCTTTACACTGGAACACGAGCGAATCTGTTTCTGAATTTAGGCGTGACATTGTACATGGCTGTGTAGTGTCAGGTGAGAATTCAATTTTTACTTACGATGTTTGCGGGTTTTACAACGTGCTCCACCTTCCATAGCACGCGTGCGTGCTAAACGTTCTGCGTAGCGTGCTTCACGGGCTGTTAATATTGCCTTTTTATTTGCGTCTACTACAGCACGCCTATCTTCTATGGGTAAGTAGCGGGATGCGTATATCGCCCATTCTTCATCGTCTATATCATCGTTATTCAACGTATCCAACATGTCTTTAATAAATTCAATTGTCTCTATGCGTTTGTCCACTACAGATTTAGAGCGACCTTTCGTAACACGCAATAAACGGCTTCCAATATTATCTTTATTGATTAAAAAATTCTTTATAATTTCAGTATATTGTTCAAACTCAGAATACGTTGACGCAAATATGTCACTATCATTGAATACAGTATCTTCTGTAGCTATGCGTCCACTTCGTACTGGTTCTAATCCTGACATATAGGATGCCATTTCTTTTATAAAGTCAATTTCTCCATCTCCGCCAATTTGTTTGTCAGGATATCCTGCGGCGGTTCTTCGTATAGCCGCAGGTAATTGTATACCGTATGTAGCGTTCATACAGGTGTTGAATTGTTCAAGAACTGCTTTATAGGATGTTTCGTAGCGAATCATTGAATATAAGTATACGTGATTCATCATATCCGATAACATATCGTCTATTGCAACCTCTAACAATTCGTCGTTTGTATTCGTAGACTGTAGTTTCAAGCGAAGAGTTGTTGGTGGATGTGTGTTTGATACCCTTGTTGTTGTTCGTGTTTGCCCTCCTCCACGTTTAATTCGTCGTGTACTATACCTTGATCCTCCCGCGGAAGGGGCTGCGCTGATAATGGAACCTAATCCTATTATATTCAATCCAATGTGGAAAGATACCTGTTTTGTAAAATCTGTTGAGACTACTTCGTTTAATGAACCTACAAATTTATCTGCGTAGTCAGGATTATACTCTTTAAGGCGATTATATATATTTAAAATTATATCTAGACCCCAGCTACTATTAAAGCGTGTGCCATTACGACATAGCAAAGACTCAACACCTTTATCACCAGGATTGTACAGTAAATCAATTGAATCCCATATATTTCCCAATCGTCTCCCTGTAATTTTCGAAGGTGTTTTCTGAAACAATACATCTTTTTCTATGCTTACAGGCTGTGGTGTACCGTCGGCCTTCATAACAGTTAATGTTGTAAATTCCGCAGGTAGATGTATTAATTGTTTTATGTTCCCTATTTCAACCATAATATCATTAATAATTTTCATAGATGAACCGTCCTCGTTATACATTAATGAACCAATATGACTACTTTGTTCTCTCATGTAATTGACCGCAAGTTCACTGATAGGAGTTAATGGTTCTTTGGGAACATATTTGCTTAGGATCGCAAGCTGGATACCATCTTTGATATAATTTTTGTACGCATCTACCAATGTCCCTCCTTTCGGTTTATATAAAAAATTTGTTTTAATATGCTGATAGAATGCATTGCCTTGTACATTAATTCGTTCTACATTTGTATTGTATATCTCAACATCTTTTATCAATGCGTTTATTTTTGACAATGCTGATGTTTTTGTCGTTTCAAACACAGTTTTGGGGTCGTTCAACCGAGTATTCTTCCATACGAATAGTCGTGTCTTATCTGCGGAATACATCCATACAAAATCGTTGCGGAGTGTAAAAGCTTTCATACATGCGTTCATATCAATGGATACAAATACATTTTTACAATTCGAGGATTGAATCACTGCATTGGTTGATTTATTGGTTAACATGATTTTCCGATATTTTACCATTGTCTGCGCAATATCACCGTGATGTTTGGATATGTAGACTAATTCTTTCTTTTCAGCGGACTGAGTAATACCAAAGACCGATTTTATCAGATCTTTCGCTTTCTCAAATCCATTGGCTTTGTTTGCACCCACAGGAATATTGATTGTATTTCCATCTTTGATATAACTCATAGATGTATTGAGTGTTCCTTTATTTGCGTCTCGTTCACCTGTACAAGATAATATAACCGGATATTTACAATAAAAAAACGACATTTCATCATTACCATCCGTATACGACGGATAAACAACGCCGCTTGGATTTAATCCTCCTTCTGATACAACACGTTCGGTATAATAATTTGACTGGTATGTTGGGTCTTTACTCGAAAGATAATTCATTTTGGCGGCTGGATCATTCTCTATTTCTCGTGTATATCCGTATGCAATTCCTCCATAGTTTCCAATTAATGTTTCAAGATCTACAGATGTATCGACTGTTAATAAGAGCGGATGTCCGCCTATGAATTCACGAAAACTATCCATATTCACTCCAAACGATTTATCAGGATTTCGGTACTGAAAAATCTTTAGTGAATATGCATCATCGGAAATTTGCGGATTCATCGCAACATCGATACTTCCTGTTGGAGCAAACGCCGGATGAGCCGGTGTTGCGGCCTGAATTGCAGCACAACTCCAATCTTCAAATGGTTTACCGTCTGCTGAGTATATTGGCAACTGCTTTCCCAAACCAGGAAACATATAATTGAAGAGAGTATCAAAGGTATTTGTTTTACCAGCAATAGGAGCACGGCTACCTTGTGTTTCTTCCTTGGCGACCACAACTTCTGGATCTTTCGGATTTACCCACGCATTCCATAATCTTGTTGGATATACACCTCTGTCTGGTAAAAATCCATTGATAATATCGGCTCGGTCTTCGTGGTGATCTTTATGTACATCAACATGCCATAATGTTATCCAAAAAGAACGTAATGCGTCCATTTTGGAAGGAGCTGCGGAAGCCATTCTAATTCAATACGTGTTTTAATTTGATATGCCTAACGACTATAGTCATTCCACTGAACTTTTATTGACGAGTGCCGAAGATCATTACGAATTTTTGATAATGTTACAGTATCTACAACAACGACAACTTGTAATTTATCATTAATGTAGGCTATCTCAATTCCAAACGATTCTAAAAGAGACTTTAACTCAGTCCATACTTCTAACATATCTGCTGCGGGAATCGCAAGAAAGTTGAACCGAATTTCACGGCGGTAATTATCTGTTGTGTTGATTACATTCCATATCGTCACAGTGAGTTTGCTCTGCGAAGACGTATCTTGGGCTATCATAGTCGTCGCAGAAAGGCTCATCATCACGTCATCTAAGAGTCTTCGATAACGTAATACATACTTTCAATTTTTTATCCACGGTTCTTACGTGTCGACGCACGCTTGGACGCACGTTTTGGCGACCGGTATGTCTTTCCCCGTCCCGAAAGTGTCTGGTTTGCCAGAAGTAGTAACGCAGCGGGACCCGCACGCTGAATTGCTGTCATAAACGCACCGTATACCGATCCGAGTGCTCCGCCCGATTGAATAACAACATCTTGTCTAGCCGGGGTCTGGCTATCCGTAATTGTGGCCGGTGTTTCCTTTCCGTTAGGCGATACCAGTACAAGTTCCTTCTTCATACGCGGTACATCACGCATATACGGAATCGCATTCGTTGCTTCCGCAGAGCCGGGCGTAGCATATTCCTCTACGGTTTTATTCGGATTGACTTTCACAATACTAGGATATCCTTGTATTTTAGAATTCGCAATTTCAGGTATTTTTTCCACCATATCGTGATGAACCCGTGCGACATTCGCATAGCGTCCCGGTGTCTTCTCAAGTTCCTTCCACGTAGGCTGATAGTGGTGGCAGTGACCGCACCACTCCGCATGAATAAACACAAAGGTTGGGCGGCCATTGGACAACATACTTTCCAACTTCGGAATATCTTTCTCCGCATTTACATCGACGGGGGATGTCGTTGTAAAACGGCCACGGCTATTTCGTTTCCGATTCACCATCTCTATGTATTCCGTAGATTTTTACCGACGGCATAAAAATTCAGAACGCCATTGTAAGAAGAGGAGATGAAAGTTCATCTTATACTCATGGTCGTTGTTCTAGCGGCGGCAGGAATTATTTTAGCCATGTACCTATCCAAACATACGGTGAAGAAGCCTGTGACGGAACCCTTTACAGATGTCTGCCCTACCTCCACAACGCGCACAAACGACGGGCGTATTGTTGTCAATCCTGGAAACAAATCCTTCGCAACTCTTTCGGATTATGTAGCGTATCTATCCGGTCTGTACAACAACGGTTCCAAATGTATTCCTCCCCGCGTCTCGATGCACAACGAACCGACTACTGGTATTTTCGGCGGCCTCGGAAACGGACATAATACACCGACCTCCTCCAATCATGAAGGTACAACACGAAATGTATTAGATACGTCGTTTGCGGAGGAATCGTCGGCAAATACCCCTATCAATAAACTGGACGATTACGAATATTCACGTGTGAACGAGTCGGAACGGGGTAGCCTAAATGCGATTGAGCAGAACAGCAAAAATCAACTTCTCAAATCACGTATTCTGGATTGGGCAAATCTACCCTTCAATTCCGAAGAGCGTTCCAAGAAAGAAGATGAGTTTATAGCAGGACGAATGGACTCCGCATATCGTGACCCTAAATCGGGCATTTACTTCAATACGATGGAAGGCAAAACTCTTGAACCGCCCGACGTTGATGCGGCTCGTCTTCGTGAACAGAAACTCCTTGCCTCGTACCGTCCGACGGATGTTGGTACTCACATCATTGATTCCGAAACAGAGGCCGTTGGACGCTTGGTTCATGAAGAATACGGCTCGGATCCTAACTGGGAACCCGTTGTCTCCAAAGTCGGCGAGAATCGCTGGGAAGTGACCGAACTCCGTCCCAAACCACGCAAAGAGCAATATGAGGACGCCGAAACAATCTCGCTCGCTACCGCCGAACAGAATGGTATGACGCAACCACGTGCGACCATACAAATCAGTGACCGTATGCGTAATGATCCATTCTTTGATAAAGGCGGTCTCGGTGATCGTGATAACAATAAATTCTGGAACTATCAGGAATTTAATAAATGGACACCCGAACTGGAACGTATGTTTGCTCCTACAGCAGATACTAAGAAATGGTACTAGTAGCTTAATCTGTGCTTACTAAATCAAACTATACTATAGCTTGATTTAGAAAGGAACTGTATAAATTATGCTGTAAAGATACAGCGACCCGTATATGGTGTATCTTGAGGCCGTTGGAAGTATTGGGTGGAGCCGGTAAAAGCCTTTATACGACCCGACACGCAAGATTTTATTAAAAGATATTTGAACAATGTAACCTATACCCACCCACTCTATCCGGGGGAATAAAGTGAATCGTGTACTACGCAGTCTAAGACTATCGTATGTATACGCAATCACAGACATGATTACAGTCTTAATTGACATTCGTGAACACGAACTATGGAAATTGTTAGAACCCTGGCATGTCGAGAATACGGATGGATGGATTGCGGTCAAAAAGACAATGGATGTCGGTGATATTGCGTTTTACAATGATATCAGCGGAACTCCGTTGGCTGTTTTGGAACGAAAGACAGCCGAGGATCTCGGAGCAAGTCTCAGTGATGGACGCTATCGTGAGCAGCGTTCACGTCTTCTTGCTCTTCGTGGACAAGGAGCCTCTATCGGATATATTGTTGAAGTTCCGCCTTGGTCGCCTACCTTATCACGAACATGGTGTCGGGGTACTTTTACGGAAGTTCAAGTACAACATGCGATTCTTCGCTTACAATTTCGGTATACCATTCCTGTGTTTCAAGCTGCTACACTCAAAGAAACGGTTCAATGGATACGCCGTATCGCAAAACAACTTATAACGGATCCGGACGCATTCAAAGGCGGTCTCGCAACCGAACGTGTACAAGTCGCATGGGCGTACAAAGACGCACTTCGTACGAAAAAAGCGGCCAACAATACGCAAGAGACCATATTCCAGGCTATGCTCCAAACAGTACCGGGTCTCGGAAAAACGGCTGTGGACGCAATAGCGACCGCAGCGGAATCATCATTTCAAACATTACTCTTTATGTCAATTGAGGACTTAGCCGCGATTGATTTGGGAAAACGTAAACTCGGCACGAAAATGGCGACCGCTCTTCATACCGTTTTACATTCGTAATCATCGTCGCCGGGTTTGCCGCACATGACGCTTCTTTCCTTTACGAGTTCCGCCATTCATATTTACATTCTTTACCGGCGTTACTGCTTTCGCTTTAATTTTATTCTTGAATCGCTCTAGAAATTCCGCACGCCGTTTTTCACGTTTCTCAGCGTGTTTCTTCTCACTGCGGCGGCGACGTTCCGCATTTTCTCGATTCAGATTCCCTTCCACCATATTACGTATGCGTCGTTCCTGCTCACGGAGTTCTTCTGCGGTATACGGAAACTCCTCAAGACACTTGTCCGTACATTTCTTATATTCTGTCATCTGTTGACTGAATGTATGAGCTTCCTGTGCAGTCATATTTCCGAACCTATTTGGCACCATAGGCTCGTTACATAGTTTGAAACAATTCTCACGTTCAACATTCATTTTATAGTATCTGGATATATTTATTGGATGAAGAGAGTGGTTTTATAGTTTTAGACAGCCGATTTTATTTCTATAAGAGATACTTCTTTGGAATGATAATTATATAATTTTGTAGGATTATATTTTTTTAATGGAAAATATTCACAACTTAATTGTCTCCATTCACCGTTTTTAATATCTATATCATCTTGTGTTTGATTAGAACAATTACATATTAAAATGTATTTAAATTTTTTAAATTCAACCAAATAATCTAAAAATGTATAAATAGTATGTAAAGACCAATGTTGTAAGACATCTTTCAAAATACATAGATCTCCATTTATAACATTTTCTTTATTATTACAAAAATCTAAATGTATAAAAGAATATTTGGGTAACGAATGATTTATTGAGTTGTAATCTATTATTTTTTTATATGCGTCATAACCAGTAAATACAATATCTAAATCGTCGTATATTAATTTTCCACATTTAAAATCTCCACAACCTAAATCAATAATAGTTTTAATATTATTATCAGTTATAAATTTTTTTAAAAAAGGAACATAAGTATCTTTATTAAAATTTATATCACTTCCTGGACCACTGCCACCGTTATATTCATTATTGTTATTATTGCCCCAATGGCTATTTTCATAAATGTTTGTAAACACTTGTTCCATTTTAATTTAACATAATAAATAAAATCGGTTACAGTGACAACAATTTGAAATGTGTAACTTAATGCTCATTTCAAATATTTACGGGTCTACATTTGTAATACTCACTCTTTTCATTTACATACGAGTGTGATGAATTACGTGTACCACTTCAATATAACAATACCGGAACCGCCGTCCATACCGTTCGCAGCAGCGTTCAGCGTCGCTCCTGTACCTTTTCCGCCTACACCAAGGTTGGCTACAGATGCGACTGTCGCAGGGGTATTCGGAACACCACCTGTTCCGCCGGCCGAATATATCTTCGTACCCGCACCGTCAAAATTTAAGTATAAACCTTGTCCACCCGCACCGCCACTGTTGTACAAAGCAAATGCGTCAGGAGCGGTAAAATACAAAGACCCTCCCGAGCCCCCTTGACCGCCATAAATACCACCATATCTGTTTCCGTACCCGCCTTTATTATATCCGTTTGTAGAATTTGTTTGTGAGCGAGAATTTCCTCCACCAGAACCACCTGCTGCGGTGACACCATTAAAGGATGAACTGCCACCTGGGCTTCCTGCGTTTTCTACTGTGGTTGTCGCCGTTCCGCCGGCTCCGCCAGCACCTACAACAATAGGATAGACAGTACTAGGCACAACAGCGATTGTACCTCTTACAATTTCGCCACCCGCTCCGCCACCACTTCCGCCACTGCTATTGTTACATTGTTCCGTTGTATAATTACTCCAATAACTAGATACGATTGGAAAACCAGACTGAATATTGTATACAAATGATTGCGCATACCACCGGTTTTGTGGATACCCTGCGCGATTCGGTACAACATAGTTGGGCGAACTATTCAAGACTGAAAGAACAGAGACTCGAGCGGCCGCAAAATTGGGACGTTGTACTGCGGAATAGCTATTGCCTCTCATCATATAACCATGTAACCACTGTCCTGGTTGATTTACAATCCAATACGAATTTGGACCCGGTGAGGATGCGACAAAAGGAACATCACCAAGCACCGTAATGGCTGAAAAGCATCCGCCTCCACCTCCGCCGCCGGCCACAATCATATATTGTACACTTGTGACACCGGTCGGTGCTGTCCACGACCCAGATGATGTAAAGCTCTGAACATTCAACAATGCATAGGTTGAGACCGTTAATGTGTTGGACACAAGACTGTCTCCATAGGAGTTTGTGGCTTTGACTTTAATCTGATAGCTAGTATTGGACGACAGACCACTAATTGTTAGAGGCGACGCAATACGAGCAGGTGATAAGGATGTAAAGGGTCCACCATTCACCGAATACCTGTAATTCGTAACGACCGGACATCCTGTATAATAGCTTTGTGTAAAGGTAATACCGAGATCCGTTAATGTTGTGATTCCATCATCTCTCGCTACCAGTACGGGTGCATAGGGCGAGCCTGCTATAATTTGGTTGGATACGCCAGGGTCGCTGTTTCCAACTGTATTGGTTGCAACGACACTAAAACTGTACGTAATGCCGGCAGTTAATCCTGTTACGATTGCGGGAGATGCGGAGGTTGTCGTAGAAAGTCCTCCAGGAGCTGAGGTTACAGTAAATTGGGTATATGCAGGTGTTCCGGGATTTACAGGAGCTGTAAAACTCACAGTAGCGGAAGTGGACGTTGTGCCAGGAACAGCGGAAACAGCCGTAGGAGCACCAGGCTTGGATCCAGACGCCGGTGTTACAGCACTCGATGCGGTAGATGCGGCGGAATCGCCGATACCGTTTGTAGCAATGACTGTAAATGTATAGGCCGTACCGTTGTTAAGCCCTAGAACTGTAATGGGTGACGCTCCACCAGTTGCTGTTTGTCCACCCGATGATGTAACAGTATAGGATGTGATTGTAGAACCATTGTTTGCGGGAGCTGTAAAGCTTACAACTGCCTGACCGTTACCTGCTGCGGCTGAAACACCTGTAGGCGGATCCGGAACCGTAGCCGGTGTGACGGAATTCGACGGATCCGATTCAATCGAATTACCGACACTATTGGTCGCACGCACTGTGACTGTATACGCCGTGCCGTTTGTAAGTCCTGTTATGGTGATTGGTGACGACGCACCACTTGCTGTAAAACTGCCAGGAGTCGTAATAGCTCTATACGTCGTAATCGCCGCTCCGCCGTTATTGATAGGCGGTGCGAATTGTACAATCGCTTGCGTATTTCCGCGAATTGCTGTTAGGCCAGTTGGTGGATCCGGTAAATCCGCAGGTGTTAATGACGACGATGTGTTGGAGAGTTGCGAAATTCCATTCGCATTTGTTGCGAATACACGAAATGTATAGGCTACACCATTTGACAAACCTGTGATAACAATTGGAGAACTTGTTCCGCTACCGTGACTCGAACCACTAATATCCACAAAATTTGGGGTCGATACAATCGTATAGCCTGTAATCGGTGCTCCTCCATCGCTCGTCGGAGCTGTAAAACTCACAGATACAGAACTATATACGACACTATCAATCGTTGTACGTCCTAGAGTAGCACCCGTAAGCGTAGGTGGCGAAGGAAGACCTACTACGGTGGTCGCATCCGATGTTGCCGACGGCAATGAAGTGCCCTCCGCATTGACAGCATACACAATGAATTGATAACTTACACCGCTTGACAGACCGGGAATAACGGCCGGTAGACTTGTCACGGTTATATCAATTGAACCATCCGTTGATTGTACTCGGTAATATAAAATTGGCGACACACCTTCGTAGGAAGGTGCGGAGATATATACGGTCGCTTGACCATTCGTTGCGGACACAGCCGAAATGGTAGGCGGGTCGGGTTGACGATTCGGGACACTGTTTTCGTAGGTTGTAACTTCGGCCGTCGTTGTCTGCGTTGTACCGTTACGCATCTTCTCATACGGATCATAGGTCATCGCCTCATTGCCTACGCCACCTTCAAAGATTATATGATTGTTATATCCCTTTTTATAATAGGTTTCTGTGATAATTTTGTTCGCATATAATGTTCTCTGTTGGCGGCGACGAATTGTATCCGACGCATCTGACATTGTATCTCTTAAAATAAAGGTTTATTTTATAAACCAGTGCGGGTCTAAATACATTGGCTCGTATAAATATATAGAAAATGGAACCTCGTCTGGTCAACACTCCTGCTGAGGAGACGAAGGTCTACAATCCCTGGAATCTCGCCAACCGTCGCATAACGGATGACGAGATTCTATCTATATTGCGTGCGTACGGAATTCATGACCGCCCCAAACATTGGGAACTCTTTCGTCAAGCCTGTGTACATAGTTCCTATGTCGATCGACCCGAAGGTATTACAACAACTGCGACAGAACCCGTTATTGTTGCTCCACGTCCGGAAGGGTGTATGCCTCTTAGTGATGCGGACAATGAAGCGATTGAATTCGTAGGTGATTCACTCCTAGGCTGTGTTATCGCACTCTACCTACATGAACGGTATCCCGATCAAGATGAAGGGTTTCTAACACGACTTCGTACTCGGCTCGTGAACAATAAACAACTCGGCGAAATTGCGCTCAAAATCGGCTTTCAAAAACATATTGTGCTGAGCCGGCACGTTGAAGATATCTGCCACGGTCGCCACAATCTACGTATTCTCGGAAGTATGTTGGAAGCCTGGGTCGGTGCGATGTATCTCGATATTTCAGAAACAAATGCGGGTCTCGCATTTATGCGTGTTAAAACCTGGCTGATTCGTCTATTTGAAACTAATGTTGATTTTGTATCGCTGATTAGTGACGACAATAACTTTAAAGACCAGCTTCTCAAATATTATCAGGCGACCTATCATACGCCACCACGTTACAAGGAAGTTTTGGTACAGGGTCCGCTTCACGATCGTACCTTCACAATGGGCGTCCTCTCACCGAGCGGAGATATTGTTGCGACGGCGACAGCACGTACGAAGAAAGTCGCTGAACAAGAAGCAAGTCGACGAGCACTTATCAAACTCAAAGTGATTCCTGCGGAGGATGATTAATTGACCATCAATGTGACTGTATTTACATCTGGATTTGTAGGCGGTTTTACTTCACGAGTTGGTGGTTCCGCACTATCTTGTAACGCCTTCTTCTCCATATCTGACAATCGTTCATTTGTCGGTTCCATGACTTTAATAGCACTCGGACGATTGGTCAAAATATTATTGTATTCAGATGAACCAATTTCCATGATAATATGCGATAAATGTTTAACATCAATATTTAGAATATTTTGCTTCGCAATTTGAATGCGAGCTTTCTCACGTATATTTACGGATATCTCTATTTCGGCTTTTAATAAATCTAAGTATTTTGTCTTATTCTTAATAATTAACCATATTGCATCTTTACGAAGTTGTATTGGTAACTGTAACTCGGATGCGATGGCTGTACTAAACGTTGTCCATTCCTGTTTTAATTCAATTGCGTGTTCTAAATTTTCTTGAATTTGATAGACTTTAATATAACCAGTATAAAACGCAATTGTAAATGTCATAACAATAAAGAACGTATTTAAAACATATCCGAGTACAGGCAGAGAATCATCTGGAAATCCGATTTTTACGACTAAATCGGATACAGAGAGAGTGCCTGAAATCGTTGATAATACAATACCCAAAATGATACTTTTTCGTATTACGGACTTGTAATATTTTGCCGACATATCAAGACATAGAATATTGAACGATGCAATCGTCAGCCATTCGAAAATGGTTGTAATATTCTCCTTTGTCCAATTCGTTCCATAGCTTTTCTGTAAATCTCCTATCTGCGTATGTGAGCTAGGAGACGGATCCATTCATCTACAGTCCAAAAAGATTTTGTAGAAGCGGTCAAATTATTTTAAAAGAACGACACGCATTAGAAATGGCATCCAAGGGTCCGCCCCGATTTACGTCTCCCATTGCGGCTGATAAAATACGTCGGGCTCCTGCGCCGCCGACGGAAGCAGTCTTAATGGAAACCATAACAACCTCCACTCCTGACAGTCTTCCGCCGGTTGCGATCGGGCGTACTGTGGGGCGGCCGTCAACAACGCCCTCTGCTACACCACGGCCTCCTAAAGCAAAAGAGGAAACGACTCTTGAAACGCTTGGTGTGCGTCCCTCAAAACGTGGAGAGGATACGACAACAGAAACAGGTACCGCACCAGTTAGTGACCTGCCCGCATCGCTTGCGGAATTAGAAAAGCGTCTTGACCTTATTATGAATAAGTCAAAAACACAGATTGCGGAACCCGTTTATATTCCCTCCAATCGCCGTGCTTTCAAACAATTTATTATTCAGGCTTACCGGCGTTATAAGTTGCCGGCTGTACCCAATATTCCCGACCCCGAAGCCTGTAACAAACTCGCTGCGGCCTCTAAATCCGATATTAAATCCTTTGCGTACCAAGAATTTGTACGGGATTATGTACAGAAACCGTCGCCTTACCGTGGTGTACTTGTCTATCACGGTCTCGGCAGTGGTAAAACTTGTACATCGATTATTAGTTTTGAAGCACTGTACCAGGCGGGACAGAAACCTGTCTTCATTATGACACCGGCCAGTTTGAGCCCCAACTACAAGGACGATATTATCAATAAATGTGGTCCCTTCATTTACCGTGCGAACAACTTCTGGACATGGGTATCCGTACCGCATCTTCGGTCTCCAACACCTGAAGCGGAATTCTTGATTCGGCGTATTGGGATACCCCGTGCGAGTGTAAAGAAACGGAAGGGTGCGTGGATTCCGGATCCCGCCAAAGCTCCCAATTTTGAGACACTTGCTCCAGAACACCGCAAACAGATTCAAGAACAGATTTACGAACATCTGGAATCACGTTTGGAGTTTGTCCACTACAACGGTTTGACGGAAGCAACTATCCGTGATTGGGCGTGTAATAGCCCAACGAAGTTTGATGGAGCAACCGTCGTCATCGACGAAGTTCACAATTTAGTACGTACCATCAATAACTCGGGTCTTGAACTTATGTACAAGGATGAATCTCGTGATATGGCACAATATACACCCAAATTCTGTGCGGTCGGCCGTAAATACCGTATCTCCTATCTCTTGTATCGTATGCTCTGTAATGCTGTCGGTTGTAAAATTATCGCACTCTCGGCTACGCCAATTATCAACTTCCCACAAGAAATCGCAGTTCTTGCGAATCTACTTGCGGGCGACGTTCGTATGGTGGAAGTCAATACGCCCGGTATGGATAAACGGCAGGCAATCTTACGTGTTTTGGAGAAACATCCTGAAGTGGATTTTGTTGAAGTTCTGCCACGACCTGAGTTGACCGCATCCACGCTCAGAATCACGCCCGTGCCAAGCGGATATCGCAAAGTCATTGATCCGGCGTCAGGTGCGTTCCGTGGATTTGTACAAGACGATACCCTTATCGGCGAGCCTGGTGAAATTGACCGTGAACGCAATGTTGTTGCGTGGTTTGAACGTATTAAAGCTGCACTCGCTCCCATAGGTCTTCCTTCGTTTGGTACACCGACATTCCGTTCCGTTACACGTCTTCCAGATACGGAAAAAGCATTCAAAGAAATGTTTATTGACACGGAACGGTTGGAAGTCAAAGCCCGCGTACGTTTACCTCTTATGGCACGTTTATCGGGTCTTGTATCATATTACAAGGGTGGTAAGGCGGATTATATGGCACGTGTTACACGTGATGAAATTGTCATGGTGGATATGAGTGATTTACAACTTAAAAAATATACTGAACAACGTAAATCGGAAATTGATAAGGAATTGCGACAGAAAAAGAAGCCGAAAGCCGCAACATCCTTGTACGATAGTGTTAGTAAAAATCAGAATTCCACATTCAAGATTTTCTCGCGAGCCGCCTGTAATTTCGTATTTCCTGCGGATATGGATCGCCCCATTCCTTCCGATTACTACGATACATTGGATATGGTGGGTGCGAAAGTTCCGGTGGTATCAGAAGCTGCAGCGAATGCGGAAGAGAACGGTGATGTGGCCGAGGAAGGCGAATTTGATGACGAAGTGATTACAGATGCGGTTGCGGAGCAGCCCGTTGCTGCTGCTGCGGCTGCTGTTGCTCCTGCGGAGGAACCTGCTGCGGTTGGCACAGGAAAAGAGCCAGCTGCCGGTAAAACCTACGCATCCGAATTAATCGAATCCGTACGCAAACTTAAGACACGTTCCGGCGAACTCTTTGTAAAACCTGAATTGGATACAATATCGCCAAAATTCCAAGCCGTTCTCGATCGTCTCACAACATCTCGTGGCCCCGCTCTTGTATACTCCAATTTCAAGACACTCGAAGGTGTCGGCTTATTTGGTGTTGCGTTGGAAGCCCAACTCGGATTCCGCAAACTCGATATCGTCCCGTCCGGTGGAAGTTGGACACTGTCGCCTGAAACGCTTACGTCAACTGCAGCAACGCCTCGTTACATTACCTATACAGGTGACGAAGACCGTGCGAAACGCAATATTCTTCTCGCAATCTTCAACGGCAAATGGGGCAAAATACCAGCGGGTCTTGCGACGCAGATTAAAGAATTTGTAGGAACGGATAACAACCGCAGTGGAAGCATCGCTCGTGTCTTTATGATTACACAATCCGGTGCGGAGGGTATTTCACTCGCAAACGTTCGTCAAGTTCACATTATGGAGCCTTACTGGAACTATGTGCGTCTTGACCAAGTCAAGGGTCGTGCGATTCGTATCTGCTCCCATATGGAATTGCCGCCAGAAGAACGCACAGTTGATGTATTTACCTACGTAACAAAATTCTCAGAGAAACAACTCAAAGATCGTTTAGTCGACGAAACGCTCATTAACTTTGATGGCGGGCAGACAACCGACCAAAACATTCTAGAAATCTGTAACGCAAAAAAGAAATTAGCAGAATCTATCATGGATACAATGCGTACTGCAGCAGTTGATTGTGAACTCAATGCGACCGAAAACGGTGTTCTAGCGTGCTACCGTTTCGCGGGAGCACCCTCTATGGAACCTCTCTTCCATCCCTTGGTGGATGTACACGTCAATGAAGCTGAAGCGGCTGTACGTAGTACGGTTGTTGCCTAAGCACGCCGTGTAGAAATCATTGTTCCTACAAGTATCATCGATCCTACAATAACCGAAGTAAATCCCGCTACAATAACTGGAACAGCGGATATAAATGCCCCACTAACGATAAGTGAAATTCCTAACAAGAGTAACGTTCCTGATATAATGCGCATAACTATTGTGCGTACCAACATTTCAAACAATGATGAATATGTATTCTTCGTTGGTTGGAATTCATTTTTTTGTTGGCTCTCAAAGCGTGGTAGAGTATTCCGCACCGCTTCCTTGACGAATAATTGGCGGATCCAACCATAGTGTAATTGACTTATGAACGGATAACTGGTGATTGAGTTCCCAGTCCAGAACTTCTGCGAACGGAAACAACGTGGATAGAATCTGTTTGAGCATAGGTACACGAAAAATCATTGCGTCTGTTGTTCGTGTATGGAGTGTGCCTGTGACCCGAAACCAACGAAAGGTAGTTCCATCATCGGTGCGTTTCGGTCGTAAATCATGACGACCACTAATGGATAAAAAATGCCACGGATCGTGTTGAATTGGAGTTATCACTGTTTGAAGTTTTTGAAGGAATTGGTTGTCAAAGAGTACATCGCTTTCTAACATCATAACCACGTTATAGTTCTTGGCTACGGCTGTTTTCGCAGCTTCCGCCCAATTGAGAACAAGTGAAATTTCCCCTTGTTTCAAGTTGTACCGATTAAAGTTTTTCGAGTCTTCGCCGCGCTCAATCCACGGATTGTAAACACGTTCGGCGATTTCCGGTGTGATATCATCTTTATAGCAATGAAGACCCATTGTGTACGCAGTCGGCGGAATAGAATTTGCCGATAGCCATGTTTGTAAATAATTTGCACGGTCTGGCTCTCGTTTCGGATCGCATAAAATAAATGTATGGTCAATCGGAGCCGGCCATGACATTCTTTGACATATTTTAAATAGGAATAGGTTTAGACTTAGCTGATTGCGGCTGCTTGCTTCCATAGATGTTCCATTTCCTTTCCAGAACTGTCTACCGTTGCGGTTGCGGACTCAACTGTGAAGGCTATTCCAGAGAGTGTATATATATCCATTGCAACCGCAATAAGTGTTTGTCTCAAACAGACCATAAAATTGTCTGAGTAGGTGTTGTATATGAAACTATAATATTGTAGATGCTTCTCTACGAGTTCTTTTGTACACCAATCCCGTGGTTCATCGATGTTTCGTAGAATTCTGTAAAACCGCAACATTATGAAAAGCATTGAATATGTACGACCTGTGTATTGTGTTTTGAATAGTTCGCTTGGAACCAATCTATACAATTTATGTAATGGAGTATACATAGGTTGTATGAAATGTCCCTCCGTATTGCGATATATCTTTGCAGCTGATAAATCCAAATAACATCCACCATCTCCGCAGGTTGGATCGTACATAACATAGTTCAACATCTCACGACCGCATTCAAACGGATAGTATTGATGAATATCTGCTCCTGTAAATTCCTGAACAATAAGATAATTATGGGTTCGAATACAAAGCTTTGCTAATTTTTTAAGAAACCAGGATGTATCGTCGCCGTAATTTGATGTATGATGATACTCTTTTTGAATAGGAAGAATTGTAATATCACCTGGCTTATCCTCTAATAGCCGTGGTGGCATTTCAAGACGTGGATCAACGAGTACACATAGTTTTGGCTGTTCGAAGTTGTCTAAATACGGAGGATATTGTTGAGGCGGATGTTCATTTGGAGGATATGCGTTAAGAGAACATCCAATCGCAACATAGATGACAAAGGGAGTCTTCTTCGACTCCTCTTCTATATATGAGTAGACGGTTTCAAAGTCCATGTTGCGATAGAACAACAACTATAGTGTATTATCAACTTTTATTGTTGGAAAGGCACGTAAAAAAATTGAAACAAGCGGACATGTATAGACTGGCATGTACAGCCATGTCTATTCCTGATGCGATTGATAAAGAGAAACGTGCTCGTATGGAAGCACGTGTTGCGAAACTACGTGCGGAACGGGAAAATCCTCTTACTCTTTTACACGCAGTTCAACGCAATGATCTTCATTCTTTAAAATATGTTCTTATTAACGATATCAATCGGAACGGTGAAGATGAACTAGGTGTCACACCACTTGTAGAAGCCGTCATCAACAAAAATTACGAAATAACCCATTATTTATTGACGCAAGGTATTGATCCGAATCATATTACAAAGATGGGATATACCGCACTCTCATTGCTTGTGTATAACATAGCGTCTGAACCATCCCCAATGTGTCTCGGAAATATGCGACTTGTTCTTCTGCTTTTACGATATGGTGCGAATCCAACACTTCAAACAGCTCATCAAACGGCTGCTCAATATTTGAAAGATATAGGATACGAGGTTGAGGGTATTTATTTGCGGAAACGGGTGCTGCGAACGAAAAATACATTATAGACATTTATCTCGTTTGCTTAAACGCCGCAAATCGTAAACGCAACTGCGTGATACGAAGCCAAGTCGTGCCATGTTGACTTGGGTATATCCTCCTGCTCGGTCGCCGCCCGTCCGTTCACGTATACATTATCAATTGTAATCTTCTGACGCTCTGTCGTAGGCATAAGCGGTGCGATTGCGTCAATAATATTTACATTATCGTCACCCTCCAGCCAGAACGGGTCGCCAGGACGCTCCAAGTAATAGACGCCGTCATCGCTGTCGACAATATACTCGGTATTCTCCTCGAGCAGTTTTTGAATATGTTCGCTACCGTCGTGAATGACAGTGGTGCGAATAGGCGGACATAAATTGCCGGCGACTTTGAGAACAACGGTCGCCGTCTCAGAATTCCAATATACCTCCAAACTGGGCTCGTTCCAGTAGAATATCACGGCTATCCGCCGCAAAGACTCCAACGGCTTAGAGACGTGTCTCCAAATTGAAGAAACGAAAGAAAGCGGCATTGTACAGAAAGGTAAAATAGGAAAATCTTTATATGTATCCCCAAAAATAGTGTTAAAGTGTTAGAATGTTCAATTTTTTCCGACGTTATTATTTACACATCATCATACCATCCCTCAATCGTACCCGTTTCTACATTCCGCCGTGCTCGCAGATTCGCAAAGGTCGGTAGACCATCGTCCCACCCCTTACAGGGGCTAAGATCCTCTATGACACGCTCCGTGCCAAAGAAGGCGTGCTTGACAACCGCCTCCTGGAAGTTGTGTCCGAGTGTTACACATAGCATACCATTCACGTCCAGAACATGACCCTTGTAAAGAACAATGTTGTAAACTGTGTTCAGCGTAACCTCCTCTGGTTGAACAATGTCAATTGGAAACCGCCACTCGTTGTTGACACGAATCGGATGCCATGGAGTAATACCGAGGCCGCCGAACCAGCACATAGCACGAATGGGTTCGGTCATAGTACAGACGACAAGTGCGCGCACTGCGACAATGCCATAGGGTGTCCAGACCATATCTCCACGGCGAAGTTGTGCGACAGACTTGCGAGACTCATCGGCCATACGCACTTGCGAATCGCCGTGAAAGCAGCCGCCCTGTGCGTTGTAGAACATCTGCTGCATATTGACCGGTGCGGCAGGTGCCATAGGCACCGCGCCTCCACCACCCGTCGCTGCTCCTCCACCGTACTGTGCCGTAGTATGTCCGGTCGGCTCCAGCGCCGGCAGAGCGGCAAACGCCGTCTCGCCCTCCGTCTGAAGAGCATGAAACAGGTCGCCGCCGTACATCTGTAGGCCGTAATCCTTGAAGTTCATACACTGCTCCTGTTCCTGAGCCTTGAGATACGCACGCAGATAATGCTTACCCCACTTTTGATAATAACGTGGTGCCATATGTACCTGACCTTCAGCATCGCCACGTGCGGGATTGATATCCCGTAGCATTTCCTTTACCGCCGCATCATCGCTCATGCTATAGCGACCATAGACTGCGGGAAACAGATTCGTGTCACCATCGCTTTGAATACATACATGAATCGCATTCATGATGTCGCTACGTGTAGCCTGTGCTGGCGTCAACGGTGCTGCTGCGACCTCAATCGTTGCGTTGTCCACGTGAACTGTCTTCACTGGAACGCGGCTCTTATACAGAACTGTGCGCGGCTGACCGTACTGAACCGTCTCACCCGGCAACTTGGTCTGCGAGCCGTCGGCGTGAACGAGGGTCAGTGGTGAGGTCGTTGTAGCCGTGGCCAGAGCCGTCGCTGCCCAGTTGATAAACACTGTAGCCACCATGGAATAATCTGGAATAAATCCGAATGACCCACCGCCCACAGTTGCGAGTTCAGCCAGAAGTTTGCTGTCCAGATTATACCCGAAGCCGAACGTACTCAAACGGCACGACTTTACAGCCGCCTGGTATGTCGGTACGATTCCGCGCGGTGGGTTCACATTCGGCAGACCATCTGTCAGAAGTACAGCAACACGATGCGAAGTCGCAAGTTCCGGTGCGGCTGCCATACGATTCACCATCTCCAGACCAGCCCAGATATTGGTCTGACTGTCCGGTTTGACAACCGCAAGAGCCATCTCCATACGACTCTTACCGTCCGCAGTCATATGCGTAGGACGCAGCACAGTACGTGCGGTCGTGCTGAACGTTACAATACTGAGCATATCGTCGTCATTGAGCATCGCAGCCACAGTACGAATTGTGTGCTTACATAAATCCATACGTGTGAATGCGAGACCGCCGGTTTCATTCGTATCCGCCGCAGCCAATTCTCCCATCGAGCCAGAGTTGTCCAGTGCGATGAACATAACGATCGGCTGACGCATTCCTACAGCCGGAGGGGTCAGTGTAATACTGACCGTCTCTGTGCCCTCATGAACGCACGACGTCGCCGCTACTGTCAATGGCTCTGAACGAAATGGTTTGGGAGCAACCGGAGCCGGCATTGTAGTCAGATATCGCTCAATCTGGCTCTTCAGTGCGTAGTTCGGTCGTAGTGATGATACGTCCATATACGCCCGAGTCATAGGGCTGTACATAGATGCGATAAGATGACGACGAATCTCCTCCTCCTCGTAAGTATGACCGTCAGAACCGACAACCGGGTTCTTCATAATGTCATAGGTAATCGGGCAAAGGAACTCAGAAGGAATAGTGGCCATCGAAAGAAAAGATAAGTAAGAAACGATGAATTGAAAGGAAACCTAACACAAGGTCGGGGCTTCCAAAGCCCCTCAATTTTTTCAATTGTACAAGCATAGGTTCAAGGAACCAATGCTTATAAAGCCGCTAATGAGGATCGAACTCAAGACTCTAATCTTAGAAGGATTATGCTCTTCCACTGAGCTATAGCGGCATACAGATTGTAGAATTTTATTACGTATTTTTTACGCATTATTGCGTCCGTTTGTCACTCCATTCGTCTTGGAATAGCCCGCAAGTGTAACCGACGAATCGCATACGCACGACGCAGACGACTGGCCGACCAAAAATCCGCCGAGCGTTTTCGCCGTGACGACATCCGCAGAAGGACCTGTTCCCTGCCATCCGCTGCTCGGAGCCTGTTCAGGAATGGGAAGTGCGAGTGCATTGTCCGCTACGTGGTAGCCGTAGAGGGCGAGTTGGCGGCGGCGTGCTGTAGTGAGACTCGAATCACGAATCGTAGTACTCATTGTTTCTAACAATTGTATAGAAATTAATTACTTTGAGTTCGGGAATCGTGTTATAGGGTTACAGGGTCTAACGGATGCTTTCGGATCATTCGACGGCATACGAACAGGACACACATACGGAAGCGGGGGAGCTGGAAAATACTGAGAAAATCGTGTCGCCGGATTGTAGGGATCTATCCCTATATTCACTACGTTATTACCCCGTTGGTATGTTGTCGTCGACGCAGGTGTTGTGCCTACATCTACGTACGGAATCGGTGCTCCTGGTGTAAGTTGTACATTTGTCTGTTGTACGCTTCCTCCCGATTGTACAGTGACGTACATTGTTGAACAACGTTCTGTAACGAGTCGTGCTGATTCAGGAATTGCGCTATTGAGTCCTTCAATCGAATTCAGGAGTTTGTTCTTACAGCAGTAATTGTACTTTGTGGACATCCTTACTTGTACATGCGACTTCTTCTGGTCTATCCTTCCGTATTTTCAAAGACATCATTAGGATGGCTAGAATTGTCGGCTCGATGATCGCCTATGTGATGTTCGTAGGCGTTGTCGTAGCGATGGTGTGCGGGATTATGTTTCTCGTTCACTCCATACAATGTATCTATAAACCGGCAAATATGTATGAGCATTTCGACGCTGTACAGCAGCCCGACGTTAAGGAAAAAATAGAGAGCCATCTGCTCGGTTCCATGAAGGAGTATACTAGACAGATTACCAACATCGCAAATACAATACAATCCAAGTTTCCTGACCAAATTGATGGTATAGAGGATAAGACTTGTAAAGTCTACGCAAGTGTGAAAGATAGTTTTATTAAGAATAAAACGGAGATGCAAGATACGTCCGAAATGGATATGACACCAGAGGATCGCAAAAAACTATCCGATAGACGGTTAAAACGTGGTGCGGATCAGTTTGATATACGTAAGAAACTCTATGTCGCACAACATAAAACCCCGCTGTATGAATGCTTTGATATGCAGAATGATTTAGAGAATGCAAAATCCGAATTAGACGAAAAAACAGAGGAACTGCTTGGATTTATTACATCTGCGGATTTCCAAAAACGGACGGGGGCGGTAGACGGGCTCCGTGCGACTATCGGACTCAATCTTACGTTTCTCAATGAAACCTTACAAGACTTAATGAAATCCTCGGAAGGGTTTGCCAATGTGCTACCGGCTGTTTCGGATACGGAATTAGGACTTCCGTTCTCGCTTATGTCCGTCACAGATACACAGAAAACGTACGTTGAAAGTATACGAAAGGCTATGTCAGTTATAAAGATTGTGCTAGCGATACCGCAATTGAAATCCAATATAGTCGCACTCTACGGTCAACAGAACGAGATTTGGGATACAATCAATGCGAAGAAGAAAGAGTTAGAGAACAGATCTGCGGAGGATGCGAAAAAGAAGGCCGCTAAATAGTTCCCAAATGGATTGATTCCGTCGTGGTCGGTTTTTTGACGGGTTTTCGTGGTTTTTTCTCCGCTGGCGGTGGCGTCTCTTGTTCATTGAACTCTTCATTCTTATAACGAATACCGTGTGTATGCCGGCCATCCGGTTGTTTAATGGAATTGTATCCGTGCCGCGTAAAGATGGGTCCAATTGTCATTGGCGTAAAATAGGTTGGAAACACACTATCCGGTACGTATTTATTACACCATTCTTTGACACGAACGTGAAGATTCGTGGATCGTACACGAGCCTTCGGATCTGGAACGACCTCGTTTTCAATATAAATTGTGATCCATTCGTTCGCAATTGCGGATTTCTGTGCGTGCGAAAAGACCATCGCCTCCACAGGATCCCATGCGTCCAATGTTCGTATGAAATGACGAACACGGTCTAATACCGGCTCGTCTCCCATACAAAGTCCCCATACCTCATTCCACGAACTAATCAGCGGCAATGTTTGAGGCTTGAATCCTAATCCTCCACGCTCCCAACGCTGAAGAATCTGGTTCACCATTTCCACATTTTGATAATTTTCTTTCGGAATTTTGAGCGACCGACATAGATAATGAATATAACGATACAATACATCCATTGGAACTGGGACAATTCCTTCAAGTTCATGTTGGGATGCTAACAACTGGCTTTCCACCGTAGACAATAGTTTATAGATATTCGGTAGACCATCGTTGCTTGCGGAGGGCAGAAGACGCTCATTCACTTTGACCTTCTTGAAGGTCGACATCAACGTCCCTAACTCTTTATCCGCCTGATAAATCCAACTACTCACGCCATCTGTCACGGTCGCCGCCTGGCTTACAATATACCAATCCAACATGGAACGTAGCATAACGTCCGATGTTGAATGTTGGAACGCCCAACTCGCAGTGGATACACGTCGGCTGACTACAAAATCAGGAAAAATCGCTGTTCCTAACAATGTCTCCCATTCTTTTCCGAGGTCGTATTTCAGAATCAGTTTGCTTCCGTGCTCTGCTCGAATCTCTGCGACGGCCGGCGTAATCACCCATGCGTGAACAACCGTTGTATCGTCCTGAATCGGCACAATATCCGCCGATTCGCAGACCTCGTCCTCTTGAAGAGACGCCAAGAGGTCGTTAACCCACGCACGCCGTTTTAGGAGGACACGTTGTGCTACATTACTCCACGATGTAGTATGTGTGTCATCGACTTCGTCTGGATTGTTGGTAACCGTGTTGGTAAATATATTGAGCGACGCTCGTGACTGTTCCATAATACATACTTGACGAATATATTGGTCGTAATTGGCTCGTTTCTCTACATCGCTTGGAAGAGTTTGAAGGTCGTTCACAGGGAACAGTGTCGGAATACGGTCGGATAACGCAAGCAACGACGTATTGAAATTATTCGGAATCGAAATGGTTTTTAGAGTCACGGTTGCGTCCGCAAATCCGCAAAACGTTTTATAATACATATCCAATTGTTGTTGAGTTGGAATGTAATCGCTTACAAGTGTGCGATTCCAAACGGCCGAGGCCGTCTCTATAGTTAAACAAAGCAGTACTTTCTCGGTCATCTCTACCTATTACTTCGTTTGAGTATCTTTAGCCCCCGGAGGCGTTGGTTTGGAGAGGGGGGAGGGTGCGAAGGGGGTCGTGTGCGGAAATATTTTCGCATCCTGTAATTCCCGCTCACGTAGCCGCTGTTGAACTTGGTCACCGAGTACTTTGGATGCTGCGGACTGCGGCTCGGGCTTTGTATAATTGGATCCCTTGTAACGATTGACGTTAGGACAACTCATTCTACCGATGTATTGTAAAATTTGATGACTTTTAAACTCCTTACATAAATAAATAAGAATGGTTACGTTTGTGAATATCTATATTTATTCCTATACATCGGAAAAGGCGATTACAGAGCCGATTCAGCGTGCGGTATTACATACCGAGGAGGATGTACCGGATCGTGAGTCGCTGAACTATCATATTGATTTACTCATGGAAAATTACGACATTGATGTCTATAATTACTGTTATGAGCATGAAATCAACGAACCGTGTACGGTTGCGACATTTAATTTTGACGATGTGCCATGCTGTGTCCGTATTACACCCTGTATTTGTAAGGAGGCGGCGAAATTCTAGCCCCCGGATACCGTCTAAAGATAACCCGGGTTACTACAGGTATAGAACCCCGTAGATGTCCGCTTCCAAGACTGTAATTGGTATTGACCTTGGTACTACCTACAGCTGTGTAGGTGTATGGCAAAATGATCGTGTAGAGATTATTGCGTCGGATTCCGGTAACCGCACTGTTCCTTCGATGGTGACCTTTACGGAAGCCGAGCGTCTTATCGGCGATGCGGCCAAGTCCGCAGCGGCGACCTATCCTCGCTCCACGGTATTCGATGCGAAACGTATGATTGGACGTGAATTCCGTGATCCTCTTCTCCAGGCAGATATGAAGCACTTCCCCTACGACGTGATTGATGATGGTAAAGGCCGCCCAAAAATCGTTGTAGAGACGAAGGATGGTCAGAAGCAGTTTTATCCTGAGGAGGTTTCGGCGATGGTTCTCCAGAAGATGAAGGCAATTGCGGAGGCCTACGTTGGTCAGCCGATTCGTGATGCGGTTGTCACGGTGCCTGCGTATTTCAATGACGCTCAACGCCAGGCGACGAAGGATGCCGGTACGATTGCGGGTCTGAATGTGATTCGTATTATTAACGAGCCCACGGCGGCCGCCCTTGCGTACGGTCTGGATAAGAAAACGAAGGCCGAGCAGAATGTATTGATTTTTGATTTGGGTGGTAAACACACTCCTTTTACAGCATGTGCTGCGTAAGAGGTTCTGCTTCCCAAGCCTGTTTGTAAACAGGAAACAAATTGGGTGAATTGCTGGAAACTCCTTAGAGCCTATTATACCACATCAGGATAACCTTAATGGTTATGAATGCGATGGTTTAAAAAATAATAGGATTGGACAATCAGCAGCCAAGTCCGCAAGGAAAGGTTCAACGACTAGGTCAAAATTGACCCACGAGTGCCCAAACATGATCTATAAATAACAATTTTCTAATTAGAATGACAGAGTTAAAGAATTATATTGATGCTATAATTACCGTAAAAGATAAAGTTAAAAATATCGATTATACCGAACTTCCACGCGATGTTTCAATTATTAGTCATATCTACTCAAATACCAAAAAACCTGTACCACGGTTCAAACTGAACGACGAAGTTATTAAGCGTAACAATTCACTTGTAATTGGTTATAAATGCCTCAATTGTAGCATTTTAAACAATATTACATTGAATTTGTTTCTGAGGAAAATAACAAATAAGATTCGTTGTTGTGATGCTTGTAAAAATCTAGATGACCATAAACGTTCCGAACATACCTCCTATATGTTCGGCGAAAGAGTTCCGCCGTCAAAAGGCGACAGATGGTCTGGAAAAAGTCTAATTGAACGTATTGTAGATTCAAAAGAATACTTTACTTTAGAAGATGACGATTTCAAGAGAGATTATACACTTAAACATCTCAGTATAGAAGAATTCGAAAGGGTGAAACATAAAATGATATCAGTTGGTAATGGTAAGATAAAGGATCTTACAGATTGGGAATATTTGCCGTATTACAAAATATGGAACCAATCAAGGTATACACCCATGCTAGTAAATTCCAAGTTAAATGCGATTGAAAAACCACATTATATAGAGTGGAAATGTGAAGTATGTGAAAATATGTTCACAAATCGTGACTTGGAAGTACAAAAAAATAGAATAAAGATACTTTGTGCCGACTGTGGATTTTGTAATCGCACATTCAAAGTGAAATCTTTTAAAACACCATGGGGGAAGATTACTTATCAAAGCCAACAAGAATATCGTTTTATACATTGGTGTATAGATAATGATATCCAAATAGAGAATGGTCCTACTATTGAGTATTTATGGAATAGTAAAAATCACAAATATAAAGTTGATTTTATGATTCCAAAATATAAAAGATTAGTTGAGATTAAGGATAATCATATATGGCATAAGAAGCAAATTGAAAGCGGAAAGTGGAGTCAAAAAGAAGAAATCGCAAATAAATGGTGTAGCATCAACAAGTTCACATACGATCTAATATTCCCCAAAAATCTGTCATTGTGGAAAGAAAATATTATTAAGGAAAAAGAATCATGTAAGATATAGTCTGACCTTACACGAAAGTGTAAGAAGCAAGGATAAAGAGCCTTGCGATAACAGAAGGTGGGAACCTTCGATGTTTCTCTACTTACGCTTGATGACGGCGTATTTGAAGTCCGTGCGACGGCGGGCAACGCCCATCTCGGCGGCGAGGATTTCGACAATCTCGTTGTCGAGTGGGCGTCGGATGAATTCCGTCGTAAGACGAAGGTCGATATTCGTGATAATGCACGGGCGATGCGTCGTCTGCGTACGTCGGCTGAGCGTGCGAAGCGTATTCTTTCTTCCACCACGCAGGCAACGATTGAAGTCGATTCTCTTGCTGAAGGCCATGATTTCACTGTCGTTCTCACACGTGCGAAGTTTGAGTCGCTCTGCGATAGCCAGTTCCGTAAATGTATGGCTCCCGTTGAACAGGTTCTGCGAGATTCCAAGATGAGCAAGGATACGATTCACGAGATTGTTCTTGTCGGCGGCTCTTCGCGTATTCCACGTGTCCAACAGCTTCTCAAGGAATTTTTCAACGGCAAGGAACTCTGCCAGAGCATCAATCCTGATGAGGCCGTAGCCTACGGTGCGGCCGTACAGGGAGCCATTCTCGGCGGCGTCCAATCCGATAAGACGGAGGGTCTCATTCTACTGGATGTAACTCCACTATCACTCGGTATCGAGACGGCCGGCGGTGTCATGACGCCTCTCATCAAACGCAATACGACCATTCCTACGAAGAAATCGCAGACCTTCAGCACCTATGCGGACAATCAGACGCAAGTCAAGATTCGTATTTTCCAGGGTGAGCGTGCTATGACCCGTGATTGCGACCTTCTTGGTGAATTTGACCTCGGTGGTATTCCGCCAATGCCACGTGGCGTCCCCCAAATTGACATTTCCTACGATCTTGATGCGAACGGTATTCTGAATGTGTCGGCTGTTGAAAAATCGTCCGGCAAGTCGCAAAAGATTACGATTACAAACGATAAAGCACGTTCCAAGGATGATATTGAGCGGATGGTTGCGGAAGCCTCCAAATACGAGGCAGAGGATAAGGCAGTGATGGAGCGTGTGGAAGCACGTAATACGGCCGAAGCCTACCTGTACAATACGCGTAACTCTATGAATGAGGAGAAAGTCAAGAGCACGCTCAGCGAATCGGATCGTTCGGCGGTTGAGGAGACTGTCAAGTCCGGCCTCGAGTGGCTGGATGCGAATCGGGACGCATCCGCAGAAGACTGTAAGGAGCACCAAAAGACGTGGGAAGAGACCATTCGTCCTATCTTCATGAAACTCTACGCAGCGTCTGCGGGAAAGCCTAACACGACTGAGCCCGATTCGTCGCCACGTGTGGAGGAGATTGACTAGACAATAGACTTCCGGAAATAAATTTTTAAAATATTATATAAATACTATACTGTTTGTCATTTCATATATTCAATTATTTCTAACAATTGAATACATGTATTGTTGATTCCGGGAAATTCTTATCTAGCCTGATACAGTTCCATACGCACGTCCGCTTTTCATATTCAAATCACGAAAACGAAAGAACGCACGGTTTGCGTTATACCCACTATCTTCGTAATTATTCGCACCAACGGATGTATTTCCATCCATGATGAGATTCGCAAAATTTGTATCGAACGTTATGCCCTCTTTGAATTTAATTAATCCGAAGCAGACCAGAATTGTAACAATCATAGATATTAAAAATGCAATTGGAGATTCCAGCACATTCTCCAATAATTTGTATCCAAAGGTTCCCATTACTAAAAATAGAACCAGAAGTGTGTATACCTCGTTCATCCTCTTATAGTGGGTCATTAAAGAATATTTACGCAACAGTAATATTGCCGGAGATACGTCCATTGATATGAACATCTTCAAACTTCGTATCAAACGCAAGTGCTTCGGACTCAAACGGTCCGTAGCCGGACATGAGACCTTTACGAGTGCTCGAATTTAGAAGAAGAGCAACTGCTGCAACACTCATACAAATAAGTATAGCCCGTAATGAATTACCTTTCACTTCTCCCATAAAGACTTCCGCTCCTAGGAGAATACTTCCTGTAAGAAGAATCAAAAAGGCTACCGCACTTATGCGAAAATACATCTTACTGTGGTGGTCTAATTTATTGTGACTACTGCCCAGGTATAGTAAGCGAGCGTGGGGGGTGCGGTTTTCCTGCGGCCTCTCCCTCACCCCAATTGAAGTTAGGTGGGGATGCAGACTTCGGCAAGGTTTCAACAACAAATCGTAATCCAGGCGGTTTAATAAGGAAACTTTGTTTTCCAAACTTTGCGTCCGATAAATAATCTTTGAGTTTATCCGTTTGCTTCCAAAAATTCATTGCAATACATTGAATTCCGATATCCATCGAAGGCGTAAAATCCCAATCGTTGCTTTCCGCTTGCGGTGTTTCCGAATAGGGAGCTACAAATGTAATTGTCTGTTTAATTTTACGAATTGCGTCGGTCTTCGCATCCATACTTAAATCACGAGACTCAGACGGCAAATATTCCTGTTTGAATCCATCGGATGGACCAATATTAATATATTCGCCCAGATTGGTTCCCTCCGCACGTGTATTGCTGACAACAACTATCTTTCGCATTAAATTCTGGATAGGTGTGCGGAATAGGCGATCTTGTCCACGGCAACTATTGAATGATGTATCCAAGCGATATTTGTTAATCGCATCCTGTAAAACATTGTAGGTTGATTCGTACGTAGAACTACGAGGCTTACCACGGAAACGTAAATAGAGTACAACAGGGTCGTAATATCCGGGGCGTCCCGCAACTTCTAACGCCTCATTCACGACTGCTTTCAACACAAGAGAAAACGGTAAGGAGTTGAGCGAAATACGCCGCCATAAACTTCCAGGCTCAACGATCTGTACACTAGGAGCAAACCCTGCTCCCTGCGATAAATCCGGCCAAATATCAAATACAAATCCACGAGCACCTCCTAAGACAGCAAGACGGGCGGCGGCCGGTGAAAAGACACCATTCGTTGCGGGGAAAAAGAAGCCCGTCGCATTGACGGTTGAAATGTAAAAGTTTGTAAAGGCGGTTTGGTCATCACCAATATTCAGCCGCTTCAGATAATCACGTAGACCAACACGATTCGGATTGTTTACAGAATATTTGTCGTTGGCGGCGATTGCGTCACGCACAACACGACTAATATTGGACGGAGTTTCCAACGTTTGTACATAGTTACCGTACCAAATGTACAAGCCAATAAAGGCCGCAACGATGACTATAAAAAACACAATCGAGAAGCCTTGTCCTTGTACTTCACGGGTCGCCGCCATTCTAGAGTGAAATGCTGTCGTAATACCCGAGAAAAGCGACATAATCTCTGTGTTGAATTCCGGAGTAGGACTCAAAATCTTTTTTCCTCCGCGAATATCGGACAAGGATGCCATACGTCTTATTAGGGTTTACGAAAATCAGCGAGTGAAAAGGCCAGACTGAGTTTATCGGTTGCGGATATGGTCGGCGGCTTCTGAAGTTGAGTTCTAGCTTCTGCGGTCAATCCTACGATAGACGGTGCTTCTAACAAATATCGTCTAGCTTCTTCTGCTATATTTGAGTAAACACGGTCTATATCGGCGGATGCGGCTCGTATTGCGGGTGTAGACGGCGGTGGCACGGAACCCGATAAGGCGAGCGAATTACGTTTCATAATATGGTCTTCTAGACAAATAGCAATTGCGGCCAACACATCACGTTTTCCACGTGTGCCGAGTTTCGGATAGGTGAGTTCTACAAGTTTAAAAATACCTTCACGATCCGCAACGGACGCAAAGGTTATCTCATTCGCCATTTCCTGAAAAAGTGTCATTACATACCAATACAGACTTTTACGTTGCTTCACTGTCAGATGTGCGGGACCCCGTTCTTTTGCGGGAGGCACATCGGTTTGTCCATCCAGTGTTAGAATCCACATAATCCAAAACAATACACGGGGTATTTGTACGGTACGCAATGCCGCCTCTAATTCGTTTCCAATGGTCTTCAAATCCGCCCCATCGTTCGCCGGTGTCCATATCATGCGTACAATACGTTGATCGCCTGACCCACCCATGCGGAGACGACTTCGTGTCGCCTCCGCTTCACGGAATACATCGGCCTGTGTAGGAAGTGCGGGAAGTGGTTTCTTTGCGGCGAGAACCAACGTTGCGACGGCCTCTGCGACGAGTTGTCGAACAACCGGTGTATTTCGAATGGCTTTCGTATCCCCGCCGCTCTTTGCCCAGAGTTGTCGTATTTGGCCAATCGATGTATACCACAAATAGCACCACGCAGGAAGAGCACAATTGACGTGGATTGCCCATGCGTGCGTTAATGTCGCTTCAAGACGACCCAGACCGAGTTCGGAACAGACAAGTTCAGCAGCCCAACGTTGAGCACGAGGCATATCCGCATTTCCCACAGCTTTTACAAGTGAATTAATAACATCCGACCATGCGTAACCACATAAAGTATGTTTGCTCGTTGCTTTCGGTTCTTCCTTGAAGGACGCTGCTGTAATCTGCGTCGTCATGTTACATCTGTATACGTCTTTAAACATTTTATAGAACCGCACTATTACTGCTGCTTCTACGCTGCCGATTCGCAGCAGAATGCCCAATACCATACATCCAATCATCAAAATCGTTGAATTGCTCGTCAACCACCAAAATCATAAATTCACGTAAAGCAGTCAACTCCGCATCGGGGCGAATCTTTGTATATGCGCGAAGTGAATACACAATATGTCTACCCGCATGACAAATGGAGAGATCCATATCATTGTATATATCTTTTATGCGTTCGCCGAATGTATCCACAAACGCATTTAGATAGAGTTTATCCATATCCTCTAGACTTGTTTTGCTAAACAACCATGTAAATCCTTTGGACGTGGTACAACCAAGTATATCCGATACATCCTCTAAAATTTTGATTTTTAGACCTATTCGTTTTGTATGATAGGAACTCATTCTATTATGTGCGATTCGTTAACCTCCTTAGTCAAATTTCATCCATCCTTATAGGAAGATGTCTTGGTTGAAGGGCATAGATGCGTTGGATACAATTCAAGTTATTCTCGTCGTAATCTTGGCGATTCTTATCACAAATTACATATATATGAAATGGGCTATGAACGGCATTCGTCACAGTACACTGGACAATATTGAGGCGTTTGCGAATCCCGAAGGTCCCGATGGTGACGTTGTTGTATTAGGAAACGACCACCTATATGACGAGTTTTATTCCAAGATTTACGATACAATTGTGGATGGTGGTACACGACAGGAATTCGAGACCAATCTTACACTTTCGTGGGCGAAGGGATTCCGTCCTGAAGAGAAGACCATTGAAGTGCTGGATATTGGGTGTGGAACAGGTGGAGACATCTCGCACTTCCGCAAGGCGGGAGTTGGAAAAGCAATTGGGTTAGATGCTTCCGATGCAATGATCTCCGTTGCTCGTAAACGATTTCCCAAAGCCGATTTCCGTGTTGGCGAAGCCGAACAGATAGGTCTCTTTGCTGCTGGCGAATTCAATCTTATCACGCTGTACTATTTCTCCTTCTATTATCTCCGTGACCGTGACCAAGTCTTTAAGAATATGTTCCAATGGTTACAGCCTGGCGGATGCTTAGTGCTCCATCTTGTAAACCGTGAAAAATTCGACCCTATCTTGGAAGCCGCATCTCCGTTTGTCGCCTTCAGTGTTCAAAAATATTCCAAAGAGCGTGTGACCCGGAGTAAAGTCGCCTTTGATAAATTTGACTACGAAGCCGATTTTATGCTTGAAGGTGACAACGCCGATTTCCGTGAGGAGTTTAAATTCAAGACCGGCAAAGTTCGCCGCCAAACACACCGACTGCGTATGCAAAAAATGGAGGCGATTGTCAGCGAAGCCGAAGCGAACGGTTTCGTTTACAAACAATTTATGGATTTGACCTCCATTGGATACGAATATCAATACTTATTTTGTTTTGTTAGATAACCACGAGATTTTTATAAATAATGGACGTCGCCGTGATTTTATGTCTGATGCCTGGATTTCCTGTAGTCCAAGCATCAAATGCTACAAGTGCGGCGTTGAAATAACTGTCATCGATACGAGCACGACGGAGGACGCTCCAAACAATTGTCTCATCAGTCAGTTCCTCTTCTAGGCCACGATACGGGTCTGAGTCGCTATCTGAAATAACATGAATATACTTATCGTACGTCGTAAACCAATTCATGCTTGTACTAACTGCGGTTATGTATGACGGAGAACTATCATTTTTTCTAGATTTTATCAACCATTCGTTCGCCGGCACACTTCACCATGGATGTTGATAATTGGGCGGTGCCGTGCTTCTTGTAGTCGAACCCACACTTGTGTTCTTCTGCGTGACGATGTGTTCCACAATACCGATGGCCACATTTACACTCCATATCGGACAAAAGTAGTTTCTTTTTACAGTCGGGAACTCCACAACGTTTATTGTTGCGTTTTTCGGTTGCGTCAAGCGTCATTTGAGGAGGTGTGGAAGAAGGAGTGGAAACAGAAAAGAGGGGAGAGTTCAGATTCGATGACAGACTCATTCTATTTAATAAAGGTATGCGAATTTAATGCTATTCTATCGCATACACCTATCAATTTTTGTTTGACGGTCTAAAAAAGGGAAGATAACCCCCTTTAGTGTACATGAGCTTCTGGGCGTCCACTACAGCAGCTCCCTCATTCTGGACAACACTCTCTTCCAATCTATTGCGTGGCTATATACGCAAAACATCCGTTCCGTATCCGCACACGCCTGACGATTGCGACGTACCTCGCCGGCTTATACGATCTGATGCGGAACGTCTTTCCGCATTTTGGAGAGACCATTACGGTGGCGACGATTGGTATCTTGATTGTAATGCGGCGTTTGTGGCTCGGTATCTAGTGAATCCAGATATCTACGTCTATGGACTTTTCAAGAAAGGTAGCAACGAATTCGTTGGTACAATTGTAAGTACTCCTCTCACTGAAGGACATACGTATATGACTCATGGTGCTATATTGGGAACTGTGCGTGTTATTGAAGGCCTGTGTATTCATCGAGGCTATCGTTCAAAAGGAATTGCGGGGTTTTTAATTGGATATATGGATGCTGTTACATCGCAATCGGAGCCTGTTGCACATCTTTGGGGTCGTGAAGTCGCAGCCTCCTCATTCTTCTCTACCGCTCTGCGAACCGATACGTACGCCTATTTGCGTTGTATAAAGTCAAGTACATCGATATCTATGATTCATTACGACTGGACAACCTTTCGCAACCTATGGACAACCTCATCACGTTCGTGGATTTATGGAACTGTTCCACGAATTGTTACAACTGTACCCAATTCACTTTCTTGCGATGTATGGATTGCGTCACGCAGTCTAACAGATGGAATATATCCAATTGTTGTTATTCTCAACACACATCGTAAAACACGAAACGAACAAATGCCTATTTACGAGGTTGTATGGTGCGGTTATCGTAAGGATGGCATATTGTATCCTACAGATGGTAGCATACAATATAAAGAATTCATTGAACAGATATCTACACGATACAATGGATTGTTGTTTACAACCAGTGCTCCTTACAGTGGTGGAGCAACATCTACATGGAAGGAGCCGTGGATATATGGTACATCGGGCGTTCATTCCTGGTTTATTTACAATTATATACCGCCGTCCTTTCGGAATTGTGAACTTCTAACAATTCGTGATGAACTTTAGGTTGGCGGTGCTTTTAGTAAGGAGGGATGGGAAACATCACATAAAATTACAAACTTTCTGATATTTATTTTGAGAAATATCGGCGTTTCTTCTTATTACGCCGTGTTCTGGTTACGGCTCCGCCTTTAGACATACCTTGAAGTATAACGCCTATTGATTCTGTATTAGCATGTTCTTTCATGTTTTTCAACAACATACTATAATCATTCATTATCTGCTCTTTTGTGGCTGTAAGGCTTGATTTTTCAAAATCAATGATTAAAGGGGTAGCAGAATCCGTAAGAAGTATGTTTTTCAGTTCTAAATCATTGTGTGATATCCCGTGTGAATGAAGCCATCGTAATTGCTTAAATAAAAGTTCAGCAATTTCTATGTCATTCGTGCCTTTCTTATATGAATTCCATGGCACGTTAATCACTTCATTTGTAACAATAACACGGTTTAGCATTGTCTTAAAATTATCAACAATGTGAATTCCCCACCACGATGGAAGCATTTTAAGAATTTTCACCTCCGTTTTATACGCATTGTCTTGTGCTTTTATTCCCATATCTCCGTCTGGTTCAGATGCGTCATGCCATATCGTCTTAGCAATGAGTGTCTGATGTCTGTCTTTTGACAATCTTAAAACATTGACATGGCGTGTACTTCCGATTGGACTAATTGTATAGTCTGGAAACCGCTCCTGTAATTCTTTCATAAAAATACTCAACATCCTATTTATTTGTGCTAAAATAAAAATACCAGATGGTCTACATCCATACAAGTCTACGCAGTAAGTTTCTGAAGAGCACCCTTGTAAATATGCTCCACCTGTAAATAATGCTCCGAAATCATCTTGCGGCCTTTCGCAATAATCTCTTCAAGCGCAACCTGGGCACCCTGAGGGTGTTTAATGAAAATATCGTTGAGTACAATGCGTGGCTCTTGCTTGTAGCCGATATCTTCCAGATGGAACGCAAGTTGGAGAAGACGGATTGTTGCTTCCAAGTGCGTATCGTAGAGTTTGCGTAATTCATCGTAGGCCGACTTGAGAATTTGCTGCTGAGCGGCCGTGTCAATCGTATGAATGTGTGACGGGCTCGTCTTTTTACAGAAATCGCGAAGAGAGGGATAGGACATAAATTCGACACTCTCAAATCCAGAGGGAGTTGCGGATGCGACCGATTTCAGGGGCGTCACAACTTTATCGGTTACGAATTTACCAACTGTTTCCGTACAGTCCGCAATAGCCTTACTGGACATTTTTCCGTCTTCGAGATCATGATAGAGCGACTGAAGGAGAGAATAACTCACAATATCTGTAAGACGTTTACGCTCCCAAATATCACTACATACAAGTGTTTTGAATCGTGATGGCTCTATCTCGCTCGCCAGTACAAACGCACGATAGAACGCTGGCGACGTACCTTCTAGGTCAGGACTGATAGACGACGCTTTATCTCCTACAATCTTATGTATCGTCTTTTTAATCTTTGCGTAGGAGTCATCATCCAACTTTGTAATGGGAGTGAACTCTGTGGTTGTTTTGGTATCCGTCTCTTCGACCGTGGGAATCTTTCGTAGACCCGTCGTATCTAATACGGAGATTACACGGGCTGCGAACGGAATAGAACTTACGCCTGGGCGGGGGAATATATCGTAGGTGTTTCCTTGATCATCCATGTAAAATGTGGATACAACACAATCGCCACCAAAACAATCCGCTCCAAACTTACGTAGCTTGACCTTGAATCCGTTCGTTCCGCCACGCTGATTACGGCGTTTGCGTGTTCTACCACCTTGTAAACGGGGACGTGCTGCTACATAATTCTCAATGGCGGGATTTACTTGTTGAACAGGACGGGCGTAGTTTTGAAGTGCTGGATAGCCGGGTTGAGATACAACAGTCAATTGAGGTACGGGGCGACTGTAGTTTTGAAGAGCAGGATAGGCTTGTTGTAGTACGGGACGACTGTAATCTTGAAGAGCAGGATACGCTTGGGGGCGGACGTAATTTTTAAGAGCAGGATATACTTGCGGCGGAGGTGCTTGCTGCGGCACAGTTTGTGCTAGATAGCCCTGCGAAGGAGGTGCGGGTTGCGGTAGTGCGGGCTGCGGTAGTGCGGGCTGCGGTAGTGCGGGCTGCAGTAGTGCGACTGTATTCGTCTTGCGGTTGTAACGTGTATTTGTATTCGCACCCGTCGACGACGCTTCTGTAATTGTAATACCCAGCACAGGCGATTCATTCTTTTGGCCGTAATAGACAACTCCACGTAACGCATCAATAACGACCGTTGCGTCATTCCCAATCGTGAATAAATATCGGGAATCCAGACGTTGCTTATTCGCAACCAAACTGAGTATATTCATAGGAAGTGGTACAAACGGAGGGAGTTGTTGTTTCGAAAAATCGATGTTGCGGAACCGTTTATCAATCGGCGGTGCGTAGAGTGCTTCAAAGTCCGTTTGACGAAGCAGAGTTAATATCTGGTCATTAATCGTTACACTCGCAACGGATGCGGATAAGAACGCAACGAATCGCAGAATAAAAAATATAAGAGCCGAGCAATTGCTTTTACGTTCCACATCCGTGGAGGCGGCGGCTTCATATGTTTTTTTAGGAATAAAGGATACCGTTTGTAATGTTTGCTTACCGGGTTCCGGGAAACGTAATGTGGAAAATTCTTTATTTAGTTTTGACGACAACATAATGAAGAGTGAATTACAGCCGTTATTCTTTCCCAGTACATCTGACAGATTGAATAAGTTGTTTTCTTTTAGAATATTGACTAAGATATCGGATAAAACTTGTAAGTTGAATGTTTGCTTGCTGGTCAGTGAAAACCGGCCGATCGCACTCTCTGCTCTATACGACTGCTGAGCATGATACGGGGTTCCCGTCACCGGTGTACTTCTAGACTGACTGGAGCCCATTCCTACTTAACGGCCGGTTTTTGTTCCCATCTGTTTGAGCAGTACAGGTCGCCAGGACTCGATACGCTTCAAACATTTGTGTAGTGTAGCGACACTGATGGAACAGACTTTTGCAACATCCATGTGCGATTTATCCAATTCGTAATGTTCGCAGGCGAGAGACAATGCTGATGCAGCAAGAGATGACGGAGTCGTTTCTGGACAAATGCCGAGTTCATCAATAAGACTGCCGATACGTGTTGCGTAATCGACAATATTACAATGTATGGAGCGTGGTGTTTCAAGGCGGTAAATAGCCGGTTCCAAATAATGGCGAAAATTCGTGGACGGGGTTTCGCTCTTCTTCTCTTCCGTGGTGGTCTTGGTATGAAGATGTTCCTCCAGAAGTCCTGAAAATTGTTTGACACCCCGTGTAATCAGTTTGACATCAATTTGAAAGATCTCCGCAATTTCCACGGGACGGCGGGGAGTATTATGACGTTTCAGACTTTCGAATAAACATGCGGCAAGCAATGCGTCTTTTTGTTGGCCACGGCAAATACAACGTGTAGAGACTTGAGCGTACAATTGCTTGGTTTCCTCCACAATCGCAAGGGAGATACCTGAGTTGGAAGCCCGAACATGAAGCATTTCGAAGACCGTCCAAAGTGTACGTTCACGGTACGGCATAATATTCCACATATGATATTGGCGAATACGTCGCATAGCTTTGGAATCACCGGGACGTGATAGAATACGTGTTCCAAGAGAGGATTCCGGTAGGAGTGGATTTTGAGGATTTCCTACACGTGATGGATCCGGATTACGATCATCCGTTCCAAACCAGCGATATTCAGCTGAACTATCAATCAAATATCCCAAGTGATTCCCACAATTTGTACAGTTCACTTCCTCTTCGTCCACAACAATCCAAGTATCCGTTGTACATTCCGGACAGATAAATCCGTCCTTCGGTTCTTCAGATTGTTTTGCCTCAAACGCATTCCAAATATTATTCGCTTTTTCAGTCTCCTCTGGCGGGGGTCGAGGTGCTGTACGCACCCCTGGAAAGAGTAAACACGACATATCTATGATTTTATTGATTGTGTTATCCAAAATTTATAACACAATCACTTTTTACCCCGTTCTCTGAGAATGTCAGCGAGATGACTTTAGACCAGACTTCCTCGCATGTTTACGTGTCCGTTTACTACGCCGAGACGCTTTACGGGAACGCCCGCCAGCTTGTCCTACAATTATACCGTTCGGATTCTGTAATCGCCATCCCGAACGTTCATACAAATTTTTTAATGGGTTTCCCTCCCGTATTAATGCCGGGACTATACGATCCTGGTTTCCATGAGTCGCAAGCCACGCCTTCTCAAACATCAGAGGAGTCGGTGCGTCTCCATTTATAAGAACCTGTAATCCCCAAAGAGGGTGCTGCGGATTCATGGGGTATTGTCCTTCTCCAAGAGGTAATCCAGCGGGAAGACCCATACGCTGTTTTAATTCTATCCACGCATTGTTCAAATCTTCCATTTCCTATAAAGGTTCAAAGAAATAAAAACGCACCTGAGAGTAAGAATGAATACCGGTGGTTTACTTGGTCCTTATTACAGTTACGCAGACGAACTAGCGACTCCCTCGGAGATTGGTGTAAATCGTGATGGTTCCGCAGAAGGTATTATTCGGGCAGTTTCTGGTATTAACTACTATATGGACGCAATTGGATTTGGTGAATCAACGCTGCTTGCGAAAGGAGCTGGTATGACTCAACAGCCTCTTGGTATTAATTATTTCATCAATACGGGTGCGTCCTGTAGCAACGGTGCGGATATGTATGAATATATATCTACGATTCCCGGCGGAATTCCAGGACGTGTCGGTGAAGAGATTCAAAAAACACTCGGTGTGAATTTTCGTGGTATGGCACCCGGAATATTGGAGGATGCGGTAGGTGCGTTGAACCCTATGCCTATGTTTAGGGCGGTAACAGGGTCAGGATACGCTCAATGTAAAAAAATCACAAAACCTGTCGGAGATTTAAAAGGTAAACTTCGTTCATCCTACGATTCTAACAATGTCTGGGTCGCGGAGCCTACAAAGCAAGGCGGAGATGGCCGTCCTCAACAGACTCGATGGGTCTTTGATAAAAACGTCAGCATGAGCGAATACGACAATACTCCTAAAACGGAAAAGGCAGGGAAACTTCCCGAAGGATTTCAGGATGTTCGTGGAGCCTCTCCTGTAGCAGCCGGTGTTCTGTTTGCCGCCCTTTTTCTAGGAGTTGTTGTGTGGACATCAAATCGCTAACGTATTTTCTCTCTCCATCGTAAGAGCTATGCCGACGCCGTTTATCACCGCAAAAATAATAGATATTGGTCTTGTCACTGTCTATTATTTCGTCTTTGGTCTTTTATTTTCATGGGGAATTGATAGTCTTCTCGGAAAATTCGAAGAAGAAAATTACAAGAAAATGAGTACGCTTCATATTATGTTGGAAGTATTGCTCCAACTGTTTGTTATTGGTATTATTATTTACATTCTCCGCAATATTGTGAGTGCGATTCCATATCCGTTTGAAGGATTGGGTGGATACGAACATGCCCGCCTCAAAGAGCTGGACGGTGGCGTTGTTCTCGCATTTGTTGTAATCTTTTTTCAGAAAAATCTTAACGATAAACTGCTCTATCTGAAAGACCGTATTGTGAACCCTAAAAGGTTTTTATAGAAAGACTCGGCGGAATATACATATTGTCTTTTGCAATCGCACGAAGCCGTGACTCCGGCAAGAGTCGTGAGCAGATTGACATTGATTCCAACTCCTGTAAGAACAACTTGTAGGCGTAGGGAACACGAATCTGGCAGAAGTCCGTAATATCTGGACAACTCGTACATTTGAAGACATTCGCCTTCGGATTGACTTGGCCAATCAGGCCGCACGATTTACAGACAAACGCCTGGAAGTTATCCGATTTCTCCATCATAATTTCTTTGAGGAATTCCGAGGTTCCGTGAGCCACCATACAATCACGCTCCATCTCTCCAAACCGCAAGCCGCCATCACGAGCACGGCCTTCTGCGGGTTGGCGGGTCAACATCACGAGAGGACCCGACGAACGAGAATGGATCTTATCATCCACCATATGTTTGAGACGCTGGTAGAAGATGGGACCCATAAAGATGGAGGTCGCCATCTGCTTGCCGGTCGTGCCACAATACATCACTTCGTTCGAATACGGTTCCAGTCCAAGATTATCACGCAATGCTCGTGATAGACCATCCACACTGACATCCGTAAATGGTGAACCGTCGCCGACCATACCTCGCTCCGCACAAACACGTCCCATAAGTGTCTCCATCAAATGCGCAATCGTCATGCGGGATGGAATACAATGAGGATTAATAATGATATCAGGAACAATGCCACTTGCGGTTTGCGGCATATCTTCAGGTTCCAGAATCATTCCCACCGTTCCCTTCTGTCCGTGACGGGAACAGAACTTATCACCAATCGTCGGAATACGCTCCGAACGGACACGGAGTTTTACGAAACTAAATCCCTCGCTGTTCCGTCCACGATAAATCTTATCCACAAATCCCGTCTCGTTGTTTCGCAACATTCGTGACGAATCACGATAACGCTTTCCGCCCACAGCCTCAACGGCGGCTGCTGCGGCCGCTGCGGACATCGATGCGAGAGAACTATGCGATACACCCGCTGTCATGGCTCCCTCCACCGCACGGAGACGAATGGGCACAATCTTACCAATCAGAATATCGTCGCTATCCACATAGGTATTTTCAGGAACAATACCATCGGCTCCGAGTTTTTCATAATTTGCGAGTTTGAGATGTTTTGTGAGAGCCGGATCCGGTTTACAGAATCGCTCCTCCTCGCCGCTCGCCTGATTTTTCTTCTCCTCGTCTTTGTACGTTCGGTAAAAGATAGAACGGAACAGACCACGGTCGAGTGCGGCACGGTTAATCATGACGGAATCTTCCTGGTTGTATCCGCCGTACGTCATAATTGCGACAATAATATTGTATCCGCTTGGCATATCTTGAGCACGATAATATTTACTCATATACGGAGTCACAAGTGGACGAGCGGTGTAGCAGAGAAGATTGCTCATCGTATCCAGACGTTCCGTGAAATTGAGAGCATAGACTCCCATGGCCTGCTTGCCCATCGCCGCCTGATACGAGTTACGGGGCGACTGATTGTGGTCTGGAAACGGAATATTTGATCCCATTGTGCCAATAATCGCCGAGGGATGAATCTCTAGATGAGTATGATCGAAGTGGAGCGTACCTAGGGTCTTGGAAATGTACAAATTCTCGGACTCACCCGCATCCACAAATTCAATCAGATGATTCTTCATGGGAGACAGCCAACTCATCAGTGCATTCCACGATGCGACCGTTGTCCAGGGGAGCGGAGATCCAGTTGTTAGAAGTTCACGAATTGTCTCGGCGACGAAGAGCGGACGAACAAGCCGACCACCCTCCGTGTTAATCCAAATTTCCTGTAGATTGGCCTTGTAAATAATGCTGGTATGCGGATGAATACGACCCGACCGTTTCGCAATCGTCAACGCCTTTGCGGAACGATGAGCATGGTCGCCGCCAGGAAGCGTGCCGACCCACGCACCATTGATAAAGATATGAAGTAGGTCATGCTTCTCAACCGAGGTCGTATCCGCTAGATGTTTCATTCCGTGTTCATCGTACAGAATACGAAGAACAGGATGCGGCGAGGATGGCAGAGTGATGGTCGCCGTGGAGGCGAGATTCTTGACAACGCCGACAGAATGACCCTCTGGCGTTTCAGCAGGACAAATGAAGCCGTATTGCGAGTTGTGAAGTTTACGAGGAGGGATGAGCTTACCCGTCTTCTCAATCGGCGTACTCAGGCGGCGAAGATGGCTGATACCGCTCAAGAAGGTCAGACGATTCATGACCTGGCTGATACCCGTCTTCGTGCCCATTTTGCCCGCCTGGAAATTGCCCGTCGCCAGAGACGATTTCATACCCACATCCACAATGGTCGTTTTGAGAATTTTATAGACATTCGTCGTATTGATAATATTCTCAAACTTACCTGAGGCTTTCCACGAACCGTTATGGATCTCCTTCATAATCGTGGACTTCATATCCTTGATGACCTTCGTGCCGAAATAGAAACGGAAGAGATTTCCGAGGAGATTGCCTGGCAACTCGACCTTCTTATTCGGATAGCCATCTCGGTCATCGCAAGGAATCTTGTTGTGATAGACATCCAGAACCTTCCGTGTCATCGCTCCCAGAAAGCACGCCTTCTCATACAGCATCTCTCCGCCGCCAATATGGGGCAGAAATTCCTCGGCAAGAATCTCGCCAATGAGTTTATCCTTCGGCGATTTGACAGTCGAAAGAGTGGACGCACTCAACTGCTCACGAATGCCGCCACCGCTACCAATATGTTTCTGAAGATATTCTTGAGCCGCCGCCTGGGTGCGAATCTCCGCAGCCTCCGTCATACATTCTTGGAAGATCATGTCGTAGTCACTGCTGACATTTCCCATAATCAGTTCCAGAATAGCCTTATCCGATTCCACACCCAACGCACGGAACATTGTAAAGAGTGGAATCTCCGCCTTGATGCGTGGAATTGTACAACGGATATGCTCAGGTCCCGTGGACAGTTTTGCGTTGTAAATAATCTTCACTGCAATATTTTTCGGAACACCCTCGTTGTCAGGTCCAATCGACTTGCATTCAATAATCTCGGCTTCCTTATTTTTGGCTTTGTTGTTACGGAAGACGAACATACGATTCTCCGCCATCCGCTCCTGGCTCAGAATAATTCGCTCACCGCCCTGAATGATAAAATATCCAAATGGATCCGCCGAACATTCGCCAAGTTCACGAGGATGTTTTTCAGGACTTTCCGAAAGCAGACAATATTTGGAGCCGACCATAACTGGAATCTTGCCCGCCAGAACTCGTGTCAATGTCCGTGTCCGTGTCTCCTTCGTGCCCTTACCTGGATCCGTGAGCGTCGTTGTGACATCCATATCCAGATACACCGGTGCTGCGTACGTAAAGTTGCGAAGGCGAGCATCATTCGGATACATTGGTGTTAGCGAACCATTGTTCTCAAAGATGGTCGGTTTCCGAATACTCACATTCTGGAATTTCACAACAACCTCGACCTCACGTGGAGGACCTCCATGCGGTGCTTTACCACCTGGCAAGGCCGTAGCCGGAGCAGTACCTGATGGCATCTCCGTGCTATCCTCGACTGTGACACGAATTGCGGTACCCGCAGTGCCCGCCGCCGCCCGTGTCGTTCCCGTAAGCGTCAGATCCGGTGAACCAACAACACGAATCGGACACGAACGGAGGATCGTATCTACGACGTCAAAATCCATGAAGTGGTTGAACGACGCAATCTGATGGTAGATAATTTGTCGGTTGTCATGTTGAGCAAAGTACAAATCTAAAATTGTCTTCCAAGCAGTTTCCATGGCGTTGAATTGATAGTTGAGCGGCGGCGTGTTCTTCTATTCAAATTTGTTCACGCTTTAGATAAGGGGGCTCTGGATTATAGATCCCCTGCGTAAACTGCAAATATAACGATTTCGCCAAGATGATAGGAATCACTCGCACGTATATGTCGATAGACAACCGTTCGTCCTCGTGTATCGCATTTTGTTTTGGAATCCGACCCAATCGCAGATATTATCGTTGAACCCAAATATCCAATACGGCGTGTCTCTGCCATATCCTTTGCGAGAGCGACTACAGATTCCCACTTCGTCGATATAACTCGTGTGCGATAGAATAATTCACCGACCGATAAATCGTCGTGTAAATAATGAATTTCATAACCAATTACGGAAGGCATGAAATGCTCTATAGAGTTATCCTATAAAAATTTAGAATAGAATAAATGTGCGTACTTAGTAGCAGTATTCGTAAAAATGGCGGATATCAAGGAAGTGAAAGTAACACTTACGGCGGCGGACGAAAAACAATTCGCCCGGAGCACGACCCGTAAGCGTAAAATGAAGGGAGGAGACAATACAAATGAAATCGAGGATTTTCGGCTCAATAAATTAAACGGAAATGAACCCAAACCTGTGCCCGATATAGCGACTGTACTTGCTCCCGTAGCGCCCATAACCTCTAACAATACTCCTGTAGCTGCTCCCGTAAAGATTGTCCAAAAGGCCGCTCCTGCGGCCACGGCGACTGCGCCGGTTTCTTTAAATGCTACCTCGGCTGCCGCCCTGCCGCCTACAATTCCTTTAAATGGTGGCTCCGTTACACGAATTATTCCAAAAAAGAAGCATCTTACGAAAGCACCGACCGCAACAACCCTCAAAAAACCTTCGTTAGTTATCTCCGCCGCCGTTCACCCGAAGATTTCCACCCCCGCTAAACTTGGGGGGTCAACGCGTCGTCACCGATTTGCGGAACGAAAAATCTCCGTTCCCATTCGTTCGGCGGCTGTGACACGTAAACAGACACAGTCACTCAAAGATAAAATTCACGCCATGCCGGCGGCGGCGGTGCGGAAGATGTTGCTTCGCAAAGGACTGATTAAAGCGTCGGCCAAAACTCCGGACGATATGGCACGTTCGTTGCTGATGGAATATATGTTACTTCACCGTGCGGAGTAGCCCGCCTGCCCGCCCGCATGTACGGTCAAGTGTCTTTAAGCCCTACCCTATTCACGAGGAGAGGGCTTAAAGAAAATGTCATGGGTCACCGCAGACGTGGTGACGGCGGCCGCCAACCAGATTGGGCTATCATACGGTCTGTATCTACAGATGCGTATATCTCAATGGTTGCGTCAAATTCAATCATATTTGCGGGTATGTCGTAGTTGGGTTTGACAATAGGTTTCGGCGGCTCACGGCGTGAGCCGGCACGATACGATATATGGGGTTCTGGTGGTGTGTACCAGAAGGGCTGTTGTGTTCGTACATCATAACAGCACAGTGTATTGCGACGGGCACTAGGGAAACAACTCCACTCAGCGCCCATAGAATGGATATATATTTTATTTTCAATAGATTGTAAGAAATCTTGGTTTAGACCAAAGGGCATTTAAAATGGGCAGTTTTGCGAGGCTATGCGGAGCAAAAGCCGAGTGAAATTGCCTACATTTTATATGACCCGTTGGCGAAAGACTGCCGGAATGAAATGACCGGCGGTCTAAAACAGGTTTTCTTACAATATCTAAGATATGAACGAACCACGACGATTTATCAAATCGCGGAATGTCTTACAAGCTATCTCTCGTGATCGCAGAGAATTAAATAAATATAAATTACTGGATAGGATTTTTGAGGTACTTTGGCGACATATTGACCAAAAGATTATTGGCTCTGGTAAAACACGATTTGTCATTGATATTTACAATATGTTGGGAAGCGAACTCTCTAAAGCAGATTATTCAAACTTCGCAACACCGATGGGATTTATTGAATCATTTCAGGTCGACCTTATGGCTGCTCTGAAACGGGAATTTCCAGACTGTACACTTGATTATTCAGAAACGAAGGGTGTGGATGGAACGATTCTTGAACGTGCGTACATCATTGACTGGTCGTAGTATGTTAGGAAAAGAGTCCTCCGTTCGCAACGCTCCAGCGGTCAATCATTGTGTAGATACGTTCGCAGACCGCTTCATAGTTCGCCGCATCCTTTTTAACCTCGGATGAAACTTCGCTGTATAAATATTCAATAGAATCGCCCTCGGTCGGAATGAAGATGATGATAGGGAACATTTCTGATAATGTCATGAGGCCGGCTTTATCCATAAAATAGATACAATGATTCATATCAATACCAATAACTCCGCCACGTTGTTTTTCTAAAATTGTCATAAAATCGTCAAGTACAGCCGGTCGTGGCGGTCTCAGATGAACCTCTTCATTGAATATACATCCGACGAGAAGAGGCATATCACGGCGTATCGGAATACGCCGTGTTGTTGCGTCAAATGTGGGACTAATACCGGGGCGCGGCATTCTACACTATACGGGTTAAAGAAATCACGACGTTATTATGATAAGATGCCTCCGAAAAAATCGGTTCCGATGGCCGAGACAATGGAAACCCTCTACTTCAAACATTATGATGAGCATGTTGCGAAACACGGAGAACGTACTGCTATTCTACTCCAAGTTGGTAAGTTTTTCGAATTATACGATTCTGTAGATGTCTCCACAGGCATATCCAGAGCCAATGTCCAAACGATTATTGAAATTTGCGGAACGACCGTGGAACCGAAGGCGACGAACGATCCGACAAAGAAGCGAATTTTTTGGGGATTTCCTGAAATAGCTCTGGCGAAATTCGAGCGTATCATTGTCTCAGCGGGATATACAGTTGTCATCATTGTTCAGACGAAGGATGCGACCGACCGTGTGGTAAGCCGAACGGTGGAACGTATTAGTAGCCCTGGAACATTTTGGGACGAGGAGGGCGGGTTGGCCATCCGAAAGGAGGAGCAAATCATGTTGGGAGTGTATATTGAACCCTACACCGATACAACACGTAGAATTCCGCACTGGTACGTAGGGTCAACTGCGTTTGACGTTATGACGGGTAAATTGGTCAGTACAGAAACGGATCTAATTCTCTTGGACGGCAAGCCGGTGCTGGATTCAATTCAGCCATTTTGGTCAATGTATCCGCCGGCTGAAGTTGTCATTTGGTGGTGTGCGGAGCAGAGTCTGGCTCCGCCGAGCGACGAAAGTTTTCTTGGACTTTTTCTACCCACCGGAAAACGCCCCCTTGTTCACATTCGTCTTCTAGACCCCAAACATGAATCGTCAGTCGGAACGCAACGTATTCAACGACATTTTCTCCAGGAATGTTTTTCCCATACACGGGCTCTTTCGGTTGACGAATATCTCGGAACGGAAATGTATCATTTTATCCGTCGCTCACTCTATCATCTACTGTCGTTCGTGAATGATCACAATCGCTCTTTTATACAACTTCTCAACAGCCATTCGGTCTGGACTCCTGAGGAACATTGCGTTTTGGGAAATTCGACGTTGGAACAAGTCGCCATGATTCCCACAAATATTCAAAAACCCCACGAGTCGCTTTTGTATTGGCTCCAAAAAACCACAACGACCATGGGAAAACGGGCTCTCCGTGAACGAATTATGAAACCGCTCACCGACGTGGATATTCTCAATCAACGCCAAGTTCGAATTGCGGCTCTTCGTACCACCTCCCCTACCCCCCTCATCGCATGTCTTCGCCGTATTAATGATCTTCCACGGCTGTTTCGGCGTTTTCAAATTGGTCACGGAACAGTCAGCGACTTGCTCGAACTTCTAACATCGTATGAAATGTCTCGTGAACTTCTTGAGATTTGTAAAGGAACGGTTTACGAAAGTCCGCAACGAGCGGAATTACAAGCACACATTGATTCATTGTTAGGAATGTGGGATGTTGAACGGATTCGTAAAAATAAAGATATTTGTTCGGATTCTGTTGGACTGTACCATCCCTGGAAACGTGGAATTCATGCGTCTCTGGACAAATACGAGGATTCCTGGATGGTTCATGTGAATGAGATTCAGAGTTTACGAATGAAACTGGAATCTGTTCTTGACGAAACGGATGTCATCGTATGGACACTCAAAGAGGATGCTCCATTTACCTTGACGGCCACGAATCGCCGAGCAAAATCGCTCGCTGCGGTCGCCGTTCGACGAGTCGGATGCGAAGTCCGCACATTGACACGAGCGTCGTCGCCAAATACAACGCTTGAAACAGATAGTATTGTACATGCGAATCAAGCCGCTTTGCGTATTCGGTCGGATTGGAAGGCGGATGTTGTGGAACATTGGAAGACCGATTGGGCGGCTTGGTTTGATGTTCATATCTCCAACGGAATGATTAAAACTCTTGTAGATACGATCAGCGATCTTGACGTAGAATTAACGCTTGCTCTTGTATCCGAGAAATACGGATATGTTCGTCCAGAGTACATTGATGTGGAGGACAGTGAGAAGGCGGGTGTATTTCTTGAAGAGGTGCGGCATCCAATCATTGAACGTATTCATACCGATACACCGTATATTCCTCATACTGTAGCGTACGGCGTGTTTGCGGATTCCTCGTTGGACGGTGCGTCCGCTGCGTCTGGAACACTTATTTATGGAGTTAATGCGTCTGGAAAATCCAGTCTTGGAAAGGCGATTGGATTGGCGGTCTTGATGGCGCAATGTGGTATGCCGGTACCAGCAACACAAATGAAACTTATTCCGTACAATGCGTTGTATACACGTATTCTGGGCAATGATAATTTATGGGCGGGAATGTCCTCCTTTGTTGTAGAAATGACGGAGTTTCGGAGTATTCTGCGATCCGCTGCGCCTCGTGTTCTTGTTGTCGGTGATGAATTGTGTGCAGGTACGGAAACGGCTTCGGCGACCGCAATTGTTGCGGCCGGTATTCAAACGCTGGTCAAGCGGGGATGCCATTTCTTCTTTGCAACACATCTTCACGAATTAGCGACAATTCCAGAGATTGCGAAACATCCGAATATTTCGATTTATCATTTATCGGTCACTCCCAATTTGGAGGACGGATCGCTTCTGTATGATCGCCATCTTCGTCCAGGATGCGGATCACCCATGTATGGATTGGAGGTTTGCCGTGGATTGGATATGGATCCTGAATTTCTGACACTTGCTTACGATTTGCGAAAACGCCTATTTCGGTCAGATGGAACTCTCACACATACAAGCAGATACAACGCAGGAGTTGTTGTTGCGAAGTGTAGCATTTGTGGAGGAACGGATGCATTGGAGACGCATCATATTATTCCGCAAGCAGCGGCGGATGCATCAGGAGTTATTCAACCTGGAAAACATAAAAACAGTAAAGATAATTTAGCGGTTTTATGCGAATCATGTCATACAAAGCACCATAATGGTGATATTCAAATACGTGGCTGGGAAATGACGTCGTTTGGGAAGAAACTCGTGATTCGTGATGGAGAACGAGTCTAGGCCGACGCACCGGCGGGACCACGTTCGCCCGCCGCACCACGCTCACCGGTCGCACCTCGTTCACCCGCCACACCACGCTCCCCCTTATCGCCCTTATCACCACGAGGACCCACTTCGCCCTGCGAGCCACGCTCGCCCTGGATACCCTGTTCACCCTGAGCACCCTGTTCGCCCTGAGGACCACGCTCACCACGTGCTCCCGCCTCTCCACGCTCACCCTTGTCACCTTTATCACCTTTATCGCCCTTGGGACCCGGCACACCCTCCTTGACATTGGACGACATCGTCTCGACTTTCTTCTCCAGTTCCTCAATACGGAGGATGAGGCGGGCAAATTCCGCACGGAGCGGGTTTCCTAGGCTTGAAGATCGGGCACCGAATACAGACGTCATTTGTTTCTGAACACTCCCGACAGTCTATTTCGGTTATTTAAACGCAAGAGCAATACCAAATTTGATAGAAGCATTTTATATACCCGGGAATAAACAGAAAATGCTCATTCCCGTACGTTGTTTTACTTGCGGAAAACTAATCAGTGACAAGGAAAAACATTATAAAAAGCGACTACGTGAAATGAAGGGAACTGGCTACGCCGAGCCTACGTGCTTTGATGGCAAGACGATACCGAACACTCCCGAATATCAGGTATTCCAGGAACTTCAACTCATGCGGTACTGTTGTCGTAAAACCCTTTTGACGAACGTTGACTTGATTGAGAAAATCTAATAGACTAACAGAATGGAGTTATTTATTCATGGTCTTGTTCCAGGACTTGTCCTCATTTTACTCGCCGTAGCTCTGAGTTTTTTCGTTGTTCCGACGTTGGCACCTGGTGTATTGCTGGGCGGCAGTGCGTTGATTTTCGCAATCGCCGTATACGTTCACTGGAGCCAGTTCGGCCGTGATGAGTATGAAAACAGCACGTTACGCTACAACATCAAGGATCACTTCTACCTTGTCATGATTGGTGCGATTCTTGTTGGCTGCCTCATCTTCTACTCTATGAACCAGGCGGCGTCGTCTGGCATTGCTCCGGTCTTGGTTGGAGGTGGCTTTGGCGACTCTGATTTACCGCCTATATCTGTTCCGACCTTTGGCGGCGGTCTTGCGGAGATTGCAATGACGGCGGGTTCCCGGATTCAGAACCTCATGAAGAAGGGACGTCTGAACTAATACATATATTATAAACGTTCATATATTTTATATATCACTGTAAATCAAAGCACGTTTGATTTACAATGACAACGATTGCGGAATTACAACGTAAACTCAAAGCTTGGAATATATTCGCAAAAAAAGCATCACAGCGTTCCGGTGCAGAGGCTGCGTTACAATCAAAATGGACATCGCTATTTTCCGAACCGCTTAGCAATAGTGCAGCAATTACTTTCGTGAAGTATTATAGGGAAATGCGTGGTAATACAACACGAAAACAGTCCGGTGGAATGGCACCATTATCGTATCAAATGACTCCCGGTGCGAATGTCTCTGTATACGGTCGGTTTCCTGTAGAAGTGGATACAGATATGGGATCCATTCGTGATTTAGATGTGTATTTTCGGGATTCCTTATCCGCCGGATGTGGCACCGAAAATAGTTCTCTCACTGTACCAGTAGAGATGGGATCCAACCAAGTCGGAGGTAAAAAGGCACGCAAGTCCCGTAATGTGCGTAAGACGAAGCGGAATACGCGTAACGCTCGGAAGACGATGCGTAAGATGAAGACGTCTCGCCGTAACCGTGTTACCCGGCGTATGCGTGGTGGTGCGGACTGGTGGGATTACCGCCCATACTGGGCGAGTGTGCCGCCGAATGCGATTGAGCAGGTATCCTCTGCGTATGCGGGTGTTGAACCGCCGGCGTCCGGCAACCCTACAGACCACTCGTGGAACTACAAGTCCAGCGGAGCGACCGATTTCATTAACCCGGCAAGCCTAGTAACAAATATCAAGTCGGATTTATCGCTCTACGCAAACCCGGCACCGTGGCAGGTTGGTAAATAAACGTACGGTCTACAAATAGACTTACTATATAATTCACTACTGTCTATAATACTCGTTATAGACACTAGCTCCCATCAATTTTACATACATACGTACCTTAGGTTAAGGAAAGGTCTATGTACACAATCAGAGAGAACCTATGGATTCCGGTATTTGCCAGCCCGCAGGAGAATCTGACCCCTCACTTTCGGCCTTTGCTCCCGTCATCTTACAACGGTATTTTGACGAATATCCGAATACTTTTCTAACACAACATCATCTTGCGTCCTACGAATCCTTCTTATTTAACGAACTTCCGGATATAATACAATCCGAAAATCCCATTACGATTCTGAAGGAACCTCTCGATGCAGAGTCTGGTATATATAAGTATAAAACCGAAATTTACGTAGGCGGCGACGTAAAAAATACGGCGGATTTAGCCATTAATATAGGTTCGCCTATACTAAACTTAGATGATGGTAAAACTGTCCGCCGTATGTTTCCCAACGAGGCACGTCTACGTGACTTGACCTATGCGGCGACATTCCAAGCGGATATTCTTATTCGTATGACATTTACCAATACAAGTGCGAGCGGAGAGTATACAAAACAGATTCGTGAAATCAGTTATCCAAATTATCCCCTCTTTCGTATTCCGATTCTACTGCGGTCAAAACTCTGTGCGACGCACGGAGCAAGTCGAGACTTATTGTTTGAAATGGGGGAATGCCGCAACGACATGGGCGGCTATTTCATTATTGACGGATCCGAGAAATTGTTGATTACTCGTCAAGAGCAGGCCTTTAATTCTATTTATGTTGCGAAGAAACCAGTGACCGATCAAAAAATCGCAACGTATGCGTCCGTGATTTGCCAACATCCTGTATCCAAACAAACACGCCGTGTAGCTCTCTACCGTCTTCATGCGTCAGGAACAACGCAAGAAGGTGCGATTCGCATTAGCATACCGTTTGTGAAGGGAGCAATCCCGTTATTCGCTCTTTTCCGTGCTCTCGGTGTTGAATCCGATAAGGAGATTGTCCGCATGATTATTCCGGATGAAAACGACGCTGCATCACGGGCGATGGAGAATTCACTCATTCCGAGTATTTACGATGCGTGGCCGATTGACAATACTATCCAGGCTCTGGAGTTCATTCGTACTCTCACAAAGGGATTCATCATTGAACACGTTCTGAATATTCTTCACGAACATTTATTCTGCCATGTTCCTGACAGGCCACTCGCTCGAGCACAATATCTCGCCGAAATTGTTCGTAAAATGATTCGTGTAGAAATGGGTATGGAAATCGGCACAAACCGTGATGATATTCGCAATCAGCGTCTTCTACCGACGGGCACACTTCTGCGCGGATTATTTAGTGATTGTTGGAAGTTGTGGAAGAAGGCGGTTCGTCTTCAGGTTGATAAGCAATACAATTACAATCGTATGCTGTACCAAGATGAAAACTTCTTGAATATTTTCTGCTTAGCGAATCTGGGTAGTGTTCTATCCGCTCAGGAATTGAATGACTCTATTATGCGTGGATTCCGTGGAAAATGGGGAACGAATCAGTATACAATGAAGACCGGCGTGATACAACCTCTTGCTCGTATTTCATATTTAGATGCGATGTCACATACACGCCGTGTTATCAGTGATTTTGATACATCCATGAAACTTGTAGGACCTCGCCATCTCAATCCCAGTCAAGTGGGCTATTTCTGTACGAGCGAAACGCCGACGGGTGCTCATATTGGTGCGACACGCAATTTAAGTATTTTAACGGCTGTCTCCATTGCGGTTCCATTAGATCCGCTTATGGAATGGATGTTTACAAAAGGCGGTGTGCTAGATGTTGCGAGTGCGACCCGTGCGATTGTCGCAACGGCGACCTCTGTACAAATTAACGGAGGTACAATTGGCTTCACAACACGGCCTGATGTATTGACACGTGTTCTGAAATTAATGAAATGGACGGCGTGCTTGAGTCCTACCGCATCCGTATCCTTCAATACGAGCGAAAACATCGTTCGTGTGTATTTGGATGATGGTCGTCCGCTGCGACCGTTGTGGCATTTAGAAGGTGGAGGACAATGGCCGGCTATGTTCCGTTCTAGCAAGCCAATTCCTTCATGGCGTGATTTAGTATGCGGAACATTGCCGCAGGCGGCCGAGAACGGTATTATGTCCATTCGGTTTATTGACCCACTGGGTGCAGAGAGCCGATTGGACGATTATGATACGGCTCTTGCTCCTTACATTGGTTCTATTGAGTATGTTGACCCGTACGAAGGCAATGAATCGTATATAAGTTGGTGGGGAAAGAAGGGCGATCTTACAGCTCAGCATACTCACGTGGAGATTCATCCGAGTACGCTCATGGGATTGTTGGCGAATATGATTCCATTTGCGAATCACAATCAGTCGCCGCGTAACCAATTGAGTTGCTCGCAGTCCAAACAGGGCATTGGATTCTATGCGACGAATTACGAGAACCGCTTTGATACCTATGGAAGTATGCTGTGTTACGGTGAGGCGGCTTTGGCTCGCACAATTGTTCACGAAGCGGTCGGACACGGATCTATGCCGTACGGAAATAACATTATTTTCTGTATTAACTCCTTCAATGGATACAACCAGGATGACGGTATTCTATTCAATCGGTCGAGTATTGAACGTGGGCTGTTTCGTTCGCTCGCTCTTCGTTCCTACACCACGATGGAGGAGACCGACCCAATCACTAAATCCACGTATACAATCGGTAATCCTCGGAATGTGCTGGCGTGGACGGATTTGAAGGCGGGAAGTGATTATTCGCAATTGGACGAACGGGGTATTATAAAGGAAGGAACAGTCATTCACGAACGTATGGTGCTTGTGGGGCGTTACTTGAAGAACGCTGAGACAGGCGAACTGAGCGACGCATCACTTCTACCCACCGTCTTTACGAAAGGTCGTGTAGATAAGGTTGCGGTGATTCACCAGGGTAGCGGAGCACTTCTTGTCAAAGTCCGTGTGCTTGAAGAGCGTATACCGGAACTGGGCGACAAGTTTAGTAGCCGTCACGGGCAGAAAGGTACGATGGGTATGCTGTTAGACGCAGTGGATATGCCACGAACCGCAGATGGTATGGTACCGGATGTCATGGTGAATCCTCACTGTATTCCGAGCCGCATGACCATTGCCCAACTTCTCGAGCAGATTTTCGGAAAACTAGGTGCGATTACGGGGGCGAAAATGAATGCGACATCCTTTATGAATGACGACCAGTCTCTAAAAGCCATTGGCAACGTGTTAGAAGCAATGGGTATTAATCGACAGGGCGAGGAAATTATGTACAGCGGTATGACGGGCAAAATGTTTACGAGTTCAGTGTTTATGGGACCTCTATATTTCATGCGTCTCAAACATTTGGCTCAAGACAAAATTAACTCACGTGCGGCGGGTCGTAAAGAGATACGCACTCATCAACCGACAGGCGGTCGTGGTAATGAAGGTGGTATGCGTATCGGTGAGATGGAACGTGATTCGCTTATCGCACACGGTGTATCTGGCTTCTTACAAGAGTCTATGATGAAACGTTCGGACGGAACATCCTTTGTTGTATGTAACGGTTGTGGTACAATTCCCATTTACAATCCGTCGCAAAATCTCTATGTGTGCGCAATGTGCGACGGTCCTCTCAAATTCCAGGGTGAGACGGTCGATACATTAGGATTGGTTCTACCAGTCAAGAAGTCTCGTACAACATTTAGTACAATCGAAGTTCCTTACGCATTGAAACTTCTGGATCAGGAGTTGACGACGTTTATGAACGCAGGATTCCGATTCGTAACGGATAAGAATTTACGCCGTTTCCGTGAGGCGAATCAGACTATAAATGAAGAAGAAGAGATGAAATTAGAAGAGGATATGGCCGCTGCTGAAGAGAAGGAAAAAGAAGACGTGCTCGCAGCGAATGATGAATTGTTGACAACAACGGCTGTTCCTGTGCCTGCTGTAGAAGCTGTGCCTGCTGTAGAAGCTGTGCCTGCTGTAGAAGCTGTGCCTGCTGTAGAGGCTGCTCCTGCTGTAGAGGCTGCTCCTGCTGTAGAGGCTGCTCCTGCTGTAGAGGCTGTGCCTGCTGTAGAGGCTGTGCCTGCTGTAGAGGCTGTGCCTGTTGTAGAGGCTGTGCCTGTTGTAGAGGCTGTTCCTGCTGTAGAGGCTGCTCCTGCTTTAGAGGCTGCTCCTGCTGTAGAGGCTGCTCCTGCTGTAGAGGCTGTGCCCAAGAGACAAGGTCCTGTATTACGGATATCCGAAGTGGATGCTACGCCATCTGAACAAGCCGGTGGAGACATAGTTCCCGAAGACGATGTAAAAATAATTCAGATTTCGCAATAATTCGCCGTATCAAAATTGATTTAAACGTTGAGTGAATTTGTGTAATCAGAATTAGATATGGAAGCCGAAACAATTGACTTTATTATCCGTTCACGCTCTACTATACTTGAAATTGTAGAAGACCGTGGATACAACGTAGATTCGTATAAGAATGTATCTCCCGAGGAGATTCTAAAACTCGCTACGACGAGTTCGCAACTTCTCACAATTGTTGCGTCAAAAACTGTAGAAGAAGTGACAAAACGTTGTATTGTTCTGTATTGGGTTGAAAACGCAGTACGTCTCCGTCTTGAAACGGAAATCAATGCGCTGTATGACACTGAGAAGGAGAATCACTATAATCCATCGGATGAAATCATCGTTGTTCTTGCGGAACCATTCCACGAGGTCTTCCATGTACAAGCATCCAAGCAATGGATTTCACGCAAGGCTCTTCTAAGCTTCTTCAACCTCAAACATATTATTAGTAATCCCAGTCATCACGTGTTTGTACCACCTCACCGCAAATTATCGGTCGAGGAGGTTGGTGCAGTGACTCAGTCATTACATCTCAAGTCCAAGTACGAACTACCGCATATCAAGTATCACGTTGATATGCAAGCACGTGTTCTTGGAATGATTCCCGGAGATATCGTCGAGATTAAGCGACCCTCTGAAACCTGCGGCGTATATACTGCTTACCGTGTCTGCTCATTGTAAATTCCATCACCTCGTTAGAGTATGTCGTACGAGTCCGATAACGATTTTTATAATAAAACGTATGGGAAGTACAACGAACGATTCTCACGAAATCGTGCTATTATTGAGAATCGTCAACGAGCGGCTGCGATAAATCTTCCTGGAGCGGAAGCGGATGTTGCAAGAGCGAAGGTTGAACTTGCGGCGGTTGTGAACGAGTTTCGTCACGACGCCCAAAGGTTAGAGACTACGTTGAGCAGTATGGCGGATAGTAATTCCACATCAGTCGACGCTATACGTAAACAAAAAGAGGATATTGCTGCGTTGAAACAGGAGGTAGGAGATGCTCGTACATTAAATGAAATACGGAAAGAGCAGGTGGAGACTCTTAGAAAGAAGCATAACGGAGACTATCATTCATCGTATCTCGGATTATGGGTGCCGCTCCGCGAACATACCCGTGTGTCGCTCCTGGTAGTGTCCGTTTTTTTCATACTGTTAGGAATTGTGGCTACCGTATTTATACGTTGGACAGGAAACTTCCCGGAGAAACCAATAAACCCGACAATGGGAGGATTTGTTGCTTACTCCCGAAGAAAATAACTGTAGTTTTGTCAGAGAGATGTCAGCCCCGACAAACGCATCTGGTAACCCTTCCAGTGTGAACGCACTCGCAGACGCAATGTTCGGAGTCAAGAGAACCGCAAAGCCTAAATCCGCCTACACAACTACGCCTGACCCGGAAAACCCAGGTATGCTGAAGAAGTGCTTTAATGTTGCGGATCCGAATGTTGAAAGCCGCAAAGCGGCACAGTTCGATTCAGCACGGGAAAAACGGGAACGCAGGAACCCAAAGACAAATACGATTGGTGGACAATATCGCTCCGCAACGATATGCGAGAAGGGTCTCGACTATTACTCGAATGACGATTTGATGGCAGTGTACCCCAACGGTGTTGCGAACGATGGTCTTGTTCCGAATGACAGCACTGGCCGTGTTGACCCCTCCCTTGTGACGGAACATATCGCTAACCTCCGAACAGCGGGCAAGGTGAAGTCACCTCCGACCATCACAAAAGATAACTCTACCGTCGTCGATATGGATCAGTATATTCAAGATGACAACGAACTCTACCAGTCTATGCAATTTGAATACTGCCACTATAATCAACGGTATATGTATGCGCTCAATCAGTTTCTAGTGTTATCCACAAGCCGTGATTCGAATGATAACCCGGCGGCTCAAGATATGCTTGAACTATCGCGTAAACTCAATATTCGTGTAAACAGCGTGCTTGAAGTCATGAATGCGTTAGCACAAGACCGTGTTACACGTGTGAACAGCAGCAAGGGTGATATTGATGCGAGCAATGCGGAGATTCGTAAAGGTTTAGCGAGAATGGGCGGTATGTACCAGCGTTTGAGTAGCGATAATGCGATTGTTACGACACAGCGTGAAATGGTACGTTATACTCAAGAGAAGAATGCGTATACGTCGAACCAGATTGCGGTGTGGACGGCTCTGAATGTGGCGGCTCTGACAGCAATCTTTTTCGTCTACCGCAACTAACAAACTCCCGAAACATTGTTAATGTATGATGGACTCGTTCCCGGTCTAACCCTATTTTCTTTGATTCCATTTTGTATTCAAAGAAAGTATTTTAACTAATCAGAGAAGTATGGGCAACACAGGTTCAGCTACGTCGAATCCTTTCATCCCAGCAACTATTCAAATGCAAGAACTTGAACGGTTACAGTTTTCCCAGAATCTCCGGAAAAACCCGGCTGAGTACAGTGCGTATGTGAACGAGCGTATCGGTTCGATGACAAAGGAGATTTCTGAGACGAAGGATAATGCGTTTCGGAAGGCACAGATTGATTTGAGTCGTTACATGGATATGGATCACAACTCGAAGTTCTACAGTGTCCGCAACAAAGATGTGAATCGTCTTATGGATAGCATCGCAAAGAAAAATGCGGCGGCTGTGGAAGGTGTATCGGCAGATAAGCAGAACAGCAAACGCCAATTTGAAATCAACGAATGGTACAACAACAATAAATTGGAGACGCTGTTTTTCCTACAGATGTTCTTCATTGCTTCGCTAGTTATGATTATACTTGTGTCGCTACAGAAGCGTGGCACGATTGCAGCACCCGTTGCGGCCATGTTATCCGGTATAATCGCCGCTGCGGTTGGCATTATAGGATTGTATCGCTACTACTACACGGAGGCAGCCCGTGATACCCGCCTGTGGAGTCGCCGTAAATTCGGTACGACGAGTGTACCGCCTTCGGCTCCTTCCGACTGCCCGAAGGATAATCTCGAGGATGAGGATGATACCTACATGAATGATATTGCACAAGGTATTGGTGCGTGTGCGTCTTCGTACGGCACGAGTGCGAAGAACAATCTCAATCAGTTGGGTGCGGATATCAATGCGGAGGCTATCCGTTCGGTATCTACGGGCAAGGTTGACTTTGACCTTAAGGGAGCACTCAGCAAGGTGTGCCCAGCTGACTTCTAAAGGATTATTGTATAGACAATTTAATATTTATATATATTTGAATCAACTATTCAAATATGTATACCGTAGTTGTTTTCTAAAAATAAAGGTACACGTTAAGAATGGGACAGCAGCAATCGCAGTCGCTAGCACCTCTGATTCAGTCTCTGAGAGCAAAACCGCAAGTTGTGGATCCCGTCGCCGCATGTAATGCGAAACGTGTTGAAATGGGTCAGTTAAAGAATGATGTGAACCGAAAGCAACAAGAGGTGGATCAGTGTTATCCAAACGAAGTAGAAGCCCGGAATATACAAAAGGTCATCGACCAGAACCAGGCGTTTATAGGTGAAAAGGTAAAGGAATTCGATAGTATATTTCCGCAAATGAAGCGTACCTGGGAACTTATGAAAAAACTCAAAAATACGTCGGATATATCTGATGAATACGTCAATACATTACGTAAGGAGCATAAAACACTTGAAAAAGAAACGGGTGAATTGGATCATATGGAACGCCGTTATCGGCGTTCATTCTTGGATGGTGATCCACAGGGCGGCGTGCCGATACATATACTGGGGCTTCAAACATCCGATGATAAAATTATGCTGTTGTTTTGGATAAGTTCTATTTTTATATTGTCGGTGGCAGCGTATTATTGCCGCCAAATGTATGGAATCTCGTGGTCACAGGTCGCCATGTTATTTGCGGTACCATTGGGTATCGCATATACGTCGATTGTGTATTATGGTTAGGGCATACGAGCACCACTAATATCTTCCTCATCGACACGTATACGCACACCCCAGAATTCCTTTTCGGTGGAATTGCCACCGCACTCGACCTTCATGCGACTAATACAATCCACATCCTTGAGATCCGTCGCACTGCGACTTGTCGATCGTCTCCAGTCACGCAGCAGTTTCGTAAAAGCCTTCACGTTGATGGGTCCTGCTCCTGGCTCCTTGACAAAGTTGTCGTCAAAGAAGACGGTAAATACATCGTTGATTTCCTTGTAGCGATCCGATGCGGCTGTAACAACCGATGGCTCACGTAGACCATGAACGATATACTCAGTATCGTAGTAGTGTACGAGTAGGCTTAGAAAGGATGTACGCCATACCTTGAATTTTTCACCAAGATAGAGATCCTTTTCGTAAATATGTTTGGCGGGGTCAATCATCGGATCACCCGTATCTTTAAACGTACTCGTGTGTGGAATCACACGAATACGTCGCCACGTACCATTATCTTGCTGTGCTACAGGTGGTAGATCGTTACAAGACAGGAAGATCTTACCCATGAGTGGGAACTTTTCTTGATCGCCGAAGAGTGCTCGGGCTTGGATGAGATCTTCGCCTGAGACTTGTTTCATACACGAGGTGTTGAGCTTCTCGCCATTGTCGGGCTCACTCATGTGCATGAATCGTTTACACTTCATCGTAATGAGATCCGGATTCGCAGATCCAGCCTCTGGGCGTTTCCGCGTCAGCATCGTAGTGTTCAACGAAGTTTGATATTCGCCGAATGTCTCAATCATAAGCTTCTGTACCATCGTTTTACCGTTTGAACCACCACCCTGGTTCACATAAAACTTCTGTTCCTTATTGCTGCCTTCCAAGCAAGACGCAAGAAGGGTAAGAACATATTTACGCAGAACATCGTCTGGATAGATTTTCTTAAAGAAGTTCATAAGTTCGATCTGATCCGGATCTTCTGGATTGTAAGGGTAATAGGAGATTGCGTCCGTCGCAGTATCACGTCCCATTTGGAAACTGATATTGTCGTCAGGCAGACCATTACGAAAGTTCACTCGTCGTCTCCCGCCAGCCGATGGATCCGCATCATAATAGTTCAAGTCAAGTACACCGTTCGCAACACCGACAAGATATTTATTCGTATTGAGTTTGTCGAGGAACGTCTCATCGTAGAACTGCTCCTGACACTCCTTCATCGTATGATCCTTGAATACGCTCATCTCGAGTTCACGCTGAATTTTAACGAGCTTCTTTATTTTCTCAGTGATGCGTTCACGTTCCGCATTGTTGTTTGCGTTCGCAGGATCGTTATGGCGTTTTCCAAGATCGCCGACAGCACTCACGTACTTATCTTTCACTTCACCCGAAAGCCGTTGGCGAAGTTCATTTGAGGTCTTGAGACGCTTCCAACTATGGTCTTCCAGCGGATAATGATACCAGTCGCACGATCCGCCACGCTTTCCGTTTGGAGTACAACGGAAGTCGTGACGAAACATTCGTTTTACGAATTTGGCTACATTCACATGGGTATCGCTACCATAGTTAACAATCCAATCAATGTGCGTTTCACTCCGAATCGCTTCAAGCTGTTTGGGATCATCCTCTTCCGCCCAGCGAATGAGAGAGGCGATTGTCAACTTCCGACAGTCGCTGCCGACCTTCACCAAGTTCCATTTTGTACGAAGTTCGGCCTCCGGTCGGGTTGCTTTTGTATGCGAGGGATCGACACGGCGTGTCAGATCAACCCATACTTTGAAGGATTCCTCTTTGTTCGCAATATTCTTGAGACAGATTGCGATGTTAATCCAATCGTGATATTCTGCTGCACGACGCTCCGCATTCAGACACTCCTTCACAATACGGTACGCAAGCTGTACATCGTCCGTTGATGTATTTTCCGGCAGGGTCAGCGTCTCTTCCGCAGGTGTCTTGGAGGTCACTACCAGATCATCCGTGATGATTTCGTTGGTCGGTTTTGCTGCTTGCTCTTTCTTTGCCTTTCCCGCTCCCCAATTAATCATGAGATCCTCCCACTCCTTCGCACGACAGTCACGTTTCACAAGAGGCGTAACAACCTCGTGGCCGCAGCGAATGCTCAGCATCTTCATCGTCTCAACGCTGTTGGGCGGAATGTCCGTATCCGTCATGAGATCCTTGACAATTTCCACCATCTCGTCGTAATCGACTGGATCTCCGCCATCCAGTGCCTCCTTCACATCCTGGATAGCGACCTTCCAAACGCGATTGATACGATACTGTGCTTTATCCTGCTTACAGGCTCCGTAGAGGAACCAATTATTGCGATGAATAACGGATACATCGAAACAATCCTCAGGTGGGTTGGAGACACCGGTATCACCAAAGACCTTCTTGATAATGTCACGCTCGAGCAGGAATCCGCGAATGCCGTACTGGTACTTCGGCTCCGTCGTAATGGTCGGACATTGAATATGAATACCGTCTTTGTGGTTCGACTTATCCGTTTCCGCCGACGGCTTCACAAGACTGTAGAAGCAGAGATCCATCGTCAGATCCTCAACCTTGGAGAAGTAAATCATCGCCGCAATGTACTCCGCAATAAATGTATGAATGTGGTCGATGTTGAAGCGACGCACTAGAGGACCCCCCATTTCATACCGAAAGTCTAGATCGACGAGAAGCGGTCCTCCATCACGATGCTTCTCAAGAAGAGACGACGCACGGGCGGGCGTACCGAAGATATGAGTGTGAACGAGTTTGAGGAATTGGTCGTACTCATCGTCTTCGACCTTGTATTTTCCTACATCGAGTCCACGAACTAGACCCGTGATATTCCAATCACCATCCGCTCGGTGCTTATCCAAGAATTCCTTTAAGGAAGGAGAACGTGCTGTAGACATACTGTTACTCAGTCTGGTCACGGCCGAAGGAGGAATCAAATTTTTACACTCGTCACGAGCGATGGATCTATGTATGGAGCAAGAGTCGTCATAAACGTTTTCGGAGAACAGCCGGGGATGTCTACGTTGGATTCTCGCATAAAAATGTAAACGCCGTTATTAAATACAACCTGAGCCGGCATGGTCGTATTCGGATTTCCTACATTATCAAATCCGTTAAGAAGTGGAACAGACGCATCTCCAGTTTCTGCGGTTAAGGATTTGAATAATGTATCAAAAAAGGCTCGTGTTGTATAGTCTTGAATAGGAAATGACGAATGAACGGAAAACACGAACTGTGCAATATCACGACCATCTTTAAAACAATCGTGTTCTGGACGAAACCAGCTACCGGCTCCTATCCGTGTTGCGCGCGGAGTCGGTGAATCCTTGTCGCACGCAATACACGCAAATCCGAAATCTATAAATACAATATCGTATAGACAAGAGTAGGTCGTCCCATTCGGGAGGGTTAATTTACGCATCAATGGTGAATCGTGCGATCGTATCAGTAAATTATTAATTTTCAAGTCACGATGATTGAATCGTAGCCGTTCTTGAACAATATTCAGAAAGAACGCAAGTTGTAAAAAGATATCCATCATATACTGCTCGTTCTTTCGTTGAATGGCTAGCGACGAGGTTTTCGTAAGATGTCGTTGAAAGAACTCCTCTAGTGTCATACCCTGAATAAACTCCATAGAGAGCCAGATAGAATCAATGTTGGAAATAAGGGGAGGATTGGAATCTCGTGTCGTATGAGCCGTCATCTCATACAGACGAGGTACAACTGTTGGAAATCCTTGTTTCTCGAACGTTTTAATTAAAAGTGCGTGTAATATTGCTTCGTAGATAATTGCGTTAATTTCTTCCTCGTAGGCTTTGGTTTTTGTGCGTGGAGATGCTAATTTTTCGGACGGAGTAATGTTCAATCGGATTTCTTTAATACAGAATATTTCAAATTCAGACATTTTACGCATATTGACAATCCCTTCCGTTTTATTATCCGTCGGAGTAAAAATGGCTCGCTTCCCTTTAAATACACTTGCGTAGCTTCCACGGTTGATTGTTTTTCCCTTTAGGTACCCTGGCATATAATTGCCTAGGGTCTCAGAATGGAAGAATTTTTTAGGAAAGTATAATTGTACATTTGCATTCGTTGTATGAGAACGGAGTGTTTGTATATCCTTCCAGGTGGGAATATATTGGCATATATTTTCCAGTGATTCTGGAATAATACACCCTTCCCACCCGAAATCTCGTAAATCGTATACACTCATTCTAGTAATGTATACGATTTTATTTTAATAAACTTAATTTTCTTTACTATTGGATTGGTTAAGTTCATCCGATAGACGATTCGCTTCGTTCCGCGCGGCTTGCGGTGTCATCCGTGCTCTAGCTTGGCTTTGAAGTACAGCCTGTGTACTCGTCAATCCTTCACGTGGTGAGGTTATAGGAAGTGGCGGCGGAGCTGATTCCTCTGTACCTGGATGTTCATTCTGACGCAAACGACTACGAGCAGGCTGTGCTAATCCACGACGAACACGTAAGGAGGTTGCGTTACTTGGTTGAACCGGTGTGCCGGCTGCCAGTGCGGCCTCTATCGAAGGCGGTGCTTCTGGATTGTATTCAAGTTCTGAATGCTCTCTTCCTATACGAACACTTCGTCTGCTTCGATTGCTACGTGTTACCGACCCAGGTTGAGCGGCTGCTGCGGCTGCGGCTATACGTGTAGACCGCCGGCTTGAGGCGGATGTAGATCGGCGGCGTAATACCGTAGCGTTGGGTTGGTGTACCGAACTGGATGAACCTGTTGGAGGTTCATTCACAACTGGATTTGTACCAGTCGGTGACGCACGTGGAGACGGGCGACGGGCTTGTGGATTTGCGGGTCTTTCCACAGAACCCCTGACAGTACCATTGGGTTGCGACATATTTTCAAACCCAGTTGCGGTATTATCAGATTGTGTTATCGTGGAGTTTGCGTTGTTGTTATCGCCGTCGTCGTTTGGAGGGGGACGTATATCACGTGATGTTGCGAGCGATAACGGAGGACCAGTAAAAATGTCGTGTACACTCAATGTATTCGCAACATTATCAGGATCAATATCACCATCTTCAAGGGCGAGTGGTGCGGAAGGTGCTGCGGAAGGTGCTGCAGCAGGTGCTGCGGAAGGCGCAGTCGCCGCTGGTGCGGCGGAAGGTGTAGAGCCAACCTCTCCTGCTAATTCACCACGGAAAAAATCAAGAATTTCCTTCGGCGATGCTTGAATATATTTCAGCATATCCTCGAAATGTATCTTTCCATAATAATTGTACGTTGTGCACATCTTTTCAAAATACGTTTTCAGTACAGCAACGGGTTCACCAAATATGGCCGTCTTCGCATCTTGCGATTTCAGAACATCCTGTAATTTTGTAAACTTCTCCTCAAACGTTCCGTTGAAGTTTGGTAGTTCTGTATGCTTTGTAGCATGTCCTAAAAACATCAGATGATGGAAAAGTGTCAAAAAGAGCATCTGAACTTTCAACACGGTTTTGTTGTCGTTTACGACCTTTCCCGCTGGAACAATAAATAAGTATTTGTTGAAGTCGTTTGCTTCACCAGGCAAATTAAACGCCTGGCTCACGGTGTTTCCGTTGATTGCGACAACACTATCGATTCCGAGACCCGAATTATTTGCGAAATCGGATAATGATGTGGCTGTAGAATTCGCAGGTCGATCGCGTAGGAGAATCATCGCATCATCACCTCGTTCCTTTATATCGGCGAGTTGTACAAGTTGAATTGTCGCACCACCATGCTGTCCCTTGTATACATCGTAGTCTTCGCCTGTCGGGAACCCTATTAACTCTTCAACGGTTGCCATACTCTATTTTACTCGGACGAATTTAAATTCGTCTAAAAATTTGAACAATTCTTTCACTATTCATTCAATAGACAGAGAATGGCTGACGAATTTCGCAACGAGGATGCAGATTATGATGAGGGCGGAGAGGAGGATATGTTTGAAGGTGAGGCTCTCGAGGATATGCCCGAGGAAGAGTTGACGGAGAATCAACGGGCAGAAGCCGCCGATCTCATTAAACTATACAAACAGCATCCCGAAATATGGATTCCGTATGAGACAAGTGTACGTGAGAAACTCAATACGAAAGCACCCGGTCGTGAGGTGAGCGAACCTGTACTTCAAACATCACTCCGTGCGATTGCTTCGTTGGATCAGAACCATCGTACGTATCCATTTCTGACCCAATATGAGCGGACGAAATGTATTAGTTTTCGGGCGAGCCAAATCAACAATGGAGCAAAACCCTATGTTCTCGTACCGGAGGGTGTTACGGATTCGTATGTGATTGCGAAGATGGAACTTGAGGCGAAGCGACTGCCGTTTATTATGAAACGCCCCCTGCCGGACGGCACGTATGAAGTATGGCGGCTAACGGACTTGATGTTGATCTAGAACTACATCCTACCAAATTCGGATTCGCTTCGACGGCTCAATCCATCCAAGGTCGCCCTCACGAATATTGAAGGCTTCATAGAATTCGTCAAACTGCTTTACAATTAAATTCACACGTAGTTTTGCCGGAGCATGTACACTTGTTCTCAGAGAAAACAACGCCTTTTTTGGACGATCTTTTGTCCGCCACGAGGTCGCATAACTCGTAAAGAAATCACGATACGCACGTAACCGGTCTATCTTGGGTTCTGCGTCAAGCGATGTATTCAACGCACCCAACGCAATAGAAATACCGCATAAATCCGCAATATTTTCATCAAGTGTGCGTTTACCGTTGACGATGCCTCCTGCGTAGGATACGCCGTCAAATAACTTGACGATTTTTTGCGTGTAGACATGATACATACGTTCGTCACGCGGAAACCACCAATTTGTACGTTCGCCGTGTTTATCGTGCAAACGTCCATCGTCATCAAATCCATGCGATATTTCATGAGCAATAACGACTCCAACACCTCCTAGATTCCATGCTAGACTGCGACGCGCATCAAAGAAGGGCGGACGTAGAGACCCTGCTGTAATCGTCAGCATGTTCTTATCGGTGTAATAATACGCATTCACGATAAAGGGACTATCGTCCCATATGGACGGGCTGCGTCCACAATCGTCCGCCCGCAATTGCGCAATATGGCGTGCTGTATCACGAGACCCAATTGCGAGAAGATTTGTAAGAAGCCGATCTTTGTAAAGAGATATACCATCCGTCTCGATCCTCCAATGCGATGGATACGCAACTTGAAACAACATAGCGGCCACTTTTTCCAGGGCTTTACGACGTGTTCGTGTATGTAGCCATACAGCCTCCTCTATACGATGTTGCGTGGAGTCTTTGAGGCGACGTACCATATTTGTCGCTCGCAGTTTTGTATCTTCTGAACATACCTTGCCAATACAAACAGAACCTAGCAATTGGGGAACATAGTTATTGAGAATACGCAATAGACGGATAGAACGTGGTAGTTTTCGTGGAGTCCCCTTTATAAAGTGGTTATACAACTCAAAGTGTAAATCCGAATAGGGAGCCGGAAGATAGTCTATGAAACTATGAATAAGCATAGATTGTAACCACCGAACCCACGTTCCATGATGTATCGACGTATAATTCTTGTTGATTGTATGTATATAGTCCACATTTGTAATACGATATTCAATACGTGTATAGAGGGTAGTATCAAATCCGAATCCCGTCAGAATAGCCGTCCAAGGTATATGCTTGTATTTTGCGGTGAGTGCGTGAAACTTGTAGGCCGTTTCTTCATCTCCATTGCCATCAAATACGGAAGGAACAAACATGTGTTCAATATCATACACCTTGTCAAAGTGTGGAAGATGAAGAAGCCGTCCCACAGTCGATAAATAGGTTTTGTACTTCGCAACAGTCTCGGGATTTGTAAAATCGTGTTTTCCAGGAAGTCCTAGTGACGGTTCACCAATATAGACACAACAATGTCCGTGGCAATTGCTTCGTATCGCAATATCAATCGGAGAGGAACATTGTAAGGAGTTCAGATATCCAATAGCGTATCCAATTTCGTTATCCGTGCGAAGCGTGCGAAGCATAGCAAGTTGGCTTAGCATGTCGTCTGTATTGTTCCGCCCATTATGGATTACGCTATGTACAAGTACAGACAGTGGATGGTCTGGATGGGTACGGGTATGCGTCTCAATACAGGCGATCAAATGCTTGTTGACCGTATCTTCCACTTCATCAGATATATTATAGGAATTTTCATAATTCGGCATATGTACACGATGTTGCCATTCATCGTTTACATAGGAATAAAAGTCGCCACCAGGAGTCTGCGACATGCTATAAAGGGGGTGTAATTTTTACAAAGACCAATCATCCACTCGACGTTTTCTTTGTCTCTTTATGGTCGGTCGGTTTATCATTCAAATCCGAAGGACTGAAATAAAGTGTTACTGTATTTATTTGAAGGTCAGATTTCTTCTTTTCACCAACACGGAGAGAGCGAACGCGGTGCGAAAGAGGGGAATGTTTGCCACGACCGCGGCACGAATCAATTGGACTGGATGCGATCGGAGCTATGACTGTTCCCTCCATATCTACTATTGAGAAGAGAAATATTTGCTCTCAATTTATTTGCAGCGGGGGAGGCGGATGAACGTGTGAGAAGTTCAGCGGCTAATTCGTGAGGATGCTCATATTGATGCGGACATCCACGGGAATCGCAGAATTCAGCCTTCCATTCTGCGGGAATAGCGACAAACGATTTCGTCACCGTATCCCAAATCTTTACAGGAGCACGAGCCAATCGTCGTTCTTCCTCACCATAGACAGGGAAGAATACATAGCGTCGCCGCCAAGTTGCCCAGGGCTCACGCAATGTATCAGGATTGGGACGTAGATTGCGAACGATTGTGGATGGTAGTTCGGGAGGAGGATTCGACGATAGTTCATAGTTCCAAACATCACGATAGAAGTCTGCCCACTTGTGAGGAGCCCGTTTTTGATCCAGATGAATTCGTTCGTGAACGAGGATTTCTTCTTTTCTAGGTGAATTCCATAGTGTGTCTGTCATTCGGATAGTTTCGGAATCAGTGGTATGCGGCAATCCTTCTTGACACGTGCTGTTCACAATCTCCACAACCCCATTTTCGGTGGGAATACGACGGAGAACTTCGCATTCGCCGCTAGCAAATCCTTCAGTACGGCGTAACATATATACAGACAACAAAAGACTGAGCAGTAGAATAAATACAATTAATACATACCAAATCATCTTGTTAGAGACGGCGGTTTTTCATCAGGAATACGAACAGATACATAAAGCGGTGCGTGGTCACTCCACGGCTTTTGGAAAATTGTACACGATTCAATAATGGGACCATATCGTGAAATATCGCAGTATCCACAGCCGTCACGAGCCCATTGGAGAGGTATCCAACCAATATGATCCAAATCTTCGCCGGTGCTATAAAATGTAGATTTACGAATTGTATGAGTGGATTGCGGTTTTAGAAAACGGACGTAGGGATTGGGAGATTGTTCGCAATTAAGATCACCTACAATCAGAGCAGGAATCGTACATTTTCCTAAGTACTCTACAATTTGCTGTAATTGTTTCTTTTGTATAGCATCAATGATATCATTTCCGAATAGAATAGACACTTCCGTGTTGCTTTGCGTATGTGTATTGATGATTCGAAGATAGCGACGTGAGGCTTTATGAAGGAGTAGTGTGCTGAGAAATCCTTTGTTTGCGAAACATTCTACATTATGGTACGCTTGATAGGAGCAAAAACATTGGGAGCGGAGTGTATAGTCGGATTCTAAAAATGCGGTCAAAAGCCCACTACCCAAAAAAGTTGTATCTTGGTCGTGTGGGATGACAACATGATATCCGTACCGTTCCAATTGTTCTTTGTAATATTCACGTGTTTGAACTAAAAAAACTTCTTGTAAACAGAGTATTTCGGGTTTGAGTGTTTTTATCCAATCGCAGATTGGATGCGAGTTATCACGTGACCACGGCAGTCCATGTGTATTGTAGGTCAGAATCTGACACAACATGCCTTATTGTCTCCATTGTTTGCCGCAGTTTAGGCAGCGAATGAATTGGGTCATCGGTTCATCTGCGGAACGAGTCTGCATCTCATAATAGGTACACTCCCGTTTGTTACATTTGGAGCAACGGAACATATCGGTCGCCGCACTCTTATCCACTTCCAACATCTTGGCTTCACGCTTAATAGCGTGCTCAATCATCTCGCCCCACTTTTCAGGAAACAACTCGGCGAATCCCATCGCAGGAATATCGTGGGGACGGAATTCACCTTCACGAAGACGGTCTAGAAGCCGTCCGTTTCCAACATACGATTTGGGATCAATGTTGGAAATGGTGCGGCGTGCGGTGATTTCGTAGAGTGTTTGGAATTCGGGATTTTCCCAGACACGCCGAATGTTGCGTTTCTTCGCATCCGAGAGACTATGATTGTAAATACCACGTTCCAGATCCTCGCGCTCGGTCTCGTTGAGGATGGAGTCGCATAGGCGGTTAATAACAGCACGGGTTTGGCTACGGACGGCGTTCATTTGTGGTTGGCTGTTTGGTTGCGAAAAGAGAATCATTTTTTACAAACAGGGTTTGCGAAAAAGGATTAAATTATATAAATTGTTTAAGTAGTCAATTTAAGGATTGCGAACTGGAGAATTACTGCATCTGATAAATTGCCACCCGTCGTGTTCGTAACTGAAATCGGAGCACTGCCTGAGCCAAATGTACCAAAGCTTACACTATAATTTGAAAAAGTACCAGAACCAATGGTATTAATACCGATGACACGAATGAAGAGAGGGTAATCCGTTGATGCAATAGACGAGTTCGTGAGTGTAAATGTTGCCGTCGCACCACTATTCAATGTCGCATTATTCATTGTAATCCTGCCCGCTCCGCCGTTTAACGTAACACCCGTTGACTTGTTTGTTAGTTGGGTTACGCCAGCAACACTAGAATAACCAATACCTGTAACCGCCGACACGCTCGTGCCCGCCGACACGCTCGTGCCCGCCGACACGCTCGTGCCCGCCGTTACCGTTGTGCCAGCCGATACCGCACCCGCCGTAGCAGCAACATTACCCGTTACCGACGTGATATTACCCGTAGCCGTGACCGTACCACCCGTGTAGATTGGCGGGCCAAACGCTAATTGCTCGGTCGGAGACGCATCGATGAAATTGGGCTTATCCACGTTGTAGATAGCAAAGAGTGTCGAGTTGGGGTCAATAAAGCCGTTGACACCAAGAACCGAGTCATAGACGCTGACCATGTAAGTGGAGATGCCGGGGTAGGCGGCCGTCGCATAGAGTTTGCGACCCGTCTCACGGAGGACACGGCCAGCAGGGCAGTTAACGGATGTGACCGCAACGCCTGTCGCCGGGTTAATGACTGTACTAAGCGAACCCGTCGTGACGTAGTTGGTGGTTGTTTGGGTATAGGTGAAAAACGCACCATCGAACGCACCTACGGTAATGTAGGAAAGGCGGCTGTTGTTTTTCTCCGCAGCTAAGGATGCAGCGATGGTGGCCATTTGTTTCTGTTCATCGGAAAGATTTTTATTGCTAGGCTATACAATGGTATACGCTTCTGGTTCTAATTCCGGAACGGAAAACCAGGCCGGAATCTTTTTATTGGCTTTCTTGGATTTTACAATTTTCGGGACAGGAATGCGAATCTCCTCCTCTTCTTCGGGCTCTTCCTCCTCCACTTCTTCTTCCTCCGCCTCTTCCTCTTCGGCCTCTTCTTCTTCCTCCTCTTCCTCAGAATCACTCATCTCATCATCCTCGGACTCCAGATCTTCGAAGCCCTTATTGATATCATTGTAGAAGGTCTTATACTCAGCCGCACCAAACGATACAAGATTATTGTTTAACGTCGCACAGAGAAGTGCTTCACCGAAGAGCAGAATCGTATCATGTGGAGGCGGCAACTCATGTTTATTTTCCGTACCAGCCTTTCCCGTTTTATACGCAAACAGATGTACAACCATCGTATTCCACTTCCATTTGCCGATATATTCGGGATTCGTTGTGCGTCGTAGCAAAGCTCCTGCGGCCGCCGCATCCAGAAGTTCTGTACGACCCGCCGGAATCAGAGCATTTCGTGTCGTTCCCTTGGACTGTAGAATAATACACCACATGATTTGTTAATCTTACAATAAACTATGAGCACTCTTCAAATTTGAAGAGCGGACAGTTTAAATTGTAAGAAATATAAGATTGTACAAGGATGTATCTGTTATCGATTGAGGGAGATGCTGTAAAAACGGTGCTAAAAGGTGTTACGAAACTACCATCACGCTGGCAAGTTGTATACCGATGGGGTATGTTTTGGGGATATTTGGTCTTGGAAAGCGGTGAACCGCAATGGATGTCTGAGCGTCATCAATATGTATCCCATGGTCGTGATGAATTGGGGAATACATTTCTTTTAGAAAGTATTGAATCAAGTTCACATGGTGCTCCGCCGTATATGATTGATGATATATGGAAGGAGGAAGTCAAACTCGACGGAGTGTGTACATATGGTAATTTATTGACAATTCGTGGCAATAAATCAACAATTGAAGATATACTCAAGAAATTCTCTATTTCTTACACGATACCTGAGAGCACATCAGACACTGTAGAAACCAGTTCTTCTTCGGAAACACAACATCGCCCTTCACAACATCGAGTGTCGCATCCACTACCGAGGGAACAACCGCATCCACATACTCGTGGAACAAATGCCGGTTCTCTTCGGGCGCACACGAATCGACCAGCTTATGTGCGGCCGCCAGGATTACCGCCTTCTTATCCTCCTGGGAAGCCTTCAGCAAATGTAAGGCGGCCGCAAAACGCGGAACAAGGCGCACGAGGGCGTTATTGGAAAGGGGAGAACCCGATAAATCGGTCTGAACATTCTTAATGAGAACGTCAAGAGCACCTGAGATGTCGACTTTCGCAGGAGCCGTTGCGACAGGAGCAGCCGCCGCAGCAGGAGTAGCCTCCGCAGCAGGAGCCGCCGCAGGAGTAGCCTCCGCCGCAGCAGCCTCCGCCGCAGCAGCCTCCGCAGGTGATTCCGGAATAACAGGTAGTTTTACACTTGTAATATCAGGCGTTGCCGGCGTAGCTTCAGGAGTCGCTACAACAACGTCTTTTTCATTTCCAGGCTGTATACTTACCTCACTTGTGGTTACACCGGATAAATCGACGTTGCTCATCTAATTAGAGAAACTATTTTTTTGCGTGGTAATGTGAAACATAATTTCACTGCGGTCATTAGTAAAAAGGCATGACCCGGGCAGTAGTTTTATGGATTCTTGTCATAGGAGTTTTGTGTGTGTTTCTGTTTTTAGGATTTCATATTATTAAAGCGTCATCGTCCACAACACCTGATGTCAAAGAACGTTATGACGAATATAAAGCACCTCAATATCCTATTCAGCCGATTACGAAAGAAGTATTACCACCTATACAAAAACAAAGCGAGGAAACGCAAGCACCTCAGGAGGATCAAACGGAGGCTCACGCAATGCCCGCTGTTGTTGGCCAAAGCGAGGAAGACTTGCGTGCTCCCGAACCGCATATGGCCACACCTCCATCAACGTTTTACGATAGTCCCGAAGCGACCGATCCACTCGATAAAGTTGGATATATGGACGCCGAATTCGGATCCAATCTACGCCATCCTGAACAAATGATTGAACGCCGTCCGGCACGTGATACACGTCAAATCGTCAATTCGGGTCTAGGTTCGCCGTCGAGCAGCCCTGGCGGTAATAATATGGCTGGATATACACCTGAGATGACAAACAATGGAGGCGAATTTATGAGCGGCATTATTCCGTTTGATTCGAGTGAGATGGGTGGAGGGTTTTCCATGATTTAAAACCCTATTTCACATGGGGCAAGCCCTATGAACCAATTTAGTCTAAAACATAGACCCTATAGATTTATATATAGACAATGGACTGGCTTCAAATATCCGAGGAGTATATCGGACGATTTGGTTGGGGAGCCTCAGGACGTATGGGCATTTGCCGTATGTTCACAGAGCAGGATAAAATGACGATGTGTAAAGATAACGTTTTAGCAAGTTATCGACCGCGCGGTATCCTATCAGGATTCCTGGCGGTTGTTCCTCAGTTACAGTATGCTGTATACATACCGCCATCCGCATCAAAATCAAAACCTGTACGCATTCGTATGCGACTCTCCGACGCTATTCTTAAAGACGGTGCTATCTTTTCCGCCTATCTGACACGTGACAGACGACTTATTGTAGAGGATGTTATTGTATGGGGTAAACAAACTGTCTGGACGAAACATACATTCGCAGAACGATGGACAAATTATGTCGGCCGATTTTTCCAAGACTTCAAACCTGAACAGGATTTACAAGGAGGAATTACAATTCAACCCGCAGAATATATGTCGCTACAATCTCTCAAAGAACCAAGTGAATATCAATTAATCGAATTTATTCCAAATACAACAAATACAAAACGGATTTTGTGGATGCCTGTGAAGTCTGTAAATACACCTGATGTATCGACGACAACCTATAAGGCGAAGAAAGAGACGAGTATGGGTCCCGATGTCTTCTCATTATGGAAAGGCGAGGAACGTCTTGGCATCGCACTTGTACGAACTCTGGAAATAAGTCGTGCGTTACGTCTTGCGAACCAAGAGGAGATTCAAGTCAATGCGGAGTGGAATAAACAATTTGATAAATGGGAAATTAAAAGTATGATAAAGTAGAATGAGCCGATCCTATAAGAAAAAGGCAACCTCGCGTCGTACGCTAAGAAACAAACGTCGCAATACTACCCGTGGTGGTGGATACGCAACAACGAGCAGTCTAATGCAGTTCAATCCTGCGAACGATACACAATTTGCGATTAAAACGCCGGTCTACCAATCGTACAATGATTGCTACGCACAATCTCGTCCTGGACAACTTGTCAATCCGGCGGCTCCCGAACTTGCGCAGACGGTCATGGCGGGTGGCGGATGCGGTTGCGGATGGCGGGGCGGTCGTCGCAGCCGTAAGCAGCGTGGCGGTGGCTCGTGCGGAATGCGTGGCGGCGGCTCGTGCGGAATGCGTGGCGGCGGCTCCAACGGGTTTGGTGTATATCCCGCAATGAGTGTAGGAGGCGACGGCCCCATCGCAGCCCCCGCCTATTTAGGTGTGCCGTGCGACGGCCGTGCTGGCTTTCCGAATCCTAACAATCCGCAGATTGTGAATCCCGATATTCGTGCTCCTGCGGATATATACTCACTAACACCAAATATGCCGGTACAAAAAGGCGGCAGCGGTAACGGATTTTCGGCGAACTGCTATCGTGCGCCGAACTCAATGATACCTGTTTATCCCGCCGAGAGTGCGGGATTTCACTTCCGTCCGTCAACAGAGATTGGCTCAACACTTCCCGACGGTGTAACGGCGTACAACGATGTTGTACCGCATGCCGCACGTCTAGGCGGTGCTCGTCGTGGAAAGCGTGCTACTCGTCGTCGACGATAAGACATTCGCCCTTGACCTCTTTTTTTAGGGAAGGTGCATCCATTTCCTCCGTTTCACCCGCCCAACGTAGTGAATATCCGCATTCTTTATAAAACTTTTTACGTCGTGACCATTGGCCAAAGCATTCGTTGAATACTGTGTCCAGAACATCAAAGATAATCGGCTGAATTGTACGTTCTTCAGGCTTGAGCCGTAGAATACGACCAATCGACTGTTCAATACTGCTTTTCGGTGTAGCCAGCAGAACTGCGTTGAGTGTAGGAATGTTCATACCTTCCGAGGCCATCGCAAATGTACCTAGAAGAATACGCTGCTTCGCAGACGTATCCAAATCTTTTTGCTTCATACCACCAATGTAATAACCAATCGAAGATATTTGTTTGGAGCGGAAGAGTCCTTCGAATTGGATTAAATGCTCACGGCGATCAGACAAAATAAGTAGTTTACGTGTCTCATCTGCTTGTATATAGGGTAGCACCCAGTCTACAATATCAATTGTGCGAGGCGTATGATTCGCAATATTGTTAATCATACGTGCCCGAATAGGTTTTCCTTGCCAGTCAGTCGGTACTTCTGTATACGAGTCATCCGCCGAACTATAGCGGAGAACTTCAACAAGAACGGTTTCATCTTTCGGGCGACGGGAAATCTGGTATACAATGGCTCCAAGATACCACTCAAAGATTTTGGAAAGGCCGTCCGCACGTTTCGGTGTTGCGGTAAGACCAAGCATAGTGCGGCAATGTAGGCGTTGTAGAGTTTGACTGAAATGTTCTGCACCAAGATGATGAACTTCATCGAAGATTACAAATCCGAAATGATTGAATGTGCCCGCTACGTAGGTACGACTACATATTGTTTGAATCATTGCGATTGCGACATCAATATCCGAGCCAATATCACATCGTTCTCCTTGAATTCGTCCAATCCGAATACCCGGCATTAAGACACGTAATTCTTCCGACCACTGATCCGCAAGAAACTCTTTATGGACTACGATGAGGAAACATTTTCCGATACGTGAGGCTGCTGCAATACCTGTAAAGGTTTTGCCGTATCCACAAGGCAGACAGATAATTCCGTTGTGTCCAGCATTCTCAAACGCTGTCAATGCCTCCGTTTGATGTTGCCGCAACGTTCCTTGGAATCTAAGTTCACTGGGAAGTGAATCGCCCTCTGAGCGTACATCGGAGTCTGCGTCACCAAATTTACTTATTGCCCACGCCCGAGGTAAATAGTAGCGTTGCGGTGAAGAAATCCAAACACGAAAGGAAGATACACCTCCGGCATAGGAGGGCGGCACATACGGAGTGACCGTTAATTGAGTTTCTATATCTGCGATGTCTTTCGCTGATAGATCGGCTTTTGCGATAGAATAACCACGTGATGTCAAGACTTTCGAGGGAATCATGCTTGATTCTAGGTATATACGTAGTCTATCGGCTCATTTTTTCCACACGGTTTTTTTATACCATTTTAGATAGAGTATGAGTACTACAGCGCCCGTCATTCTATTAATGGTGCTTGTGCTAGCACTTACAACGTGTATCGCAACAGGTGTTGTTAACGTACCCGGTTGGATTATAGACAGCACCTATACAACTGTGATTCTAGTTATCCTTTCCTTGGGCGGATTTAGTAAAGATCCTATGCTCGGCCTATCGTTCTTCCTACTTACAGCGGTTATCCTCTTCAACCGCAATATCCGTAAAACGACGGCAAAACTACAGAATTTTGCGCATGATACGGAAGAGGAAGATGCGTTCTTTGATACGCCCCAGCAAGCACCTCAGGGAAATGTAGTCAATGCGGTCTTCACAAGTAATGCGACGAACGAGGTTCTTGCTCCTTCGGTGGAGGCCGGCAATAGTCCGAGCAGCCAACTCAACCAGTTTATTGACCAGCACCGTCCCGCATCGGATGGTTCAGTGATAAATACGGCTCTCGGTGCGTATGGCGAAACCACTATTCCGAATGGAATAGAGAAGCCGGTGGGCGAGTACAGCACATTTAAGTCGTCTCCCCGTGGCTACAATGAGTTCAATGAGACGAGCGGCATAGTCGAAGGATTCGCATCGCCTGCATCGTCGTCGTTTAGCGATCTCGGATCTCCTACGGACGGACAGTATCCGATTGAAGAGCAGAGAGTCATGGAGACGACGGATACTCGCACGTACACCTATCGTCCCGATGAAGATACGGGATCCAATACCTTTGAACGGATTGGACCGGATCTAGATGAGAAGAAAGCGGCCTTTCAATACAAGTAAATACCCCAATACACCTTTCAATTCAAACAAATCCAATTATGAATTTGTTTGAAGTATTGGTAATCCGAATCTATATATACGTCTTATCCATTGTCTTTGTAAGATCACGGTCAACGTGGGCGGTTTTCCATCCCTTACAAGAATATTCCCATAAATCGGAGTTCTTATCGTTATATAAACCCCGTGATTGTAAATCCTTAACAATATTGTCAGGAATACAGGTTTTATCCATGCCGAAACAGACGGGCATTTGTACACCCGCCGCAGCGGTACCGTACTTCTGTACTTCACGGTCACCGAGTTGATAGGATATTTTCGCAAATCCAGACGGGCATTGAGCCGTTTCTGCCATGTTTAAATTGTTACAGAGTTGTTCGCCGGGTAAGAGGGGCGGAGCGAGTTTACAGTAGCGTTTCTTATCCTCATTATCATGTTTACGGCAATCGTAACCATCCAAATCCGCTTGTGTCTTACAGCACTTGCCAATAGATGCGAAATTTGGCAAGGTTCCAGGGCAACTCGCCTCCTTCCGTGTATGCGTTTCGCGAATCATAGCTGAGCAGAGAGGCAGTGTGCGAGGAGATGTTTTACGAGGATCTTGTACATTTGGTTTCATCGCACATAATTGATTGTCTCCGCTTGCTTCGCATTTATGAGAATAGGGGTCAATTTGACCCGCACAGCAGAAACTATCTCCACGTTTATCGTTAAAGAATGTGAAATTATCGGGGCATTTGGGTGTATTTAAAATAGGAGCTGCGAATCCTTCAAACTGCGGATGGTCGCGAACGACAATATAGACAATAATACCTACAACAATGACAACGCCAATCAGAATAGGTAGGAGAGACATCCATTTCTTTGCTGCAGCCATCTTACTTATGGTAGCGAATTAACGGGGCTAGCACCCCTATTTTGCCGCTGCTGCTGACGCAACCGATGTCGTCCATACTTGCGGTGATTTCTTACTGTACAGTTTTAATACATCCAAATAATTCGTATTTGTCCATTTAAGAACATAATACGCAATGACCGCACATACAAACAATCCTAATAAAACACCGATAATGATTCCAAGAATACGTTCAATATCACCGGGTTTTACCGAAGGCGGCGCACATTTGATTTTATTCATAATTGTATGATCTGGAAACATAGTTGTCCATCGTTCATCAGGCGAAGCGGTTCCGATTACACCAGCATTTTTAACGGGACCATACATTGTGGTTTGATTGTTCTTTAACTTGAAAATACCTTGACATCTATCATCCTTATTACATATATGTTTGAGTTTCTCAAGATCCGTAAATCCGGCTGGAGAATTATACAAAGGATCATAGAGAAGTGAAATATCGTCCATAGAAACAGGCCATGTTGTAAATTCAGATCCCCATGCGTCTTTACAGAGTTCAACACCGATATCTTCGCCCGCAGCGGCTGCCGCCATTTCCGCACTAAGAGTGGTATTGCCGGGCTTTCCATTTCCATTTATATAAATCTTATCCCCCACAATATCGCGCTGTTTGTCAAGACGGTAACACTTGAGTGAATCAGGTGAATATCCATTGGACGCACCGCTGCGACCACGTCCATCATCCGATTTTGACGTATCTGTTGTAATACCCACAATACGTGTTAGAAGTTTACAGCGTTCTTTGGTGAGTTCCGCAACGGGTTCAGCGGGTCCCACATATGTCTGCTTCGGTAACATTCCAAACAGTCGGTTGTAGTCGTTTATATTCATTAAAATAGGTGCGATACATACGTAGTAGGTTAGGATAGTTTGTACGGGATCACAGGCTTGGCGGGGGCGTGGATTTGTTTTGGTGCGTGGAGCAAAATTAGAGGGTCCACGATAGGATAGGAATGTATCAGAGGGTGTAAGAAGTGAGCCAACCGTAGGACGTATTCCTATCGGATAGTTTGTGATGGTTGAAAAATAAGTATTGGTTGAGCCACGCCCCGTATCAATGGGTAGACATAAACAGACCATACCTTTGTTGTTTTCGCCGCCCTGGGACGGCTTGAACATCAAACATAATTCCGCAGGACATACGGTGGAGCGACCTGGTAATCGGTGAAGACCACTAAATACCAACAATGTGCTGGCTAAATTATACATGATGCCATTCACAATAAACGAATTCGTCGGATTCTCGTTTATGTTAATAACGTTTGTCTGTACGTCAATAATGTTACCAGGACCCGGTAACTTGGATACAATACGTAATTTACACGTCTTACATAAATGTATGGAATCTACACTCATTCCATTTGGAAAGAAAAGTGGAGATTCTGGACAACTTAACATATTATCGACGCTCGCATCACAAGACATCTCCCTGTGATTCCACGGGATTTTACTATTTTGGTTTGCGACGCAAACGGGTCGTTATACAACCGGAATGTAGCGTGGCGTAGAATAGCGGTATATGTTTGCGATATAGGATTGTCCTAGAATTGGAACGCCGACTGAATCACCGTTCATGACTTCATCACATCCCGTATCATCGTCGCAGTCACGGCGTTTGAATTGTACAGGCACTTGAACGGGATTCATGCCGTCCGTGCGTGTATAGTAATTCCAGCGATCACGGTTCGCCATTAATTTACGACCGAATAGTGGCAATATGGTACGATTCGGCGAACCGGATGTTTCACTACCACCGGGAGTTGTCAATAATCCGATTTGTTGGAATGTATCCGAATATCCGCGTGTTTGAACATTAATGGGAATAGCAGAAGTCGCACCGGCGGGTATAGGATTTCCTGTTGATATATCGGGTGGGGTATTGTACAGTTGTTCTGGTGGGAGCGGCGAGAAGCGGGGATCTGGATTAATTACGGGAAGTGCTCGTGGAATACGTGGTGCTTCGGGTTGGCGTACGACAACAACAGTCGGCTCTCTACGTACTTCGTGACGTACTTCGCTGCCGATAAATCCGTATTGTTTCGCAAAGATAAGTCCCAGTATAAATACACTGACCGTCGCAAAAAAGATTGCGATAAGTGTAGCGTTGCTCATACATAAAAATCCAGGCGGACATAGACCGTCACGTCCTAGCAGGCGTGATGCAATCTTGCTTGAACGCGGCATGGCTTACTCTGTCTTATTAAGGGAATTCAAATGTTTGCGTGCGAGTTCTGTCGGCGTCATTTGCGAAAGTGCCATACGTTCCGTCCATGTGGATACATTCATTAACGACCCACCGAGGCGTTTTATGGTCGCAAGAATTTTGGCTATATTGGCTTGTTCAGGCTTATCACCACCATCCTGGAATCCTTCCTTCCGTACTGTACGTGAGGTAAAATACCAATAGACAATACCAATTGTTAGAAGTGTAGAGACTACAAGCCCTGTCATTGCGAGTGCGAGCATATTTAAATTAGATATACAAATCTATTTTCCCTCCTTTGACGTACCGTTATAAATCGTATATGTGAATACATATATGATTTATTCTGAAACTATGTTTACTTACTGTCTTTGCCACCCGCAATGCCCGCATTCAGGCCGCCGCTTCCGAAATAGGATTGGAACATATCCATCATTTCCTTGCCGTCGGTAATGAGCGGTTTGAGAGTCTGGAGCGTGCCCATAAGTTGCTTCTGGGTCTGCATCAGTTCCTGGGTATCCTTCGTCATCGACGCAAGTTGGTCGGGTTTAAGGGACTTATACGCATTCATAAATGTCGTACCTGCATCAAGGTGAAATTCGGCGTCATCACCCTCGCTCGGGATTTTGTATTTCTTTCCGAGTGTAAGGAATTCAGCACGATCGCTATTATTCGGAGGAGGCGTTTTCTTCTTCTTTTTGGGCTTTTCGGCTTTCTTCTCGGCTTTCTCGTCTTCTTCATCCTCATTTTCAAACTCTTCTTCCACCTCTTCCTTCTTCGCATCTTCGAAGCCCTCAGTAGACCGGGAATAGTAGACAGCAACGAGACCAACAATCGCTCCAGACAGAAGCGACACTAGGATATTGTTATTGGTGACAACATAAAGTACCATAGCGACTCCGATAGCGAGTCCAACGGTATCCAATTGTTTACGATATGCTATATACGCAAGCGCAGCCGCAAAAATGCCACATGACGCATATGTTTCAACGTCCATTTTCGAACGGAGCAACTTCATGACAACTCTATTTCGTGCGAGCAAAATTATTAGGCCGATACATAATCGGATACAACGCGGTAAAGACCGAAGAGGACTGCGGCGACTAAGGATTTAATAGCGAGACCCGCCCACGACAATTGGCCACCAAGTACGTACGCCCACGAAGCATATTTACCAGCAAATGTATGAAGTGCCGGGAGGGAGAGGACTAGTACAATAAGTCCTACGAAAAGTGGATCCATCAACTGTTCAAGAATACGGCTCCATATGTTTTTACGAACAGGAGCATAACTGGACGGTTCCTCGTCAATTGGAACATAGTTGGGTTGATGATTCATCATAGGGGGAAGAGGATTTGACATACTGTTCATTTGAGGCTGCATCGCCTGCATAGGCGGCATGGGCTGCATAGGCAGACCCATCTGCTGTGCGGGCTGAGCCGAAACTACATCCGCACCGGATGCATTCATATCACGAAGAATATTGGCCATACGGTTCGCATCCGCCGCATTTGCGACATCGCCGGATTCAAGAGCTTCTAACGGTGTTCCGTTTTCTGCCATATTCGTTTAGGATGGCCGAAGGGATTCATTGATTAAAACGACCGCACACTAGGACATTTCCGCAAAGACCATCGTTTCCACAACCGGGATGCTTCCCTTTTCTTTGGGGCATGGTACTGGTTTCGCATCAAACTCAACACATTTCTTACCATATTGGTATACAGCACCACGAATATCATTCACAGGAGGACCACGTAAAATGACGCACTCTGATCCTTTACATAGTGGACGAAACATAGCAGCGAGCCCAAATCCAAGAATGATACTGATTAATGTTGAAAATCCAGGTACTTCCATCATTTTCAGCCAATTAAACATTCTTACTATAGAATTAGAAATGAAGTTCTTCTACATGCTTGAATTCTTCCCGTTTCTATGCGGATTGGCCGCAGGAATCTTCTTTGTGTATATACTCAAACCGGCTCCGCTAGTTATTACTAAGTATCCGAATCTAGAAAATACAGCCGATATCATTTATAAGGATAGAAATGGTACCTGCTTTCAATATTCAACGAAGGAAGTGGATTGCGATAAAGCGGAAGATCGTATTAGGCCTTTTCCGCTTCAGTAGGGAGTGAAACAATGCGTTCCGATACCGTCGTATATTCAGGAATACAGTAATGTAAGGTATAGCCTAATTTAGACGTATCGTGTGATCTGTAGTCAATCATTTGACCTGTCATATTCTCGTTCTCACGTATTGTGCGGCGGCTGTAGGTCGCATCTTGTAATTTCTTGTCGAGTTGTTCTAATTCACGTGTTAGCACGCCTATCTGACGTGCGAGAGTTGCTCGCTGTGCGGTGTCTCGACTTTGTTCCCATAAATGAGATTGGACAAGCAATTCGGCCTCTTTCTCAACATACTCTGCGGATGCTATAGCAATTGCTGTTTTTTTACTAGCACGTAGTTCATCGTAACTTGTAATTGCGTCCGCCCGGAGTTTTGATGTATCAGAGGATGCTAATACCTGTGCTGCATCCACACCTTTTTTGAGTGTAATTCGTTTTACAAGTTTCTTGCTGTCAGCAGGATCATAGACTGAAAGATATCCGCCGTCGTCCAACCGTAGATTTGTATAGCGTTGTTCATAGAATTTCAGCCATTCATCGATTGTTTCGACACGTGCCGGATCTATGGTGCGGCGGCGTTTTTCCGGCCGTTGTGCCATTCTTTTTTCAAGGATAGAGAAAGAAGAAAAGCATGGATAGCACAATTCTCATTGTGATGATGATTGCGTCGGCTATGATGATGGGTGTACTGCCGTTTGGAATATTTATGGGATTGGGTACTGCGACTGGTATAGCATCCACCGATCCACGTATAATTGTGACGTTTTTCCTTGCTGCGGGTGTACTTGCGTTCTTAATCAATTTGGGAGCGAATGCGGCTGTACAGCGTGGAAACTGTGGTTCAGTTAAGAATACCAGTCAGATTCTGAACAATGCGGCGATTGCGTTTGGTATACAAATCGTAGTATTGATATTGGTATATCTGGTACCGTCGTTACGTGGAATTGTAAGTGGTCTGCTACCTCCGGATACAGATCCACTCATTTTGGATTCAGTTGGGTATAGTTACTGGTCTGCGTGGGCGGCTCTCTTTGGCACGGCGATAAGCAGTAGTTTATCGGGACTATGTACATAGTGATGCTTATTGAGGCGGTTCGGAGCCGTAAAAGATATATTTCGGAGGCGATGTGTTGGCTTGATCCAATACGTAATAACCGGGAGGGTTCGTGTTCATAGAACTGATAGGTTTCACGTTCATAGAGTGTTCCGTATAGTCTGAACGTAGTGTAACTGTTGCGACAAACATCATTCCGAGTGTCGCAAGAGCATAGGAGATGAGCGACCATACAATCGCAAACATCCAAAATGGAAAAACGGTATGGGAACCACTGGACGATAGACCAAATTCTTTCCACGACGCTCCGCTACTGTGAAACATTGTAGATGGGCGTATAACAAGTACGGTGGCTATACCAACAATATAAATACCAAAAGCAAGCCATAAAACGGCCATATTCCCCTATCGTGGTAGGTTAGATTTGATTTTGCGGTCTTTTCCTAATATGAAATTGTTCCTATAGTGTAGGAACTATGAAGGTTGCTCTAGCCTTTTGGGGCATTACACGAAGTCTATCACAGACAATCGATAGCATACGGACGAATATATTCACCGTATTGCGGGCAAATGGAATTGAATATACAATCTTTTTACATACCTATGTCGTACCGAGTCCTTTCTCAAATGTACGAACGAAGGAACAGAATTGTAAACTCAATCCACTTGAATATACATTGTTAAACGCTGATTATATAGCATTGGACGACCAAGACTATGTAAAAAAACAATTGGATTTATTCAAATATAGGACGCATGAAGATCCGTGGAAAACAGGTTACAATTCGGTGGATAATTATATCTGTGCTATGTATTCCAAGAAGAGAGTAACGCAATTAATAACAGAGTCCGAGATACTGTTTGACCGTATTGTCTTTTTACGTCCGGATGTACGATATTTGACTCCTCTTTGCTTTGAGTGGCTTTATTCTACAATGAATAATACTATCACAGTTCCTGATTTTCATTTGTATACATTTATGATAAATGATAGATTTTCCATAACAAATTACGAAAATGGCATACGTATTGGAAATCTATTTGATAGTATGTACGACTATAGTCTTCAAAATCCACTTCATTCGGAGACCTTATTGTATACATATGTCACCGAGACACTTCATCTTCGGATTGTATATATACCGCTCTATTTCAATAGGATTCGTGCGAATGGATTCGAATTGCGTGACGCAGGAACACCGAAATTAACAAGTCCGATGCGAGCAAGTCCAATGCGGGCAAGTCCATTACGAGCAAGTCCGCTACGTTCTCCTCATGTAAGACAGCCTTCAGCAAGACAGCCACCACCTCATAGAAGTCCGTTTGTACAAAAACAGATAAGTCCAAATGATATTAATATAGTCGATATTCGTACGATAACGTTTAATCTTTAATGTATAAATCGCTGATGTTGTAGATTTGGCGATTGTATCTACCAAACCATTCGTCACCAACTTTTTCAACCGACTCCCATGCCGGAAGTTGTATAGACCGTCCTTGTAGCAGTTCAATATACATTTCGCCGGTTCTCACATCCATTGTAGTATGTTTATGGAAAGACGCATGACGTTTTACAATAAACTCATTGTTTACACAAAATAACCATACCTCCATTTTCAATGATGGTGAATTTATTTTGTGATATTTACCTCTTCACAACACTTCGTATTAAATTAATAATCGCTATAATGACCCAGATCCAAAATCCAATAAACATACCAAACATAAGTAACCACCCAATAGGTGTAAATAAGAGGAACGGTACGATAATAGGAGAAAATATAAAAAAGACAATTACAATTATGATTATAGAGACTATACTCATGATTTAAAATGGTTAAATAATTATTTTGTGCTTCAAACATCTTCATCTTGAGCCGCACGATTGTCGTATCCGCCGTCGATAACCTCCTGACGGCGATCTGTTCCAGCCCCCTCTTCGCCGCTACCAAATTCGGGTAGACCCATCGCCGCCCGTTGCGAGCGTTCAAACTCGTAGAAATCCGCATCGTAGGTAAACAGATTTTTCACAGTTCCTACCGCCCAGTCGCCAATCTTGAGGTTCTTCTTAATCTTTTCGACCGCACGTAAATCACGGTCAAGATCGTCGAATCGCTTAATGAAATACGCCTTCTCCAACTCCGCACGAGCATTGATTGCCTCTTGAATTTGCGATACATTCAATTGATACCGACGATTGTATTTTGTATAGGATTGTACACTACCATCAATCCATGATGTTAGAAATCGTGAGACAGAATTCTTTTCATCGGCCGTCGAGATATCTCTGTAGTAGACGCTATCACGTTTCATTAATGCGGTCAGACCTGCTAAGGTAAACCAGCGAAGTACAATCTTGTATTCGTCATCCGTAAAATGAATATTGCTACGTAGTTCACGAATCCAGGTATCGTACACCTGAGAATAGGTCTCCGTAAATTTTGTGAGTATATCACGGAGAATTAGGGTTTTGCTCTCATTCAATTCATCGAGTAAAGAAATTGTATTTACAACCGTTTCCGCAGATTTATCCCAAATCTTATTCAAGAGAGATTGGTGGCTAAAGCTAATACTATGAAACCATTTACGGCCATTCGGATTAATACACTTAAATTCATACGCAATTTGTGTTCCTTGAACTACAAAGATTTGTACAAGATTGCGTACTGCGGTGGAACCAACAACCGCATCTGTAAGAGTTTCAATTCCGCGTAAGACAGATGTTCCAGCTGCGGGAGTTGTAAAACATTCAGTAAAGGTTGTACGTGCTGCGTCGTAACGTTTTGAGACATCCGCAAATTTCGCACGCCGTGCGACATCTTTGAGCCCCTTGCCTTGAATTTCCGTCATCGTAGCAATAAGACTATCTATATCGCCAGGTACAAGAATGTCGGTCAAAAATCCGCCAATAGCCGCAAGTTCTGAAAGGAAATTTGTATCCGTCTGAGGTGGCGGTTGGGGAATTGTCTTGATTTGTTTAATTTGCCGGTCTAGACGTGTATAGGACTCTTCGTTGATCTCCACCCCAGCCAATGCGGCCAGAGATAGCTCTTCACGTTGTTTCGCTGCGTTCGGATCCGATGTATCTAACATATCGAGTTCAACTGGGTAAGGGAAGTCACAACGGCGGCATATATGATTGACCGTTATCTCGTGAGGATAACCATACCGGTCTCCCTTATAACAGTGTTTCATGAAGATTTTATAATACATACTCGGATCCGCACCTGGTACAACGGTAGATTGAGCGGGTGCTGACCACGGTACATAGAAATGTGTTCCGCTAAAGGAGGCAGCGGGATCACGATGTTCGAGAGAGGTCTTCGCCGAGGATTGTAGTTCATATTCTTTCTTATACGAGTCGTTTGTAGCACGCTCCACTACGCCGAGGCCACGTGCAGCAACATCCGAGAGTTTTGTAAAACAGCACGTCGCATCCGAGCGTTTTGGAACCTGTCCTGCTGCGGTTTTTTGACTTGCTGTATGACTGTCGTCCAGTAAATGGAGAGCGAGTTGTTCAGAGCGTGTATCAACAAACGCACGCATCTCCGCAATTGGAGCCGTCGCAACAGAGCCTAAAAAGCGTGATACATTTCCTACAGGTTTCTCATTTATTGACGCAGGTAATACAATACGTTGTAAGGGACGGAAGGAGATAGGGAGCGTATCCGCATCACTCGCACGCATTTCCCTATTCGTACCTGTGGCGATTTTACGTTGACGTTCATCCTCTAGACGTGTGCGGTACATATCCGTGATATTGAGTGGCGGCACGCCTGCTCCGAGAGCAAGAATACGCTCAACAATGAGTTTCGTTGCGTTGGAAATCAGTGTAATACGCTTTGGCATATTTGTCTCGGCCGACCACGAGGTTAGATTCCAGGGTTTATCGTTACGCATAATGTTGGCGACAACGCACGCAACATAGGTAAGAGCCCCTGTGCCGACAGATTTCGCGTCGTCGAGCGGGAATCCATCACGACGGAAGTCGCAGCTTGCGATTGTACTAGGTGGTGTAACAGTAGATGTTTGAAGTTCAAGAAGGATTAACGCACTCAGACCGGCAACCTGATACGTTGCAATAAAGTTATCGTAGGGAGCGGGTATAACCGCACCTTTCTTCACTGCTTTCTCCGCATCTTTACGCTTTTTCTCGTAGGGGTCACGTTGCGGAATCTTTTCAAAGAACGAGGTATATCCTTGTACAATACGACGGTATGTTTCCAAAGGATATGTGAGTCCGCATTGTTCGCAAATTGTACGAGCCATATAATAGACAGCAAGTTCTTCACCGGTAAAGGGAAGTGCGTCAACAACTTCTTCACGAATAACGAGAGCAATATCGGTTTCATCCTCTTCATCCTTGTCTACAATATTTCGACCGACCAATGGACGACCTTCATCGTCGAATTCAAGATGTGTATCGTACTCAATATCACGTATCTTTTGGCCGCATACTTTACAAATGTACGCACCTTCAAAGACGGGTCCCGCATATTCTAACAGTAGACTCTTGTGGAGAGCTGTGCCACGTCCTGGATGTAAAAACTCGTTGAGAAGAAGAATTTCGTGTTTACATACAAAGTCTTTTCCGCATGTGCCGCAGAGTATGTAATTGCCACGTTGACCGGCTTGGTAGTTCTTGTAGCATTTTTCAAACATAATCATCCGCTGCTCGTCGTTACGAATGGAATAAATACGTTCCAACTCTCCTACGTGAGCACATGTATTAATATCCGGCGTTGCGACAAAGGCCTTTGTAATAATCTTTGTTCGTGCGTCATTTTGTGATTCACGGAGAGTTTCTGCGAGATACGTTGTTTCCGCCCGTTCAATACGTGCTTTGGGAGAGTCGCCGAGAATGGCGTTCCAATAGGCAGCAAGTGTCTGTCCACCCGCACGACTCAGAGCTTCAACGACCGCAAAATCGTAGTTTGCGAGCGACGTTTCACGGGCGACTAACTTCTTCAACGCCTCCGTGAAAATAGGATAGGCTTCCGTGGGTTTAATATGAGTTGTAAAATTAGCAACAGCCGCCGCAATGGGTGGAACAGAGGGATCTTTGGACGCAGCATCCGCATCTTTCACACGCCGTGCCTTTGACATATCCCACAGACGTTGACCAACTTTGAGAGAGATATCGAGCGGTTTCAGAAGATCTTCGGTAAACTCTAAATCACGTAGACCGAGCGTATCGTAGAGTTGGGAGGTTTCATAATTCATAAACGATATTGTAGGATGTAACCGTTTCTGTATAATCTCTGAAATATTATGGGCGTTTGTATCGGTAATAATGGTCTGAGCGTCACGTGTTCTTGCGAGCGTTCGTTCGAAGTAGTTTTGGCTACGGCGTGAGTATTCACTGTGTGCAATATCCCAAATAAGCACTTGGGAACGAGTTGGAGCACGATGAGCGACGAGAGGTTCCGAGAGAAGAACGTAACCGAGCGTTTCACCGGAATCTGCGGGCGACACCGTGTAGGTCGCATTTGTTTTCGTATTCCGAATGGTGGATGCGGATAACATACGACCATAACGATTCTGAATCTCACCAATATGGTGCATTTCGAGAGGTACCATTTTCGTAGAGCGTCCGTAGAAATCCTTCATGTATCCTGGCGGCGTTTCAGGAAATCCCTCAATAGGTTCATACGGAAGTCTTGTACAGAGTACATCCTGGTCAATACGGGTTTGGATACGATTGGCTGTTTGGGGAACATATGCGGCTAGACCTTGAAGCGTCTTGTGAATATGCGTGACAAACGCATTGCCGGTTGACTGACGTGCGAAATCGCTTGTATCTAACGCACTCAGCAATGTACGTGTATCCGAGCGAATCTCGATATCGTCCTTATCAAGATTAACGTCGAGAGCCTCTTCATCAATATAGAGAACCTTCTTTACGGCGACAACCGGCAGCAACACACTAATAGGTTGTCCGGTTGGTTGACGTTCAATCGTATCACGAAGAGTCGTTGCTGTATAGGAACGGCTTCCTGGAGCAACATTACCGGCTTCGTCACGGAGAACGACCGAATTTTTGAGAGCAAGTAGAATATCTGTAATACGATAGAGTTCTTGCATCACACGGGGATCTTTTTGGCGTTTGAGTGGTATGTCCACAAGCATGGAGACAAACATATCTTCCCGTTGAACACTATCACTGTATGTACGCTCTTGTGTTGGAACCTCTTCAACGAGAGCCGCTGGTAGAGTTGTCAAATCAATTTCCGGGTAGGGTTCCTCAACCTCTTCTTCCACGATAGGAAGAACGCTATTATTTTCCGGTGGTGCGATATCTTCGGGAGCCGCACGAGGACGAACCACGTCGTTTGGTGATTTAGAACCAATAAATCCGAAATCCAAAACACGTCCATCTTCCAGTTGAATACCGTCCGTATCCTCTGTCGCAAATATGTTCAGCACAACACCTGTTTCATCGGATGGCGTTCCATCCGCATGGAAAAAGTCCAAATATTCGCCAATAACGGTGGAGAGCTGTCGTGAAAAATGCGGGGTTGTGCGTTTCTCGTGAATAAGAAGTTCCGTTACACCGAGCGTTTCTTGAAAGAGACCGGTTTCAGGAACAAGCGGAAAATCAACGGCTTTATGACTCGCATTAAGTGGGCGAATGCGAATAAGTGTATTGTCACGATAGATAATACGACCCGTTGTGAGTTTGTATACATCCGATACTATAGACACGAAATCGCCCAATTCGGGGACGAGATCGTACGAAGAATTACTGTTTTCGGACATCCTTCTATTGACGCATCTTTAAAATAGTTCGGTCGACACGCATAGTGGAAAAAATTGATAGTGACATTGAACATTTGTTAGATGATGTGGCTTCTGTTTAAAGTTTCTTTCTTTCATACACTTTAGAACTCTTTTCCTTTCTGAGAATGTCGTCTCCTATTTCCTTCTTTAGCGACCTTTCCTCTACCTATGCGTCGTGGCCGCTGCTGTCGGCGTACCTCAAGAGCGAGGAGGGTGGTCGTCTGCGTATTGACGACCACTCGATTCCGTCCAGCCCCTTCGCACTCATTCGTTATGTCAAGGGACAGAGCGATATGAGCCGCCCGCATGTGCGTGCGTTCCGCTCGGTGGTGTGGGATACGCTTGCGAATGTCCCTGTCTCGGTGACTCCGTTCAAGAGTGTTGACGGTGAGGATCTGTACATTTCTGGCGACGCATTCCTTCCGAGCGACTATACGGCGGAGGAGTTTATTGATGGTGTACTCATCGGTCTCTTCTACGACAAGTACAACAGCCACTGGCGTATCCACACTCGTTCGACACTGGATGCGACGTGCCGCTACTACAGCCAGACCAAGTCGTTTGCGGATATGTATACGGAGGCGGCAGCTGTGTATGACGTGGCTACGCTCGAGAAGGAGATTTCCTACAGTTTCATGCTCCAGCATCCCGAGAACCGTATTGTCGTGCCGGTCACGAAGCCCGCTCTTTATCTCGTCCAGAAGGCGATGATTAGTGGGGGCGGTATTGTGCGGCTGCTGGCGAACGAGGCCGTGGAGCGGTTTGGCCTCGTGCCGAAGCAGATTTACTTAGCTGACAAGACGACGTTCAATCTCTACGAGTATATCCGTAAGGAGCTGGTTCCGCTCGGATACAAGACGCAGGGTCTCGTTCTGAAGACGCCTCAGGGCGGTCGCTGGAAGATGCGTACGCCCGAGTACAACCGTGTTCGTAAACTCCGTGGAAACTCGCCCCGCCGTGACTTTCTGTGGCTCGAGGCGTGGGCTCAGGGAAAGGCGGCCGAGTATCTCGCTATCTTTCCTGAGGAGCGGCTCTCAGCGGACACGACTGTCAATCGCTGGAAGCGCGCAACGGGCGATGTACACCATCTCTACGCCGACGTGTTCAAGGCACGCAGTCTGACGCGCGATATGATTCCTCCCAAGTATCGCCCGCTTGTCTATGGGCTTCACACGCTCTACACGCAGACGCTCAAGCCTGCGGGTAAGACCGTCGACTGGAAGACGACGGTTCAGTACATGAACGAGCGTGATACGGCTCAGAAGCTCTTCGTTCTCAACTGGGAGCTACGCGAGATGAACAAGCAGGTGCCGGCTACAATGATTCCGATTGAGCCGCCGACGGCTGTGGGCACGGTGGTTGCGTAGATTCCTATCCTATAAAAACGAAAACCTATAAAAACAAATAAAACCAAAAAACAATACATTTTTCAATCCGTATATACAATATACAGATTGGAATTTACCTTTTTCGATGTATTTGCCTAGTTAGGAAATGGAAAAAATTGATAGGATTTAGATCGAGTAGGCAATCTTCGTCGCAACAGATTAATTCCTTGATTTGTTCTTTCTTCCTTTCTTTCCTTCCTTCCTTTCCTTCCTTCCTTCCTTTCCTTCCTTCCTTTCTTTCCAATGGCTACGCTTTACTGCACGCACATCTGCGGAACCGGTGAGCCTTGCTACGCTCCGACCGTCGTAAATGATGGTCAGCGACGCTTCTGTACAAAGCACCATAGATCGCATATGCGGAACGATGCAGCGTACGCTGCACGAGCGGCCGCGTATAACGCCGATCCCGCTCTGATTGAGGCGAAGACCGCCTACACGCAGGTTGTTGCAGAAGCCCGCCAGGCGGCGGAGCGAGCAGCCGACGAAGCAGTCAGCCGATATGTGCCGGTCGAGATTCCGCTTGAGACGCGGGTAAGCATTCGGCTTATGAATATCGGCGACGTACAGGAGAGCAAGGTTATGGAGGCGTGTAGGGAATTTGGCTACGTACAGAAAGTCAAGCAGATTGTTGACATGGTGACTCGTATGGTACAATCGTTCGTAGTCATCTTTGATACTCACGAGCATGCTGCTGACGCACTCGCCGGTCTGGACGGAACGGCTCCGTTCGGACAAGTCATTGCGGCTAGTTGGACAGCGACGCACACACAGGCGGTTCGCCAGGTAGCACCGCATTGGGTGTACGAGAATACACCGGCAGTCCGAGCGGCCAAGGTGCGGCTTGCGGCTGAAGTGGACGCGGCACGGGATCGGCAGCAGCCAGGAATCGTCGCAGCCGAGAGGGCTGAAGAAGCGAGAATCGCAGCAGAGGAGGAGGAGGAACGCCGCGAGGAGGCTCGCTACCATGCTGACGATGACTATCAAGAGTGGGAGGCACGGGAGAGGGAGCGTGAATACAATAATAGCGTGCGACGGTGGAGAGCCGATGAGGATGATTTATGGCAGCCTGGATTCTGATATTTACAGTCATTTTACTCGCTTATAAAAAACGGATACATAGGGATAGTCTCTTTAAACATTCTATAAACATAAAAATACATTTTTGATTAATAATTTATGACGCAAATATTCTTTTTCTGCGTTGCGGTATGCGTTATTTGCCTGTCGGGCGTCTGCGATTTCTACATGATGACAATATAAAACTAGGCGAGGCAAAAGCGAGAAATTAAACCGTGATGTAGATGACGATGAGTGCGATGTTGTCCTGCGAACTGCCGAACAGACGAGTGCCCTTTACAAGACAGGCGTCCAACAGGCGTTCCGCAGCGACTTCGGCCTTGCCGATGTACTCAGGATTCCGCACAATCGTACAGACCTCGCTATAGTGCATAGCATCCCAGAGGCCGTCAGAGGCGAGAACGATGGCTCGAATACCCGTCGCATGCGGTGCGGCTACGACGACGTCCGGCGTAGAAATCACACCTGAGTCTCGCATATCAAAGTCGCCGATAGCCCGCGTCATTGCTAGCTTACGCATCTCGTGATTGACTATATAGGCTGACCAGTCGGAGCGGACGTTACAGTAACTGAAGCCACCGAGCGGATTCATCTTCCACTCGCCCTCGATTTGTACAAAGACAGGGCGGTACGTGTAGGATCCGTGTTGAAAGAGAAAGTTCGCCTCACCGTGCTTTGCCCGTATGCGTTGGAACTCGGCGAGGCTAAGAACCGAATGGTCTTGCGTCAGAGCCACGCCGTCACCTTCGTCTGTATCGAAGACGCGGACTTCTGAGTCGCCGACGTGTGCTACGTGGCAGGAACCGTCCGCATCAATCTTCAGCACGGATGCGGTCGTACCGCCTCCGTCCCTGTACGATGAGATATCACTGATAAGTAAGTCGGCAGCCCTATCCGCTACAGCAAACAGCTCGGCGAATCCGAGCTTATCAGCCTGAGCTGCAACCGTAGCACATACGCTCTCGGCTACCGCCTTACCGCATCCACCGTGACCATCGGCTACGCAAAAGACTCTGTCAGAAACCAGAAACGCATCCTGGTTATCGCGTTGTGCGAACCCACCGATAGACGTGCGACCAGCCGAGGAAATGGTGAAAGAAGACATTTCTGAAGCAGGAAAGAAGGTATACGCAAGGAAAATCAGTGAGCACCCGCAAACCAGTGCTTTCCACTTTGTTCAAGTTCAATTTTTTCCATTTGCGTTACAATCTAAACAAACGATAATTCCTACACTGTAGGCATTATGTGTGGTATTTGGGCTTATCTTGGACTTCCGAATCCCGAACATGCAGTGTATGTTCAAAAGCTCTCGCCGAGGGGTCCCGAATATACTGCGTATTCGGATATCTCAGGTATTCCGGTATCGCTCGGATTTACCCGTCTGGCGATTAACGGTTTAACCCCGGCAGGAAACCAGCCCTTTGTTGTAAACAACACATATCTTATATGTAACGGAGAAATCTACAACTACAAAGATCTCGCAAAGCGATGGAACATTTCACTCGAGGAAGGAACGAGTGATTGTGCTGTGATTCCCCATCTCGCAAAACAGCTCGGTATGACGGAACTCTGTCGTACACTGGACGGCGTGTTTGCGTTCGTCTATGTCGATGTCGCTGCGAATACGCTGACGGTTGCTCGTGACCCGTATGGTGTTCGCCCGCTATTTCACGCAACTTTCACGGAGAACGGAAAGACAACGCATATGTGGTCATCAGAAATCAAGGGGTTACCGACGTCATATGCGTCAATTGAAGCCTTTCCACCCGGTACCTGGCGAACCTACAACGCAACAACAGGAGAATTGTTAGAAGCCGTGAAATACCATACCGTACCGCATACGAAAATGGGTCTGTTTCAATATCCGAGTGGTCGCAGTGAATCAAAGGAAGCACTGCGTTCCGCACTTACAGCCGCTGTTAAGAAACGTCTATTGAGCGACCGCCCGGTTGGAGCACTCCTAAGTGGCGGCGTAGATAGTAGTTTGGTTGCTGCTATTGCGGCACGTTATCTCCGCATGGAGGGCAAGAAACTTTCGACGTTCAGTATTGGTATGCCCGGTTCGACCGATCTTGAATACGCACAAAAAGTTGCGGATTTCATTGGGTCAGACCACCATTCGGTTGTTGTCAGTCCTGAAGAGTTCCTTGCAGCAATTCCGAAGGTTGTTGAGGATATTGAATCGTATGATGTTACAACGGTACGTGCGTCCGTAGGAAATTGGCTCATTGGTAAATATATTAAAGAGAAGACGAATATCAAGGTCGTCTTTAACGGTGACGGAAGCGATGAAATTGGTGGCGGATATTTGTATTTTTATGCTGCACCGAGTGACGAAGAGTTTGAGGCCGAATCGGAACGTCTGCTTAACGAAATTCATCTTTATGATGTTCTGCGTTCGGATCGGTCTATGGCGGCTCATGGACTTGAAGCACGCACACCCTTTTTGGATAAGTCGGTTGTAGCCACATGGCGTGCTATGGATAGTGGATTCCGTCGTCCGAAACATGCGAACGCAGAAGGTCGTGGAAGGTTCATTGAAAAAACGATTCTTCGTGAAGCATTTGATAGCGATAATCTCCTTCCGTTTGATGTGCTATGGCGTAGAAAGGAAGCGTTTAGCGACGGTGTATCCTCCAAGACAGATAGTTGGTACAAACGCTGTGCGGAATATGCGAGTGAGCATGGATATGATATGAACAAGGATGCGTCAGGTGTTCATAACCCGCCGAAAACCGCAGAGGCCTTTTGGTATCGCATGTTGTTTGAAACGTATTATGGACAGGCCGCAACGCCGCTTATTCCGCATATGTGGATGCCGAAATGGATTGCTGGAGCGACGGATCCAAGTGCCCGAACATTAACATTATATGGACAATAGATAGAAGAATGTTTCGCAGTCTCGGTCGTGCGATAGGTGTAAGTCCTCAAAAAATCAACGCAAACTTAAAAAACGACGGCACATTTTCACTCGGTTACAATGAGCCCGCAAAAACACGTAAGAACAGTCGGTTCGAACAGATTCAGAGTAAGGTGTCCGCAAATTCGAGCGGAGCAAAGGCTATACATTTTGTTTCAACCGTTCGCAGTGCGTACGAAGGATTGAGTTTTGTCAAGACGAAAGAGAGCCGTGACCTTGCGAAACGGTTTCATTTAGCATTGAAAGCGAATATTCTCATGTTTGGATTAACGCCTGGATATAAGAATGAACTGATGGCATATAATGATTTCTTACATGATTATTTCAGTAATATAAATTTTGATAAGGCCGTCAAGTCTCGTGAGGAGCAGACAACAATTCTTACAAAATGGAGCGACGTGCTTTCAGGATTATTGAAAGAATCTACAAAGAACAACTCGGCGACAAATAACGCAGCGGTCAATGAAGTTCTCGCACAAGCCAAAGAACGAGCAACTCTTAATATGTTCTCGTCGATGCCCGCTGCACCCTCGACACCGATACGAGGTGGACGGACACGTAAAATGAAACGCACCAATAAAAAATGATAGACGTATCACATATCTATCACATACATAAAATGTTTTTTCGCATTTGTTCCTATCGTCATCTGAACAAATGCGAACTTGTGAATATTGCGAGTAGGCGAACTCTATACGGAGTTTGTGATATTCTATCACGCAGAGGTGACATTATAACGCCGCAATTTCGTATACCACAATCATTTGAGGAACCCGTATCTACACGGTTTATTTATGAGGTTCATGAAGACTGTTATCCTCTCCGTGTTGAGAACTACAAATGGTTTCATATAGAGAATGGCGGTATACTTGATAATTCTATGGTATACCTTCCTACATTTATAAACAAAGGTGATATGATTGTGTATAAATAAAGGGGGCGAAGCCCCCTTAGTCTAAAATCACAACAATCCGATAGAGTAGTATGGCAGCAACACCGGCCAATAGCCTGACGTTGGTGAGCAGCGGGCTTGCCGATGGTCGCCTCCAACCCTCCAAAGGGAATCCGAATATTCAACAATTTGTGAAGGTTATGCGAAAAACGACACGCTGGGCAGCACAATGGAATCGTGTTGATTTCGATGGTTCGGCGGAGTTTGGTCAGCGTGTAACGCTGACTCTTCCACGTATTGGAGAACTTGTCAACGGATTTATGATTGTTGTCAAAATGCCCGATATTTATACAACACAATTGGCGGCTATACGTGCTTCCGGCGGAACAGATATCAACAATGTAGGGAATTTTTTAGGTCCATTGTACGGATGGACAAACAGTCTTGGTCACGCTCTCATTCAGCGTATCGAATTTGAAGTGGGTGGTGCGATAGTCGAAACGTTCGACGGACTTCTGTTGGAAATGTTGGATGAACTCTACGAAACGGTGGAATCCTCTATTGCGAAAAATGCGATGATTCAGCGTACTCCTTCTGGATTTACATCAAAAACCTATTTATCGCCAACGCCGACAACGGTGTATATTCCGATTCCGTTTTGGTTTAGTCGCCCAGGAATTCATTCGCACGCATTGCCCATTGAGGCTCTCCGTTCCGATACTGTTCGTATTCATGTGACCTTCAATCCTGTGAATCAATTGGTGTATACGGAGGCTCGTCCTGATCCACGTACAGTGGACTACAATACAGCCGCAAATCAATGTGGTGAATTACTTGGAATTACAGGAAGTCCTTTTTGGCGAGCCAATCCGTCGGCTCCAGGACTTGTCTATTCTATGAACTCCGCAATGGGCAGCACACCGGTTCACGGTGAAGTTGTAACAGGCGTACAGTTTTCGTCACGATTGACGCCAATCGATGCGTACGCAATGGTTGAATATATATCGTTGGAAGAATACGAAGCGATTGCGTTCCGTACAGCAGAGCTAACATATCAGGTAGAGCAACATTTCGCAATACCGGTACAAGCAACGCTCGGTCAAACGGAGGTTCGTGTACAAATTCCCTATGCGAATCCGGCGAAAGAGATTCTGTGGGTATTACAGCGTCCAGAAGCGACCCAGTACAACGCACCCTTTTTGTTTACACGTGATTTATCCGCTCCGCCCTCTAAATTGAATCCGTCGCCACCGCTTCCCTGGTGGCCAGATGCGACTCTTGTTCCTTCGGCGGAGAACGACTGGCAAATCGTACCCGCATTTCGCAATGCGTATAGCGAGCCTCTTGCGGCCGCAAGCCTTCATTACAATTCGTATGAACGTGTTGTGATGGAAGGTGCGTCGTTCTTTCGTAGCCTGATACCTTCGCAATATTATGTAAAATCCGCAACAATCAATCGCTATGTCTACGCATATACGTTTGGACAAAAAAACGAACGATTGGAGTATGGACCGAAAGGAACCGCAAATTGGGATAAAATTCCGAGAAAGGAATTGTATCTCACTCTGAATCGTGGACGTGGAAATACACCTCCGCCAAATATGAATCTCTATATTTATGTAACGACGTGGAATATTTTTAAGGTGTTTGGTGGACGGGCGGGTATGCTCTTCTCAAATTAAGGGGGATAACTCCCTCCGTCTATTTCTTATTTCCCAATCGTGTTGCTCGCAATGTCACTTCAACTGGAGACGTTGCTTTTCGCGGAAGATTCACGACCGCAATACGGCCATACGCCGCAAAGGATACATTTCCATTCCATACAGTACCGTCGTTGATATATGCGTCAAAATGCCCCTTTAGTTCTTGAACTTCGGGCGAATTGTAAGGAATACCGAGATCCTTTGTAAGTTTTTGAATCACAGCGATACATTCACGCAGTCGGTCTTCTTTTGGTTTTTCAGATGCCATTACTACGACGGACGACAATTAAAAAATGGATTTACCGTATTTTTATTTATTGTAACTGCCGCCATTTAGCGGATAGGCTGTACAACCTGTACTTAGACACGCATTCTTGCCGTAATAATAGTCATATTTGTTTTCGTAGGATATGAAGGTTTTTATACAACTACTCGTTGTATAGCAGCAGGTGCTTACAGCACAATCGCCGGTTGGGTTACCAGCAATAAACGCATTTAATTGATTGATGTAAAGAGCTTGAGATTTCCGTTTGCGAATCGTATCGGATGCGTCCATTCTGCTTTACTGTGCGATTATTCCTCGGAGTGTGTATAGCCACCTGTAATGGCTCGTGATACACGGAGTTGCCGTGGCGTACTGAAGACATTTGCGTCCTCCACCGTGGAATTCTCCTGCGAGAGGAATCCACGCTGGACACCGAGGGTCGTTGTATTGGATGCGAGACGTGAGAGAAGGGGAGCGAGAGGAGGAGGTCCTAGATCGAAGTGTTGACGATGAATGCGAGGTACTCCGTACTGAGGAGGAGGCGGAGCAGTCGCCAGTACAGTAATCGACTCTAGCATTTCATCCACTTGGGCACGAAGACGTAGAACAAAGGGGCGAGAATGGGCGGCGGATGCGTCGAGTTCGTGACCTAGAGACTCGAGTAGAGTCTTGGCCTCGGAATAGCGACTCGTTTCAAGGAATTCCGTAATTTGTGCGAAGGTAGAGGCTACCTTTGCACGAAGATATTGCTCAGTGACATCAATCACTGGAATGGATGTATCGATAGGAACGGGTTGAGTCTGCGGAATACCGTTTGACGTCCATGTCAGAACAAGGTCGGGAGGAATTACACAGCCCTTAGTTCCCTTGAGTACAACCCACTGCGGCTTTTCCGCAATAAGGGTGCCGACTCCGTACGAACGGAGGGTGACATCCGCCCCGTACTCCATACACTCCCAACCCTCTGGAATTGCGAGTTGCGTATTCCGCCCAATCTCCGAGGAGAGGCCGCCCATAATATCGCCGATAATGGCCGGAAGTAGTTCCGCAGCGTCGGCGTAGGTATACGAGCCACGACTACGAACCGCCATATCACGCAGCATACGGCTATTGTGCTCCGCACCAAATCCGAGCGTATTCACGGGTGTACCTACCGGCACGGCGGCGGAGAGCAGTCGTAGAATACCGTTCGATGACATAATGCCCTGGTTCACGTGGCCGTCTGTCAGAAGAAATACAGAATCCACGCTAACAAGACGTGTGAGATGAGAGATTGCGCACTCAATATTCGTACCGCCCTCCGCACGAAGACCCTCAACAATCGTGTGTAGAACAGGTCGGGTCGCAGCGTTAATCACCTTCGCCGAGCACAGCGTTATCGCATCAGAATCATACTGAATGAGCGATAGTTTGTCACTATCCATCATCGCATCAATCAGCAGATGGAGCGTACGCTTGACAGCGTTGATTCGCTCACCTTCCATGCTTCCACTACCATCAAGTAGGAGAGCAAGATGGTAGGGGCGGCGTGTAGTCTCATCAATCGGAGCGGGAAGGATGCGAACAGCAAGAATAGGTGACTCATCGGGATTCAGAAAGGAAAGAGGCTTTAGGAAAGAAGAAGAAATGGAAACGGACATGGTTGAATGTTCAATACACTCTCATTTTCTTAATAAACACTTATCAATTTTTGCTAGAATACATTTGAGAAATTGTCTTTTTCCAGCGAATGTAGTCCGCACCGGACTTGAACGCAGGAGCGACACCTAAGGCGGTTATCGCACTATTCTCGTATCCGTATATCGTTTTACCCGCACGAAGGTCTGTTAAATCCGTAGATGAACGTTCCTTCGCTTGTATATCAGCAAGGTATTTTACATCGCATCGTGTATTTGACGGGCACGCCATGTTCTATTATGCGGTAAGAATTTCATCATATGCGGCTTCCATTTCAGGCAAAGGCACTTCACGATAATCTCGAATGAAATGTTCCTTATTACCGAGACGTACCTGAACAGTTCCGCAGCGTTCTGTAATGAGCGAATAGAGCGTTGTTTCCTTGTCCGAGGCTTTGCCCACAAGTTCTGAAGCACGTTCCCATTGTTCACTCTTAGGATTGTAGCGAAGTTGAGCAGCCGACATACGAATTCCGTCGTCCTCGGATACATACATATGACCACGCTCCATAACTATACCGAGAACACGCCCTGCATTCCATACAGATTCTCCTAATTGAATTGCTGTTAGAGGTGTCCACGAACCGTCTGTACGTTTCACCTCGTAGGAGCCATCAATTCCTAGGCTATAATCGGACACATACTTGGATGTACCATCACGACCATTCAACGCCTTCGTTGCAACGGATTGCGTCGCCTGTTGTACGTCATCTCCCTCATGCTCGTCGTAATCCGCAACCACGAGCGTATTGCGACCGACCGCAAACCGGTGGCCAGATACATTGAGGCACACAAGAGACGATGTTGGAGGTACAGGAATCGCATTCGGATGATCTTCCGCATGAATCATTGTGTTGTTGTATTCAACGTAGTGTGACTGGCTTACAATAACGTCGCCAATTGCGACCATTGGTGTACGTGAGCCATCAAATCGGAATACGGATGTAACAACCGGCGTTGATTTGTCGGATAATGGAGCAAGAGTATCGCCAATCTGAATATTTGATATTGTGGTATACGAACCATCCGCACGTTGAATAGCTGTTTCTGGATGGAAGCAGAACTCAAACATGAATTTTACGAGGTCGTTATTGGCTAGATTCGCACCTGCTGTTAAAGCGGAGGTTCCCATCCACATAACTGCATACATGGTTCCGTAGACCTTACCCATAAGATTATTCATCTTTAAGAATGACATACGAATAGTGAACAATAAACCCTGTACACGGTCACGTACATTGCGTATAAAATTATTCACACCGGCTAGGAAATTGCTGAAGAGTTGCCGAATGCTTAACGCAACATTCATGACCACATTTACAATTTCTGTAAAGTTACCGAGGATTGCGTAAATAGGTGCGAAGATTTCTGCGGCTTTCGAATTGAAAATATTGCTGAGACAAAAATTCATATTTTCCTTCGGATCATATCCAAAACTACCGACAAACGGCATCATGATTGGATTACACCTGTACCGGGAAAAATTTTTAGATATTTCTGTTACATTTGCTAGTGAAAAGAACAGAACAACAAGTACAATAAATATACCTGTAAGTAAACTAAAGACGACGAATTTACCGTTCCATCCCGTCTTCCAATCAATGAGTTGTTCAGTGATTGTTTTGTCCATATGTGAACCCTCTCTGAAGGCTTCGGTGAAAATACTATTACGGATTCCGTGTTTTTGCGTTATTATGCTCTAGAGAAGTTTCAATATGAATCTCTATAGAGTTTACCTTATTGATTTTTATTTTTTTTGTTTCCGTGTTTGCCGGCGGCTTTTACGCTGTTTTGGAGTGCGACGACGTCCACCTTTGTGTGTTCCGGGTACTTCCGCATTAGTATTCTTTTCGTTTGCGGCCTTCTCTTCCTTTACATTGGTGTTGTTTGCAGCCTTGTCTTCCTTTGCGTTAGAACCGTTTGCAGCCTTCTCTTCCTTTGCGTTCGCATTGTTTGCAGCCTTCTCTTCCTTTGCGTTCGTGTTCTTTGTCTCTTCCTTTGCGTTCGTGTTGTTTGTCTCTTCCTTTCCGTTCGTGTTGTTTGTCTCTTCCTTTCCGTTCGTGTTGTTTGCAGCCTTGTCTTCCTTTGTATTCGTGTTGTTTGCAGCCTTGTCTTCCTTTGTATTCGTGTTGTTTGTAGCCTTCTCTTCCTTTGTATTCGTGTTGTTTTCGGTCTTCTCTTCATTTTCCTCAGCGGGAGCGTCTTCATTTTCCTTATGTTCTTCTTCAGAAGCGTCTTTGTGTTCTTCCTCACCGACGTCTTTTTCGTTCTTTGAATTGCTGTTGTTCTCTGTTTCATTTGCCTCATGCGTATCCTCCGCCGGAGGTTTGTCATCCCAATTACTCACGGAAAAGAAGGCTCCCATTCTATAGTTTAATTTGCTTTTAATCCGTAATTTTTGCGTATCCAATCCATATCTTGTTTAAATACAGCACTTGATTCAGGTGCTGTATAACGTGTATAAACAGCGACCGCATTAAGTTTTTTCCACGTTGTGAGTGAGCCGTATTCCTGAATCGCTTTTTTTAGAGCAGCGTGGCGTTGACTTACAGTGAGTTTGGTTACATGAACATATCCGTATTTGGTAAGTTCGCCTTTACGAAGAGGACCGATGGTGCCATTACGACGTGTGCGTCGGGGAGACGAACGTGAGTGTTTGCGTGTCGTCATATCTGTTATATTATTGGAAAATTATATGTTCGGTGTGTTAATGAATCGAATATGTGTTTAGCAGACTGCTTTAAAATCATATACCCACTTCAAGGAGTATGTTTGCTTTTATAGGAGTAACGTTAGGGCTTTTCTTTGCCCTTGCTTTTGCGAGAGCATATATGAATATGAGCGAAATATCCACAAACTGGTCGAAATACAAGTCTGATCCGTTCTACATGTTTACAGCCTATATGTTCAAACCGGATGACGACCCCCGCTCCCGGCTACAGTTTGCTGTAGATAACTTCATTGGCAATATAAATGACTATATACATAAAGTATTTGAAGTATTTTTACAGCCTCTTATGAATATATTCCGTCTATTTACCAATTCACTCACACAATCATCAAACGGATTATTTAACATTCGCATGATTCTTGGAAAGATGTGGACGAGCTTCAATGAGATGTCGGATATATTTATGCGACGATTCTATAGCGTATTTCATCAATTACGGGTTACATTTATTAAACTGAATGATTCAATGGGAAAAACATTCGGTGTGGCGACATCGTCTGTGTATGCAGCATTAGCAACTATCCGTTCTATGATGTCTGTATTTGATTTAATGATTAATATTTGTATCGCAATTCTTATTATTCTCGCTGTATTTATGATATTTTTACCATTTTTATTGATTCCGTTCATATTCTTAATTCTCATGGTGACCCAAATCATAACCCGTTCCGGACAAGGTGGACAAGTCAGTGGATTAGCCGATACATTCTGTTTTACGCATGATACGTGGGTTGCGACCTCGAACGGATCCGTTCGTATTTCGGATATCAAACTCGGCACAATTCTCGCAGATGACCAGGTTGTAACAGGCGTATTTACATTTCAACAGAAGGCGGGAGATATCTATGAATTATATGGTGTGAAGGTATCGGGTTCCCATATAGTATTTGACAAAGAAGGTAAACCATGCCATGTATGTGACCATCCGGATGCGTCAATGTACACAGAACCTGTATCACAACTGTATTGTCTTATGACAAGCAATCGCCGCATTCCGATTGTATCCTCGGAGGGCGTTATACAATTTGCGGATTGGGAAGAACTCGACGACGAAGACGAAGGTCTAGATTCGTGGAACGAGACAGTCTATTCTATTCTCAATACGAATCCTCGCAAAACAGCACCGTCGCCGGATAATCTTCACAGCGAGTCGTGCTTTTCGGGCGAAACATCTGTGTTAACAGCACACGGCAATCGTCCGATTTCGGATATACGCCCCGGAATGTATGTAAACGACGGAGTTGGAAATATGACACGAGTTGTTGGGGTTGTGCGTATTGCTGCATCTGAAGTCACATCGTATTCGCACTATCACTCTAAGCTGATTGTATCCGCAGGTGCGTGGATGCTGGTCAATGATACATGGGTACAACCCACACGTCTATCGTCCTCTTCTGCGGAACTTTACGAATGGTATTCGCTGTTTACGGAAGCGGGAACATTCTTAGTCGGCAATGATTACGTGGTACGTGATTTTACGGATGTTGGAAGTGACCAGATTCATAAGACGTATGGGATGGTTATGAATGAACTGAATAAGAAAATCTAAAACACCCATAAATAGAGATGTCCCCCAGAATCACGTTTGTACTGGTCATGTTAGGCCTACTCCTCCTCGCAAATCTTCTGATGGTCAGCGGATTTACAAACTACCCTACGCAGGAGGGATTCATTGATTATTACCTGGAGAACTCCGCACCGGCGGGCGATGATTACGAGCCGATGGGCGTGTATGACAATGTTGTCAAGAAGCCTGGCCACGGTCTGAGCAACTGGCGTGGACCTGCTCCGAATGAGCCTCTTCTTGGCCCCGAAGTTGAGGTCGGACCCGACAATCTGTTTGTCTTCAAGAACAATCAATGCAAGCCCGAGTGCTGCGGTGCGTCATACAGCTGCGGCGGCGGATGCGTCTGTACGACGGCGAAGCAGCGTGATATGATTGCGGGGCGTGGCGGAAACCGCACAAGCCCTACGGATCTATAAACAATTCCTTTGAGGTGTAAACAGTGTTTACATATCAAACTATATACACGACTAAGATAACAGATTCATATCAATCGGAAAGCCATATCTCGCATCCGCCTCATCAATAGAATATGTGTTTTCGTCCTGCGGAAATCGTACAGCCGTTCCCTGTATGAATCCACAATGGCTGAAATCAATAAGTGCGAAACGTTCTTGTGTCATATCGTATAGGATAGTGAACGAATGTAAGAAATAGTTCCTTTTAAGCATAAATCCTATGAATCGCACAATTTCATACAAGACTGGTTTACACATTGAATAATATGGAATAGGAACACGGATTGCGTTGTAAATCATAGGCATCGTATACGCACGTGATTCTAAGGCTACAGGTTTGGGTATATACAGAATCGCAGACTCAAATTGTGACGCATCGGCTTGAATCGTGAATTGTTCCGCAGCAGAACGAACGGGTGCTCCTCGTTTTACATATTTTTCGACAAGCCCATAACCAATGGGTCGAAGAATATGATGTTCGGTTTCGATTGAGAGAAACTTCATTATCTCTATAGTATGTGTAGAAATTAGTTTAGGGGGAAGGCTTCATTGTAGTCTGCCGCCTTGGTTTGCGGCAAAATGCTCTCAAGAGGAGCACCTTCGGTCGGCATGAGAGATTCGGATTGTGTAGCAAGAAGAGCACGGTTGACTTCTGTGAGGGCTGTATCGGGATTGGGATATTGAATGGGTGACGGCTCTGTGACCGGTTCAGGCGTATCAACAACTCCCGTTTTTTGTACATTTTCGAAGAATTCATTTGTATCTAGAGATACCGTTTCTACGGGTCCAATAAATCCGTTGTTCATACACGCACGGAAATGAATATGCGGGTGTATTTCGCCCTTTATCGGCACCGTGTATGGCTGCGGTTTGCGAACACGAAGTTTTACGTATCCGTCGTCGTCGGCTACCGCAACACCCGCATTACGGAAACCTAGGTACGCATGCCGCCAGTCCTGAACTGTTTGGAGATCCTCATTGGCGGGTTCCGCCGCCCAGTACATAACCTTGACACCGGGTTTTACAAGAACACGCTTCTCGAAATCCGCACCATCGGGTGTCTGTACCTTGAGAAGAGAGCACGGCATCACGGATGGACCCAGAAACGGTAGGTACGAGTCACGGGTGTAGCCAATATACAAAGCGGCGAGGCCGACAAGCAAGAAGATTCCATTCGCTAAGAGCGTGTTTTTACCGGTGAGGTATTGAACTGTATTCATACCTGTAACGGCAAGAATACCCCAGTTTACGCCACCGATAACAAGGAGCAACATCGCAAATGCGAAGAGTTTTTTCTTGTAATAATGATGTGTGTCGTCACGCATCTTCTGCTTTGGGACTCCAAAAAAGTTACTGGACGTATAATGTGAATACCGGCTCTGACTCGTCTATATCTTTCTTTTCGCAACGGAACATATCAAACAGAGGACGTTCAAGTTGGCGTTTGGGAATAGCCTTATGAACACGTGCGGCGAGGACACGATACAATTCAAAATCGGGATAACGTTCCTTGCCGTCCGCACTACGTAATATATTTTTACCGTCGTCGTCCTGTAACCATTCCCATAGCATATTGTATACAGACGAAACGGTTTCTGTAAAGAGTTTGGAACCTTCGCGCGACATAATCGTAGTGGGTGTCTTGCTTGTCGGACGTTCAGGATAGAGCGATTCAAGCAGGGAAATAGAGAGACGTGCTAAATCAAAGGATGTATTGGGTTCGACTTTCTTACCTTCGCTTGAATCAAAAAAAGGTTCGCAATTATATTGTGTACTTGCGTCGTTTCCGGGGAAAAATGCGTCGGATATGACAAATCCACAAGGCTCGGGCAAATGATAGGTCGCACGACCAAAGTCAATAATTTTCATAATTCGCCCATACGTAGGAACTTTCATATAGGTTACTGTACTATTCTTTACAAGTTTGTATTGTAAGACTGTTGTGCCGGTACCTGTCCACATAATGTTATTGGTATGAAGGTCGTTATGTACAAATCCGAACAGATGTTGAGCACATGTCAACGCCGCAATCACCTGGAATAACCAGGCTGTCCATCGTTTTTCTTTTGTATCCGCCATATCCGCTTCTTCCTCTTCAACGAGTGTATCCATAGTGCCTTCCGCACGTTCAAGAAGTGTAACTTGGACTGGAAACTGTGTAAATTCTACAAATTGCTCAATCGTATCTTCGCTACAGGACGAATCGCTGTTGTCGTCGTGTTCATTGTTAGGAGGTTGGGTGTCGTCAAGACGTTTGAGGCGGAGTTTGGGAGTTGACAGTTGTAGGGGTAACGCAGATTCATCAACTTCTGGCTCGTTGTCTGTGATAATTTCATTCTCTGAACTGGACTCTATGCTTCGGACTTCGATGTAGTCGTCTTCTGCTAAATCGTTACCAGGTTCATTCGTAAATGGAGGACGTTCCGAATGAGTTGTTTGTGGTTCATTATCAATGAGAGCAAACAATCCGATACGTTGATTTCGCTTCCACCACGGCTGGTGTTTCAAACTATTATAGTCTTCGGTGATATTGTACATATATTTATCAACACGAGCGGTGAGTGTACCAAAACAACGGCACCAGTGTGGAGATATCTTTTGTTCAACAAGTCGTGAGGCGTGTAACGCAAAATACGCATCCACGTACGCTTCATTGAGCGGTTCATTAATTTTTGCGAGAGCACGATTCCATAAATTGCTGGGTGCAGGAAGACCGCCTTCAGACGGTATGATATATTCGCCTTCCATATACTGAATCGGATCCAGAAGATGAATGCGTTTTATAAACAGCGGATATGTTGTTCCATTTGTACAATGTAGCAATCCATCAAAGCCAGATTCGCCGGTTCGTTCCAACTGATGAATTTCATCATTCGGAATACCGAGCCAACAGAGGTTATGTTGTGTAACGGAACCCGCAAATTCTGGATAGGAACGCTCAAGCATAGAGAAAAATGCTTGTGGATGTTTAAATTCGGGTAAAGCGGATACGATTTTCTCGGGAAGGCTCTTCATGATGGAAGGAAGTGCGATAGAGTCAGGAAGGTCGGATGAAGCCGGTTTTGCGATGTAGGGAGTTGAATCATGTCCTCCGCCGCCACGCCCACCTCCACGACCGCCTCTCGCTCCTCGTCCACCGGATGTCTTACCGCGTCCCATCTTCTATTCACAGCACCGGGTCTAATTCAGATATGTTTCCGCGTAAACGCATTACGGAAATACGAACAATATATTTTTCAGGGAATTAGTAACAATGACAGCACCAGGCGGAGCCGCACTTTCATCTATTATGCCGACGTTGGCGGAACCTGCCGCAAATCGTCCTACAGTGAATCTCCGGCTTTCCAAGTTTAGTATGAATATGGTTCCAGATGATTCAGTGGTTTTGTTTATTGGTCGGCGTGGTACAGGTAAATCGTGGCTAATTAAGGATTTAATGTGGTACAAACAAAAGTTTCCGATTGGTACAGTTATTTCGGGAACGGAAGGTGCGAATGCTTTCTATTCCAGCATTGTGCCGAGCCTGTTTATTCACCAGGAGTTTGATTCAAATATTATTGCGAATGTATTGAAACGCCAAGATACAATTACGAAAGTCATACGTAAGGAAACGGAAACACGTGGTGCGTCGTCGCACGACAGGCGTTCCTTTATTGTCATGGACGACTGTATGTACGACAACAAATGGATTACGGATAAGTACATTCGTTCTTTGTTTATGAACGGCCGCCATTACGGCCTGCTGTATATTTTGGCGTTACAGTATGTGATGGGCATTCCGCCAGTGCTTCGTGGGCAAGTCGATTATGTATTCATTCTACGTGAAAATCAGGTGTCCGCTCGCCGCCGTATTTATGAACAATTTGCCGGCATCTTTCCGACGTTTGAATTGTTTTGTCAGATTATGGATCAATGTACGGAAAATTACGAATGCCTTGTAATTCACAATGGTGCGAAGACAAACAAGATTGAGGATTGTGTATTCTGGTACAAAGCTCAGCCGCATGCGGATTTCAAAATTGGCTCACGAGACCATTGGGCACGATCCATTGAATATGAGAAAATGAAGGAAGCGGCAGAAGCCGCAGGGGATACAGCACCTGCGTTGACAGCGGGAAGCGGTGTATCGAAAGGTCCCATAGTCCAGGTGCGGAAATATTAGACCACCAGTCTAACATAGAAATCAATACAATTGAAATTTATGTTTGAAGTAATTGTTTTTCTATACCGTTGTAAATGTATCAAACGGTATAGTGACCTGATTCGGTATCTGATTGCTATAATTCGCATACCATACCTGTAAACTATTGCCAGAAGGCTGAAGACTTACATTATAACATACATATGCAAGTTGGGTTGTGACTTCATCGGGAAATGTGACTGTTTCAAATCCATTTATTCCGGCTTGATTGGATAATATAATGGCCGTCGCATATGCTGAGTCATCGTGATTGTTTATAAATTGAGTATTGTTTGCGTCCACAAGGATGGATGTATTGTTCAGAACAGCCGTAAAGGATTGAATGTTTGGAAGCCAACCGGATACAAATCCGACATTAATCTGGGTAGGATATGACCAACTAAAATAAATAGAGGTTGGCGTGCTAATAGGTGGCGACCACTGAATTGCGGGAGGAGAATCAATCAGATACGATTGTATCCATTCGTTGACTCCACCGGGTATGTTCTGAGAGTTAAACCCCGTTGTGCCGGTACCTCCGACTGCATAAGGTCGTCCAGGATTCCCTTGGATACCTTGTGCTCCTGTCGCACCGGTCGGACCCGCTGGACCTGTAGGTCCTGTTTCTCCGAATTGAGTCGTTTGATTAATTATAAATACGGTTCGTGAAAGATCATTGCTGTCAAGTATATGAATATGCGTTACAGAAATGCCATTGTCCGAATTAAATTGGCCATCCAATGCGGAAAGTGTCACGTTTCCTGACATTTTACTAGTTCAATAGGTTTTTCGTCGGATATTGAAACGTATTTAGTTTTACTTATTACAAGGTCTAAATGTTAGACCCGTGCGGATTTTAAATGAGCGTTTTTATGGTAATGAACCAAAGGTTCGTTACCATAAACAGCTATTAAAATGTCGCACGGAGGCATGTCCAGCCGCTCATTTATAATGAGCGGCGGTTTAAAAAATTATAAACAGTCTAGTTATAGAATGGTCGTTCTTTACAGAACACATATAGCAGAGCATAGCAATTGGACGAAGGTTGAAAATGAAATAGAAAACATAAATATTGATGGTATTTTTGTAAGTTTTTGTGATATATTCTTTATTGGTTTAAACGAACCTATTCGACAGAAATGGTATGGTATAATACACAATCCAATCGGGTGGGAAGCATATTCCCCTTGGAGTACAAATAAAACATCCTTGTTCGATAATCCGACTTTTGTTAGTTCACTAAATGATTGTAAAGTTTTATTTGTTATGGCAAAATCACAAGTAGAACCTACCAAATTGTTACTGTTTTCTAAGGGTTTCACAAATATTAAAGTGGATAATTTATATCATCCTATTGATAAATTAGAATATTCATTTAATTATGAATCGTATTGTTTAAATACAGAGAAGAAAATATATAATATTGGCAATTGGTTAAGAAAACAATATACTATCTTTAAACTAAAATGCGATGCAAAATTTAAAAAGGCGATTATACCATTTACAGGAAGAACTGTACAAGAATTGTCATTTTACCTGAAATTAGACAATCAATATATAACACAGGAGGAAGATAATCAAGTATTGAAATACAATAAACTTCCAGATTCAGAATATCATGCAATATTTCAACGCAATTTAGTCTTTTTGGATGTATATTTAACAACTATAAATAATACTTTCCTTGAATGCTTAATTAGTAATACACCTATGATTATTGGTAGACATAAAGAATATATTGATATACTTGGAAAAGATTACCCGTTGTATTTTGATAATCTCGATGAGGTGAATAGTTTAATTTGCGACGACAATACCATATTAAAAGCACATGAATATCTTAAAAAAACCGATAAATCAAAATTTACGATGTCGCACTTTAAATATCAAATTGAATATGTACTGACAAACATTGTGTAAGTAATCATCAGAATTATAATATTCGGCAAATTTTTAATTTCCTGAACTTTATAATATTAATGTCTAAGGTTATACTCTATATTTGCGAAACAGTTTCCCCATTTCCCTTACAAAGTAATCCACTTGTATATCGTCTTTGTTCATATATTTCAAATAGTTATGTGCAGCAGATATTTTATCCAAGGATAACAATGCGGGAACCTCGTCCAAATTTGTAAAATATAACGGATAATCCTCTCCTAAATAATCAGTAACGCCAGGTATTTTATTAACAATAACAGGCGTATGTCGCACAATACATTCTAGAACTGTATTGTTTGCGGACGCCGAATACAAATCAATAAATACAATATTTTGGCTAAGTACCTTATCATACTCTTCATTTGAGAATTGTTTGAATGTGACCGATTCAAGATTTAAGTCCGTGAGCCCAAAATTTTTTATTTCTGAATCTAGTAACCATTTCATACGCCCCCATCCTTCACCGCACGAGCAATGTTTTTTAAATCCTTCAATGTTGAGTCGATATATGCTAGTTACTTTACGTAATTGTTGACCGATTTGGTAGAGTATTTTATCATTGTTGTTTATATAATTTTCAAGTGAAAAATTTACTATATTTGATTCAACAATAGGATGTTTTAGAAAATAGACAGGCGTAGTGAAATTAAGTTCCTTTAAAGTATTGCGAATGTAAATCATCATATGTGAGGATAACGCAACTATAAATTTACAATTCGAAAGTGATTCTTTAAAGTTCTCATCCTTGAAAAGATGTACAACGTTTTCATTATGAATATGAGATGGTGATTCGCTCGTGAAGTGAGACAGACCGCACCACGATTTATTTGATGGGCATGTATTCTTCAGCACCACGTCAATATCGATTGCGTCATAATAATTCAATAAACTATCTTTTTTGAAAATACTATAATTATCGAACCCTTTGCGAACATCCGCCCACCCGCCTCTATGAGTATTTGGTATATATGTGGTACAAAGATGTACACATGTGTTTATTTCATGTATCATTCGTGGTATCCAATTCTCTGTAAATGCGAAGAATTGGTGACCTCCCAAACTATTCTTGTTTAATATTGTTTCTGTAGAGAACGCATTCGCAATATTCTGTGACGCAAGTTTACCATAGTTATATTCAAGCATATATCTCGTAAAAAACAGGTCTTCTGGCGGATATGTCAGAGTTGTATTCGATGCTTCGTGTACGAATTGTTCTGATCCAAATAAGTCCTTTTTAGGACAACGTGTGAGTATATCAATCATTATTTGTCGTGTACGTAAACTGAATCCGCCATTTCCAACATAATGCTGTTTATTTTCGCTTTTCGACCATGGCCAAGGTGCTCCAATATAATCGTAGTCTAAAAAATCATGTATGTTTTCTTTAAAAACAATGCTGTCTTCTTGATGAATTAATATTTTATCGCCATGTAGCTGTTTCCAGAAGTCAATAGAATGTAGTAGGTTGTTGTACGTATTTATATTTATGTTGTCATAGTTCATGACAACGACCTTAATGTTTGATGAAATAGCTGAGCAGATTTGTAGCATGGATGCGGAATTGCGTGTGCCGCATATCACTGTATGCGACCACTTATCTCCTAATTTTATTACCGCATTTCGCAAAACAAATTCTATATGAGGCATTATGCGAAATTCTATCAATACTGCTTCGTAGATAGATTCTTTAGGAATGTTTGGAACTGGATTACATAGTAAATTGTTTCTATATTTATAACAAAATAGACGGAATATATAGGCTTGTAGTTTGCGTTTATTATAAAGATCGAAATCACCATAGATTGTTTGAAATGTAAGAATATTGTCTTTTTCCATATCTACAATCAGTTTACTCAGATCACGATTACCCGTTATATTTTCTCGTATATCAATTGATATGCTGTCGTTTTCTGTGTAGGTTCGTAGAAGAGTTGTTCCAATATACACAAAAATTTTTTTGGGAGTCATTGGAAGTGGGTCTGTAAACAGGCGATGATATTGATTGTTTGGAATATTGATTTGCCAGCAATCAAAACACTTTTCGTAGACATCTTTGGTTATATCAATGTTTGTATGTTCCAATCCGAAACGAAATGTAAGAATTGATAATTCCGCAAGCGAAGATAGATTATGGTAAATTTTTTCTGATTTTATATCATAAATAATATGTTGTTCGCCAATAAAGAAATAACCTTTACTATGTTTAGTGCGAAAAAAAATTACATTATTCTTATTCCGCGATAAATCTACAAAGGCTTTATTACGTTTGTCGTTTGTATTCGGAATATATATAACATTATTAACACACCAATCATTTAGTACTTTATTTGCTATATTAATAGTCCTTATACCACTTTCTCCATAGGCGATATCCATTCTAAAATACAATAATTTAATAATTATCGTATTCTATTATAACTGCGTTTACGCAATTTCCAATTTATCCGTCTTCGATTCAGCCGCCCGCTCCTTCTTACGAGCAATCGCAAGATCATCACCACCGAACATATCCGTGGGTGCGGAGGACGCACCGCTCACCGGAGCACCTCGTGTCTTTGCGTTGCCGAGGCGATTGAGTTTCTGCTCCGCATACAGCTCGTCACGCTTCTGCTCGTTCTCGTTGTACTTCTTCATGAGCGTATTGAGCTGATCGTCCGCATACTCCTGGTCACCAACCTCATGCGGCTCCGGATCCCAAGGCAGCCAGAAACCGACCTGGCCGACATATACGTTGAACGACGGATCGAGTTTCTGGAGGGTCTTCGCACGGGACACCGCCTCGTTATACGTATCGTATGTGCCACGTACTTTCACACCCTGAACGGTCGTCCGGAATTCGTTCGCCGAAAAGAACTGGTCTTCCAGACGCTTCTGGTGTTTGAAGAGGAACGTCTTGTACGCCTCCTCCAGTGCGGACTCCTTGAAGTCCGCCATATTCGTTTTTACATACGACTCAAGGTCGGACGCAATATCCGTCGTAATAGACGCACGCATACTCTTCACCGTCTCTAGCGAACTGCTTACATCCTCCACAACGATACCCTCCTTTTTAATAGCAAGGTTCTCGAGTACATCCTGTACACGCGAAGCAGCATCCTGGAGTTTCTGAACCTGTGCCATTAGAAATGTTTCAGTCGCCCGGATTTTGTATTGAATCTCGTAGTCTTTCATAAATTCGGCAAAAAAGAACACGGCCTTGTCCTTGAGGACTTTCTGCGGACTGATAAAACTCAGGCAGACATAATGTTGCCCCGGAATCTCCTTATCCGCCTCCAAATAAACTTCAGTTTTCTCAGTTGATGTGGTAGCAGCCATTGGGTATTCTAGGGAACATCTATGTTTATATCTTTAAACTTTAACGCACATGGATAATTTTTTTCATGCCCCGGAGTATAAGATAGAATGGACGGGTTTTCTGCTACTGAGATTCTGACACGCGCCGTTAAGTACTTCCTCGAGGGTCTCGCCGTTGCGGTGGCGATGGTCATCATCCCCCAGAAGGTTCCCAAGCTGGACGAGATCCTCGTCGTCGCCGTCATTGCTGCGGTCGTCTTCGCCATCCTGGATCTCCTGAGCCCCAGCGTTGGCCTCACGGCACGCCAGGGTGCGGGCTTCGGCCTCGGTGCCCACCTGGTGAAGTTCCCTGGTGCGCTATAAACATACCGATACGCTGTATCACAGTTTAACTAAGATTAATTATCACCGATAGATAATCTTATTGTGATTATTGCGTCAATATCTAAAACATCATATGTTCTTAAACAGTATAGAATGCGTTTACTTGTGACAGGCGGATGTGGATTCATCGGTGCAGCCTTTTGCCGTCGCATTCAAAAACAGCATCCGTATCTTACGATTGTCAATATTGATAAACTCTATCCTTGCTCAACAGTAGCCCCCGACCTTACTACTTCAACTGGCAACTATACCTTTGTCCACGGTGATATCAAAGACAGAAAACTCTTAGAATCACTGCTTGTCAAATATGCAATTGATACGATTGTCCACTTCGCCGCCCAATCACACGTCGATACATCCTTTACAAATCCTATGCTCTATACGCAAGACAATATAGTCGGAACACATACATTGTTAGAAGCAGTGCGAAGTTATGGAAAGGTTAAGCGGTTTATTCACATTAGTACAGATGAGGTGTATGGCGAGAATCCTCACAAGGAGTCGGTTGCGTTTACGGAAACGTCGCTTCTTAAACCGACAAATCCTTATGCAGCCTCCAAAGCATCCGCCGAAATGCTAGTCCATAGTTACGTTCATTCGTATAATTTACCCGCAATTGTCATCCGTTCCAACAACGTGTATGGACCTGGACAATATCCTGAAAAAGTTATTCCGAAATTCATGTTCCAACTTCTCGCAAATAAAAAACTCACGATTCAGGGATCGGGTCATCAATTACGTTCGTTTCTGTTTGTAGAAGACGCAGTGGATGCGGTACTCTGTGTCGCATTCCAAGGAGCGATTGGTGAAATTTACAATATTAGTTCGAGCGACGAAATTTCCATTCGTGAACTCGCAACACGTTTGCTTGCGGAAGTCAAACCTGGCGAATCTCTTGAAGACTGGATAACATTTATTGAAGACCGCAATTTTAATGACAAGCGTTATTGGATTGAGTCTGAGCCGCTCAAAGCACTCGGATGGAAACAGATGGTTGGTCTTGACCAGGGTCTCAAAACAACGGTCGAATGGTTCAAGACGGTCGATCAGGCGACGTATTGGGCTTCCTCGGAACAACGAAAAGCATTAGTATGGGGAGGCCGTGGATGGATTGGCGGTCAGTTTAAGACGGTACTCGCCAGCCGTGGTTGGACAGTTGTGGATGCGTCAAGCCGTGCAGATAACCGTGAGGCTGTGGCTGCGGAAGTGGCCTCTGTCAAACCAACCCATATTGTCAGCCTCATCGGTCGTACGCACGGCGAAGGATTTACAACAATTGATTATTTGGAACAGAAGGGCAAACTCGTGGAAAACATGACAGACAATCTGTATGGACCACTGGTTCTGGCGGGTGTCGCAAAAGCAGCAGGTCTTCATATGATGTATATGGGAACCGGTTGTATTTTTGAATACGACAGCGAACATGTATGTACAGTGAATGGGTCTGGCAAGGGATTTACTGAGAGCGATAAACCGAACTTTATTGGATCTGGATACAGCACGGTTAAGGGGTTTACCGATCAGATTATGACCAATGAGTTTGCGGATACAGTGCTAAATGTCCGCATTCGTATGCCCATTGCTTCAGCGGATGGTCCTCGCAATTTCATTTCCAAGATTATCGCCTATACTAAAATCTGTAGCATTCCCAATTCGATGACCGTGCTGGATGATATTCTACCCCTTTTAGCACAATGTATGGAACGGGGCGTGAAAGGGGCATTAAATGCTACAAATCCAGGTGTTATTGATCATCATACGATACTTACATGGTACAAAGAGATACAAAACCCCGAACACACATGGGAGGAGATTACGAACGATGTGTTGGTTGGAACATGTGTAAAAGGAGCACGCAGCAATAATTATTTAGATACAACACGGATACAGGGTCTTTTCCCTGAATTGCCGGCCATCGGTGAGTCGGTACAGAAGATTTTGAAGAACAATACATTTGTTGGCCGAAAAATAAAATCTAATGTATAGGTATAAGCATATGTGTTAGAGATGGCGGGTCTGAAAAACTTGTCTGGAGGGCAAAAGCCCGTGTCTGATATACCAGATATATTTCACTATAAGGTCGCAGAAAAGGAATATGAATTCAGTCTATTGTCGAGTATGTCATATACATCATATGTGTATAGGAGTGAAGAGTTGGTGTTAAAAATTATTAAATCGTATGAAAAATATCAGGTGTACGAGCGTGAAGTGTATATGTTAAAACTCTTAGAAGAGAACGGTATTACGTGGTCTCCACGAATAGTACATACAGATGATGTGAATCAAATCATTGTTATGACGTATTGTGGAGAGTTGTTGACAGAGTTAAATAAACCTAAAAATCTAATTGAACAAATGAACATTATTTTGAATGATTTAAAACGGTTAAATATACAACACAATGATATAAAAGAGGAAGAGTTACTTGTATTGAATGGAAAATTATATTTATGTGATTTTGGTTGGGCGTCGTTGAATGGGTTTTTGTCGTGCGGATTTAACTGGAACAATACAAAACCGGATGGAATTAAAAATGATACTTCTATAGTAGAGAAGATGGCTGAAGGAACCTTGTATTTGAATAAAGATAGGGGTATGAAAGGTAGTCAATCTGAAACACCGTCTATACAATATGTAGGGGATATGATTCATATAGGCGGGTATCAATCATTTAAAATATCAAAACAAGAAATAATTTTTGTTTCAAAAAATAAGAAATATTCTATTTTACTAAATAAACTAAGGGCATTAAAAACAGAATGTGAAACAGTCAATGATGTAGGCTCAAATACAGGCATTACATCTTATACAGCAGCTTATTTAGCTTATAAAACAGTGTACGCACTTGACCACGACAAAGAATGTATCCCGATCATAAACGAACTCAATCAATCACTCAATGTTACGAATGTTATTCCACAACAGTATTCATTTGGTGATGAAATTGCTCCCAGCGATATAACAATTATGTTAGCACTTATTCATTGGATTTATTCATGTACATCGCTAAAGTTTTTAGCATTTGACCCCATCTTCAAGTATTTGAAAACAATTACGAAAAAGTATTTATTGATTGAATGGATTGACACGGCGGATCCCGCAATACGTTTTTTCAAACATCTTGATTACAATAAAGAGAAGCACATACAAGAATATAATAAGGCAAATTTTGAAGCGAGCTGTACAACCTATTTTGGCGATATTTTGGATAGGATTGAGGTGGATGGAGAGACACGAGTGTTGTATGTTGTTCGGCGGAGGGATTAATAAAAAATTTATATGTTTATTTTAAAGTCTTCATAAAACTAAATTTAGTTTCTATGAAAACTACAAGATAGTATAACCAATCCCGGTTACAGTCTTTTACATCTTTTAACATTTCAAATGACGAATTTATATAATACGCACAAATGTAAAAATTAAATATATATACTATATATAACATGCATCCAGAAGCAAGAGCGTTTACTTTATTTATAAAACAAATACTTCACAATTTTTTTATTGGAAAGCGAGTGTTAGATGTTGGTTCAGGAGATATTAATGGAAACAATCGTTTTTTATTTGAAAATTGCGAATATGATGGAAATGATGTAATAAAAGCAAATAATGTAACAATTGTATCAAAAACAAAAGATTTGCCATTTGTTAATAATACATTTGATACAATTGTATCTACAGAATGTTTTGAACATGATCCAGAATATAAAGAGTCGTTTATCAAAATTTATAATATGTTAAAACCAGATGGTTTGTTTTGTTTCACGTGTGCTTCGACAAATAGAGCTGAGCATGGAACAAGAAGAACAACTCCTAAAGATTCTTATGGAACAATTGGTAATTTAGAAGATATGTCAGATTATTATAAAAATCTGACAGAAAAAGACCTAAATGAAGTATTGCCGTTGAACGATTTATTTTCAGTTTGGGATACATATTATAATAATATCTCAAAAGATCTATATTTTGTTGGAATTAAAAAAGGCAGTTCTACTTTTAGTTCTTTACCAAAATATGTTAACAGCGGTGTTGCAATCACTTCATCCAATATCAGCATTTGAAATGGCTTTAGACCCGTGCGGTGGTAAAAGGTCTAAGAAATTATAACCTTTTCGTAATTTACATTAAAGAACTCGATCTATATATCCATCACATCCTCATCACTCTCGTAGTCTAAGTCAGACTCCACCTCATCGTTTTTCTTCACCTCAATACAATTCACCTCTCGTTTCTTCCATTCACGAGTAATGGCTCCTTTCGTTTTTGTATCCAACGCAACCTGGCTCTCGTTACCCTTGTATACTGTATCCGTCAACGTCTCCATCATATCATCACGTGTCAATCCAAGTTCGCAGAGTGTATCTACAATACCTACACCGCTGACTCCAGAACGGAAGATGCGTGCTCGCAGCAAGTCACATGTATCGTATATATCGGAACGATGACCAATACGACGACCCATATCGCTGAACCACCGTCGGTGTTTCAGCCGTTTGCTATGTTTACCGAGCCAGGATGGAAAGAGTTGAAACGGTGCTGTTCCGTTACAGATTGTAGCGGCTCGCACAACAGCCGACACAGAATATGGTAGGGTTGTCCATTGTTGCGACGAACGAATACGCCGTTCAAGAATATCCCATTCGCCGAGAGCGTCCGCTGCGTTCGCACAACGCTCTAGTTTGACGGCCTCAGAGCATCCATCACGTGACCGCCCAGCCGTCGCAATATATCCTTCCGCCACCATCATCGGGATCAATCCGTAATCAATAAAGACAAGCGCATCACGATCCGCAAAGGGACGGTCACCACCCAGTAATTTCCCCGCACCGGAAAATGCGTCAACACGTAAAATATCATCCTTCATACCGGCTCCCTTTGTCTGCTTTGAAAACTGTAAGGTATTCAAAATAGACCGAATGTCATTCCCATTCCGTTCACAGAGTGTTTCCAGTTCAGCCGCCGTTGTTTTCAATGTTTCCTTACGCACAACACTGTCCATCAATGTACGAGCAATCACCGTTTTTGTTGGACGCGCAAAGCGAATATCCAGACACGCTGCGGCGAGCGGACGCATCCGTGGCGACCCTCGTTCATTAGCGATACAAATAATGGGAAAGACACACTGTTTTATAATACGAGCAAGTTCGCCAATACCGCCACGGTCGCCACGACTCATTCCATCGCATTCGTCCATCACGACGACACGACGGCGACCCACCGCAGCGGAACGAGAGGCCTCATCGAACCAACGACGAATGGCGGTTGCGGAACGTTCGTCGCTCGCATTGAATTCCACAACATCGTATCCGCACGCCCGTATGATTAAGTGAACCGTCGTCGTTTTACCAATGCCTGGTGGGCCCGATACAAAGGCTCCACGTACATACTCACCACTAGGAGTCCAATCCGTTAACCATTTCGTTAAATCCTGTATTTGCGTCGTATGACCAATAATACCACGGAGTGTTTTAGGCGTATATTTAGTCGTCCATAGAGCCGACTCTACGGAGCCGAGAAGTTCCGTGGCCGTAACGCAGGGTATACCAGCCGCACATGCGGTTGCGTATTTCCAATGTGTTTTGTAACCCGTACCGAGAATCAGAAGACGAATGTTAGACGCCCAGGATTCCCATTTGGCTCCACGGGACGTTATAAAAGAAAGTAATTGTTGTCGTTCGGGTATGTCGCCGCATGTTGTAACTTTGGAACCCGATAGATATTGCATTGTCGCACCTTACATTCGGTGTGAATCCGGAAATTCAATTTTTTACGCAGTAGACTTACAAATATTACAATATGTGCGAGTCTAAAATCAATGCGTATTACGCCGGCGGCGGAACACGTGCCCATGGCTTCTGGTCATCGGGCTCTGGCCAGCCACGAGCAGTCATATCACCAGGATAGCCCTTCGCACGGAGTTGAGCCTCCTGGTTGTCAAAGAGCGGCATCTGTTCACGTCCCTTGTAGTACATCGCACGCCCCGTACTTTCGGGTGTATCAACTTCCGCACGCATCGTTGCTGGCGAACCAGAAATCCAGCGATAGGGAGCCGCAGTATCATTAATTTGGAGGCTGAGTTGGGCGTTCTTCTTATCGGGAGTAGACGTGCGGAATTCGACGAGCGGGGGAACGTAGATAGAGCCGAGACCCGCAAAATATCCGGCAGGGATGCCCTTCAGATTGATGGAGAACGTACCATCCGCAGAATCCACAGTTCCTTTGTTAGGAGTTTCAGAATACGCAATATCCTTATTCGGATAGGGCTGACCAGAGCCGGCGAATCCAATACCACGTGTTACGGGTGCGGCCGCAATCCACGAGATGCGTTGCGGTGTGTTGCCAAATATTGTGATACGTCCGTTAATGGTTACGGTTCCGTCAACGGGATTACGGCGAACAACGCCTTCAACACCTTCGCCTTTGGATGAATGTTCCATTTCTATAGTAGGATATATATTTTAGACCACTAAAACATATATCATTATATAAACAAATAGTCCGTCTACGCACGGGGGCTCGAGTACGGATGCGACTTCGCAGAACCGCCAAAGGTCGCCGCATTTCCACGCAGATTCCACGCAACTTCGGGATCATTCATCGCACACTGCGATGTCGTGCGAGCAGGGACACGAGGATAGGTGTTCGGAATGTCGGGAATCGTAGAATCCGAGAGAGCCTGCGGATTGGAAGCAGAGCCGGCCGCATTCGGGACATAGATACGTCCTACACCGATACCTTGGAAGTTACCAGGAATCGTTTTACATCCCTGCCAGGTACAAACACGCTTGTACAGTTCAGGAACCATCGTATCTTCGCATGATGTAGGTGTCAGTTTCTGATTGTTCATATCACGTACAGAGCGGCGTAATTCTTCAGCACCGTTGACCATGCGGCTCCGGGCACCATTCTCGCCATACATTTGAACCGCCTTGAGAGGATACTGTAAGCAACGGGGACGGTAGTCTGTGACTATACGACCATCCGCCATACGAGCAGGAGCTCCAGATGAAGAATACTGCGGATCCGACGTTGTAAAGCACGCATCACCGGAAGGATTTGCGGTTACTGGAGCGAACATCAACGAACTCATCGTGTCTCTTTGGATTGGATACACAAAATAAAGGAGCAGAAAGCTTAATTGAGTTCCAAAACGCCGTCATTGGAGTCAAACGGGCTGGCCTCGGCGGGTTTCGGATTCACGCCGGCTTTGAGTGCATCAATAAGAAGTTGCTTACGCATTGTCGAAGCACCCGTTATGCCACGCTGTTCCGCTAGACGGCGTAGTTCCTTGAGTGTCATCGACTCAAGAAGGCTCGTCGTGTCTTTGACTTCAGGTACGCCGCTACCGACACCGCCTGGCTGTAAATCATCGGGCATAGGAGGGACGACCGCCGCATTGACAGGAGCCTCCGTAACAGCATCCTCCACGCTATCTACAAACTTCATAGGCGACGGGCTCAAGGGTGCGGGAACAGGAGAGGGTGTGCGTGCGACTTCCTCGTGGAGTTCTTCGTGGAGCAAATCCTCGTCTTCGCCTAGGACTGAGGAAGGAGCAGGAGGGTACTCTGCCGGTTGTAGTACACCACCGTCTCCGGGCGATTCTGTAGGAGATTGTGGAAGCATTGCCTTCATCTCGTATACAATGTTCTCAAGAAGGTTGATCTTGCGGAGCATAAACTGATTCTGTGTCCAGAACCAATATACAACACCGAGAATTAGCACCGTCATACAAAGTGCGATATAGAATGTATCGGACAGGTTCATTGTGTCTTCTGATTCTGCGTATAATGTTAAATTTCCTACAGAAACGCAGAATCTCGGAATCCGGGTTATTAGATAAGCCCCTTTTCCTTTAATATCTCCAGCACGCTACTAATATCGGAAATTCCATCTACGGCTTTGTAAGAATAGGATAACGATGTATCCTCATTGACAGTAGCATCCATTTTCAAACATTGTGCGGTTTTCTCATAACATTCCGCCAATTCTTTGAAGTGCGTGGATATTACACTCACCGTATTGGGTTTCACATAGAGTTTCTCTAAGAAAATACGGCTCGCAATAAGACCGTCGTGCGCATTTGTGGAATGGAATATTTCGTCCATCATGACGAACGTAGAGCCGCCGGTTGCTGCAAGGACGGATTTCGCAAAGTCAATCTCGGCCTCAAAGGTAGACGCAACACCCATTTTCCCCTCGTGCTCTAGTGCGGTAGTAATCGTATGAAACGGCGACCAGGACATAGACGTAGCCCACGCAAATCCCCAACTCTGGGCGGTCAGCACCGCAAGTCCCACTGCCTTACAATAGGTGGATTTACCTCCACGGTTAGGACCCGTAAGCAAAGTATGAGCACGAGCAGCAGAATAGTTGTTTGAAATACAGGTTTTGAGATTGGGATGGTATACATCCTTGAGCGTGATACCAAGTTTTGTTTGAAGTTTTGGAATACAAATAGAGTCTATGGATGCTATTGCGGAAAGTACGTCTATTTCGGAAATCCACGCAATCATCTCGTGAATGGACGACGAATTATTCCATACGTGACCAAAGGATGTCACATTGTCCAAATCATCGAAGGATTTTCCGGCGAGAATCGCCTTTTCGCCACGTTCCAAGCAATATTTGATGGCCTTCTTCTTTTTTAGCGGTAGTTCTTGTAAGCGTCCAACAATGGATTTCGCAACCGTGTAAACTGTTTTGATTTCACCGCCCCGTGTAGCAATATCATACCATATCGCACGTTGATGTAACGAAGACTGTATTTGATTCCATAGGCTCATAATGAACATAATAAGCGTGAATCCGATAAAGAGCGATTCAAAGAGACGACCAAGACGGTCTTCGTGACTTCGAGCACGTAATATATTTGGGATTGTAATCTGTTTGAGCAATACATCTTTGACACGATCTATGTATTCTGGCAATTCAAAGGCCTGTTCTGGATGTAGAATACGAAGTACAAAAAATGGAATGACGATTGCGAGAACCGGTGCGATTATCGCAAATCCAGGAAGTAGGATTGTTTTCCAGGTAAAATATGTATTTAGGATGAGCGGACTGGTATTTAGGAATCGTGCTATACTATTGCGACTCCATAGAATTTGCGATACAGACTCTTCAATGCGTGAATCTTTATTGTTTATGCTATCATCAATCCGAGATGTAATGGCGGAAAGTTGTGCGAGATCATTCTGTATTTTTTGAACAGTCGTTTGTTCCGAACGAAGGCCGAGAAGCGGAAGTTGTTTCCGTTTAATGGTGGCCGGATCCGCACTACAATCACGAATCCCTTGTTGGAAGTGCGAGGTGCCCCACGATGTTTTACAGGGAACGGAAATATGAGATAGATCAAAATCGGAATGGACTCGTGACCCGAGCATTTACTCAGAACTTCGCAAAAAATTGATGGAACGAAACGCTAATTCTACAGGTATCGGGATTCCTTTTCATTTATTTACTGCGTACAAGTTCTTTCTTTCAAATGTCATCTCGTTCTAACATGGCATCTTCTTCGTCACGTCTTTCTTCGTTTCCCGAGACGCTGCGGGCGGTACTTGACATGCGGAATCGTCCTATGGCGTGCCCTCCGGAGGTCGAGGCGGTTATGATGGCACTTCCGTATTTCAGTAAAAGTGCGACGAAGTCGGCCAAGCGGTTTGGCAATCTTTCGTTTTCGGGCGGCGGCGGTGGCGGCGACAGCAGCGGCAGTCGCCCGGCAGGTTGGCGTAGCGGAGGCAACCGTTCTGGTGACGATGGCTTCCAGGTGTATACGAATCGCCGTCGTGGAGGCGGCTATGACGAGCCAGCGGCTCGCGGCGGATACGATGAGTCGACTGGCCGCAGCAGTCACAGTGGAGGCGGCTATCGTAACAGCCATGGTGGTGGCGGCGGCGGCGGCTATCGTAATAGCCATGGCGGTGGCCACGGCGGCGGCCACAGCGGTGGCCACGGCGGCGGCCACAGCGGCGGCCACAGCAATTATCGTAGCAGCCACGGCGACAGCAGTCGCGAGGCTCCTCGTGAAAGCATTCGCTCAAGTGCGTACACTTCGCCTGTCGTAAGTAAGCCGGTGGAAGCCGTAGACACAACCCCGAAATTCAGTTCTCAGGCTGTGAAGGCGGCTGTCGATACGGAGGATCGCATTCTTGCTCGTGTGAAGGGCAAGATCAACAAGATCGGTCATTCAACCTACGACGCAACGAAGGTCTTCATGCAGCAGATTCTCGATTCGACCGAGATTGAGTTTCTTGACGAACTGATGAAGTTCGTCTTCATGAAGGCGGCGACGGAGTCCGCATTCTGCCCTCTCTATGCTCGTCTTCTTCACGAGCTCGCCGACGAGTTTACACACATTCGTACTGTGATGAACAAGATCTTCCAGGATTATACAGCCATCTTTACGGAGGTGGAAGGCGTTCCCGATGTTGGTACTGAGGACTACAAGGCCTTTGTGGAGGCACAGGAGCGTAAGAAGTGGCGGCGTGGCTACAGCCAGTTTGTCGCCGAACTCGTCAAGTGTGGCGAAGCCGACAAGGACGCCTTTGGTACGCTTATTCAGAAGATCGTTCTTGTTTTGGAAACCTCGCACAACAATTCTGAGAAGACTCTCCTTTGTGAGGAATACATTGACTGCTTGTCTAACATGTGTACAAGTGCGTCATCCATCCTATCTTCATCGGATTGGGCACCGATGATTAAAGAACGCTTAAATACCCTAGTCAAGAAGCCGCGTTCAGAAATTCCCGGATTGACCAACAAGGGTCGGTTCGCATTGATGCATTTGGTAGACTTTGCTGAGCGTGGCTGGAAATAAACTAAAACATTTGCTAACATTAGAAAATGCCCCGCCACACTCGCCGCAATAACAAGAACAGCCGCCGTAACAACAAGAAGAATAGCCGCCGTAATAACAGCCGTCGTGCCCACCGTGGTGGTGCGAGCGGTCTTTTTCAGACTGTCGTCGCCCCTGTTACGGGCACGCTGAGCCTTGCGGGCAACGTCGCCGGCCGTGGCCTCAACCTTGCGGTAAACATCCCTCTGGCGGCGGCCAAGGGCACGAAGAACGTCCTCACGAAGTCGGTGCGTAACCTGACGGCGGGTGTCGGTCGCCTCGGAAACAACACGGCCTCCGGACTCAACCGCACGGTTCGCCGCACGTTTGGCTCGGGCAACTCGCGGTAAATACAAAACATATATTTTTTGTATCATACGGAAATCATAAATGATAAAAATTGACTACCGAAGCCGTATTCATTATACGACCTCAGTATTTAAGCGTTCTTTGTAGATTCAACTTCAAATGCCACGCAACCAGGGAAACGATAAGCGGGGGAAGAAGGGCGTTAAGACTGCTACTGGAGGAGACGATGATAGTAGCGTTGACTCCAAAGGAAATGTTCGTAACTTAATTGATTATGATTATGAAGACGAGAGCGATAGTGAAATCTTCGCTATGGAAGATGCAAAAGAGCCACGCAAGGCGAAACAAGTCGCCAAACGGCGTTTGCGAAAACTTATGAAAGTCACACCGGATTCGGATATTCCGAAGAAGCGTAAGCCGACTCTGCTGATTCGTGACGAAGAAGAATCCGAGGAGGAAGAGGAACCGCCGAAGAGAGGTAAGGTATTGCGTCGTAAGGCGAAACCAGTTGAAAGTGATGAGGAAGAGGAAGAGGTCAAGAAACCCCGTAAATCATCTAAACGCAAGGTCGTCGAAGAATCTGAAGAGGAGGAGGAGTCTGAAGAGGAGATTGTTGCCAAAAAGCGTCGGAGTAAGCCTGTAAAGTCTCGTAAGACATCCAAGCGTATGGTTATGGAGGAGTCTGAAGAGGAGGAAGACTCAGACGAGGAAGAGGAGTTTGACGATGATGAGGAGGACGATGACGACGACGACGAATATGAAGGCGAGGATGACGATGAGGAAGAGTCCAAGCCACGCCGTGGGATTGATATTATTATTTCAGATATGCTTGGCGGCCGTGATTCGAATAAGCCGCGTAAGCACAATATGAAAAAGGAGTCCGCAAACGTCAAACGTTTCGTCGAACTCATACAAAAAGAGGAAGAAGAGGAAGACAATATTGACAATGATATTACTTATTTTAAGACGCTCAATGGCGAAAAGCAGAATTCTCTTCTGAAAGTATTGGAGTACAAGGCGAGTCCGGCGGAGGTACAGATTCCGCTCAAGTTTAAGATTCTGGAAAAGGTGGCGGTCAAACCGGAACTGAATCGTATTGCGATGTCAAAGTACAGTGCTCTCTGTAACCTAGATCCGTCGTCGTCCGAGTACTACAAATGCTCGCATTGGATTACGGGATTTACGGATCTACCGCTCGGCATCTATCGTGACCTCCCTGTCAAGATTGAAGACGGTGCGGAAAAGTGCGGCGAGTTTATGACGGGTGTTCATAAGGCGATGGAGTCCGCAATTTATGGACACGAGGAGGCGAAACTCCAGATTCTTCAGTTTGTCTCGTCGTGGATTGCGAATCCGAAAGCACACGGTAATGTACTGTCTATTCACGGACCCATGGGTGTTGGTAAGACGACGCTCATTAAGGATGGTGTTGCGAAGGCTCTTCAACGTCCATTCCATTTCATTACGCTGGGTGGTGCGACGGATGCGAGTTTCATGGATGGTCACAGTTACACCTACGAGGGGTCTACATGGGGTAAGATTGCGGACGTTCTCATTCAGTCCAAATGTATGAATCCGATTATCTACTTTGACGAGTTGGACAAGGTGTCAGAAACGCCGAAGGGCGACGAGATTATGAATATTCTGATTCACTTGACGGACGGCAGCCAGAACGACCGTTTCCAGGATAAGTACTTTACGGGCATTGACTTTGATTTGAGCCGTTGCTTGTTTATCTTCTCGCACAACAATCACGAGAAGGTCAATCCGATTCTGCGCGACCGTATGTACAATATTGCGGTCAAGGGCTTCTCGCTCAAGGACAAGTTGCTCATTGCGGAGAACTATCTGCTTCCTGAAGCACTCCGTGAGTCAGGTCTGTTTGAGAAGGTCAATATCAGCAAGGAGATTCTCCAGTATATTGTGGAGAACTTTACGGGCGGTGAGGCGGGTGTCCGTGAGCTCAAGCGTTGTATCCAGACGATTGCGAGCAAACTCAATCTGCTCCGCTTCTACAACAATCCGAAACAGGTGCCGTTTGCGATTGAGGGCTTCTCGTTGCCGTTCATTCTCAAGAAGAGCCATATTGACCTCTTTCTGAAGAAGAAGGAGGAGATGGACGCAAGTATTGCGCATCTGTATACGTAGTGGCTTCACCATATTCGCTACGTTTTTAAGATTATTTTTCATTGTATGAATATCACGCAATGAAAATAAACCACAAAATAACCGTCTAATAGAATGACAAGGTAGTCGTAAAGGTTCCTACTTCTGGATTACCAACTGTCGTAAGTGTAGCATAATATGTATCGCCATTATCAAATTCAACCGATAATCGCTGATTCACAACTTTCTTTTGGGATGTGGTTAATTGTAAAGTGTATACAAGTATATCAGGTGCTACTCCTCCGATTCGTTTGTATAGATTAAACGTTAATGATACACCAGAGTTAAGTGTGCCTGAAAATATCATTGTGCCCGCAATAAGAATCAGATTTTGTGTGACAGGAATTTCTGCTAAATTAGCGGCATCTAAAACATCTGCAGTTGCTTCTGATACAACGCCTGGAACAATATAATATAGATGATTTGTTTTAAGGTCACCAACAACACCAAACGTTGTAAAACTCGGTTCCAAAACAACCGAGAAACTACTTGAACCACAAGTGCCGTTTTGTAAATTTGTAAATCCAAGTTCCAAATTTCCTTGGCCGCGAAAAATATCTAACGCTTCTCCGTACACACTGGTCGTTTTCACATCCGCAAATGCGTTAGGATTGGCGGTTTCAATACCGATTGAACTGATGCCTCTTGCGTTGACAACCATATCACGAACAGCAAACCGATTAGGACCATTGACGTAAATACCACGTGTCAACCCACTGTTGCCGGACGCAACATTAAGTGTAGTGCGTTGAATGATGTTTGGCGATGAAAATGTAGACGGATTCGCCGTCGTTCCTGGCGAATACATAGCAATAGTGGAGCAGGGAGTCGTGGTAGCGGTGGATATATTCCATACACTTTGGCGTATTTTGGATGTGGTTGTTGCTCTGCTAGGTAAATAGCATCCAATCAGATCTACGCCATTCGTAGCGGTTGTCAAGTTGGCTGTAAAGTTTTCAAAACGGTTGTTTGTACTCATAGTAATAAGTGTTGTATTGGAGGTTACATTGAGTTTTTGAATAATGACACACTGAGTACCCGCACCCGTTACCGATACACCATCAGGCATAATAAGTGATTCATTGTATGTACCTGGTCGGACAATGACATTTTGGCCACTTGTCGCCAAAGCCAACGCAGCCGTAATGGTCGAGAATGGTTTCGCATACCGATCGAGAGCAGCCGTTGTATCATTACCGTAAATCGCATCCACCGTGAGTGTATTTCCAATAGGAGCGGTTTGTGAGAGTGAAGAGATATTAATACTCGAGACATTTATGGTTGTGGCGATGAGCGACCCAACCTGTTCCGTCAACGTTGAGATATTGTTCGCTACGATGGAACTCATCGTATTCTGAGTACCTACGAAAACGCCTACCTGCTCAAAGAGCGTCGAGATATTGTTCGCCACAATGGAACTCATCGTATTCCTAGTTCCTATGAATACACCGACTTGCTCAAAGAGCGTTGAAATATTGTTCGCAACAATGGAACTCATAGTATTTTGTGTCGCTGTCAGAACACCAACCTGCTCACGAAGTGTAGATATATTGTTTGTAGTTAAGGAACTAATAAACAGTTGTGGATCAATATAATCCAAGAATACTGGATTCATGACTGTTGACATACCAGGCGAGTAAGTACCAACGGTACTTAGTAATGTATCTGGATTGGGAGCAGCAAGTGTATTATTCCGGTGGAAAATCGTATTCGACGTATTTCCACGGACGATATAAGCAGGATTGAATGGAAATAAAGCCTTTGGCATTGCAAGTAACAATTCATTTTGCGTCAAGTTTATAAAATTGTCAGAGCCGGTCATCTCAAACAAACTATTACCACCTGTAAGGACTTGTGTATTTGTGATATAATTATCTGTAAACGGTACTGGGAATTTTACCCCGAATATATAACCATTATTGGATGTCATACTTACAGTGGCACCATTTGTATTAGCCGTAATTATGTTGCGTCGGAATCCATAATTGAAACTGCTGAATAGTTTGTCAATCGTGAGAGCAGAGCCTGTATCCGCTGACAACGTATTATTACGAATATCTAATATTTGTCCTGTACCACCCACAATTTCCAATGCAGAGCCGCTACCAGTATTTTGAACGTAATTGTCGTTCATTTCCCATAACATACCGCCCTTCAATCCAATTAAAGAACTAACAGATGGAATTGAAAATCTGCTGTTCTGAATATTGACACGTGTTAAATTGCCGTTGGTCGCTCGCGAGAAACTACTAATTAACAATCCGTGTGCGTTAATATTTTCCGCAGTTACTAACATACTCGCAAAATTCACTTGAAATACTTGAGTGCTTACAGCATAATCACGGATTGTAATTAATGATGTACTTGTATTGTTAGCCCGTTGATTAATATGTAGACCAGCATATTCACCAACAATGTTACCTATAGCATTAGGAGTTGTAGAATTGTTATTCATAATAGTTAAAGAACCATCGATTATAACTCCTTGATTAAATTTAGACCCTCGTGTTGTTCCATACATAGAAAGAGTTGGTTTGGTTACAACTACGTATTCCTCATAAATTCCAGGACTTACGTATACAGCACAATATTGATTTATGGGAGCCTTTCCCACTGCTGTAGAAATGGTCAAGAATGGACGCATTTGAGAACCGTCTCCGAGTGTATCATCGCCGTTCTTGGCTACATAAAATACATTCGATAAATTCTCGCCAACGAGACTAAAGGAACTTATAGAGTTGGAATAATATGGCGTTTTATTCTTTGAAAAGAATACGAAGTTGTTATTTGCCAGTGTACCAACGCGTATTGTAGAAACAGCAAGACTGCCAACTTGACCAGAAATAGAGGAGATATTCTTCGCAACAATGGAACTCGCAATAAAACCGCCAATCTGTCCACTTAGCGACGACATATTGTTTGTAGTTAAGGAACTAATAATCATTGTAGAAAATGATGATATAATCCCAATTGAATTTTTATACACAACTTCTTTGGAAATTGGATCGTATGCCAGTATGTACTGATCTATGTTTGTATCAAGACGTATAGGTGATATGTACAAACCGGATGAATAGGATTCAAGTGCATTTTGTGACGCATTGAAAATGATGGAACTCGGCCATTGGTCTGTTGTACCTGCCATATTACCAATCGCAATACCATACGCACCCTGTGTATCATTTCCTGCCATATGACCAATCGCCACAGCGTTTTTCCCTTGTGTTAAACTTGCGGCTTCATTACCGATTGCAATCGCATATTCGGATTGAGCGCCCGCCCCCGCAGCCACACCAATCGCAACGGAACACGTGGACTGTTTAGCATTTCCTGCCATATACCCCATAGCCACTCCACGGTATCCCTGATCAATTTCACCGGCAAACGAGCCGAGAGCAACATTTGTAGAACCGGTAATAAAGGCACTTCCGTTATAAAATATATAATCTCCGTATTCCGAAGCCGCTAAGGTAAATGAACCCGCTGGACCGGTCGCACCTGTATCACCTTTAATGCCTTGAATACCTATGCCAGGATTTCCTTGAAGTCCACGGGGACCTGTCGCACCGGTAGGACCCGCCGTTCCGAATATTGTAGACTGATTCATCGTATCCCGTACAATTAGGTTACTTCCCTCTGTATAAAGACGGAATCCGGTTACACCAGGTGCGGATGTTAATTCGATAAAAGGTGTTCCAACACCTGGATTTGTAAATACTTCTACGTTATCAAACTGTAATGTACCCGACATTCCTTACTATTTCAGTAGTATTCTTTTCTATATCGCAAACAAACTCTTTGTAAGAAGTTTGTTTGTAATATCATCCACACAATACAGTTCATTAGAATCCAGGCATTCCTACAGTAATTTCGTTACTCACTTCAACATCTTTCTTTGTGTCCACAGCCAATTCTGGAACAGCTCCACCACCCGCAACAGATTCGGCGGCACTTGTAAGACTTTCCACAACTTTTTTCACTTCCATTGCGTCTCCTAGATTCTGTATTAATGCCGCCGGGTCACCGTTCGCACCAAATAGATATGCGTACGAACCTAAACCGCTTGTAACGGTTCCCGCCATAAACCAGCGGAATAGGCTGCTCATATCCGGGAGTTTATTGTGTTGAAACGAACTAACGCCAGCTGCTATAAATAAAGCAAGGACACCGCCAACAACAGTAAAGATTAGAAAGTATAAGGTGGACATCGTGAGGCTTCTAGCCGCTCAACAGAAAAGCGATTCTGTATCTTTACGCAAGAACTTCAAAATCGGATGTAGCGGTTAACGGTGTATCAATATCGGCCTCAAGGTTTACAACATCATTCATTTCGAGTGAAGAACTTGTTGTACCAATAGTAAGTTTGGGAGCATCGTCCCAGTTTGCGACTTTATCCATCTTCGGAGTATAACGAATTTCACTAATAGCGGACGTGGTTTCATCAAAGACTGTATCATAGGGTGTAAAATGTACAGACGGCTCTGTATCAATCACAACAGTTTCATTGGATTTTTCAATGCCGACGGTGGATTTCGGTTCCATCTCGAGCGTCTTCTCCTCGGATGGAGACGGAACTGTTAGAAGCGGCGATGTATCTAATTTTTCAATAACGATGGGCGTAGTTGTATTAATAACAACGGGTGCTGGTTCGGCAGGCTTCTCCTCGGCGTCAGCCGCAGGCTTCTCCTCAACGACAACCGCCGCAGGCTTCTCCTCAACGACAACCGCCGCAGGCTTCTCCTCAACGACAACCGCCGCAGGCTTCTCCTCAACGACAACCGCCGCAGGCTTCTCTTCGGCGACAGCCGCCGCAGGCTTCTCCTCAACGACAACCGCCGCAGGCTTCTCTTCGGCGACAGCCGCCGCAGGCTTCTCCTCGGCCGCAGCCGCCGCAGGCTTCTCTTCGGCGACAGCCGCGGTGTCTTCCTCCTCTTCTTCCTCGGCCTCTTCATCGTCTTCCAGATAGTCACGTAGAATAGACTTTACAGGTAGCAGAGAACGTACAGCTCCACTCAATGCTTCGGTACACATAACCTCGGCCTGAAGTATATTCTTCTGGCGTTCAATCGGTGAAAGCTCATCCGAAAAAAGGAACGGAGCCTTCCAAAATGCCCGCGCACATTCAATAAACACACGGTGGAGAAAATGGTCAAGTTTTGGAAGGGTGATTTGGAGCTTCTTCTGTTTACTATTCACACGAATTGCCGTAAGCATTTTTGTGTGAGCAATGAAAACCGCTGTCATCAATTCCTCAACATAATCGCACCGGCAACTATCGAGTATAACACCAATGTGAACATCAATCACATCCTGGTTCCATAGAGGGACATCCGCGCAATATTTCTGGAACAGAGCCATTGTACGTTTTCCCTCCTTTGCGAGAATTGTATTGTATTCTTTACGGAAAAACTCTACGAGCGGTGGAACAATCCATATAGAGAGTTGTTTCATATATTCCGTGCGTGCCTCGGAATAAAGGGATACGGTTTCCATTTGTTTTGAGAGAATATACATATCTCATGCTTCAACCGCACCAATCAATGAGGATACGCAATCAAAAAAGAGCGTTCGTGGGCTCGTTCCGCCAAGCCGGGACCATTGCGAACAGGTATTGGATACAATTGGGCTATCTGGCCACCCAATACGCAAAATATCACGCAAATCAATACAATTAATGCGTGCGTACAATTCCGTTTCAACCGCCCAGGTAATCCATTCAGGACTATCGCACAAAGCCGGGCGTTTTGTAAGAAGTGTAAATATACCCTTATAATCGGGGCCCAGTGTAGGGCTATTAGTATGGCGAATCGCCAACGCATTCAACATTGCGGAACGGATATTTCCATAAGAAAATTGTACAATTGTTTCAATACGTTCACGTGGTATCTTGAAATCAGTACGACGTAGTAATTCGTAGACAATCGCAGTTGTTTCGGGTAGGACGAAGGAAACAACCTTGGAACGGCTTAGAATCGGTTCGGAAATCGCTCCAGCTTCCTTACATTCAAACACAATACGTGTTGTATTAGACGTTGTTTCCAACATACGACGCAAGAAGGCCTGAGTATCTGATGTAAGGGCTTCGGCATGTTCAAAGATAATCCATCGTAGTTTACCATCATTGGTTCGTGAACCCCGTGCGAAAATACGAATGTTATCTCGCACATCACGCAGACCCGCATTCGCAGTACAATCAATCACGAGTGTTAGAAATCCAGAAAGGGCGAGGCGTAAAAAGAGCGATTTCCCGCATCCTGTGGGCCCTACAAGAACAATATGTGACGCATTGTTTGTTCGAATCAATTCCGCAGTGTCTTTGATAATATCGTGGTTGCCGACAATATCATCAATGTGTTTCGGTGAATGTGGATCGTATTTCGCCGAATCAATCATTCGTTTATGTATTCTTTTGCGTAGGTGTTTTAGACTAAGGGAGACTATCACCCCTTAGTCTAAAAAAATGTTATAGGCATTTATATCGCATGTTTACCGCCGACCATCGCCGATTTGTGTAGCGGAATCACGTAAGGATTCTTTTCAAGAGCCGCAACGTAGACCGGCTCATTACGAATGGCAGAGATATCGAGTTTTAGAACTGTACGAGGACGTTGCGCACCAATGACATCTGTCGATGTCGGTTCTGAATTGACGCGATCCAGACCAGGTTCGCGATCGTTGACCGAGTCTGCGACGAGTCTACGGTATTGGAGATTGATATTATCTTCTCCATTAAAGACCTTCGTGCTGGAACCCATCGGCTTACGACCTTGCGCAATCTTCTCGCGTTGGGGGTAGTGCCGCATAGCAAGAGCGTTCTGGCGATTTGTTTCACGTGTCGCAACCGCCGAAATGGCTGTGCCCGTGTAGGCGGATTTACCAGAAATGGACGCTTTTTGTGTAAGGCGAACGCCATCTTGTAGGCGAACTGTTGCGGTTTGTGGAACATCGGTAATACCACGATTGCGGTACATATCCCAATCTGCGAGCGTATTACGGCCGGTGACACGAGCAATATCTTCAGGGTCATAGATGGTTAGTTTTTGAGCGACATCAGCGGGAGCCATTACACCAAGATAGTCATTATCTTCGGTTGTTTCACGTACGGTGGTACGTGCGACATCATTCGGATCGTAGACGGTGAGACGTGGTTGAGCACTTGCGGGAGCCGCCGTACCGAGCCAATCGTTATCTTCCGTTGTTTCACGAACCGTTGTGCGAAGAGGATCGTTGGGGTCGTAGGTCGTGGGTTTCTCGGCGAGACCGGCCGCAAGAGCGTTAAAGTTACCGGACGAACGGGGATTGTCAATAAGTTCTTCCGCACGGGTTTGGCGTGCTCCGTCCTGGAGAGGCAACGCAACTTCACGGCTATCCGGTATAACGTTGGTGGCCTGTACACGTTCGCCGGTGTAGAAACGTTCATTCGGTAAGATTTCAACGCCGGATTTACCGTAATCGTTCTGTTGCGCATCCGTATTTGCGTTGAAGTTATCCGTCAAATCCGCATTACGGAATCCCCACGAACCCATCTGTTTCGCAAGCGGTGTACGGGTAGAACCAATTGTATAGGTCGCTTTGCCTTCCGCCTGACCCGCAATACCTCCATATTCAGTCGTTGTATCCTTGCGTGTCGTATCCTTAAGAACTTGTACGGAGCGTACAGACGGTTTGGTATCCGCACCGACTGTTACAAAGTTACGTTCGCCGTTTTCGTTCAAGTAAAAACGGTCAGGTGTGTATTTACGAACTTCGCCAACAGTTTCTGCTGTGCCACTTGTGGTAATATAGTGCGAACCAGGAACGACGGGTTGAGAATAACTGAGTTTGGGATTCGTTGCTACACGCAAATCATTCGTTCGTGGCATACGTTGAATAACGTACTCTTCGCCCGCTTGTTGTTGATAACCACCGGACGGTAAGTGTGTGTAGCCCGCATTGAGACCGGGGCCGACACGTATCTGTTCCATAGGACGTTCGCCACTACGGTTTTTCGGTTCTACAATACGACTCTCCATGAAATTCGTCGTAGACTCGAATCCGAACGGATTGCCGATGGGCTCCTTTGTAGGTTCAAAGAAGGGAGTCTGTTCGCGTTTCGCAAAGAGAGCCTTGCCAGAGCCGGTGTAGTTATCCAGAACTTGATTGTTTGCGTTATCGACCATACTCTGTTTCGGTTGTCCACGGAAGAAGGGAACCATGTTGGCGTGTTTGAACTCACCGGGCTGAAAGACAATGCCGGATAAGGGCGATACAAACGCATCACGTGGTGTTGCGTCTTCCCAGCGGTTAGGACGAAGTTGGAGTCCTGGATTGGAGGTCGTATCTGTTTGCGTAGGTAGGGAGAGCGGAGGAACTGGAAGAAGATTCGGCGTTGCTTGCAGTTGCGACGGATTCGGTTCGGAGGGAAGTGACCCGCCGGAGGGGAGTTGATACTGGCGATCGTAACCACCGTTTGTTGTATAGGATGGTTGGCGTGGTAGACCAGGGAGAGTATAGTGACTGGGAGGTGTGCGATCCGTTCCTGGAGTTGCTGTGATTGCGGAGGGCGAACGTACAGTGGGATTCGCAAATCCCTCGTCTTTTTTATTCGCAAGAGCACGGTTGGCTAGATAGCCGGCACCGAGCAAACCTATAAATGCTACGGCTTCCATTAAGGAACTTCTACTTGGGCAGTAAAGATTCTATAGCGTCACAAACACGCATTCGCAGAACTACAGTACAATCGATGAAGAATAGGATTGTACTGTAGTATTTGTATATATGATTACGCAAGAGCAGCGTAATTGTGTTTTGTGTATCCGGTGGATGGAGGATTGACCGGTGCGGCTTGAATGCCGTATAAGGCACTGGGAGCCGCCGGGAGATGGTCTTCTCCACGAGGATAACTGACGACCGCACGTTGTAAGGCCGCATTGATATCGGATAAAACACCAGTTTGGAGGCCTTCGTACTTGTTCGGATTGTCGTAGGCCGCAGGAGCAGGTAGAAGTGTCGTGGAGTTAATCGGTACAGGAATACACGGGCGATACTGATCCTTTTGTTGGAGGCGTGTAGTGACCATCCAGTCGAAGGGCATCATAACGGACTCCTGTGGGTTTTGGCACAGCCACTCCCAGCGATTCCAACCGGACGAGCGTAATGTACATGGCGGATCAACGAGCCGGGTGTGTACTTGTGGGAATGAGCATTCCTTTTGCGATGTAAGCGAGCCTTTGTTAATTTTATCCGTTTCGGGATTGTACTGATTACACATCGTCTTGGTCGTAGGGCGGTTGATATTGAATAAATCGGATTCAACGTCGGTTTTCGCATACGAGGAATTTTGGGCGGAGCCCCACTTCTGTAAGCGTGTGGTTGGTTCCGGCACGAAGCACGCATCGCAGTACTGCGGAGGAGCCGCAATCTGGTAACGGCCAGGACCCGTGGTTACACGTAAATCGTCCGTTGTCTTACAACCATCGTATTGACGGCGATTGAAACTCTGGTCTTTTAGTGACGTTGTAGCCATCCTCTGGTTTAGATGAACAATTTCTACAAATGAATTATCAACTTAGTTCAAAATCGCAATCATAATGAGTATGATGTTGAACAATGTAAATATCGGCTATTTAAAATCGCATAGGATGGCACGTTCCTGCGTTGAGTTTTTCGGGAGCACCTACACCAGGGAATGTTGTGTACTGGCAAGTCGGCAAATTTCGGGGAGTTGTATTAACGCTCGTTACACGACCGTTGGATTTGTCCGTAATCGTAAATGTCGGAGGCATATCGGGGCAATCCGTGCCACCAAGAGGGCACGCCGGAATGTACTGCCGCGCAATACACTTGCTCTGTACACGCGTAATACCCATTAAATCCGATTCTAAGTCGACTATGCTGCCAGAAATGTTAGACACTTCGGAACCGCCAACGAGGCCAAGAGCGTTGCGGCACTTTTGAGGGTGCTCGAATTTAACGGGCATCTGGGTATAGGAAAACATACCACGCGACTGTTCATCGCGAACAGTTGTCATGTCCGTCGATCCGATACGATTCCAATTGGAATTCCACGGCGCATTTGTTTCGGTTGTCTCCATTCTTATCTCTTCATTTCTTCTATTTTTTTTAGCCCACTAACAGTTCAGGTCACGTACAAATTGACGACTGGGTACACCGCCGCGAATCCAACCGGCCGCCGCAACTTCGGGAACCAAGTTTGTAGGGTTTTGAATATGTTTTGCTAAATGGGGTACAAGCGGCGTAAATTGTCCATCAAAGAATGTCTCTGTTACAGTTCCGCAAGGGCGTTCAATACGAGCAAACTCCGAGTAGATGAGGCTGCTCTCAACGTCAGCATTTCCGCGGCCGTTGCCCATATAGGGAACCGTCGCAAAAGGGCGTGACTGGTTGTGGAGCGGGCAACGAAGACGGCCTTCCTGTGTAAAGTTTACACGCAGACGCGAATCATCGTCGACACGAACGTTGTTTAGGCCGTATCCCTCGCGCCCGAGCAGTGTAGGATTCGGGTACTCAACCGCCGCCGCTTCGGCCTGTTTGGGTACGAGGTTGCGAACTTGGTATTGACCGGGACCCGCTTGGTCACGTATTTGCTGTGCGACTTCACAGCCGTCGTCCCAGGTGCGTGTAAATTCGTTGATCTGAAACTCCTGAGGTGCGTGGTTGACGCCACGTGGAAATGGAGCGGTCGACATCGTTTCTAAAGGGTTCGGTTTTTTTACACTGCGAAACTCTAAAAAAATGACGACCATTCTCGCAGACAATTACGACTAGATATTCACCATGAGTCAGATTGGTCGTGTCCGTTCCATACATGATATTCCCTACGAGATTAAGCCGAACACAGCCTATCATCCCGCACTACGTGAAGGAGCAATTGAGCGAATCCGCACGAAAAGCCCAGTCAAGGAGGTCGGAGAGAGATTGTCAGAAGCATTGGAATACTATGTATCGGATACGGTGTGGGCGGTGATTATTGAAGACAAAGGACGACCGTTGTATGTCGCACAAAACCTTGCTCTCGCACGGACTACATTTCCCTACCGTCGTGTGCTGTGTGTACCGCTCAACGATATTTATTCCCAAGTTGATAACAGCCCGATGACCGTGGAATACGACCCATTGACTTGAGAGAACTACGTGCGGTAAATCCGATGGAACGACGTGTATAAAATCCTTTTTCCGCTGTTTTCGCACGTTTTAGAGTACGAAATGGACTTTTTTGGACACGTCGTGTTTGCCAGGGAAATGGTTTTGTAACACAGGACATTCTTACCCATTCTGCGGATAATATTTATTAACAGTATATAGAGAACGAAATGGATCTCTATGTGAGGAGTAAGTACATTGATGGGACTCAACACAAGTATGAGTTTTTCATAGAACATATTCAATCCGTGATTCCATATTTTTATCTTGCGAACAACGAAAATATCTACAATGTTCTATTGACGAATGAAACGAAGGATGATTTATGTAGTTTGAATAATATATTTAATACAAAAAAAAAGAATCCCGAATTTCAACGTACACAGTTAGTATTTCACGGAATATCGGATGAGCATAAAGCCTGGTGTGAGGAATATTCCTTTCAATACAAGGCTTTAACCGACGATGTTCAAGCAAAACGGAATTCGCCGCCATATATCGCAAAAGAATGTAAAGAGCCTGCATGGAAATATAAGGATTATTGTCTGATTATGGATTATTATACAGATAGGTCTATACAAATCTTACGGATTGAAGGTCTAGAACATAATTGGGATATATTTCCGCATCTTACGCCAAGCAATTATGTATTTGTAATGATTGGTTGTATGTTTGCGAAATGGAATTTTGAGTTAGCACGAAATACATTGTTTACGCAAAATCCAACCTTTCCAATTGAGAACATAATTTGGGAAGCACCTGATTTTGATACAATGTTATGGGCAACTGAATATGGATTTCCGTATATTTTCTGTAATAATAATTGCTGGCTGGATTACAATAAGTTTAAGATAGATCCAAAAGAAAAAGACTACAATATGGTGATGAATTGTCGCCCAGAACGAAATTTCAAACGACCGTATCTAGCAAAAAATGTTCAAAATCTTGCGTATATTAAAGGACGTTTATTCAATAAAAAGGATATCTATGATTATTCGGAACTTCGATGTAAATTTATAAACATGACACGTATTACTCCAATGGAAGTTGTAAAAATATACAATCGATCGTATTGCGGTGGTATTTTTTCCGCAGCTGAAGGAGCCTGCTATTCTTCAAGTGAATATCTATTATGCGGTTTACCAGTTGTATCAACACGTGGACGTGGAGGTCGTGATACATGGTATACGCTAGACAATTCTATCATGGTTGAAGCAGATGAATGTGCGGTAGCAGCAGCAGTGGAGCGCTGGATGGAGTTACAGAAGGAGGGAAAGGTTGATGCGGAACGTATACGACAGCAACATATTGATATGTCAAATCAGATGCGTACTAATTTCAATAATGCGGTTCAGGCTATCTTCGATAAATATAATATAGGGCGTAATGCTTATGACTACTTTTTGAAAAAGTACACTCATAAGTTTAAAGATAATTTCCCAACAGAGATAGCAATACGCATATTGAAAGAGAGAGTGGGTAGTTTTGTATAAATTATAAATGAATATCAAAATGTTTCTCTAAGATCGTAATCCATTTATTTCTTATATCGCACTTGTATGATTCCAAGATTGTGTTATCGTCTTTCCATTCAAATGTTTCAAGTAATTCTATAAGATGTGTAAACGAATCGTAATAATATATATTAGGTGATTTGAATACTTCGTAAAAATCGGCTAAGTCAACCCAGGTTGATTTATGTTTGAATATTGATAATTCGTCGGGTAAATCAGACTTCCAATAAGCAGCAACACTTTGAATACCGCACTTTTGTAGCATATAAGACTTAGAAGGGAAAAAAAGCGGCATTCCTGCTGTATAATGTTCAAACATACTCATTGTACTTATTTCATAAGGAATATGAATCACACCCCGGAATTCTGAAATATCAGACCATTTATAAGGTTTCCCTAATTCAGATTTGTTTGTAATGAGAGGATGACTTGGGAAACTTCCATGATAGCATAAAAACGTTGTTCGTGAAGGTTTGTATTTTATGCCTGTATAAGCACACAAAGAAGGAATATGTATTGTATCAAGCCCGCAACCAAGTTTTGTATAGAGTTGGTCGGCTTTATTATTCGATACAGGTATCAGTAAGCCTTTTTCATTTAATCGGCGAAGACAATCTTTATAGGATGCTAACATATCCATATTTTTTGACCAACAGAATGGTAAATCATAACGGCATGAATTGATCATAATAATTGGTTTACCGTATTTTTCAAAAATAGGTATAAACCCATTTGGATGCCCACAAATAAATCCATCAAATGTTTTTAAAAAATCATCGTATTCGTCTTGAAATAAACGTATGGTTGACTCATTTATTTGGATCCATGATGACGCATTTATGTGTTTAGGAGAATCACGTTTTCGATTAAATACCCATGAATGGCCACTCATACACCAGTCTGTAATATCAAATTCAGGAAACAGATGTTTGAAGTCTGCAATCACAGAAATATGTAGATCCATATTGAATAATTTCATATCTATTTATTTGTTTATAAAATATTTGCCTATATCAGGTAATGTTTGATAAAACTGAAATAATATGTCCTGATAAATTTCTAAGTTTAGATTCAGAACATATTGCTTATACAAAAACGGATGTTCTGCTTAGAAACAATACAATCAATTGGCGGGGAAAAGAGCATACATACCGTAAAGCGAACATATGGATAACAGGCCATTCTACATATCCGATTACGGATAATTTATTTAAAAAATATAAAGAGAATTGCAAGGTATGGTATGCTATAAATAAAGAAACATGCGATCCTAATTTGCGAACAATACCATTAGGTATTACAAATGATTGCGATGATTCACACGTTCATAGAATATTTGGTAACACAGATATTATGATAGAAGTCATGAATATGCCACGTAAAATTAAAAACGTAGTATTTATGAATTTCTCTTTGAACAATTGTAAAGAAGAGCGTTTATCATTATATAAGTTATTTGAAAATAAGCCATGGGTTACAAATATAAAACCGAATTATACATTGTTGGGTCGTAAATCTTTCCTAGAAGAGTTAAGAAATCATAAGTTCGTATTGTCTCCTCGTGGTGTTGGGGTAGATACACATCGTATGTGGGAAACTTTATATATGGGCAGCATTCCCATTGTAAAGAAGCATATAGCATTAGACGAATTTTCAGATCTACCTATTTGTTGGATTAATGACTGGAATGAGGTTACAGAAGAATTTTTAGAGGCTGAATATAAACGAATCACCGAAACATCATGGAATATGGATAAACTGAAGATGAGTTATTGGGTTAATATTATACAAAAAGAAACAGAAAAACTATTAGAAAGAACGTAAACTATATTTTTACTCAACGGCGAACAAGATAAATACACAAAAGGTATGGTTCTTACCCATAAATATTTGAAATAGGTACAAAGTACTCATTTCAAATTCGTTCACTAAAAACAATTCCTTGATGCTATATTCAAGGTGGATAACGCATATCTCCCGTTCTATTATGAATACATTCTACCGCATCATATAATGAATAATTATTTTCCATATTATGTTTCTTTATGAGTAAACTTAAGATACTCTGATCGTGTCTATATTGTTCTCTCTCTTTAATATCGGGCTCTATACTTTTAGAATCATCCAAAAAGTGGTAATTACAAGATAGCTCGTACCATTGTCTTATTAATTTAACTACTTTGTCGCATTTTCTTAACATTAATATTCCACCTTGTATTTGAGGAGTATTTAGATAACGATCGTCGCCTACATCCAGATACTTTATCAAATCCATCTTGTTCCAAAATTTTTCTAAATTTGGTTTATTTAAAACAATTGTATAAATAATATCTGTTGTTTGAACAATTGAAAAAAATTCTTTCATTTTGTTTAGTTTTTTTATATTTTTACAATTTAATTCGCATCCAGCATCTAAATATAGTAATATATCATTATCTTTCATAGATTCTAGTGTTTTTAATATTAAATAAGATTTCCATATCCAATATCCGTGCCCCCGTTTATGTTTGCTTATAAAATCTTTATGTGTATTCCAGAATTCAACTTCTTTTTCCAAATCAGCGTCAATATAACAATGAACATAATCAAACAACGATGATGCTTCTACTTGTATTTTTAATCGCATAGACGCATCTCTAAAATTTTGGCTACCTCCACCAAATGTTAAAAAATGTTTTGCCATCTATATATTGTTATAATATTTTTATAAGGACTGATTTATAAAGTTTATTAATTACGGATCTAATTCATGAACAATTGATTTATTTATAATTAGATTACATACAGCTAATCTACTCCAGGGTCCGCCTTGTATTAAATCTTTATTTTTATAATCGTCTTCTGTAAATAAATTATCATTATCATACCATTTTACACCTTCGCATTCAACGTACCGCACATCAATATTTAATTCATGTCGAACAGCATTAAATATCGTATTCCAAAAGTCTAGAGGTTTGTATTTATAGGGCACAAGGCATATATTTTTCATATACGGGCAAAACAACGATATTATAAACGAAGATCCAAAAGGAGATATAAAATAATTAAATGTTTGGAATAATAAAATTTGTTCTACTATATTGAGTTTTTTAAAATTATCACATGTAAATACTGTGACAGTATACCCTTTGTTTGTCAAAAGTTCCCTTATCTCGTCTATATTTACAATTTTTCTACCAGCATTGCGACTTGGTTCTTTGTATGTATTTTCAATTGGATGAAATAAACATATACTTTTTTTTATAACCTTGTTTTCATGATTGTAATTTATATATTTTAATACAGACGTTTGAAGTAGTTTTAATACTTTTATATTTGGCATAGTATTCAATTGAATATAATGTTTATACAAATATAATAAAAAATTCATATTTCTATAACGTACAATAACGTTGTTTAATAGTATGAATTCATTTTTTCTTTCTGGGAATGTATATTTAATTATAGCATCATCTGATTTATTATAATTGTAGAAACTATGTTTCATTACATTGTAAAACGTAGTAATATTGTTTGGTTTGAAATCAATCGCAAGGACAGATTCTATTGTATCACAGTGTGCTAATAATATCAAGTCCGATAAAGTTCTCTCCAATATATGTCCTGGATTATGTTGTCCTGGGTGCGTATGATGAACTAGATATGTATTACTAAATGTATTATTGACAGTTGTTAAATATTCATTAAACACGTCATTATTTACATAATTGTAATTGAACAGCGATGAACAAGTATTACATTGGTTAGACATATCGTGTGTAGATGCATCAGCGGGGATTATTAATAAATGTTTTGATACATTATAAATTACCTTTTTAAATTTAATAAATTCAAAATGATTGTCAATAACAATTAATTCCATCTAGAATTACGATTTAAAATAATCCAAGATTCCCCTATTCATCGTCGTCTCCGAAAAGTACTTTGCGTATACATCCATTCCCGCCAAACTCATCGCTGCCAAACGTTCCTCCTCGAAGTTCTTTAAATGCTCATACAAGCTCCCGACCTCTCCCTCTTTCCACACAATACAGCAATCCTCCCATGACCGACCGCACGGCGGCATGACCATTGTATCCGCAAGAATCACCGGGATTGATCCGCACTGTAGCGATTCCCATATACGAATACTATTGGGACCACATCCCGAGGGACAAAGCGAAAACTTTGAGTCACATAATGTGCGTTTGTACACCTCTTCCGCTTCCAGATTCGTGTCCACCGCTCCCCTATATACAATGGCTTGGTAGTGCCATTCCGTGCGTTGTAAAACATAACAATCAGCGTGTTGTGAAAATGCTTCTATCAAACGTACCCGAACATCCGTTAAGTAGTTTTTCGGATTGTATTGACCAATAAAACTTGCGAGAAGTGGTCGTGTACGAATATCACGAATCTGGTCAGCGGGACTTCGTTGAGCAGGATACAACGGAAAAGGAAGCACCTTAATTCCATCGCGCGACTCGTACACCTCATCGCCCACAGCACAATGCGGTGTAAATAGATACTGAATGCGGAGACGTTTTAGCACATCAATATGTTCACGAAACCGGTAATGTTGAAAGACGGTGAAATACGTTTTTGATGGATCGGGTGTATACGAATCCAATAGGTCATTTAATGACCGGTCTTTTTTCCACTTATTGTCAATGTAGGTTGCCCATGGAAAAGCAAAATAATGGTGAGGAATGTTCTTTCCTTCATAAAATAAATCAAAGACACATTTTTCGGTAATTACAGGCTCCTGCCATTTTGCGTTGTAATAGACAAAATCGTAAGAGTTTACAACCTCTGTACATAGTCCGGTCGATTCTTCCACGGATGTCATTCCTATTCATCTATATTTTTTTCGCCACCCTTAGTACGGATGTATGCGTCATATGACTGATTCTATCGTCATTGTCGTACAATACTATCACATTCGTAATGAGAGTGCGGATTATCGTATGCGTCGACAGCGTGAGATTGACGATTGTTTAGTTCGTAATTCAATGAATACATCTGTGGACGCAATCCACGTACTTGTTGAGGAAGACTTTGATTTTGGGTTCATACCCGCAGAATACCGTTCCAAATTACATATTGTCAATATCGGAAAACGCCTTACCTATGAATTTGTATTTGATTACTATAATACACATATAGCCAATAGTATTTGTATCTTGATAAACGCAGATATATACACAAACAACACAGTGGATGTGCTACGCCATGTAAATTTCAATAGTGTCTTTTTTGCGATGAATCGTTACGAACACAACGACCGTAGTGATTTATTGCTTCTGAATGGACTTGAAGTGAATCTAGCTACACGGCACAAATGCCCCTATTTAATACCGTATCAGGCCTCAGTATGGTCGCAAGACGCATGGATATGGAAATCGCCAAATCTAATTGTTAGAAATTGTGGATTTGAATTGGGAACACCAGGATGCGATAATCATATTATTTATCAATTGCTAGCACAGAATTTTATTGTGTGTAATCCAAGCCGTCTTATCTGTATGAATCATATAGATCGGCTTTCTATACAACATGAATCCTATGGCATTGTAAAGGGTATCGTCTCTAAAAAACGTGAACAACGTATTGGAGATATGAAAACGTACACGTTTGTAGAGAATTTGGATGATATTCCGGATAAATATACAACAAATATTGATATTATTACACATCCAAAATACTCGTTTATGAAAGGAATAAAGTTTACAAAGATAATCACGGAAATACAACCAGACCTGTGTACAGTGACTGCGTCATCTACACACGATTGTGTTCCCACAGATATTTTTTTCCGACCGAATGCACATTGGGAACCATTGACGACCGATAGAGACCCGTATGTAGAGTTTAACTTTACAGAAAATCAGACCATCGTAATCATCGATATTCTAGGCAAGTTAACGCTAAGGAACGATGCAACTGTTGGATATGTATCAGTCTTTCATGCGGAATGGATGTCACCCTTCAAATGTTTGAAGTCCGAAACATATAAAGGAATTTCTGTTCCAAACGGAAATGTCATACAGCGTATATATTTGGAGACGCCAATTGTAACAACAAGTCTACGCATATATCCGTTGGAGTATGTAGGCGTACGCGCAATGAAACTACGTATGTTTACCCAGGAGGGATAAATCCCCACCAATTATATGATTCAGCAAATTTAGAATTGTCTGAATCGCAATAATTTGTTTCAATCTTACGGACTCGACAGCCATGTCACGCTTCCGCCTTCCGTGCCGGTGCGGCACGCCGCATTGTTTCCCTCTTTACATGTGCGTCCAGGTACACGGAATAACCAATTTTGGAACGATTCCTGGTCATTGGGAATGCTGGTAGAGGGTTGGGTAATCCACGCACGCTGGTTCTGATTGTGCTGGAAAACATCATCAGGATCGCCATACATACGTGTTTGGAATTCATCGGACAGTGTACGAATCATTTGCGGTGTATCAACACTGGCCGCAACAGGGCGTGTCGGATTGTCCAGAATTTCGCTCACAAGAACATTCATGTAGGGATTCGCCGATGTCGGATTCGTGCGTGTCGTAGTACCAATCACATCCGCTACTGTTTTATCGGCGACATCCGCACCGCCTACAATATTCGGGGACTTACTTCCAGGTGTTGTAAACAACGTTGGACCCACAATCGCATTTTCAAATCCCTCACGCAGAATACCACGTTGTTTCATGCCATAATATGCCGCAACAGCAAGTATCGCTATGCCAACGGATAGAAACATATACGCAGCACTACGATGAAGAACTGTAAGGAGTACAGCAAGATAAATACCAAATCGGGTCATTGAGTTTAGAGCGGTCGTTGTACACGTCCGAGCACTTTCTGAGAACGGAAAAAAGTCATAATAGAAGTCCAATAAAACCCTCGGCGAGTCTACCCAAAATGGATCGCATCGGGGAGCACTCATATCTTCTTACTATGCTATCCGGTTTTATTGCGATACAGCAACCGTATTACACAATATTCAATCTATATACAATTGTATAGATTCAATAAAAATTATGCGTTTATTTACGTCCTTTTTTCGGAGCAGATTTCGCCTTTTTCTTTTCCTCGTCCTCCTCACGCAGAAGAGCGGCCATTGACGCAAGAGCAGCGGCTTCGGAACCGGCTGCGATAATTGTATTCGCTACTCCAGTCGCACCCGCTGTTTTCTTCTCCGCCGCCTTACGACGTAGGCGTTCCTGAACTTCACGACGACGAGCAGAACCTTCGTTACCGGATTCCTTATCCGTATCTTTGAACATTTCACCAATGCTGCCAAATAGGTTTTTAAATGTATCGTTATCTGAGAACTCCTTCATGAGTTCTTCGGCTTCACGAATAATATCCTCACGACGGATTTCGCCACGCTGGAATTTCGCTTGTATTTTTTTTGCGATTTTTTGAGCCGCTGCCATCATCATTTCAGGCTTCTGGCTGAATATTTCTTGTAGGAATTGGAAGATACGAGCGGGGTCTTTGGTCTCCAGCATTTCAGGTGAGATGCCAAAGTCTTCGGGTTTGAATTCATGAACAAGTTCCTCCGCAATCTTTGCAATATGGCCTTTGAAGAGGCGTTCAGGAATCTTGAATTTCGGTGCTTCGGCTCCACTCATATCTTTGAATCCGAATGTCTCGGCCATTTTCGCAAACTTCTCAAACAGATTTCCCATCTCTTCGCCAATACCACCGCTTCCCTCACCACCTTCACGGAGTTTACGCATCATCTCTTCCATATCCGCATTGAAGCCTGATAGATCCCAGAATCCGTCGGTGCTATCTGATACTGCTGTAAGTAAGAGTAGTGAACTGAGATATTTCCAAATGGCGGTCTGTGTTGTGCTACTGAGTTCTTTCCATAGAGCCTCTGTCATGAAAAATCCAGGAACAAGTTCAATACCTTCGCCCGTGAAGATACTCGCATTCTGTTCGGCTACATCTTTCGTGCGGGATTTCCATATACGGGTGAAAAAGGCTTCATCGCATGTCGCCGCTGACAGAGATGTAGCAAATTCCGGAAACGTTCCCTTCAGGTCATCCACAAACTGCGTATAGGTTGTTGTAAAGGAAACCGCCATTTTGCTGTATGGACTGTAGAGATGGTTATGGTAAATAGAACGCAAACAAGTGATTCATCACTGAATACCAGCAACACGCTCAGCGAGAACAACAATAACCTTACACCACGCCCAGATAGCCTTCTTATTGGCTTCACTCATCGTTGACCAATGGCGATCAAAGATAATATATGCGAAAGCATAATCTTTGTATTCACTATTCAATACAGTTTTGGCTTTCGCAATCAGAGCGGCCTCATCCTCCGCCTTGACGGGTGTATGAAATTCGGGATAAATATAGTCCATAAAACCCGAATGGATGAGTTTTGGATTCGCCTTCTTTAACATTTTCAGAGCATCGAGAGCGACTTTAATATCCTTTTCTTCGGGATATGTTTCAGACAAGTCCTCCACAAACTCCAGAAGCTTATTGTTAAAAGCGGCCAAATTATTCGCCATTGTGGTACACTACTATATATATGAATCAAATCGTCAAATTTTACCGTCGGGTCGGTGCGGAGGGCACATCTTTATCACGGCTAGCCGAAAAGGCTTCAAATTCACGTAAAAGAGCATCCTCTTTTGCGGAACGTTTCGTAGCACCACCACTGCCTCCGCCGCCACTCGGATCGGCTGTTCCAAAGCCACCACCGGCACCGGAGGGAAGGAGGGACTGGAAATTACGCTCAATTGGATTCATGCCCTTTTCGGCTGTAAAGGGATCGCCGATAAATGAGAAATTATCCGACCAACGTCCGGCCGCCATTTCCGAACCATAATACGCTAAGGGACCTTCGGCGGCCTCTGTCTTTCCAGAGGGAGCCGAAGCAGCAGAGCGAGCCGTTGCGGCCGGGCGTGGTGCTAAATCGGGAGAGTAGACGGGTGGAGTGAGTGGAGTCTGGCGTTCATCGAGAGCAGCCTGAGTTGATTTCGGTGTACTGGCTCCAAGCTTGGCTTCAAATAGCCAGTTATTTACAGCACCGGGGCCCACACGAGGTTCGGATTCGCCCGCAACAACCAGCGTGGGAACTGATTTGAGCCATGTCGGGAGTGCTGGACGTGATGGGCTGCTATCAACACATATCAACTGGAACGACGGTACAAAGGGTGTTGTAGACAGTTCCTCCAAGAACGCTTGGCAGAATCGGCAACGCTGACTGTAATACAGACGATGCTTACTCATTGTTGTTCTACACGGCGATTTCTTACTCGTCAATAAAACGAACAAAATTGAGGTTTAAACAATTACGAGGAATAGGATAAATAGAGATGTTTACCGATTATTCTGAAACGGGTCCCGCACTGCTAGGCGATAAGTCCCACACTCTTCGTGGCACGTTCCGTCTGCGAAATTCTACTATCACCGTTGCGAATACTATCCGACGGTCAATTCTTGCCCATACTGCGACAGTCGCCTTTCGTACTGAACCGCCCGAGAAATCGGATGTTGTTATCAGTGTAAATACGACACCGCTTGTGAACGAGATGATCGCACATCGTCTTGGTATGATTCCGATTCGTGTAGATATGGCGACGTTTGAACCATCCAATTATGAATTCATTATTGACAAGGAAAACAATACGAAGGATATGATGGATGTATCTGCATCCGATATCCAGGTCTTTATGAAGAATCCAGATGCTCCTCTTGAGGCACCGACACTCTTGCCGAACGAACAATTCTTCCCTCCCGACCCAATTACTGGAGACACGTGTCTGATTACACGACTACGCCCTCAATGGAATCCTTCCAATCCCAATGAACGTATTCACCTCAAGGCAAAAGCGTCTATTAGCACGGGATCGGAGAACATTCGCTGGTGCCCAGTCAGCCAATGCTCGTACGAGTATACACGAGATACAACGGAGGAGAATGTACAGGCGGTCTTCAATAATTGGCTCAAACAGGCCAAGAAGATTGACGATGCGACGACGATCGCACCGGAGCGTCTTGAGGAACTAAAGCGGGAGTTCCATACAATGGAAATTCAGCGTTGCTATCTGAAAAACGAGAAGGGTGAGCCGAACGATTTTACATTCTTCCTTGAATCCGTTGGTATTCTGAGTGTACCGTCGATTGTCAAGGCGGGTATTGCGTCCTGTATTTCCAAGGTGAGCACCTATGTGGATATGGACGCAACATTACCGGAGAACGTGACCGTGCTACCAGGCGATGCTCGCTTTCCTTGCTGCGATGTGTACTTCCGCAACGAAACGCACACACTTGGAAATCTGTTAGAAACGTATCTTATTGAGAATCATGTGGACGGAACTTCGGAGCCACGGATTACGTATGCGGGATATAAGGTGCCGCATCCTCTACGCCCAGAGATGTTTGTTCGTATTGGAATGACGGGTGAGGATCCCGAACTTCGTGTACAAACCGCACGCCTTGTGATTGCGACTGTATGCCGTGCGTTGAGAGACGAGTTCCGTACGCTAGACCGTTCATGGGATGGCCTCTTCGCATAAAAATCATTGACCTTTGTAAGATGTTTAATAGGACAAGTGCGTTTATATTTTTCGTCGGCACAGTCGCTATTGTCGGACTTGTCATGTGGAAAAAACAACCGAAGCTGCGCGAAGGATTTGCGACAATTGCGTTGGACGATGCGATGCCACGTTGTTTTACGCGGGATGCGGACGCGCAATCTCTGATGGCGAACTTTCAGGGATTGAAAACACTATCTCCGAATTCAAATGCGGCGATGGCCTACGAAGAGCTCAAATTGATTCTGACGAAAGTGTTGTGTATTGATGCGGATATTACAGGTATGGGCATGGGTCCGTATTCTACCTATCAGCTTCCCTATGCAACGGCTCACGATATTGAGCCGGCGGCTAGTTTTGTAAGCCGGTGTATCAAAGGAGCGGTTCGTAGCCGTGATATTGAGGTCGTCATGGCGGCTTTTTACGACCGTGGCCTTACGCTTCTGAATGCGTTGTGCTTTGACGAGCGAACCAGAAAGTGGGCACAGAATAAATTCCATACGATTATTACTCGCGCATCGAGAAACATATCGCAAAACTGTTTGAAGGAAAAGGCGTCACTGGATCGCCCTGCGGGTGCCCGTGACCCCGGATATTCGCAACAGCATACTTCGCTGGAACAGGGTCCGTATACCATCAAAGGTAATTTCCAGTATTTTTAAATAAAGAAAAAATAAATATGAATTATAATTGAAATCGAATACGATTCTATTTCAAGTATATTACAGCATATGCCAACATCTAAGCCGAGCAATTACCGGGATGGAGCAGCATAATGAGGACAGACAGACCGAGAATCTGCCAGACCGATTTCGCCGGCTTAATGGCCGGAATGAGTTCGTGGAGAACATTGTTCCACAGGTATTTTCCTACGAACAACAACGTAACAAATACCACTAAAACCGTCAGAATGGACACAATCGCCATGCGCGTAGAGCTGGGAGCAACATCGTTCTCGTTGCCGAATGTTTCTGTTTGGGAAAGGGAGACATTATCAATCGTCGCATTAATGCTATTTGCGATTGCATCACCTAACATTGTTTCTATTCATGAAGAACATTCTTTTTCAAGGTGCGTCTTCGCCAGCACCCGCACCCTGTAGTTTGAGGTCGTGTTTTACAACCGTTGTTCGTTGTTTCTCGAGATATTCAAGAAGTGCTTTCGCCTGCTCTTCGTCACCATTAAAGAAATCCTTACAATGCTTGAACATATGTGCGTTAGAGAGCTTCTCAACAACTTCACGTGTTTTATGAACAACCGCACCACGGCTTACATTGAGTTTGACAACACGATTGGATTCCATAATCCGAAGAATCACTTCACGGAGAGCCTTGGACTGCGTGCGACGCTGTTTCAGTTCATTGTTAAGCGTAGACATTTCTTCTTGAATCGTCATCCAGCGTTTGAGAAGAGACGGAAGTTCACTAATCGTCGCTCCACCATCACCAGTTGCCGGAATGAGAGCGGACATGGTATATGTATTGTTAGAAGTACAAATAGTCTCTAAATAGCATCAAATTTTACACAGATATAAAAAATTGAAATTACAGGACTCCGTTGGTATAGTCGCAGCGATGGAGTATTCGGACGCGGATCGTTATTTACGACAACTTATGTTATGTCGCTACAAACGTTTGATTGACGAGGTGGAAACGAAATTTGCTCTGACAAAAGAGCAAGTTGCGTTGCTATATGAGCGTATCCTTAACATTCATTGGATAGACATCAACTAAAATATATGCGTTGCCGATCACGAATAATATTGCGGCAGATATAACACTGCGAACGCTGTTTATAGCAGCAAGAATTACAGAAGGTGTGTCCACACGGTATGACAGTATAGGTAACTTTTTCACCCGTACATATTGAACAAATAGGAGACCCTGTCGCATCGGTGGATTGTAACGGTGTTATAATAGAACGCAGAGCCGTAAACCGTGCGAACAGTGTACAGAAGCGTTTATAATCGTATTGGATATCATTACGCCTATATGTTGACTTGATATACTCAAATAAGGCTGTTTGGAGTTGCGAAAATTCCTCGGAATCGCTTACAGGTATACCACGAATCCATTCTTGTAGTTGTTCAATTACTCGTAGTTTTTTATGTAATGCGGATTCTGTTTCAAACAATTCGCGAATCGTTGTACTATACTGTATCATAGCATTACGAATACCTGTATTTAACGATTCAATGGGTATCATAATATCGTGTTGAAGTGTATTTAATACTTCGTGACTGTTTACAATGGGATTTGTATTGGTTCGCAACCATTCGGAATTTATATTGACAAAAGGATCGCTCAACTCGTGAAGCAGGCGATCATGGCGTTGTACAGTTTCTAAGTCCTCTGTATTACGTACTAGAAATCGTGTAATGTTACTGTGCTCATTTTGTAAAACATCTCGGAGTCGCCGACGCCATGTGCGTATAAAATCACGTTCATCTGGTAAATTCGCTGCTGCGTCGTTCATATGATATTGAAGACCGTTCGTAATGAGAACTTGTAACGCATCGCCGTTTTCGGAAGAGATTGTGTCGTCGTCCATTAGTATTCTAATTTTAATATGGTTTTAGACTGCGAGTTCGCTAATATACGTGAAAAAATCGTCATCAAACCCGTAATGGCATCCATTCGCCTCACTTTCAAGCGGAATACGTCGTGAAGATACGTTGTCACCGTGAATAAAGGATACGATTATTCCGTTGGGCGGAATTTCCACTGTTAGATGTTCTTTTCCGATTAGAAACCCCTCGCCTTCCGCAATTGCAGCCTCTGAAGGAAATCCACCCCGTTCAAAGAATTCCCGTGTGAAACAAAGTGTAGCTTCGCTTACACGTTCGGCCGGTGCGAGATTGAGAGGTGGTACGTTGACAGCACTAATATAACGGCGGCAATCGTACATCGGAATTGTTGAACAATATACGCATTCACTCTTTGTGCTGAGCAACCAATCTATACGATAACGAACCGATTCAGGCGGATAATGATCGTCGTCATCCATCATGAGAAAAACCGTCGCATCCGCAGGTGCGTACGCACATGCACGATTTCGTTTTTCGCCAACCGCTAGAGGTTTCGCAAGTGATAAGTACTTTGTTTGAATGCGAGGATTTTTGGAGATAAACTTCATAATCTGTGTATCAATGCGGCGTTCACTATCGCCATCATCCGCAACAACCCATGATAGTTTCTCAGGTGGATAGTCGATGCTAAGAATATTTTTAACCATATTCGCAAACCAGCGTGGGCGATTGCGAGTCAATGTAATAATCGCAACATTCGGTAGTTCGCCAATCGATGTAGGATAAGGTATTATACTTGGGATTGGCATGCTCGCAAGAATTGGTTTGATAGAATTGAGAATGGAACGCCATCCATTACGGAATTCCTTATTTCGTTTTGCTGCGATCTGCCGAAGTCCATCACGAACCTCCCTTTTCGCATCTTTGCTAAGAGACAGAATAGATTCAACTGCGTGTACAACGTTATTTTCCTTAAATGTCACAGGTGTATCACGATAATCACTTGCATCCTGGACTGCGGTTGTTATCTTTCCAACCTCTCCAAGAGCCTCTCCCCACAACTCCTTATAGACACCAATATCTGTCCACAATGGAATAGCACCTAGAAGTGCGGCTTCTGCGAATGTATAACCGAATCCTTCTGCGGCTGACGCAACAATATGGTAACGAAATGTTGTTTGAGCCTGAATACGTTCCGATTCTAACGAATATGGTAGTCGAAATTGAACACCGTGGCTCGTTGCTTTGGGTGCGGCTCGTTCAATTGTATTAATCACCTGTTCGGTGCCCACAACTGTTAATGGCGGCCACGTTGTACGCCAGGCTTTACATACAATTATCGCCGCCGCCATCTTATTGGAACTCGCACCCACCAAATACAGAAATTCTTTACGAGCGACATGTCCGCCCGCAGTATGACCGCTCTGTATTTCAGAACCCGCTCGCCACATGAGGACATGAGCACGCTTATCGTCAACTTCTGGATAGAGGCGGCGAGCGTGTTCGGATTTGAAGAGGAAGATGTCCGCACCCCGTTTTTCGACGGGTTTACAGACCCAGTCCCACGCCGATTTTGGCCACCATTCAGGATTGACAACAACAATATGAACACGTCCCCACTTCCATGCTGCACGACACGGAACTTCCAAATGTATGACAATATCCACGGGAGTCAATTTAGAATTTCCACCATAAAACCGCACTGGATCAATATGAGTAACGGACGTTATTTTAATACCACTGCCAATCGTCGTCTCGCGTAGAACTTGTTCAACAAGTTTCGCATCTTGGCGAAGTCCGTATAACGTAGAATCCGTTGTTCGAGCAGAGCCCGAAAGTACAAGAATGCGAACCATTGTTATACTTTCATTCTTCGTATATATTTAAACCGACGCTTCGATAATATCTTTCATATGTTTTTTTACTGACGCCGAAAAACCGGCGTGGCCTCCATCAGGCACTTCAACAAGGCGAACATGTGGTAAGGCAGCCTTGAGTTTCTTTGCGGAGGAAAATGGACAAATCATGTCATACCGTCCGTGAAAGACGGTTATAGGAATGCGTGCGAGCCGCCTCACATTTCGCAGTATTGAACCAGGACGAATGAAGGAATTATGTGTGAAGTAGTGATTTTCAAGAATTGCAATGGCTTCGTTATCCTCTTTTTTGGGAGTGTCAGGCACGAGTTGAATAATATTGTCTTCCCAGCGAGCCCAGGCGGCGGCCGCACGTCGCCGTACTGTTTTATTGCGACTCGTCAATTGTGTGCGGTATCGGCGTGTAATGGTTCGCCATGATTTTGTTCTATCCGCAACAGGTAATACAGATGTAAACCGAGTCCATTCATCTGGGAAAATCGATGCGACTCCATCCTTTTGATACATCCATTTGGATTCATTGCTTTCGGAGAGGCATACACTCCGTAATAGCATACCGGATACTGCGTGCGGATAGGCTTCGCCGTAAAGCAAGGCAAGTGTACTTCCCCAACTCCCGCCGGATAAAAACCACGAGTCGATGCCGAGATGTGATCGCAATCGTTCCATATCGGCGACTAAATCCTGCGTTGTATTGTGAGCGAGAGAGTCTACACCATAGGGTGTAGATCGTCCGCATCCACGTTGGTCGTACAATATAACGAACCATTTTCGTAAATTGAAAAACTTCAGTTGGTTACGTCGCAAACCTCCACCGGGTCCTCCGTGAAGTACGAGGGCGACTTTGCCATGAGGATTTCCATGTGTCTCGTAATACATGACATGGCCATCTGTCAAGGGTAAGTATCCCATCCTTATTCAAGGACAATAAATTTACGGCGTACAAGTTCCATATAGCAGCGAATAAGGCACGAGACATCAACATCCGCAGAATGGAATTGTAAGGAGTGTGGCTCTGGAAATAGATACTTGTAGAGTTCTTGGAGTTTTGGATATTTATACGGATCATGCGGTTTTGAATACGGCGTATAGAGTTTGAGAAGCGATTTGGTTGCCTCCATTGTACAAAATCCCTTGGCTGGCCACCATGTTATATCACGATGAGCACGTAAGTATTCACATTGGAGAACGGGCTTATCAAAGGCAAGATTATGGGCGACGAGGATATCGCATTTGGAGGCGGCGGCTTGAAATGCGTCTAAAATGATTTTACCCGGCGTTCCTTCGCATTCAGAACGTTCCGCATCAATTCCGTGAATTGCGGAGGATTCTTTATTCCATACCATATCGCCGGGTACTTTGAAAATAAAAGAGCATTGCTCTATTTGACAATATTCACCAGATTCGTTGGACCATAGTTCCCATGCAAGTTGTACAACATTCGGCCAGATAGACGCATCTAACTCAGGTGCGTTCCGACCTTTCTTCGGTGGCAATCCATTGGTTTCCGTATCAAAGAAAAGAAGAATCATTACATACCTGATATTCGAAATATCTTCGAGCTTATCATTTTTTCCGTTGACCTTAGTATAAATGAACGCCGCAAAGAATAATTCTTCCAAAAAGAATAACAACTGGAGCAACTGGAATAAGAATGTTACGGTCGGTGGTTTCCTTGCGAACCTTATGCCGGTCGGCGGCCGCCGCAACAACAACGGCACGCGTAAGAATAACGCGAACAAGAACAACAGCCGCAAGAACAGCCGCAAGAACAGCCGCAAGAACAGCCGCAAGAACAACGCCGTAGGTGGACGCCACAACAATGCGAATGCGAATGTGAATGCGAACAAGAACAACAGCCGCAAGAACAATGCGAACAAGAACAACAACCGCAAGAACAATGTGAACATGGCCAGCCGCAAGAACAGCCGCAAGAACAGCCGCAAGAACAGCCGCCGCAATAACCGCAAGTAAACCTTTACTCACCAATCCAGTGTTTCTTCCCCTTAACGAATTTTTCTTTAGAGGGAAGCCCTAATACAGCACGAACTGGTGCGAAACTACGCCGATGTTCCTCCGTTGCGCCAAATTGCGAAAGACCTCGCATATGTGTTGCGGTTCCGTAACCCATATTCGTACTCAGTCCGTATCGCACATCGTATTCAGGATACTGAGTAACAATCTCCTCAATCCAACGGTCACGAGCAACTTTTGCCAGGATTCCGGCCGCAGCAATCGCCAAATATTGTGCGTCCCCATCCACAATCGCATGTCCTTCGGAGTCTTTATACGGTCGCCAATGATCACCATCCACCAATACACGCTGAACGGGAACTTGTAGGGAATCAAGAGCACGATGCATAGCCGTTAAATCTGCTTGTAGCACATTGAGAGTGTCCACTTCAGCCGCTGTAGCAAACGCAATTGATTTATCCAACGCACATTCTTGTACATAATCATACAAAATGGAGCGGTTACGTTTTGTGAGAAGTTTGGAATCACGAATTTCCTTTAACATAACTCCGTGGTCAAAGAAGTCTTCCATATCATTGCTAAAGACAACTGCTCCGACATAGAGACGACCAAACAAACAGCCACGACCCGCTTCATCCAATCCAACCTCTACAACATCGTCATCTTTGTAGCGAAGTTTGTAATCTGTCATTCTATGAATTCATTTATACGGGTTTCCACAAAATCAATTTTGACAAGGTTTGAGTCATCTCCCGATTGTAAGAAATTTAACAACGCCTTGATAGAATGAGAGCCGCAATTATAGGCGTATTTCTTGTGGCCTTTTTGTTATTTGTGTGGTATACACAAACGAAACGCACCGAAGGGTTTTATGTTGCACAAGGAAGAGTGCCCAGATCTACACAAAGTTCAAGCATACCAAGTGATACACCAGGTGCGTCAACGAACAATCCAACTGTATCTTTACCACAGACACGTGATATTAAAGCGTTAATTGATGTGGTCAATAATTTCATGAAATTATCCGAAACGACGCCCAAAACGAATTTACAGGATGTACAAAAGGTCAAAATTACAAGTTTAGAAAATACCGCCAAGACTCTCTCACCTCAATTTGATACATGGCTTGCAAATCCCGCATCAGCGAATATGCGTCTTTCGGATATGACGCTAACACGGACGAAATTTACCGACGGTATACGTATTTTAAGAAACACTCCGGCGTCTACAAATAAGGTATCGCCACCCCCCTCCAAACCCGTTGAGCAAAAACTAGCAGTCACCACCGTTGCGACTGAACCTCGTGTTATCACACTCGTTTCGTTGCGTGCTTTGCGTGATCGTATACAAGCCGAAATCCGTAATCTGGATCAACTTCGCTCATCGTCACCTACGATTCGCCAACGCCGCACGCAGTTGGATCGTCTCGCAACAGACCTGAACAACTATATTAGTTCGGTAGAACGTAAGACGAAGAAGATCGAGGACATTCCTATTTTCCAAGAAGACGCTGACGCATTCTTGAAGGTTGTCAACAATCTCTCGAAGCCTCTACCCAACGTTATACGTCCTGTGGCTGTACCATCGTCGTCTAAGCCCGCACCGTCACCATCAAAACCAGTCACAGAAATGGATAAACTTCAACCATTGTTGGAAATGGCAAAATTCTTAAAATGGAATTTGAATATTGGTATTGCGTATGACCCAGAAATCAAACAGCGTGAGCGATTTATGGAGCGTATAGAGGCGATGGAAACACGTTTGACGAATATGATGATTAGCGAAACACCGGTGCCCCCTGATATGTTTAAGATGTATATGAAAGAACTGAACGTATTACAAGCCATGTTAGAAGCAAAAAACGACAAACCTCGCAGTCATGAGAAACGTCGTGATATTACTACCGATCATTCATCAATTGCGGAGTATCCTACGAAAGAGAGTTTAGATTATGCTCAAGGAAAAGGATTCGGTACAACTCGAAGCCAATTACCAAATGGCGAAGAGACTGCGGATGTCTATGTTCGTCCCGGTGTTGTTATGACAGAAGATGATATTCAGAACCGTGGATCCAAAGCCGCATTTGATCCATCTATGGTTGGTGGTGTGGATTACAAGAAACGTGCGTTAGACCTATGCCGTCAAGTAAAGAGTGCGGATTTAGGCGTTCCGTCTAGTTTTGGATGTATTGATGATCCGTCGGTTGTAAGCCAGACGTATTCGTGGAAGGGAAATTATGAAATGGTTTGCCGGCGTTTAGGTGATACATGGGGTGCTTGGTACCCGGAAATGTTTGGTTGCCCTAAGTACAATCCTACTTCAAAATACGCAGGTCGTCCTTAATAGAGGCATATGATTTCTAGCCTATTATAATTTAGTTCTACTACGGTAGAATGGCTTCGGCAACGAAGAATAACATATGGTTGTGGGCGGCCGTACTTATTGTTGCGTTAGCAATAGGTTTTATTGTAGGACGTTTTACTAAAAAATCTGTAGAGAACTTTGAAGGCGGGCGGTGTATCACATGTAATAAAGCGAGGCCGTGCGGATGCAAGTCAGAATCCGAAAAAGAAAGAGAGAACGGATACTGTAACCGTTGTAAGAATACCCGGCCTTGCGGTTGCTCTGGCATAGGTAGTGAACTAAGTAGCAGAATGAGCGAACTAGGTAGCATAGGAACGAAACCGATCGTGTGTCCGCCGTGTGAGAAACCTGATATGAGCAAATGGATTTTAAAGACATCGGTGCCGCCATGCCCGCCTGTTCCAGATATGTCACGGTATATGCTCAAGACGGAATGCCCTCCTCAACCAGACATGTCGAAGTATGTGCTGAAGAGCTCTGTGCCGAAATGCCCGCCCTGTATTTCAACATGCTCGAAACCCTGTAAGATTGGTGAATGCCCGCCGTGCCCTCGCCCACGTTGCCCTACGGTTCAGTGCCCTGAGCCAAAAGCATGCCCGGCATGCCCAGCGGCGACATGCGAACCGTGCCCTGAGCCAGCAATTCAATGCAATGCGAAATATGAACCGAGAGCTGCGGTACGCCCAATGTTGGCCAGCACGTCAACGTTTGGATTTTAAACAATTGTAAGTTGTATTTTAATTTTATATGGTAAAGTCTATATGATTTGTAACAAACCTATTATTACAAATCATAGAATAAAATTCAAAAAGAAACACCCTCCCGGAGTTTGGAACATAATACATCGATTAGTATAGGAAATACGCATGGAACGTACTATGAACAATAGTCCAAATCGTTTCCTTGAGCATACTGTATTAACTATTTTTATGTGGGTAGGCATTTGGGGTACAATCTCATTATTAATCGATCACTTTCTTCATTCGTTTTGGGTGCGTTTGTTTTCATATTTTACAATGACGTCTTTTGCGTTTGCTATCTTATGTATACGGAATCACATATAATTGTAGTTTGATTAACGAACGTTGGTACAACCGGTGTTCTTTAAGCCCTCAGCGTAAAAAAAAATCGCATTCCTTGGTATCAAACCCAATGCCCACCACCGTTACTAAAGGAGATGTAGTGAAAATCAGAAATGGCGAGATGTTTGCTACAGATAGTGCCGGCACGCCATATGCAGGTAATACTGGATTATTGTTTAATACAACTGGTATATTCTATAGAAACAATGATAATACGCTTAATGAAATTGCGACTATGTTTCCAATGGACAGTCTTCAGACGCGTATCAGCAAGGAGGAAGTCCGCGCCTCGACGGCCGAGGACAGCCTCCAGACGCGTGTCAGCAAGGAGGAGGTGCGTGCGTCCAACGCTGAGGACAGCCTCCAGACTCGCCTGAGCAAGGAGGAGGTGCGTGCGTCCACGGCCGAGGACAGCCTCCAGACGCGCCTGAGCAAGGAGGAAGTCCGCGCGTCGACGGCGGAGGATAGCCTCCAGACGCGTGTCAGCAAGGAGGAGGTGCGTGCGTCCAACGCTGAGGACAGCCTCCAAACACGCCTGAGCAAGGAGGAAGTCCGCGCCTCGACGGCCGAGGACAGCCTCCAGACGCGTGTCAGCAAGGAGGAAGTCCGCGCCTCGACGGCGGAGGACAGCCTCCAGACGCGTGTCAGCAAGGAGGAACTCCGCGCCTCGACGGCCGAGGACAGCCTCCAGACCCGCTTGAGCAAGGAGGAGGTGCGTGCGTCCACAGCCGAGGACAGCCTCCAGACCCGCCTGAGCAAGGAGGAGGTGCGTGCGTCCAACGCTGAGGACAGCCTCCAGACGCGTGTCAGCAAGGAGGAGGTGCGTGCGTCCAACGCTGAGGACAGCCTCCAGACTCGCCTGAGCAAGGAGGAAGTCCGTGCGTCCACAGCCGAGGACAGCCTCCAGACGCGTGTCAGCAAGGAGGAAGTCCGCGCCTCGACGGCCGAGGACAGCCTCCAGACCCGCCTGAGCATTGAAGAATCCAGAACGCGTGCCGCATTTAATGGCAATAAAGACATTATTACAAGCATGTATGTCGCTAAAGTGGCTCATGATGTTAATGGCACAGTAATTAACGGCGACGGTAACATCTTAGTAGAAGGTGATATTACAGTATGGGGTAGTATTATCAACAATACATCGGACAGCCGTTTGAAGAAGGATGTGACAGAGGTATCTAACGCTCTTGGACTAGTATCTCAAATACGCCCCGTCTACTACAATTGGATTGATGAAACGCACAATTCATACAATCCTGGACACAAAGAAATGGGCTTTATTGCACAAGAGCTTGAGACGGTTGTGCCTGAACTTGTACGCACAACCGACAAAGAATTAAACGGAAATGCGAACATTAAGACTATTTCGTATGAACACATGGTGTCGCTACTAGTAGGAGCCATCAAGGAACTCAAGGCTGAGATTGAGGATCTCAAGAAATAATAAATTGACGCAATAGTTCTTCACTATTCGCAGAAATGAATAACATGTAAGTTATACAATAATTTAGAAAATTTAAGTATTCTAAAATTCTTAAATTTTCTATAAATGACAGGTGGTATAAATCTATTTCACCCTGTGTGTTTACAAATACCTGCTTGTATCATATCATTCCATATTCGTTGAACATTTTTATCAGTAGGATCAACACGTTCTAAATATTTTTTAGCATTTGTTGCATATGTTCCGAACGTTTTATTATGATGTTTATGTGCATGAATTATAGCGTTAGCACATTGACCAACATCATTTTCTGAGTAGAAATATCCACAACCGTCTAAATCCGGCGAATTATGGACAAGCGGATAACCAAAATAAAGTAACTCGTAATATAAATAATTTAGACTATTCAACACCTGGTGACTTACAAAAATAGGAATAGTATTGCGTTTATTAAAAAAATCAATTATTTCTGGAATAGCTAAACGACCAAATTTTTGTAAACGACTGTTTACACTAAGATTGGATGCCATACGAAATGAATGATTATTTTCTGGAAAATTAAACATATAGACATTTTCAATAAGTTCATTATCCATTGTATGAAGTTTTTCCGTACTTACAAGGGGCAACCATCCTGTTTTAAAAAACGCAATATTTGGTTCTAAAATTACAATGGTTATTTTTTTACTGTTATGTTTTGAAGGATTATACCATAAATCTGTTTCGTTTATATTAAATCGCTCCTTAGCCTGTTGTATTAATATATTCGGTGCCCACAAATGGGGTATTTCGAATACAGGCGCACCCCTTGTTAGTTCTATAAAATCAAACGCATGTGTATATTCTGGTATAACCCATAATTCATCTACTGGCGACCATTTTCCGAAAAATTGTGTTGTATCTGTTTTTGTTCCGTATAGGAATGCATCTTGGGCGACCATATATGTATTGCCACAGATAAACGCAACTACAAATATTTTATTCATCTTTAAATAATCATATTCGTCTTTTTCAAACCCTCGCGTTATTGTCATAATTGTGTGATAATCATTTGGATTAAATATAGATGTATCTTTGCTAAATTGTTTCAGACTAATATTTTTGTAAGGAAAATTAGTAGGATTTGATTCTTTACATAAGAACTGGCATTTAAATCCTAAATATTCCAAACATTCGTATATAAAATAAGCATTTTGAATAATACCATTCGAGAAAAGAGATATATTATTGTTTATTAATAATCCTATATATTTTCCTTGCTTAATCGTATCTATACTAGAAGCCATTCTTATTATATAAGATAAAATATTCTATATAATATTACTTAGGTTTTGTAATGTCTAATGAATAGTAATATTCGACATTGCCATATCTTTAAACTTTTGTTGAATAACACTATTATCACTACTTATATTATCATGTATCCATTTTCTAGAGAGATCCAAATATGTGGATATATGCTTATTGTGATGTGTCGCAGCATAGCGAATCATTTCAGCACACTTAGAGATATCGTTGTTAGGATAATAATATCCGAATTTTTCAAGCTCGGGTGAATTATGTACAAATGGGTAACCAAAGTACAATAACTCATAATATAAGTAATTTAAACTATGTAATAGTTGATGGCATACAAATATAGGAATTGTATTGCGTTTATTACACTCCAAAAGAATATCAGATATAGCAATTCGCCCGTATTTTCGAATATGCTTATAAATAGTCATATTGCCTAATATAAGATCTGTATGATTGTTTTGTGGACAATTGTAAAGATGTACGTTCGTTATATCCTCATCCTTTGAGACATTTATTTTTTCAGCAGCCAATAATGGCACTAACGCAGTTTTGTATAAACCAATATTTGGTTCAACAATATATATTTCTATAGAACTTGATTTATGTATTGTAGGGTTATATTCGAGTTCAATGATTGCTTTATTTTTCCGCAACAATTCATTTACTACAATCTTTGGAGACCATAAATGAGGTACCATATAAACGGGTTTGTTACGAATAATTTGTACATATTCTAAAGAATAATGAAATTGTGGGATTAACCATAATTCATCCACATTGTTTTGTTTTCCAATAAAATGAAAGGAATTATCGCTACTACCCCTTATAAAACACTCTTGATCTACAACATATTGGTTTCCACAGATCAATCCTACAACACGAATGTTCGAATCTTTAAACATAGCGTATTCTTCTGGTGTTAAACCGGTTGTAACTGTTATAATAAGTTTATAATCAGTTGCTTTGAACAATAGTTTATCAGTACTAATTGTTTTTAAGGATATATGCTTGTAAGCGAATTCTTTAGGGTTTTTTTCGGGGCAAAGAAATTCACACACAAAACCGGCACTTTCCAAACACTCGTGTAAGAAGTATGCATTTTGTATAATTCCGTTGGAAAACAAGGAATAATTGGAATTAATCAATATACCAATTTTAAAACGTTCAATTTCCATCTTAATATTATAGTAGATTAATATTAGAATGAAACTACTCGTTGTCGTACCCGGTTTCGGTACGCCATATTTTAAAGAAAAGAAAGAATTTCTAAAACGAAACATAGAGCGTATTCGCAATACATATACAGGAGATATTGATCTTCGTATATTTAATTACTCGGATGAGAAATCAAATGTATCTTTTGAAGGAGTCAATGTGATAGAGTTCATGAGCAAAGGTTATGTCGGGCAATTCATTTATAAATATGTTACGCCAACCTTTGTAGATAACTACGATTACATAATAGTAATACTGGATGACATAGAATTAAAGGATACTGTAAATGTGGACGAAATATTGAATAATCTGAGCCATTACGGTTATGATATTTTATCACCTACATTATCCGAAGATTCAATGATTACACACAAATACATGATTTCTGATAAGACAAGATCACAATCGATACGCCATACACGCTGTATGGAGTTTTTTTGTTATTTCATGACCAATAAGACATATAAGAAATGGTATGCGTTATTCAATGAAAACTCATGTTGGTTATGGGGATTGGATTTATCGTATGGCGTTCAGAATATTAAATGTGGTTTACTTGAAAGCATAGAAATGATTCATTATATTAAATCAGGCGGAAATTATGGCAAGGATAAACCAGATCCACGGAAGGAACTGGATGAGAATATGACACGTTTAAATATACCATACGATTCAACAAAAACGGCTGAATTACAACATAAATTTATTGTAGGCTATGATACATATCTATTGAATAACATAAAACCAAAAATAGGCATATTTATCCGAATACAAAATATGTATAGCAATGGGTTGGGACAAAATGCGGTGTTTTTAAAACAGGCATTCAAAAATAACGGATATCATGTTGATTTTATCGCTGTTGAAAAAAGTTCAGATACAAACCATCACAGTGTCATAATGCCTGTATTAAACATATCAAATATCAATATATCTCTATATACTGCGTTTATATGTACTACAATAATACCGACGCCCGAAGTCATTCAGAAAATAAAATCATACAACAAACCGCTCATTAATTATATAGGATATAATGTACAAATGTATCATAATGAGCATCTGTTATATACATGTAAACCAGCATCTATACCATCACCTGAACATGATATGTACAGTTTATTTAATGCGTGTTGGTTAAGTGATGCACAAACAAAGTCGTCACTTATGTACTTACAACTTCTAAATAAAAACAAAATTAAAATTGAACCAACACCCCTTGTTTGGGATACTACATTTATTAAAACATCAGGCATAATCCCTCAGTATAACCCAAACCCTAGCGAATCTGTAAACATTATTATTATGGAACCGAACATAAATTATTGTAAGACAATGTTAACACCGTTGATGGCATGTGAAAAACTTTATTTAGAAAATCCAGCGTGTATTAAGAAAGTACATATATTTAATACTCCTGAAAAAGTTAAATGGGGAAAAGATCTCATTAAATCACTTACATTATACACAGACAAAAAAATTACAATGTACGCACGCTTACCCATAACCGAAATACTATCGTTTTTTAAAGATGAAAAGACATGCTTCGTATTTAATCATTTAGAACTGCCTTTGAATTATGCGTATTTTGAAGCTTTGTACACTGGATTTCCCGTTGTACATAATTCAATTGAATTGCGTGAGGGTGGTGTAGGATATTACTATGATACATTATCAAATACATCCGACGCACTTAAAAAGGCCATTTTCGAGCATACTATTTGTGAATCATTGGATAAAAATCATAAATATCTCGATAGATTTAACCCGTCAAATGAACAAGTGAAACGCCGATTGAATATATTATTAGATAAAGCAATAGTCGATACTAATTGTAAGAAGTCTATAACATCCCCACTGTTAATATCATACGATAATAAACCAAATGAATATACACACAATTTAATAAAATCGTTAGACCAACAGAAATGGAATTATAAAATGGTAGGTGAAGGAGATGTATGGAATGGCGTTATAACAAAATTTCACGGATATAAAGATTATTTGGAAACACTTGACAACGACATAGTTGTTATCTTATCTGACGCACGTGATGTATTGTGTGTGCGATCACCGCACAGATTTATGGAAGGTTTCAATTCATTCAACGCAGATATTGTTGTAAGTATGGAACAATTTTGTGGCGGCAAATTTAATTTAGATACAACTACACATTACTGCTCACAGTGTATGCCATTAGACGCTTATTGGAAATATCATAACATAACACCGCTACCAAATAATAAATTCGTAAATTCAGGACTCATATGTGGGAAAGTTGGTGCTTTAAAGACGTTTTTAGAATGGTCGTTATCAAATAAATATAAAGATGATCAATACGCACTAGGTTGTTATATGAATAAATTTCCAAATCGTGTGCGTGCGGATTATGAACTTAAATTACTACATACCACAACATTTGGAGCTTTTTCTGGAATGAAGGATATACATATACAAGCAACAGACGCACCACAATTAGCAGAAATACTAGGGCGTAAAGCATTTTTTCTACATATACCCGGTATTGCTTGGCATCCTGGACAACGTATTCTATATAATACAATTAATGATTTGATAAAAGACGATACAAATGACGAATCGTTTCGTCGTGATTATAACTACTCTGAACCAGAATGGGTATAATACAGGTGATTTCCATTCTACACGTTTCACTCTACATTATTTAAAATGAATTATCGTAGAATGAAACGTCTTATACTCTGTGCGGACAATCGCTCGCCATATGATTCAACAGAAGGGTACTGGAAATACTGTATACCTATGACCCAAGCATATGCGAAATCTATAGATGTGGGATTTGAATTTGTAAAACTAACAGAACAATCTGAAGGACGCTTTTTCCCATGGTCGCGTATACCTGAATTATTGAATCGTATAGAGAAATACGACGAAATTATATGGATGGATTCAGATGCAACTGTAATAAATTTTAATGTCAATATATTTGATGTTTTGAAAACAGCAGCAGAATCAAAATGGAACCGAGATAAAGGCATACAACCAACTATATATACACTGAGTGATAAACCTTCGAATGATGCGTTAGCATGTTCAGGCATATTTTTAGTCGATTGTTCGGATAAAGATCGTGCGAGAAAAGTGCTTACAGATTGGTGGAATGATATACCTGATAAAAAATATTATAGTGAATTTCCATGGGATCAGATTGTTTGGAATGATGTATGGGTGAAAGATGCTGTAAAACGTTCCTATTTACGTGTCGCAGATTTATGGAGTTTTGCCGAAAACGAACCAAATCAAGTATTTATTCATATTATAGGAGCATATAAACAAATAAGATTGTTTGAAGCAAAAAAGTATATGTATCGTCTTCTTAATAAATCACAAACAGCGAAACGAATTGGAATATTTATTAAAAAGCAAGATTTTTATTCAAATGGTCTAGGCCAAAATGCTGTGTTTTTAAAACTAGCCTTTGAAGCATGCGGATATACAGTAGAATTGGTATCATTTGATATCGATAAATCAGATTGTAAGGTGAGTTCCGATCTACCATATTTTGTATATAATTTATCGGATCTAAATTTATCAGATTTCTGTTTTTTCGTATCTACAACATTGTTCCCACCCGATAGTGCTATAACATTTTTACATAAACATAACATAGCCTTTGTAAACTACATAGGGTCAAATGTTAAAATGTTTCACAACGAGCATATGCTATATGAATCTAAAACACGACCATCACCTTCTTTAGAGCAAGAACTATACAAGTATATGCGTAATTGTTGGCTCAGTGAAGCACAGTGCGAGTCATCGCAAGAATATTTGACAATCCTGAACAAAAATAAGGTTAACTTTATTAAAACACCCTTGGTTTGGAATCCGGTTTTTATACAAAGTAATGGCAAATACCCGTTGTATGAAAAACGTTCCGGTAGCAAAATAGATATTGTCATTATAGAACCCAACTTAAATTATTGTAAGAGTTCTTTAATACCTCTTATGGCATGTGAAAAAGTCTATATAGACAATCCTGAACGCATCAATAAGATACATTTGTTTAATGTATCTGAAAAGAACAAGTGGTTAAACCAGTTCACGAATATTCTAACGCTTGGTTCGGACAAGAAAATTGTAAAATACACCCGTATGCGTATTAGTGAAATATTGGAATTTTTCTCGTTAGCATCAAATAATTCAAACAATCATGTTGTGTTTTTATCACACCAGATCGATTTGCCATTGAATTACGCATATTTTGATATAATGTACGCAGGATTTCCGTTTGTTCATAATTCTCCAACACTCAGAGACCATTCAATGGGGTATTCGTTCAATGAAAGTGATATTGTAGATGCGGCAAACAAAATAATAGAAGCCGTAGAGAATCACGATGTAATTAAAACACTTCCTACAATTCACAATTATTTAGATCGTTATAGTCCGTATCATGAATCAAATATTCAATATTTTAAAAAAGCAATTCAACATGAATTAATTGCTCCGAAACCGACCATTCGTGTACAAGCAAGCAAATTTCCGCATGTCGTATCGTACGATAACGCACCCAATACATTTACAGAACGTTTGTTGAGTACTCTTATGTATAACAATTGGGAATTTGACTGTATCGGCAGAGGCGACATATGGAAAGACTTTATGAATAAATTTATAGGATATAAAAAATGGTTAGAAACACGCCATGATGATGACATAGTGTTATTAATAGACTCACGTGACGTATTATGTTTACGTAAATCTCAAGAGTTTATGTCAATCTATTCTAGTTTCAATTCGGATTTTATTGTAAGCATGGAGCCACTCTGTGATGGTAAATTCATAGACACCAAAGAGCGTATGGGCAATTGTCAACCTCTGACATCGTACTGGAAGCATCATGGAATTACAGCATTACCTATTCGTAAATATGTCAACTCTGGACTAATGTGTGGAAAGGCCTCTTCACTACGCAAGTTCCTTACATGGTCGTTAGAGAACGGATATAAGGATGACCAACTTGCTCTTGCCGATTATATGAATACATTCCCAGACCGCGTGAAAGCCGATATAGATGCAAAACTAATACATACATGTTTAGCGGGTGTAGGCGATGGTAAGCGGAGCATTGATATTCAAAATTACGATTCGCCGTCTATCGCCGAATTAAGCGGACGTTCAGCCTTTTTCATACATATTCCTGGATTAAAATGGTTTCCTGGACAACTTACATTATTTAATACAGTCTCAAACTTTATTCAGCCTTCAGTCAAATCAACGATTTCTATCCCACCTAAATTACGAATACGTGAAACGTTCGATATTAATTCAAAAAATATAATTCGAATTGTAAATTTAAAACGCCGCGAGGATCGTAAGAAAGCACTTGAAGAACGTTTCAAAAAAGAATCCATAACAGCATACGAATTTATTGAAGCAGTTGACGGAAAAAGTCTTCAACCAACAGCGGAAATAAAACATCAATTTCGTAGCAATGACCACGGATATAGGAAAACCGTTATTGCATGTGCACTAAGTCATATAAGCATATGGAAAAAGTTGGTAAACGATACAGAAAATGAATATTATATTATATTTGAAGATGATGTTCGATTATGTCCTGGATTCAAAGACAAGATTGAAGTCGCGTGTAAGGAGTTCGACGATAAAAAGATGGGTATGCTGTTTATAGGCGGGTTTACAATTGAGCATGAAAGTAAGGAACTACATGATTTAACGTTCATAAAAAAACAGATGACATATAATGAGGGCTGTCATGGATATATATTAAGAAAATCAAGTGCGAACGCCATTTTACATTATTTAGAGACAAATGGTGTATTGTGGGCAATCGATAAACTACATATTTACAATCACAATATTTCGGATATTTACTATGTTAACAAATATTTAGTATATGCTGAAACACCTCCCATACACGGAAATCAGGTTGATAGTGATATACAGAAAAATTACGAGTGTTTTGATTTTACATCTTGTTAGAGTTAATCAAAGAGGAGCTACCCCTTTTTGGGATTTCTAATAAAATGAAAATACCATTGTAATATATAGTAATTTTAGCAATATAGTATTACTAAATTTTTTATACATAAATTTACAAGCTATCCGTCCCTAGGGTTAATTGTTGACACAATGTTAAAAGGGCGAACCAATGCATCGCAATTAACCTAAAAATATAATTTTATTACATAGTAAATGAAATTATATATTAACGGGTTTTATCCCGGCTTTGTAGAAAAGACAAATGGTATTCATTATGGCTTATTTGAATACATTCTAAACCGTGTCTTTGATAAAACACTCGAGTTAGTATCCAATATAGCAGATGCTGACATATTGTTAGAATCGTTATTTTCAAGAACCGTATTTTTCAATAAATCGTGGAAGTATACGTTTTTATTCGTTGGAGAGTGTGGTATAATTCTTCCGAATCACATGGAACGATATACAGCAGTGTTTGGTTGCGAATCATCGACCAATATAGTATATTTGCCATTGTGTATTGCTTACGAATATTGTAAACCATATGACTATAAGTCATTAGATAGTATTCCACCAAAGGGCATATGTTGTTTAATAACGTCCAAACGACCGTGTTGGAGGTTAGATTTTATTGAACTGTTGTTTAAGAATGGTATACATATTGATATGGGTGGTCAGTATAAAAACAATATAGGTTATGTTGTTAATGGCGATTATTCTTCACAAGAGATATTGGATTTTCAAAAACAGTATAAATTATGTTTAGCAATGGAGAATGATGTAAGTGATTATTATATTACTGAAAAAGTTATAAATCCAATAAGAGCACAAACTATACCCATATATTACGGATCTAAAAAAATAGATCAATACATAAATGAAGATAAAATTTTAATTATTCATAAAGATAATACTGAACGAGCTATAGATGAAATACGATATCTTCTGACGGATGTAGGTTGGAAAGAAAAGGCAAAAAAAGCAAATACAAACTCAGTTGTCTTTAAAAAGAGTGTTACAACGGAAATAGAGCGTATTATTAAAGAGACAAAAGAAAAAGTTAATACCGTTAATACACCTATATGTATAACATACGATAATGCACCTACAGAAAATACAAAAAGTTTAATAAAAACGCTCGAAAACAATCAGTGGGAATATAAACTTGTTGGAGTTGGAGAGGAATGGAAAGGCTGGAATGGTCGTACACAAAAATATTTAGACTCTTTGAAAGCACTCGATGATAATAAAATTGTCGTTTTATCTGACGCAAGAGATGTGTTTTGTCTGCGTTCCCCGTACGCATTCATAGACGGATTCAAATCATTTGGTAAAGATATAGTTGTGTCTATGGAAATATTCTGCGAAGGTAAAACGAATAGACCTGATAACTTTGTTGGAGAATTTCAATGTGTAAGTCTAGATAAATATTGGAATCATTATAAAATTAAAGAACGCCCCTTAAGACAATATGTAAATAATGGTATTTTAATAGGATATGTTCACGCCGTTCGACATTTATTAGAGTGGTCGCTTGATAACAACTATACAGACGATCAATTTGCGTTAGGAAATTATGTAAATACATTTCCTGATAAAGTCCATCTTGACTCAGGTGCGAAATTGTCGCATACATCTGGATTTGGTGTAAATTGTGGAATGCAGGATTTGGCCAAACAGACTCACGATTCCCCTACGTTTGCAGAACTGTATGGGAGGAGTGCGTTTTTCTTACATCTGCCAGGACAGGGGATAGCCAAGGGTCAGGCATACATATATAAACTTGTAAAAACTCTTCTTGAAAAGGGAGCGTGTGATAATACATTTCGTAGTGAGTATAAGTTTAGAGAACCAGAATGGAATTGTAAATTTGATGATTTAGGAGAATCTATGAAACTATTATAAATAACTCTTAACAATATTTGTGATTATAGCTGTTTCTTTGTCTGAATCACCGCCAAACGGTGTCCATCCATCTAAAAAATCAGGATTCGTTTCGATTTTATAAATATCTACGGTGGCATCACTGTATATTTTCTCAGATGATGCAGAGGTGTGTTTCACCAGCACAAAAAATAATCCAAACGTATGCGCAAAATTTTGTGATATATATGTATTGAATTCTATCATTTCTTTAATAATACTGTCTCGTGTAGCATTATATTCATTTATGCCTATAATGATGGAAATATGTAACAGTAATTTTTTTTCATTTGAATTAAGTTGTTTATACAGACGATCAATACAGCGATAATAATAGTTTCGGTCATCCGTATTTAATATATTTTTATGGTTCATGGCCAATTCGAAATGATACGTTGTATTTATAACAAGATCTTTTTGATAATATTTATTAATTAATACTTGTTCGGTATTTAGAACTTTTACCTCGTTGTCGCATTTTTGCGTTGTATCGCACGTTGACATAACATAATTGGTCGGGTTCAGAAATTCCGCAAAATCGGTTTGAATACAATGCTGAATTGTAGGTAGTTTTGAAACCATCCAGTCGAATGGATAACTTTCGTGTTTTAAACCAAGGTTTTTAATGATAGTCGCTGTAGCACACCGACTACCCATAGAAATTAAACTAGTCATAATCTAATTAGAATTTCTATATTTTATTTATTGCTGCGGTTGTAACTTTTACGGCAAAAGTCCAACAAACAGTACAAAATGTAGTCTGTCACGTGTTTCTGCTATAATTGAAATATTGTGCGAACAACACAATTTTTTGTCAATATTTGTATTTGATGACTTATTAGAAACAATAAGAAGACCACCTTTTTTAATTTTAGGAACAATTTTTATTATATCGTCTAAGGTTTCGTCGTGAATATCTATAATAGCACAATCGATTGACGAATCGGGATATTCGTCATGAATTTTCACAGTGTTTTTAATAGATACATTTGGGTAGAATATATAACGTTCTAATAGTTGAGGCGTGGGCGGAACTAATATATCTATATTGTCAGGAACAGTATTTAATAATAAAGTTATAAGTGATTCTACATAGTTGCCAAGATATACAATTTTCTTTGCAGAAGGGAGAATAGATTCCACAATACCATCCAATGAAAAGAATTTGGATATACGAGGTGTTTTAGAAGTATAGAATCGTTCAAAGAACAGCTTCATATCTGTATATTTTGAGCCGCTTTTGGTTTTTACAAAATGTATAATATTATGATGCATTTTAAAATCACTTATATCTTTGTCATTAATTAACATTAAAATATTATCTTGATTCAGTTTATTATATTCACATGTAAGATTCAGATGGAAATATGTATTCATAAAGGATTGTTCATAAAAGAAATTGCCTGTATATCCTGAGATTAATTTATTTAATGCGTCAAAATGGCGTCGCATAATAGGAGATGAACGAAATAGAAACAATCCACCATTGAATGGATATTGATTATGTTTTGTTATAAAATCCCATTGGGTTGGAGTATAGTAAATTAATCCAGGCTTATTAGGTCGTTCTAAACAAAACCATTTTTCATTGTTGTCCTCTGTATTATGTCTATCAACAAATACATACAATTTATTGTCTTCAATTTTATCTTTAAATAGAAATGAGAGGCTGTTTACAAATATACAGTCTAAATCTACGTACAGAACAAAGGGGAAATTTGACACTTCGGGAAAATCAAAAATATGTGTTTTATGCATGCTTGCTTTTTCTGGGGTATCCGAATCTGCCATAGGAAATGTATACGTGTTTAAAAATGCATATTGCGAAAGAATAGTTTTAACTTCAGGTTGAAAACTAGTGTCACAGATAACAAGCAGATTCATTTTCGCACGGTTTGAAAACACTAACGATGCACAAAAATAATCTAAACATTTAAGATACTCGTGGCTTTTGCCTACAGTCGTGTAGATAAGTAATGATTCCATTATATATTGGATTATTTAATAAAATTTTTAATTTTACCTAATGGATTATTGTCCATTGAATATCAATCTAATAAAATTTATAAAAATTATGTAATGATTGGTCTAGATTGTGTAGTTTAACCATAAATATTCAGCATTGTTTTATGGTGGAACTATACATATAGTCCTTATAATTGTATTAGCGACGAATCATATTTATTAGAAATGTTTTTCAGTTCGCAATCATCGCAATCATATCTATCATGTTTTTTAAAATAATCAGCTGTTCTTTTCTTTTCAAGAATTGTGCTTGCAACATCACCCCTTGTACATTTTACATTTGTGTACCAATTGTACGATTGTATTATATAATGATTTAGATGTAGAAAGCTTGCGTCTAATATATCTTCTGATACGTAAACATCAAATAGATTAGTTTTATCGAATTTAACACCATCTGCTGTAATTCTAATATTTAAATAGGTATCGGCTTTGAATAAATTTGAAAAGTGTATATTAATATCGGAAAGATGATTGCCGCGTGTTATAACTTTCGGATCTATTTTAAAGGTATCTATATACTTTGCACGTTTTGTAAAATTTTTTACAACATTCTTTGGTTGTTCTATATGACCCGATGATCCAAAATTTTTTTGAGGTATTATGACTTGATGAATAGTGTGGTCTAGTGATAACAAATAGTCTTTAATAGTATCATAACCTTTGCGCGCATAAACAAACTCATCAAAATCAACAACAATTACCCAATCATAATGAATTGCTCTATTGTAGTGCTTATTATAGTGTTCAACCTGTTTATAAGGTTCTGGTTGTTCAAATACTTCAACAATTCCATTGTCAAGATAACGTTTAATGTCATCTTTATAATTATCTGTAGAACCATTATCAATTAATATAAATTTATCAACACCTTGATATATATAATGATCAATCCATTCTTTCATTATATGTGATTCGTTTTTAAAGATAGCAATCATTAAAAGTTGTGTTTTAGGAGCAAACGACCAATATTCTGTTATATAATGTTCAACATGCTTATAAAAAATATCCCAATATTTTCTTTCTATTGTATTAGGAGAAATAGTGCTTTGTACATTTTGTTCAATTGCTAATGGCGGAAATACAATCGCTTGCCCTAACACTTTATTTATAACACAATCAACTGCAACACACGATATTGATTTTAGATTGTTATAGTCTAATGATTTAACTGTTTTTTCCAAATCTGCGAATGTATTGTGTAAAAGCAATGGAATATATGATTTAATATCATCACGTTTTACAATATACGCTTGTGTGCCAACAACAAACCGATCTTTAATAATTTTCACACCGTCAATTGATTCGAATACATAGGTTGGTTTTACTAGTAAGTAATTGCTATAATGAGAACGAGGAACCCATCCAATGGATACCATTTTATCAGAACCAGCAACTCTATCCCAATTCTTTATAGTCTCTTCAATTCCTTTAATAAACTTTGTTTTATGAAAAGCAACGTCATCTTCAATAATAATAGAAAAAGCCGGAGAATCATCGTGAGAAGCTAAATCTATCGCACGATAATGGTCTAGGCTACAACACATTACTTTTTGTGTTTGTACATCAATATTTTGAGGCAAATAATCTATACTATTCGCTGGGGTTGCGGGGTTTGATAAAACTATAAGAGGAACCGTAATATTGAGTTCTTTAAACTGTTCCTCTATTCTAATTCTCCGCTCTTCTGAAATTGTTATTAATATAAATTGATACATATCTATAATTAAAATGTTAAAATAATATAAGAATGGATACCCGCTTCTGGGGGCCGAGTGGATGGCGATTACTTCACCTAATTGCGTTCACTGCTAAAACATTACCAAACCACCATTTACACACCTTCTTTGAAACTCTGCCCTACGTACTTCCATGTAAATTCTGCCGTGCGTCATTGACTGATTACTATGCGGTAGATCCTATTCCCGCTAAGCAAGACGACTACGCACACTGGCTCTATCGTATTCATAATCGTGTAAATGGCAAATTACGCGAACAGAAATTGTTAGAAGTACCGGATCCGTCGTGGGAAGATGTACAAACACAATACAAGAAATGGCTTAACGCCCCGTGTACAAGTCGTATGATGATGGGATGGGATTTCTTGTATTCGGTTGCGTATACAACACCGTGTCCAGAAGTATCTTCAACGCCTATGCCCGGCACACCACCTATACAAAGTTTAAAGACCCCCGAACTAAAAAACCGCTGGAATGTCTTATCCAATCGTGAACGCCTACATTATTTGGAACGGTGGTGGACAATTCTTCCGCATGTCCTTCCATTCAACCCGTGGCGAAATGCGTGGAAATCCAGTGTTCACAGACTTCCCGTGTTAACCAAGGGTCGCACTAAGGTAACGGAATGGCTCTATTCCGCAGAACAGACTATGTGTAAAGCACTCAAAGATACTGTATCAAGAGAATCATTTGAAGGATTATGTTCGGAGTTATCGGCGTTCAGTAGTGGCTGTGGTGCTATAAAATCACCAAAGGTGAAAACATGTCGTGCGAAACGCTCTAAATTACGCAATACAATACGTAAAACACGACAAAAACGGTTTTCGCAAACGGGGGGTTTTTTATAAACCCCCAAGCCAGAATGAAAGTCTTAACATTCTTGTTATATTTAACAAGTATATACTCAGCATCATTCCGTTGTCAAAATGATGCTGATTTGAATCAACCTGTTGATTTATGGTTTGCTATTAAAGAACCCAAAGGAACATCTTACGTATATTACGATTCCAATACATCGTTCATACCTTCGCAACATTCTCTCAACGATACTACAACTGGTGCTTTGACAGCAACGCTAAAACAGTTATGGCTTCCGAATACCGAATATATACTCTTTAATGACGAGCCACCGATTGGAAACACAAACAACGCAACTGTAGGACATACAAAAGGTATTTGGGCGTGGAATAATCAAGACGCATTCATACTTACACACTCAATTCCATTGTTTCCGAAAGGGCCTGGATTAGTTCCAACCTATCAGGGATTAGGTACGAATGCGTATACCTATGGACAATCCTTAGCTTGTTTCTCGTTTCCTTTATCCACATTATCATCCATCGCTACACAAATGAGTCTTACTGTACCCAATATATACGACAAACGAATAAGCCAAACAACACCACAACCACTCAAAGATCTAGCAAACGGGTTTGTATCGAGACAAGCCTTCTGTAATTCAACTGCTATTCAGACAATACAAGGATTACCAATCACGTATTTCTCCAAAAGCACGCAATGGAATAATGAATTATATTCACAATGTATTGCCTCAACAATAAAAGAATCACTGTTTGCTGAAACATGGATACGTGGTTCAGCAGCGGGTCCCAGCTGTTCTGGAAATTATCATGTCAATGATATACTTACATTAGACTTACCATTCAATGATACATATAAAGAAACACAGGATCATAGCAAATGGGCTGTCGGTACATCCTATGTTTGTGTTTCTGATATAAATCGTATGACAACCCAATATAAACGTGGAGGTGGTGCGTTTTGTGCTAAAAATCCATCACTATCCAAACGATTGAATGACACTATAGCATCGTCAAATACATGTTAGTGTTGGATAAGAAACTCTAGTTTGTATACCATGTTGGCTTACTATAATATAATTCTGGGTTTATTGTCTTTGAATCTAAATATACAGCATTCCATATATTAAAATGAGACCGATTATCGAGTCGTATTAAACTATTGAAAGGCATTTCTATACCCATTAATGGCCATACAATACCTTGACGAAAACACATTGGCATTATAGCATCTATTTGTAATCGCAAATAATTATCAACATATCCTCTACCATTGTTAATACACGATATATGGGTTTTTACGGATTGTCTTAAATCATTTGATGTAGGTTGAAATAATAATTTTGACATAGAAACAGCTATTTTATTGGGCATTATATATGCCTGTGCTCCCCAAACTGAACAATTTGTCATATTCCACTTCAACACACCATCTTGATTATCTGATTTATGCGGTTGTGTATTCGGTAAATATCCTACACTTACATAATCAATCTCTGTTTCGTGCTTCTTCCAAATTTCAATAACCTCTTCTAATTTCTCTGTAAAATTTTCCGATAATAATGTCACATCATCTTCTATAACTAACAAGTAATCTTTATCTTTATAGTTATCTACAAAATATTTTATTGCACTCGCGTGACTGCGTGTGCAACATAATTCTGTGTCTTTTTCCGGGCGTAATACATCTCTATCATTCATATAATCGTGCGACATATCAGGAGTATGTCCTCTAAAAAAATGTACTGGATAGGATAACTTTAGTTCCGTAAACATTTTTTCTTGAAAATTTCTGCGTTCTTCTGAACAATATATTACAATAATTTGTATCGAATACATCTATATCTATAGGATCCGAATATAAATTAAAATAGAAGTGTTACAATCTAGTCAAATAAATTAAAATGTATATTATATATATGATGAACATTTTAATTTTACGCATATTTAACCATTCCCCCGAATACGATGCTATGTATGATATTCACATGAAGTTTAACAATGGAAGTATATTTGTTTTATACAATCCAGACTTATCATCAGATTATAATTACAATGACAAAACGAAGCTGTTAGAAATTAAAGGGACTGAGAGTTTTATGCCAGGTTTGCTTGATAAGACTATACGAGCAATGGAGATATGTTTAAAATTATTTAAGTTTGATTATCTTATTCGTTCAAATATATCTACAGTTATAGATATAGAAAAGTTTAATAAAGAAATATTAGCGTATAATAGTGATTTTAAATATGGGGGTAAAGTATTGGAATTATATTGGCTACATCCGGAAGCCGGTATTATAGATCACACTCACGATGGATTATTATTTGCTGAAGGATGTGATATTGTATTATCAAGAGAATCTGTAGTATCACTTGTAAGTGAAAAGTATAAATTAAATACAAATGTTGTAGATGATTTATCTATAGGTATTTTTTTCAAAGAAAAAAATATTAAACCTATATTTTTATCATATTATCATGCCAAATATGATATTGATAAAGATAAGATTGGTAATGTTATATTTATAAGAAACAAATCACATGTTCATGAAAGAGAACGTGATATTTTCAATATAGATCTCGAATATAATTGTATTTATAAACATTATAATAAACTAGAATGAGTTTAACAAAAGGTCATCGCACATATATTATGCCCCCTCATCATATTCTCAATTATGATTCAAGGAAATCAGACGGGTCACCAGCATTTGTAAAAGTAGGAAATTTTACATCTATTGGACAGAATTGTACATTTGTTATGTCAAATCACGTTATGGATTGCGTGTCTACATTTCCGATTGGTCTTATTCGCAGTGATCGCAATCTGTTTGAACATAAACAAGGGAATCCTAGTTCCTATGTACGCGGGGATATAGAAATAGGGCACGATGTATGGATTGGAGCAAACGTTACAATTATGGACAACGTAAAAATAGCTAACGGTTCAGTTGTAGCAGCAGGTTCTGTAGTAACCCGAGATGTACCTCCCTACGCCATTGTAGGAGGTAATCCAGCATCTGTCATAAAATATCGTTTCAAAAATGATATTATAAAGCGTCTTGAAGATACAAAATTTTGGGAATTACCAGAAGAAGATATTCTACGGTTTGATATCTGGTCAAAAGATATCGAAGGTTTTATAACAGCAGTTGAAGCATTTCAATCAGCACGCAGATAATTCTTCAACCCGCTTCATAATCTCCTCAGGATAAACCAGTCCCGGAAACCGTGCTATCCATACCGCACACGGTATCAAGCGTCGTCGCTCCTCCTCTGAAACTCCCATCATCTTCCAACGGGCTTCGAGCGTTCCCGCACGTGACACATCCGTATCCGTCCAGGTTGCGTCACCCTCCGCCTTCACTAACCAGCGTATTAATTTACCACCTCGGCTCAACATTTTTCTCGTCTACTATTAAATAGATGGCCAACTTTAAACAACAGTGTATGACTGTTCTTCCCTACGTATTGGTGGCTGTCGGACTTGTCCTCATTTTTGTCTGGGCTCGTGCTCGCCGCTCCGCCCCCGAGGGATTCGAGAACGGCGGCCAGGATGCGTCTTATGTTACCAGCAATCCTTACAAGTTCACAATGTACTATGTGGATTGGTGCCCTCACTGCCATCACGCCAAACCCGAATTCGAAAAACTCGGTGCTACACAGACCATCGGCGGGAAGACCGTTCAGTGTGCGGCGATTGAGGCGGAGAAGAATCCAGATGCGGTTCGCGGGAAGAAGATTTCAGGATATCCGACGATTCACCTGTACGGCCCCCAAGGCGAACTGGTTCAAGAGTACTCGGGCGCACGGACAGCGAAGGGATTCCGTGCGTTCTTAAACGAGAACCTGGCGTAGACCATTTCGCAAGAGCATCCCGTGCGACCGCCGCACCGATACCCGTCACAAGTATAAAATCATCTTCCTTAAAGCGTACAAACCACGACGGAAACGGTGGTGAAGGAAACCATAAAATATTATTTTTCCACGTGTTCTTCAATTGTTCGATTTTCTTCGGTTCATCAAAATGGATCATAGAAAACAAATATTCACTAAAATTTTTGGGACCGTGGTGCCAACTCTTCTCAAAGGCGAATCCAAGAGCCGTAGAACGTGCCGCATCATCCGGCAACAAATGCCACGGAAAATTCGCCTTAATAGCTCCGTCCACCCACAAATGCCCATTTGTATGCCGATATGGTGTAAACAGAATCGGTAAACTCATGGAAGCCCGTATAGCATCTACAATGCGTAAATCAGGATACGTCGCTCCATTACAGACAACCGTTTCGTGACTATGTAAATCTGATACGATAATGTTCAGTCCCGATACATCGCTTAAGCGTCGTTTAGACGCTCCCGTTTCAATCGATTCAAATATACGTTCCACTTCTGTGACAAGCGAACGACCATCGTCCAATCCCCATGTATTCGTAATGGTCAATATGTTAGACACATCGACATTCCGAAACTGCGTATAATCTGTTTGGAACATAAGTTCTTTCACACGCTGTGGCGATTTTGTTATTGCGAGAAGAGCTGCGAGTAACGCTCCCGCACTCGTTCCCCAATATTCATTCACACCACTTAATACCCCCACTTTCTGAAAATCAACCAACGTTTGTACAAAGGTTAAGCACCGTGTTCCACCACCGGAAAACACCAAGCGTGTAGGTCTCATAAGCATCGCCGTAGTCTTATCTTGGCTTTCGGAACACATAGAAAAATATATCCGCACTGACAACTAAGGTATGGCAAATTCCCTCGCACCACCCGTACTCAATCCATCAAGTCTCTATACCGAAGAGGCAAAACGAGACGCAACACGAATCCGTATTTACAATAGTGTATTACAACAGATTTACAATAAGATTAAATCAATTGCCCGGATACCCGGTAATGAGAAAGCATTATGGTACATTGTACCAGAGTTTATACCTGGTACACCACGATTTGATATTGGCGATGCTATCTTGTATTTAGTCTGGAATCTACGAAATATTGGATATACCGTAGAATACACACATCCGAATTTACTGTTTATTACATGGCGTTCACACGATGAACGTTACCGCCGGCTAGATAGTCCTTGGAGTCAAGTTCTGAATGCAGCACGTACGAATGTTTTAACGTCGCCGGCTCCAACATTAATGTCCAGTTATACGCCACCGCCTCCCGCAATCAGAAAAACAAACACTGATATTGTTAAACGTCAAACGCCCATTAAAAAGACGGTGGAATTCAAACCTACACCTGATATGGTTCCACGCACAACAAACCCCACAATCACAAATACAATGTATGGAGTATTGGAACAGCCACAGACAGCACGATTGCCGGGGCAATTACCGTCCTCTCATGTATCATTTGTATAATTAATTATATCGCATCCCCCTGGTCTTTTTAAGGAAACTTCCTCCCGCCGCCGCAATCATCATCGTCGCCTGTGTGCCTTGTTTCACAAGCAAATCAAGCAGAAGTATCAAAAAGATACCACCGAGTACAAACAAGATGATTTCCAAATGATTGGATTCCCCACGAGAGACTTCCATGGTATCGAGTTTTTCAAACATACGATCGAGTTTCTTCTGAATCGCATCTAAGCGACTATCTGCCGCTTCTTTGGCTCCTTCTAAATCGGCCTGGTTGTAGTTCCGCTGTTCTACTTTTTGCCATAGCGTGGAGGCTCCGTCAAGCCATGGCGACGGAATAAGAGGAACTTCCGTTTGGCGTTGTGGCATACGCTCCTTAATCCATGCGGGAGCCGAATTATCGTTAAAGGCGGTTGCCCAATCAGGCTGTAATGTATACAAATCTTTGTCCTGGTTTTCAATGGTTGGATGTGGGAAATATGTATCGGTTTCAAGAGCATTGAGCATTTCCGAAAAGGATGTTGTTTCCTTGTTTTCTGTCGGAGAACCTCCAAGCAATTCGGCGGGCGGAAGCTGGCGATGAGCGGGACGATCCGGTTCAACAACTTGCGGCTCCGGTGGCGGTAATACGCCTCGTTTCTTCTTTTTACGTCGGCGTTCCGTTTCAGGCGATCCAAACAATGCGGTTTGCGTAGGTATGTCAGAATCATCGTTCCGGGATTCTGAAAATGTCTGATACGCTTCTTCAATTGAGCACATTGCTCCCCTAATCTTAGACATCTTTTCAAAACCGTTTCTAGGCGAAGACCAGATTTATACGATATAAGTAAGGAATGCGTGCCGAGCAATTAATATCTATTGGACTTGCTACTATGGTGACTGTCGCAACACTCTATTTTTGGTACGACCGATGGAAGGGCACAAATCCTGTTATTCGTGAGGCGTTTGTCGATATGGATAAAGCGAAATTAGATGCTCTCGATACTATACTCAGTACTAAACCGACAGTGCCAACAGATGACGAGGCCATCAAGGCACATATGACCCTATTAAGATACATAAGTGGTAATTTGCCTAACGGGATTAAGTTTGTAATGGATTTTGGACAGCGATTTTACGGAGATAATCTTCCGCTACGCCCCAATCTGGAAACTCGTAATCTTATGGATAACTATAGAAGCCCATTACAAGTAGCATGAACCCGTATCCCCCCGTTCCCGGCGGTTCCCTACCATTCAAACCGAACTGGTATCCCCCGATTGAGTCGCATTGGATTGCGACGATTCTTCTGGTGTTTTTGGGAGCCGTAGCCGGCCGAATTCCCGCCACACTTCGTGGCTATGTCATTCAACCATCCGGATTCTTTACAGTGACACTTATGGCTATGGCGGCCTTACATTTCCAGTACATTCCTCTCGCATTCGCTCTCTGTTTCTTCCTTCTTGCAATATGGTCAGCACAACTCTCCTCAAAAGAGGGATTTCTCAATGCGGCGAGTACAGTCGACTGGGTGACGAATTCCAAGCGATGGTTCGTCGAAAAAGCACTCAAGGAGAAACCGTTAGGAATTCAGGAAAAAGACGTATCGACCTATCCTGTATCAGGATTATCCGCACAATCCGGCACGTCGTCAGGAACAACGTAATAAATAGACTGTTCCCCTTCAAAAACAACATGATAAGATAAGAAGGTACCCGGATGGATATCAATACATCTATCTCTGTAGGTCTAATTGCCCTACTGTTGTTTTTCTCATTGGATTTTGATAAACATTATTCATTTGGTACACATGAACTGGCTTTGAATCCGTTCGCCCGATTTATCGCTGGAATGGCCGTAACCTATCTGTCCACGTTTAATCCAACCATTGGTGCGCTTGCGTTATTGGTAGTGTTTTTCTGGATTGCGGATGTCCACTTACTCTCGTTTTCTTTGTTTGACCATAATAAGAATGCGGAAAGAGTATAAAAAAGGTGGTGTTGCGAGTATTCTAACTCCGGTATCGTCGCTCGCACCGACAGCGGTAACGTCAACACCACCAGGATTACCGTCGTACGGTATGCCACCCCCAGGCATGTTATCTCTAGGTATGCCTCCACCCGCAACCGGCGGCACGATGGATCCGGTGAGTACGGCACTTATGTACATCAATACAAATCCATTCATTATTGGTTCACTTATGCTACTACTCAATTTAGGAGGTCGTTTTCTTGCGTTAGAATTAACGAAAAAACAAGAAGAGTTCTTACAGGCTCCATGGGTGCGTCCGGCCATTTTCTTTACAGTTATTTTCATCGCAACACGCAATGTCGCTGCGGCATTTTGGGTCTCCCTTATATTTTTCTTCATTATTTGGGTTGCTGCAAACGAGAAAAGCCCGTACTGTATGATACCGAGTTGGTGCGGACATGATACAGAAAGAGGAAAACAGACATATGAGGCGAATGTCAAAGCCTTATCGCAACAAACAAAGTAATCGCATTATATACTATATAAATTTAGACTATGATTATTGTCTGAATTTATAAACAATCGCTTTCCATTACACGTTGAGCGTCAAGGTTCCGCCCGTCGGCTGAGTCGTCGTTCCCTTACGGCGGCGGCTCACACCATTCCGTCGCATCGTCTCAGTCGTGTAACCGCTTGCTACACTACCGAGGTCTTCCGCATCAACACCCGAGGTCGCCGGAACATTGCGTTGCGGTGCCTCTCCGACCGCATTGAGCGTGCGGAGAATATCATCGACGCCCGTGGGGCCACGCATTTCACGGCGCGCAGTGACCGGTGCGGGAGGAGCCATACCGAGCGACGGCTCAAATCCTCCCATGGATCCACGTAGGTCATCACCACCCATGGGTTCTGGAGCACGCTCCTCCTCATTTCGTGGGCGAGATTCCGCATTTCCACTGCGACCGCCGCCCATACCCATGCTTACAAAGTTCGCAAAGCCAGGACCCACCGATTCCGCCGCCGCCGCCTTCGCAAACTGGCGTGCGAGATCCGGATTGTTGCGAAGAATATCGTCCATACCAGGCATACGGGACTTGAACATGGTGTTCGTAATGTGGCACATACCGGCCGAGAGACCGAGCGACATGATAAGACGAACCTCAGGAGCAACCTTGCTCTTGTCCTTGTACTTATCGTAGAGCTCCTCAAAGATCTCATCGTAATCCTCGATGTTCTCGTTGACCTGCTCCGACCAGCCCTCCAGATGTACACCAAACGGGTCATACCGGCTGTTGAGGAACTCCATACCGCTCGTTACAGTTGTAAGCATAGAGCGTTGGAAGCGAATGGATGCTTCAAGGCCTTTAGAGTCCTTGCGTCGAGCAACCTCGGACTCAATCTCCGCCAGTGAATTCATCATCGTCATCTTGGTTCCCGCAATACCCTTGCGATCCATGCGTTCCAGCATAGTGAGACCCTCCGTCTTTTTTACGTGTTCCTGTTCAGGCGTGAGGTACGTTGTCTGCGGAAGTGCTTTGGGCTCCTCCGCAGGAGCAGAACTGAACCAACTGCGAAATCCAGTTGCGGCTGGAGCCGCCGGAGCAGTCGTCGTCTCCGTCGCAGAACCCGTAATACTAGAGAACCATGACTTTGTAGCTGGTGCGGTCACACTTTGTGCGACGGGTGTTGCTTGTAAAGGAGCAGGAGCAGGAGCAACAGGAGGAGGATTCAGTTGAAAGACTGGCTCAATCGGATTGCTGGGAGGCAATGTAGCGTTATCACGGATAATACGAATCGTATCGCCGTTTGTATTGGGAGGACGTACATCAAAGGTGACATTCGTATCTTCGAGGCTCACAAATTCAATATCGTTGACCTGTTTGAGTTCAGGCATAGGAGATGTGGTTGCTCGGGGAGGTGTAGACGCCATTTTCGCGCGGTTGCCGAGCATTCCCAGATCAAAGGCATTCATGTCCGTAATATCAAGTATTGTGCCTGTATCACGCACAGCCGAAATCTCCGGAAAGGTCGGCGGTTCGGAAATACGTATCGTAGGTGCGGACATCGTCTATCTTGTTAATAAGATGAGTCCGTTTTAAGATGGAGAACGCAGGAGATATAAGAAAAAATTGAAAGACTGGATGAAGACAGATAGCGTGTCGGGATCTCTCTTCATCTTTTCATAAACATCTTTTCTCCTTTCTTTCCTTCACGATGGACAACTACGAGCGGCGTAAGAAGTCGGATAAGGCCAAGGATAAGGCTGGCCGGTATTCCTCCAAGCATGTGCGGACGAAGGAGGCCATTCTGGCCAAGGCCGCTCAACGCCGATAAGCCATCAAAAATGCATCTGCCAAATCACTCTTTTTAGTTCGTGAACGGAAATACGTCAACCATGTTGTATCTCCAAGCCGTTCAAGTATGGCGTCCACATCCGCCTCTGCGGTTTTTTTACGCTGCGTATACGCCGTCGCACCACTCAAATCCGCAACAACACCTCGTGATTTCGTTCCCGCATGAACAAAGTCAATAATTCCCGTCCAACCATATTCCGTCTCCAAGCGATGTCCCAACAAGGTAAACAGAATTATCTGTACCGACTTCATCGTAGGGTTCGTCATCACCGGTTGGTTCTCTAAGCGAATCACCGACGCCTTCGCAAAGGTCGGTAATAGAGTGGTCAGCCACGTATTCATTGCTCGTCGTATCACCGTCATCGCCGTATGCATCGTCTTCGCCGGTTTCCACGGCATCAAGTAATGAGACGCAACAATTGTTAGAAGTTCAGGTTTCTTTTTTCCATGTACTTCTATTCCACGGGCGACAAGCAGTGCTCGCATTGCCGTCACCGATGTAGAATTCGGTGGGAGTACAGGTAGCGTCGGACGCAGAGTTGCTGTGCGACGGCGACGTACACCTGTCGCACAGGCTTGACACCATTTTGTATTGTCCGCCGAAGCCAGCCATTTCGCAGGAGATGGACACGCACAGCATCGTTTCGCATCTTGTGAATCTCCACCTCCTTCCAGCAAATCAATATTATTCCAGGCGAGAACACGGCACCCACTCAGATCGCCGACTGGCAATTCAAGCAAGCAGTACGCAAGATTGCGTATGCCCATATCAAATCCTAGATGAACAACATGCGTCATTTTAAGAATACACTCTACAAACGGTTTAGACCAATGTCCAAGATATTCTCTGTCACAAATCAAGCGATAACTGAATTGTTAGAGATTCCGGATACAGCAGAACAAGTCTTTATATACGGAAATCATCTGAAAACACTTCCAAAACTTCCCGCTGGTCTACGTAAACTTCACTGCGAGCGGAATGAACTCACGGTGTTACCTGATTTGCCCAACACACTCGTCGAACTACAATGTGATAACAATCGATTGATTGAATTGCCCCCTCTACCCGCATCACTTACAACATTGTATTGTAGTGGCAATGTGCTTACAGCCTTACCAGAATTACCGCCAAATATCCGTGATATAAACTGTTTTTCTAATACATTGTTGACCCTACCTGTACTGCCCGTGTCATTAATGAAACTCAATTGCGGAACGAATTTATTGTCAGAATTGCCGTTCTTGCCGAGCAATCTTGAATGTTTACAATGTTCTAACAATGATATCGAGAGTTTACCGGAATTACCAACTACTCTAAAAACGCTGTATTGTGGAAAAAATCAATTATCGTCACTTCCAGCCTTACCCAAATGTATGATTACACTCTGTGTCTCTTACAATAAAGTCGCAGTACTGCCCACATTACCTCCAACACTCAATTCGCTGAACTGTACAGGCAATCGATTGTCACGACTTCCAAAATTGCCCGAGAGCTTGTTGCGATTTTATCATAAATACAATCCATACACGCCTCAATTCGAGGCCTTGCTCAATCAGACTATGAATATAGATGCTGTCAATCAATATCACGCACGGAAAGATGAAGTGGAGAGGATGTTAGAAGCATTGACATATATGAAAACTCATTTGTCTACAGAATTATGCGACGACATTTTATCATATATTGGAACGATGCTGACAAATACAGACGGAAATGTACAAAATCAGATACACTGGTTGGAATCGGAGTATGCGTCGTATGTGTAGAATTATTTTCACACCCAGCCGCAAATGTCCATACAAAACATACGATGTACAATGACACCCGACCGTAAGCTGGAGATTCATTGGGGTGTCTACGCAGAGGTACACGCATTAAGTGTCTGTGTTGCACACAATAGTGAATTTACAGATACATGCCGGCACTTCGTCATACCGAATGTATCATCAATTGCTTTGGATATAGGCACAGGGAACTGGTATGTTCGTATAGGAGCATGGCAAGGCGAGCCAACACATGGAACGATTGAATGGTCTACGATTTATGGACCCTGCTGTATTGTATCACCACGGCCGATTCTTGCGGACATTCCGTTCAATCCGAAAGAATTACCGATTCTTCATAAACAGAGCATATTAGCGGGAATTCGTATTCATACTGGATTACCTGTACCTAATTTTTTACTTATTTCGATGTCAGAGTCGAACGAATTTCCAGCATCCCTGACTAAATATAGATACGCTCAACGCAAAGAGTATATTGATTGGGAAGGACTGCTCTATCCAAAACTATATTCGGTCAAGATTTGCCTCATTGGACTCAATTTACCAACGGATAGGATTCTACAATTGACTACTGGGCGTTTGTTTCATGGACTCCAATGTTCACGACCTTTACAACATAGCGAGGCGAGTTCAAAAACAGCGTCTCGTTATGAATCGGTATTAATTCGTGATAACGAAGGAAAAGACAACATTCGTTTTTCCTCTTACGATGAATATATGCGTTATAAGATTGCGAAGGCAAAATATGCGGATAAGAAGTTTACGCCCTAACGGGTTCCGCTCCTTACCATAGGTTTTTGCCCGTCTGATAGACCGACGCACCATAACGGGGAAGACCGGTATAAATAAACATATTACCTATGAACAAAGTAGGTTGAACATTGTTGTGAAACTTATCCTCGCCGGACGGATTGAGCGTGTGGGCGTGGGTACCATTGTTGAGCGTAACACCCGTCGCACTAGCACCAGTTGTAGCACCCGTGCCATTGCCACTCATATTGCCTGGAGATGCGGTGTACGTAGGTGTATTTCCAACTGTGGTGTATGAATGCGTGTGCGTCGGATCATTGATTGTTATACTCACAATCGATGTAGAGTTGTTCGCCGCAATCGATGAAATCGATGGATCCACACCATGATTGTGGCTCGGCATTTCGGGAATTGTCAGCCTATGTTGATATTCACCAAGCGATTGACCTAAATAAGTCGTCATAGTCGATGTTGGTACATTGTCGTCATAACCCGTTCCAATCACACCTGGCACACGACCCGCCGGATTCGGGAGCCTGAATTGGGTACCAGATCCACCAAAGGAATATCCAATCATATTAAACAAAAATTCAAAATCGGAAACATTCAACAAAGCACCATTACATAAAATCCAGCCCAAATGGTCATAATTTACAGCCGAGAACTTGATATCGCCAACGGAGGCCTTTTGATGAGCCGTGAAGGCCATCCAATAATCGCGATTGTAGGAGGTCATCTCTAATTATAAAGGAAAATATAAAGTTTTATAAATAAAAAACTTTATATTTGGTCTAGACCCATGAACATTTGAAATAGATACCTTATACTGTTCGTATAAACTCCCATCCCATATCCTCGCAGATTTTCTGCCAAATCTTATCCTGCATGTAGAGTTTCTCACGACTCTTGAGCAATGGAAAGCACGGTAAATAATCGTCTAATTCCAGCAATTCGCAGAACTTGTAAAGAACAAAGGAGTAGGACAAAAAATTAGACCGCTTTTTCGGGCAATGTTTTACGAAACTAAATTGTATTTCTTTAAACATGAAGCGTAACTTCTCCTCGACTTCACGTGATAAAACGGGTGCGGAGATTCCGTTGAGACGGTTCAGAATATGCGCAACATGGTCGTAGCAACGATTCAGTTTGAGTTTTTTTATCACTTCCTTTAGTTTTGACGGTTTCAATTTACTCATATCTGTGATACGTTCCTTGCGAAGTTCGGTACGAATTTGGTCAAGCACAGCGGGGGAAATTTCGGTAGTTTCCTTCGCTTGAAACTGAGCGAGCCACTCATTCAAATGGTTAATCTTCTTATAGGCGTAGTAAGACATCTCACGGGGCGGATCTTTGTAGGAAGGCTTTTCAGAATCTACCAGAATACAATCACGGTATCCGCATCCTGGGCAATCCAAAAAGGTCTCGTTGAGAAACATCTCGGTTTCACAAACAGGACACGACCCATAATCTTCACGCATACTTGACGCAACACTGTTCTCGTGTTGTATGGAATCAGGGTTGAGAGCCGTCAAATAGGACTCCAATGCCTTATCACGCTTGAACCCAATATCGTTTGTAATATCAGATGCTTTCTTTGATTTCTGTTCAACGGGGCTTGCTTCTACCGTACTCCCATTATCCGTTGTAAAATACGAGTATACGCTATTTACAGGTATACGTTCCTTACGTCCTGTACGTTCATTCGGCTTTTCACCAGACGCAATGCGGTCTTGCGCATCCGAATAGGAGAAGAGGATATCACCAACACGTAAGAAGTAATCAGCTTCCGCGGAACCATTGTTTATCATTTCAAGTGTCTTTTCCAGTTGGCGGATCTCATTTTCGAGGGCTTGGCGGCTTGTCAGAATGACTACGTCGTTCGCATTGGTGATAAAACTTGGACTCATAAACTCTTTCTCGATAGTTTGTAACTTACGTTTTTTCTCCTCGAGCTCTTTTCGTAGTTGAGGGATATTCAATTTATCCTCTCGCAATTTAGAAATTTTCAAACTATGATAGGATTCTAACGTCTTTGCTGATTCGGATGACTTTTTTCCCTTTCCAGAGATATTCTCAGGTACCGGATTTATCTGTAGAAGGTTATCCAATGATAAAAGTTCGTCAGACATTATACTTATGCTATATAACAGCCAAAAAGATCGTTTAAATAGCACCTAGAGAAATTTTTTACGCAAGGAAAACTTCCCGGAGTTTGCCGAAATTTTTTTCTTAGGTCAGGATATAAACAATGGGCTCTGGTGGTTTAATGCAACTTGTCGCATATGGTGCACAGGATATTTACCTTACGGGCAACCCGCAGATTACCTTCTTCAAGGTAGTCTACCGTCGCCACACGAACTTCGCCATGGAGTCGATTGAGCAGACGTTCAACGGCTCGGCGAACTTCGGCAAGAAGGTGCAGTGCACGATCAGCCGCAACGGCGATCTGATCCACCGTGTCTACCTCCAGGCGACGCTCCCCCAGGTTCTCCTGGCGTCGGGCGACGGCTCGGGCGCGCAGTTCCGCTGGCTCAACTGGGTTGGCCACAACCTGATCAACAATGTGTACATTGAGATCGGTGGCCAGCAGATCGACAAGCACTACGGTGACTGGCTCCAGATCTGGAATGAGCTCACGCAGGAGGCGGGCAAGCAGGCCGGCTACGCGGAGATGGTTGGCAACGTGCCGGAGCTCGTCAACCTGCTCGTCCAGGGCGGTGAGGGCTGCGACAATGCGTGCGGCTCGGGCGAGCCCAATGCGTCCAGCGAGGTTCGCAAGTGCGCGCCGGAGTACACGCTGTACATCCCCCTCCAGTTCTGGTTCTGCCGCAACCCTGGCCTGGCGCTGCCGCTCATTGCGCTCCAGTACCACGAGGTCAAGGTCTGGCTGGAGTTCCAGCAGCTGGCCAACCTCTGCTGGGACAGCACGGCGTCCCAGTCGGTCGTCAGCCGCGTTGCGTCGTCGGGCCTCGTGTCCGCGTCGCTGTACGTCGACTACATCTACCTCGACACGGATGAGCGCCGCCGCTTCGCCCAGGTCTCGCACGAGTACCTGATCGAGCAGCTCCAGTTCACGGGCGGCGAGTCCGTGACCAGCTCGGCCAACAAGATCAAGCTCAACTTCAACCACCCCACGAAGGAGCTTGTCTGGGTTGTCCAGCGTGACTCGTATGTCAGCTGCGACAGCACGGTCGTTGGCCCCTGGAAGGGCCAGCAGCCCTTCAACTACTCGGACTGGTGGGATCGCTCGGTGCTCGAGTCGGGCTACTCGGTCACCCGTGTTGAGGGCATGGCCGGCCACAACCCCGTCGTCACGGCCAAGGTTCAGCTCAACGGCCACGACCGCTTCACGGAGCGTGAGGGCAACTACTTCAACTTGGTGCAGCCTTACCAGCACCACACGAACATCCCCGCGGTCGGCATCAACGTGTACTCGTTTGCGCTCAAGCCCGAGGAGCACCAGCCCAGCGGCACGTGCAACTTCTCGCGCATTGATAACGCCACGCTCCTGCTCACGCTCAGCAACAACTCGGTTGGTGCGTCCGGCCTCAGCTCGCAGGTCCGTGTGTACGCCGTGAACTACAACGTGCTCCGCATCATGTCGGGCATGGGTGGCCTTGCGTACAGCAACTAAACATGCGACTTTCTCATACAAATTTTTGGTTATTTTTTTATTTTTACGATACAAAGATACAAAAAATGTGTATGAAACGTTGAATGTTTATAATTTCTATGAATGTCTACATTAATGTAATGGAGACATGTATAATCCTATACAGGCACATAGATGTGCCCACTCTTGCTACATACAGCCGACCACATCGGCTCATGCGAAAGTATCTTCGTATCCATCGGCTCCACGATTGGCGGTAAGCCTATAAACCGTTCCACCATTTCTGCTACAGAGTCCACCCATCTGTAATAATGGTTGGCGATCAGAAAGAACGCACCAAGGAATACAATCAACGTAGTGGAAAAGGAAGTTGTAAATTCATGAATTGATTCGTTAGAAAAGGTAGTCATATTTCGCAGATACATCGCAACAACCAACGCAAAAATAGATTTCTAGCGTTTCAATTTTTCACACCGCCCGTTTACTCATAGACAACCGACTGCCGCCGTCCATTGACAATATTGACCTGGAACGCCATGAGATCCACCGCATAATCCGACCAATCGCACTCTAGAAAGTTACGCTCGTCGGCCGCCGACGCCGCATGCCCGTGATGGTATGATGCTCGCTCAAAGAGAAACAGCTCACGGAATTGAATAGCACGTTCCTCCCAACCCATAAGTGACGCAATCGACGCACGGATATTCGCATCGGGTTGAATATACCACTGCCCGCCAATACAGAAGACCGGCTTACGCTTCTCAGGCCACCAGAACACTTCAATGTACTCGGTCGGCGTACGAATCTGAGCAAGCGAATTGAGATGCGTAGACGGAATGTTAGGAGTAGGGATTTCAATGGAATAAAATGGCATGGTTGTAGTACTCAATAAACCATATGTATACTAGAATTGTCAATTTTGTTAGTTCAAGTCATTTTCGTCCCTACAATAAATATGACGCATAAGTAGGAGAATGAAACCGCAATTGCCTCCTGAAATTGCGAACTATTTGCCTGATGATATCCTTTCGCATATACAATCCTTCGTTCCTCATTTACCGAAACCCAAAAAAGTCAAATATCAGCCTGTTTCCCCCAATATGGAACGGGATCTACGTATGATACAAAATAAAATGTTACGAGGAAAAGACAATATGTTTATGCGTGATTTAGAAGTATTTATTTTATGTTAGAGATTAATATCTTTTTACTATATATATAAATGGCAAACAGTGTAAACAAGACAGGCCGCAAACACAATGCCCGCGGAAGATTCACCCGGAAGAACAAGACGAGCAACAGCAAGCGCCCTCGCAATGCACGTGGCCGTTTCACTCGCCGCCGGTAATCGCATGTATAAAAAGACTTCATAAACCTTACTTGCTTAGCAAACAAGGTTTATTGCTCACACGTACCATTCCGAAAATGTGTAAACGCACTCTCCGTTTGTGCAAATTCCTCTTTCACACGAGTATAGTCCCGTTGTGTGACTACAAACTCAGCTTTTGCATCCTCGTACTCCAACTTAGCAGTATTCATGAAATCTTCCGCCACCGCAAGCGTTTTATTTGCGGCCGAAAGATTCGCACGAGCAGCCTTCTTCTGTTCACGGGCTGCGTAAAGTTGCTGATGTGCTCTATCAATGGACGCTTCATCCGAAGTAGCTGTGATATGTTTACAGTGATTCTCCTCATCTTCATACGCATGGACGGTTTTGATAAACTCCGCAGCCGCAGTTTCAGAGGCGGCGGTTGCGACTTTCAATGCGAATGACGCCTGTTTGTAGGATTCCGTCGCAACTTGAAATAGCGACATAGTCTTCGCATATTTCTCCTTCAGAGTGTCCATATAGTCTCCAAGAGTTTCAATAGAATAGACAATTCGGTTCATGTTGATGATACATATCAGAATACGTATCATCCGTCATTTTTTCACCAAAAAATGATAGACTTCATAGTACTTAGTCACTAGAATAGGTATAATTATGGCGTATGATATGTATGAAGTTTATTTTCAAATCTTTACAGCACTGGCGATAGTACACGTTGCTATCAGTCTACTGCGATGCCTTATCTCTACATGCGATACAATTGATAAACAAAAGAGTATCGATGAACGTCTCGATGTATTGGAACACGAATTTATACGATTGATATCCGGCGAATATGATTTAGAACCCAAAAATACGATTGTTCAAAATACAGTCGTTCCTTGTTCAACATCGGTAAACAAAGATGATTGTGGTGTGAAAGAAGATTAATCTGTTTTAAAATAAAACTACATAATATAGAAATGAGTTTTATTTGTAATATTACTGGGAAATTTTTTGAGTTAAATAATAATGAAAAAACTAGAGAATCTGGTGTTCGATTTGGGTTTAATAGTCGTTTTAGAGCTGTTTGTTATGTATTTACTAAGTTATTTTATGGAGAATGTAAAATTCTTAATGGTTTAGAACAAAATAAAAGTATAAAAGGCATTGGCATGTCTGACTCTGGATGGGCAAGTATATTAGAAAATAAATTTAGTTATAAAAATACTTTTTATCATACATCACCTTATTTAAATATTTATAACAACGAACACGTGAACAACTACAAAGATTTAGATTTTATAATTTCATCTGATGTATTTGAACACATAGACCCGTTTCCGTCTGTTCAAATAGCATTTAATAATTTGTATAAAATGTTAAAACATGGCGGATTTCTTATTTTTTCGGTTCCTTATTCACATGATGAACATATAGAACATTATCCTAACTTATACGATTATACGATTAAAAATGAAAATAACAAATATATTTTATATAATAAAACTATAGACAATAAATTGGAAATCTTCGACAACCTATATTTTCATGGAGGTCCAGGTAATACTCTTGAAATGAGAGTTTTTTCAAAAAAATCTATTATATCATTTTTAGAAAAATCTGGATTTATCAATATTACATTCTACAACATAGACGAAGATATGAATAAATATGGAATATTTTGGTCAAATGATGGTAATAATGATCAAAGTTTAATAATATCTGCTCAAAAAAACCCGGCATGCTAGGCACTAATTTTATACATCCGACCATGATAGATATGGCCGCAGTTGCCGTTTTTTCAGGTATAAACGGTGTGGAAGGAACCGTTGTCTTTACACAACATGGTCGCAATTGTAAGGTCGTCGCTGATTTTACACATGTACCTCCTGGTGAGCACGGTTTTCATATACATCGTGCCGGCGATTTACGTGGCGAAGGATGTCAGGGAGCGTGTGACCACTATCACAAGGGAAAACCCCAAATCCACGGAGGTCCTCCGTCTCACAAGGGAGAACGGCACACGGGTGATCTTGGAAATATTCGTGGTCCTACACATCATTCGTTACATATCCTACGCAATATCTCAGTTGCGGAACTGTACGGACGTTCCGTCATTGTTCATGCGGATCCCGACGATTATGGCCAAGGAATGCATGAAGATAGCCATACTACTGGACATTCTGGAAAACGGATTGGATGTGCAATCATCGGTCGTGTCCATATTCCGTCGTGCGTGACAAAGACACGCAAACACAAAAAGATGAATTAATTCATTGTTTTAATCCACGTAGTCCACGATGTCTTCATATCTAAATCCCACCGACTAGTGATATCAAGGTGAAGATTTTTCTTACGATTGATGACGTCCACATTCGCATGTGTCGGTTCAAAGCAAGACAAATGGCCTAGTACAGATGCAATGTGTTTCCGTGTAAGACGACCGCAGGTGTAGACATCAAATTGAAGTAAACTGCGGCTCTCTGGATGATGAAGTAGACCTGCTTCAGGATGATTCCAAAAATGGAACGCAATATGACTTGTTTCTATCGGAATAAACGCAGTGAGTCCGGATTCCGCAGCAGGAGAGTCTACGTAATACGTACGCGGAACATCGAGTGCGTGCATATTCAGATCATGAACAATTGTTTGAAGCATAGACCGAATACGAGGTTCATCCGCTTTGTGCGGGCATAGTTTTGTTTCAAGTCGCAGCAACATATGATGGTGTTCAATACGGCGTGCCTTCCGTGTCTTACCAGCCATCCCTAGTCTATGTCTCTAAATAAATTCCACAGCGTCAAAACACGATAGGTCGTGGCCTCCACCGTACGAAATCGCACTCTGAAGACATTCCTCCAAACCATTCATTTCCTCCAAAAGTGTTTTCTGTTTGGAACGGGTTAGAGTTTTTACTCCCTCAATGCGATTGGTCTTGCCTTTCGTAGAAGCCGACGCACTTCCCCAGAATTCTTTGTACATATGACCGTCCGTGCCAAGAATTGTCTTTCCAGGCGAGTCTGTACACCCCGAAAAGAAACCGCCAATCATAACCATAGACGCACCAAGAACGAGAGACTTTGCAATATCACCGGGTTCCTTGATACCACCATCCGCAATAATACGTGTTGTTGGCAAGGTTCGTGCGGCCGCACACGCTTGAATGACAGACGCTTGTAGATTGCGGCTTCCAAATCCAGTCGCAACGTAGGTTGTACACGCAGAACCGGGTCCAATACCAACTTTAATCGCATCCGCTCCCCACGATTCTAAGTCACGTACTGCGTCAGGCGTTGAGACATTGCCCGCAATGAGAAATGGCCGATTATCCATAAATTCACGACGAATCCAACGTAGCATAGTTTCCATTTTGATAGCGTGACCATGCGCAATATCAATTGTGATGAAATCGGGCACAAGATTCAACGACTTGAGATTTGTTAGAAGTGTATAATCGTCTTCATTTACACCGATAGATATGCTAATCGGCAAATCCAAAGAATTCATACGTGTCGCAAACGCAACTTGGTCGGTTTGAAAGCGATGGTGGATATAGAAGTAATTGTTAGACGCAAGTTGAATCGCAAGGTCGTCATTTATAATACATTCCATATTTGCGGGAACAACAGGCATTCGAAATGTATACTTTCCAAGAACACATTTCGTATCACATTCACTACGTGAATTGACAATACATTTTCGTGGCACGAGATTCATGCTCGCATAATCAAATCGCTTCATGTGTGCTAACTAAATACTGTATTGACAGATACGTATCTGTCAATTTTGTTTTCCTAAATATAAATAGACCATGACCTATTACAACATCTCCGAGAATCTAAAAACGATTATCGCACTTAATGATATTGTATATGCCCCAGCAAATGCGGAAATTGCGATTGTATTTGCGAATTTAGGCACATCGGACAAGAAAGACAACGGCTTGGAAAGTTTTGCGGATATATTCTTTTCCGCAATGTCAACACTGGTTGATATTGATAATCCAGCCATTCCATTTATGACAATGATAATATCTGGTGTATTGAATTCTTATACTACAAAAACACCCGATAGTTTACTTGTACCCTTCGCACAGATATCCGAACGTTATCTCGCAACCTATATGCAAATCGACACAGACCTGACAACGATAATGAACGATCCGGTAACGTATCAGTATACAGAATATACGCTGCCGAATACTTTAAAATTACCAGCACCATTTGCGGGAAAAACCACAATCTCGATTAACGATTTAAGCGGTGTTCAAATACCGCAACCTGGTACAAATGATTTTAATCGTTATAAGGATGCGTTTATTGTTGGATTTCAGTACGGATTAGCAAGACAACAAGTGCCTTCTATAGGCGGTTATTCCATAGGAGGATTTGAGGTCAATGATAATCCGGAATTTTGGTACACAATGGCGATGCCTCCACCAGATGCGAATACATATACATGGACATCCGGGCAATACCAAATTGATAGCGAGGATTTAGGATTTGATACCGCAATTACGATAAATGGCAACAGTATGTCTGATTTTGAACGCTGTGCTGGCCAGTTCTGTACACAAGTGGGTGGGGGGTTAATTGTTGTAACAGCACGTTCAGATACATCAATCACGTATATAAAAATGTATATGGTACAAAATTTCGTATTGGATGATGAATCTGGATGGAATTTAGGAAACGCAAGTTTTTACAACTGGCTATTTATTGATGATGGGTTCGGCAATACAATAAATGTAAATGGTGTTGCGAATCGTGAAGAAGTATTTCGTACATGGGGAATACAGTATGGTGACCAAATACCACCTTCTATTGGGAAAAAATGATAGCATACGTATGGCTCAATTATCCTTCAGGCCTATTTACCGTTATCATGTCTGCTTTGTACAATATTCCTATTCCGACCCCAGAGTACAATGGAGCACGTCTTCAGAAACTCGCAACCGTAACACTTACAGATGTAAAGAAATATGAATTCTTTTGGCGAACTGAGACACGTCAGGTTGTGATTCATCATCCAGACGATAGGTGGTCTATTCAGCCGGATAATTCAATTACGGTCTCTCTGGCGAACCTTATGGATTGTATTCCGCAAAACATTATTCTTAAGAACTTTTATATTCAGGAGATTCCAGATAAACCTCATGCTGCGGATGCAGAGGCGACGATTGAGTTTTATGACTGTGATTGGTCAGATTACGCATCCGATCTCATCAGTCTGAAGTTTGACGTTGAGATTGATACAGCGTGTACAACGGATGTAAAGCGTCTTCTAAAAGTTGTCCGCACAATTATCAAGGAGGAAGAGGAGTACGCGGATATGCCAGAACTCATTTCAATGGATAGACCCTTCAAGTCGTACAGTCTTCGTCGCAGAGGCTGCGACCAAGATTGCTGCGATGATATCGGTAGCGGCGAGGGTGTATCGTATTGCGAATGTATGGAGTAAAGGGGCTTTCCCCATTAAAGACGACTCTGTTGATACAATTTAATTGCGTACTCCTTATCACGATATCCACTTACTCGTGACCACTTACCAGGTGTCTTGGATTTATAGTCCGAAAAAAATCTACATATCGTGTCTTGTACAGTGATATCTATATCAGAAATATCTCGAATTCGTTCCATATCCTCCTCCAATACACACAGTACTTTTTCATCCATACCCTTCTCATCTTCCATGATGAGAACACCTACAATATACGCATCCAAATAACTATTGTTAGGAATATAGGCGTCCGTAAGAATTACGATATCTAAATCATCGCCATCCATTGCTTTGGTATTTACTATATATCCATATGGATAGGGGTAGTAATACGGTTCAGGTAAAATTCTATCGAGTACAAGTTGCTGCGATTCTTTACAATATTCGTATTTAAGATTGCTACCTTTTTCAATTTCAATATAGACGTGAACTTTGTTAGAAGCCATTTGTATGTAGTTGGCTCTCTATAGTTTAGATATAAAATAATTTATATGAAAAATAATGTACATTTATTTTATATCTAAGGAGCCGTAGTAACAGGAGCCGTTTCGGACGATGCTACAGTAGTGGTCTTCGTCTCAGCAGCCGTAGTCGCAACAGCATCAACCGTCGCAGTCGCAGCAGACGGCACAGCATCAACGGTCGCTACAGCAGGAGCAGGAGCAGGTGGTGCGGGAACATTACGCACGAGGCCAACAACTCCATAAATAGCAGCCACAACCGCTGGTAGGATAATCGCAATGCTGACCATAGAATAACCACCGTTCGTATTGCCGAAATACCACAGCATAAATCCCGCAACGAGGAAACCTAGCCATGAGAGGGTACCAAGGAGAGCAACGCCGGCGGTGAGTGGAGTAACGCTCGTTGCGGGCGGCTGACGGCACGCCGGCACAAGTAGACCAAGAGCAACGACCGCCGGCAGAATAATCGCAATGCCGACCATGGAATAGCCGCCATTCGTATTACCATAATACCAAAGCACAAAGCCACAGACAATAAAGCCCAGCCATGACAGAGTACTGAGTAGCATAGTGGATACAATGTTAGACGTCCAGCCTGGCACAGAGTTCAGAGGACGAATTACACGAGCAAGATGGATTGCGGCCGCAACAACCGCAGGAAGAATAATCGCAATACCGACCATGGAATAACCACCATCAGTATTGCCAGTCGACCAGAGCACAAAGCCGGTCGTAATAAAGCCGAGCCACGAAAGAGTTGCGAGCAGAGTCGTAGAAAACATTGGATGTCAATAAACTCTTTCCACAGGGGTATACTTTAAAAAATAAATCCGCATACATCTATCAATTTTGGGAAAGAGCTTGCTTTAATTGTTGTTATTTAATAGTTTAAAGCACCTATTTTCTAGAATTCAATCTAATGTGTTGTAGAAGGAGTTAGCGACGCACTCGTCGACGCAGACGAACTAGGCGAAACAGTCGACGCACTGCTCGACGCAGACGAACTCGGCGATACAGGGGACGCACTGCTCGACGCCGACGAACTCGGCGATACAGGGGACGCACTGCTCGACGCTGACGAACTCGGCGATACAGGCGAAGCACTGCTCGACGCCGACGAACTCGGCGATACAGGGGAAGCACTGCTCGACGCAGACGAACTCGGCGATACAGGGGAAGCACTGCTCGACGCCGACGAACTCGGCGATACAGGCAACGAGAGGGTTGCGGAAGACGACGGCGTCGCTGAGGCGGAACCAGTCAGACTCGGCGAAGCAAGAGCAACCACTGGCAGAGCCTGTACTGCGGGAACATCAACAATCGCCGCCGCAGCGGAAAACGAACCACCCGTACAATTTGTTAGGAGCGTAAAGGTCATGTTGAGGGCATTCGCCGCAGTGGAGGGCGACGCATATAGATTTGTCTGAAGGTTTGAGACCATAGTTGAGCCGCAGCTACCAGTCGTATCGACACATATAAGAGTAAATGCGACAAGCGACGTAATATTTGTAGCAGCAGCTCCAGCGGACGAATTACAGACCGTAAGTCCAGGCGTAGTTTGAAGCATACGCACATTTACGAGTCCACCCATATTTGTACACCCAGATAGAGTAATACTCGTGTTAGAAGTGCTGGATGCGGATAGAAGTGCTGACGCTGCGGAACTCGTTACACCACCTGTGTTTACAGTGTAACCAGCACAGCCCAGAGCAGGCATATTGAGATACGCAACGACAGGAGACGCATACTGAATTGTAGACGTGTCGGTGCTACTCGAAGTATTACGATTCGACAGTCCGAATCCGAGACCGAATGCGAGAGCTGCCGCAATTACAAATACAACAGACGACGCAATCGTACAACGCATATTCCGAGCGAAGAAGTTCCGAGCTGATACAGGAACTACTTTATTATCTCGCATAGGATTATTATTTTCAAATATGACATTAGACGACATATCACAACAAAGGGGTTTATATTGAATGAATGAAACAAATAAAGGGTTCGTCAATTTTGACATCCTAAATATGATTATGAGCCATAAACCCCCATTCAGGAGCAACAACAATCTTCATTGTACCTAGAAAATGTGCTAAATTGGAAAATCCACTACGACTCGCAATAAGATAGTTACAATGTACAAGATAATAAAACGCATTCACTTCATCGCATTTTATGATTTGTACATCTGGTATATGTTGTTTCAACAATATCTCATCATTAAAGTTATTTTCTGTAACAGCATAGACGGGAAGATTCATATCTGTAATTTTTGTAAGTAAATACTTATATTTATCTATAAAATACATAGTATTCAAATAACGGGAAGGCATATTCAGAATATCGCCACGACGGATATGTATACAGATATACGCACTATCTACTTGCCGAGGATACATATTTTTATAAAACAGACTGTATTCATTGTGTAACGCTTCTTCTTCAATACGACTGGGACGATATTTGAGACTTCCTAAAAAAAATTCATTTCCGCAAATATGATCATACAAAAGAACAGACTCTTCTTTTTTATGTAACTCTAAAAGAGTCTCATGATAGTTGCTACGAATATCACGTAAGGATATACGTTTTAAGGACTGTATAGCGTCATCTGTAAACTTAACAGTATTGATTTTATCAAACTGTAATGCGGCTCCTATAACACGTGAATTACATGTAAATTCGTGGTAGACAAAGACAAATCCGAATTTACGACAGTAATTCACAAGAACGAAATATTCGTGCGTTTGATGACCTATTCTTGCCCCTCTATTGGGAACAATACATATGTACAACATTTACTATGGCTATAGATTTTAATTCGGTGGGTAAAATAAGGAGCCTGTAGGATGGCGTGGGAAAGTAGCACAATCCAAACATCTCCGACCGAAGTCGCAATCGGTCATTTTACAAATCGTGCGTTGGGAAACCAATTTGTAGGAGTGAATCAGGATGTAGTGAAGACATTTAATCTGTACCGGTTTTTCGTCCAACATCTAACTACACCTGCTGCATCTCTTCAACCGTTGATTACAGAGAATGGCGTGCCGCTCTTTACAGTCAAGGATATTGAAGAGATTCAGGAAACAATACGAAAGCAGAAGAATACAAATTATGTAAAACAGTTGAACCAAGCGGGGGGTAACCCTGCTGTGCCGACAGCAGTGCCGGTCGGAGTGCCAGTTGCAGCAGTAGTACCCGACCCTTCCCGAAATAAGTTTTGGGATAAATTTATAAAACGGATTACGTATCCGATATGGTCGAATATTCCTTCAAGCTGGGATGGACTTTTATGGTACGTATTTATACTCCATAGTTTGGAACAAATGGATGTTATTGGACCATTTATCAGCACTGCTCTTGATACAATTACTCTGACGTTGCCAAATATACCATCTCTCATTGATGCGGTTCTTCCCAAACTTTTAGGATTGGTTCCATTGCCCTACATGAGTACAGCAGGCGATGCTATTTCCTACGCAATCGGCTTGATATTTATTCTTCTTGGCGTATTCTTGAACGTACAACGAAAACACTTTGGTTCCGCATTCAAAACATCGATTGAAATCATTCCGGTCATTGGCGATAGTGTATCCGAAATGGCACAGAGTTTTGAAATTGGTGTTGACCGTTACGAACAAAATCGTAGGAAGATACTCTCCCAAATTACACCCGTTACACCTACACTTGGCACGTACCTGAACTATTATACACCCAATATGAATATTCATACAGGTGCTGCTCCTCAATTCAGTATACCCGCAATTAAACAAGATTTAGTTTTATACGCAAAAGAGAAATCAGGTATTAACGACATGATGAATAAGATTCCAAATCCGGCGAATATAGCCTCGTCCGCAATAAGTGGAGCGGTAAATAGTACAGTTGCGAAGGCGTCGAACGCCGTATCCGGTGCGACCGCCGCTGCTAGCAATGCGGTGTCAAACGCCGTTGCGAATGTGGTTCCGAGTGTAACACCATCACCAACGAACACAAAAAACGAAGCCAAGACGGCGTTTGCTCCTCAACAAACTCGTAAACATGGCGGTAAACGGACTAAAGCACGCCGCAATAGATACACTAGACGCAGATGACAGAATCCTATTGTTATTTACTATATTGTGGGAGTCGTACGTACATAGGTGCTACATACGACCCCCATAGACGACTCGAGCAACACAATGGAATCCGTTCTGGCGGTGCACGTGCGACACATGGAAAACAGTGGGAACTCGCATTGTATGTATCTGGGTTTCCGGATTGGAACACCACACTCTCGTTTGAATGGGCGTGGAAACGTGAATCCCGCAAAACACCTGGTGTATACGGGAAGGTGGGCGGATTAGATCGTCTACTACATAAGCGAACTGCGACAAGCAAGACGGTTCCGTATAAATACTGGCCGAACGCAATTTCTATGTCTATAATTCCCAAATTCTACCAAATTTCGGAAAAAATTGAACAGGTAAAACAGTTAACATCCAAGTGTGTGCCCACGAATTTGACACATACTTTCCTCTTTCAGCCTTTCTTTCTTTCCAACAAGATGTCCGTTTCTTCCTTTGATATTACAACCCTTGCCCAGAAGGTGGAGGAGCTTTCGCTCGATGTCACCACTCTGAAGACGCAGCTGGCCGCATTGCTGGAGCGTAACAATCCTGCGACCGCCGAGAAGACGCCTCGCAAGCCGCGTGCGAAGAAGGCTGTCGCAGCGCCTATCGCAGACATGACGACCGTCGCACCAACGAACGAGATCGTCGAGAAGAAGCCCCGCAAGCCCCGTGCGAAGAAGGCTGTGGCCGAGCCTACGACGGCTGTGGCCGAGCCTACGACGGCTGTGGCCGAGCCTACGACGGACGGTGCTACAACGGACGCTGGTAACGAGTCGGCGACGGAGAAGAAGCCCCGTAAGCCCCGTGCGAAGAAGGTTGCGGCCGAGCCCACGCCGGCCGCTGCTGAGCCCACGCCGGCCGCTGCTGAGCCCACGCCGGCCGCTGCTGCTGAAGCCAAGCCAGATGCGGGCAACGAGTCGTCCACCTCCGAGAAGAAGCCTCGCAAGCCCCGTGCGAAGAAGGCTGAGCAGACGGTCGCCGCTCCCACCGAGTAAAAACCCACAAAAAACAAAAAACAAAAAACAAAAAATAAATAAAACCAAAAACAAAAAAACTATTTTTGGTTGTATTTGTAATAAACCTACGCCTCCAAGGCCGCATTCTCAACCACCTGACGCATAAAATACTGTCCATTCCAGTAATTGAGAACAGCCGTTGTAAGAGCTCCCACCATACCTAGCGTAGTTAACTGCGGATTGTACGCATTGGATACGCATACAAACGCAGCCAACGATACACACCCAGGGCTGCGTATCCATACATTGATATCCGCATTCACCCGTTTTTCGAACCGACGTGACACACAGTGATTTCGTGTTAGAAATAGAAGGACATAATCAATTCCGCCAGGAAGTCCTGTTGTAAAGAATAAACTATAGCCCAGCAAGGTTCCGCCATTCAACATAGCACCAATCGGCAACGCAACGCCTATCATCAGACCATGATGTAGCCAATCGTCGAACCGCAACTTGCGGAAGTACATTACAATATGGTAGAGATGAAGAGCAACGCATAATTGTATCGCATAATAATTGGTCTCCGCCGCAATCGCCGCAGGAAAATTCGTCAACGTCATCCAGACTTCAGGAGCCGTTGCGGTCACAATCAACGCATTATGTAACGCATGAACTCCATAATAGGTTCCATACAGACCTGCGTGTGTAAACACTATATCCATTACACTAAACATTAAAAAGTAGAGGAATGTATTCACGAACCACATGGTTCCTATCTATTACAAAATAATTTCATTTCGCAGCAAATATGTGGACGGACGCATACAATAGATTGTATGCCGTAAATTTTCATATGAATATTTACGCAATGTTAAACTACAACGTGTGTAGGATACAATACAGGACTCAGGAATACGATGACGTAAATCGATCTTACCTGGGTCGCATGCGGGCAACATCAAGGAGATACATATATTTTTTTTGGAGCTAGTCACTACATTAAAGACATAGAGAGGAACATTGTTTTTAATATCATGAACAATTGAACGCATAGCCTCATCATAGTGTGTCCGAAACACAGCCATGCGTTCCATAGCGTCAACACGGTCAAATTCACAGACCCATCGTCCAATAATTTCCTGTAACTCCGATGGAAGGTCGTCCATACATAAGCCATAGAAAAATTGAGACGAAGCAACAGAGTCCACCGCAGTGTACCAACCAGCCATGTACGTAGCATTTAAAGAACACCGGGTAGGTACGTGTTCGCTGGATGATCCGAAAACATGTAGGACAATGGATACAATAGCTCCCTCAGGAGCAAAATGGTTGTCAGGTGATATTGTAGAACCGAAGACGGGCGGTGTTCTACAACGAACAAACGCACATCACCGAGCAATTGTAGGAATCGTAGATTATAACAACCGAACACGGTGCGGCTTTACAGGGAAAGGTATTCCTCTGTATTATTTCCATCCCTTGGATACGTCCTATCCCACGATGGTTGTTGCGTCTAGAACGAAGCCCGCTGCGAATCAATTCGCAATCGCTGCGTTTGAGCATTGGGAGGATAAATGGCCACGAGCGGGTATTCATACAGTGTTAGGAGATGTAGGAGACAAACGAGTGGAAGAAGACGCTCTTATTGCGAAGTTCATACCTCCAAAACGTATCGCATTCGCAGAAGTCACCCTGCCGGATATTTCGTCTATACATATGTACGATAGCGTCATCAATATAGACCCTCCAGGTTGCGAAGACGTAGATGACGTATTCTGTTGGAAACGTATAGACAACGGATATGAGTTCGCAATCGCTATTGCGGATGTAGCCGCATGGGTGGTAGAGGAAACGGATATTGACCGAAACGCATTCCAAAAGGGTGAAACTGTATACGTAGACGGTGCTGTTGTAGAACCAATGCTTCCTACAGAATTATCGACTCTCCGTGCGTCTCTGCGTTGCGACCAAATACCGCGTTCCGTTGTCGCACTCGTATATACGATTCGTAACGAGCAGATTGAAAGGATTCAATGGCGAATGATGAATGTTGTTATAACATCCGCACATACGTATGAGTCAATCTACACAAATATAGATGCGTGTCGTGTTATTCGTTCGTGTTTGGCTGTAATCACCGGCCGAGAACTCACCGAGGACAGCCACCAATGGGTCGAATCCGCAATGATTACCTATAATACAGCCGCCGCCGTCTTATTACGAAAGCATAATCGTGGTCTTCTACGATCTCACAAGGGCAAGTCGAGCGACGAATGGTATGAACTTGCCGCAAAGACAGGATGTAAGGAGCTCGCACATATGGGAATGGCCAAAGGAACCTATGTATACACATCGACCGAGGACGCTGCACACAGTGGCTTGGGATTAATGCTCTATTGTCACGCATCATCGCCACTTCGTCGGTATGCGGATCTTGTCAATCAACGCTACATTAAATACATTCTATCAGGGTATAACGAACCTGTCTCCAATCCACGGCCGTCACATCTCAACGCACGAAGCCGTGCGGTAAAATCACTGGAACGTGACCTGTGGTTTCTACGTAATCTCAATACAGACGCTCTTACGACGCAGAACGGATTTCTACTCACATTCAAACCTGAACGCAACCTATGGTCGGTGTACGTGCCGCTATGGAAACGCACTGTGAAAGCAAAATACAACGGGGCAGAAGACCTAATGTCAGGAATGTCGGTGACCCTAAAGATTTTCACAAATCTTATGTCTGTTTCGTGGAGTGACCGTGTTGTGTGTACGGTAGAAAAAATAAATACCCACGTAGTAGAGTAAATGAACAAACGGAAAGCGTCACTCTACGTAGGGGTTACCGTTGCGTTCATTCTTGTGTTGCTCGTCTACGCAGCCGTTCTGTATTTCCGCCAGAAGCCCACCAAGGCGGCGGTCGTATTTGTACTTACACCGGCAGCCGGATTCTTTTCTGTTTTTTTTATGATGATGCGAGCGTATTTATGGGCAGAAGAAAATAACTATGATTTTTATCTAGACCACGCAAATTGGCAATATACATATGAACGTGGATGGCATGACTATTTTACAACACTCCGCCTATGGAAGCCCGAGTACTCGTCTAACTACGACACAGTATATAAATTCGACCATGCGTCAATATTGAGCCCGGAAAAGCAGGCACAAAACATAGATTTGCCAAATTATTCTACAAAAGCGTACCGTGCCGCAATAGAAAAGGTGTTTGTAGTTCACGATGCGTTAAAAGCCCGTGCACGAGCCTACATTAAGAAAATCGACTCGGACTATTTATCATTTTATGTACGCCGTGGTGATAAGGTCATTGGTGACGCAAAAGAAATGGAACTCCATCCGTCTGATAAACTTATAGAAGAGACAAATATAGACCAGTCTGCGTTACCCGTCTTTATCCAAACCGACGATTATTCAGAATACGAGTTCTTACAAAAGCGGTATTCTAATCGTCGTATTCTAACACTCTCGCATCCATCACAGCGTGGAAGTAAGAACGATGAAATGCAAACGTGGACTCCTATAGAACGCAAAAAGGAAACGGAGGAATTGCTTCTATCGATTCTCATTTTCAGCAAAGCCAAGCACGGTTGGACAGACTACCGTTCGAACGTAGGACGATTTCATAAATTGTTCTCGTTTCAGAATATTTCTCTATATCCTCAAACCGAGGCATTCAATAACGGTAGTTTTGGTAACAATACAATTATATGTCCCATATGGAGTTTTGACGAAGTGACGTACAGTCCGCTTGATACGTTGAAAAAGTGGGTATCACGTTGGAAGTAACAATCCGCACGAGGATTGTAGTTGTGTAACAGCATTCTCAGATATCTCTTGGGCGGACAACGGCTCAAACGGCATTATAATGGACGAAAAGAACATATATTCGTACGCTGCTAACAATGTGACAAGTCCTATATTTTCCAAAACAAGCGATATCCATGCGACGGGAATACGGCGGACACGAGCATAGATTGTTAGAAGTATAAAACATCCTGAAACAAGTCCAACGTACGCCCAGGCTTGTTGAAACAATTGATGATTCACAAGACGTCTTGACTGGTAGGCTGTAACTGCGTCATCTGCTACATCGGTCGTATTGATAAACAATCGCAAAACTACATTCGCAATCACTTGTTCATCGTGTGTTAAATTACGGCATGACGATACAACAGATGTAATAAAATAATTAATTGTTTTTGTAATTCCTGAATCTTCCAATGTAGAGATATATAGGAAAAAGAAAACCGTCTCAAAGACAGATATAAGACTGATGTGAAACAAAAAACGTAACGACGTATTCACAATAAACAATTCAGTCTTTCCTATATCCTCTTCGATTACCGGTGGTAGTTCGGAGGGAGTGAAATGTGCGACAGCACGTTCTATATTGATATCGGATGTCGCATCACTCTCAGAGAGAGCAAACGGTCGACGTAAATTATATCGTTGACTCACAATCGCATTTAAACTCCCCTTCAGAGCAGGCAACTCCTTGAGTTCTGTGTAAGGATCCATATGGCCTTACTCATAATTGTAGAAAAAATGAATTATTAAAACGAAAGCTACCCATACACAGTTAGAATCGATGGCATCCAATCGTGATACTACAATTGAAGGAGCGATTTGGTTGTTGGATAATACCAATAATATTGGCGTTATCCAAAAAACGTTTAATACAATTGAGGAGCATAAGGACTATATTCTATCCAATGCACGCCTCAACGGTCAACTATATTCAGTTCTTGTGAAACTGACCTATAAATATGACCGTAATGAACTTATTCTAGATGAGGAAGAAGAATCGCATATAGTGATTGTTCAGAAACCCAGACCACGCTGTCGTAACTCAGTGTTTATGTATCTTGTGACGTTTTATTGTGCGGTTCTTTTGTTTGCGTTTCTTTACAGTTTTGTATCCACCTAAAAATCCTATACTTCGTGCCGCAACAGCCACCGGTTCTGGAAGTGTCTCTGCGGTTCGTGGAACGGAGAGCATGGTGGGTTGATACACAGGACGCCCTGTGCGTTCCGCATTTTTCTCCATACGATAGCGTTCATTGGCCGTGTAAAAAGAACTGTAGGGTGATGGACGTATACGAAGACGAGGAATACGTCCAACTCGTAATAAGATATAGATAACGAGTTGTGTAAGTGTCTCACGTATATGATACACTCCTTCGCGGTGTGATGTGGCGTTTTGTGCGAGTTTCATAAAGCGTATAAAGGTCGGATTCGGGTTATTCATAAATAAAATCGTCTCTTTCATAAGCATAAGATAGGCTATATACATATCGCCAAAATCCGGCGTGAGATCGTAAATATGCTCTCCTTCTTCAAAATAGGGAACTATGGTTTTTTTCACAGAGTCATACAAACGATTGTTACGAAGAGCAGGAAAGTGTTCACGTAGCCGTATAAGAGAGACAACACGATCCGCCAAACGTTGGAAAAATAACTTCATTTCGTGTGTCGGCGTATTGACCGCAATTGGTTTGTGAAGCACAGAGTAAAGAGGAAATTGTACACGACGAACAGTTTCTATCAAAATACGATCACACCGTTCGACTATAGTATAGAAGAGCGAAGTTTGATTCATCGCAAAGTGGATAGACCCCGTGTAAGGAGTGTCGCCACCTGGAGCAAACCGAACGTGCGTTGAAAATTTATTCGCACTTACAATGCTGCGTTCAGGATCGTCCATATGAACAATATTGGTGCCCATCGTCCATAAAAAATCAACTCCGCCGGTGGTTGGATCGAGTGCGAGCGTAATTTGATGACCTGTCTCACTGATGGATCCGCCAAGAGCATAATGACCCGCAAACAATCGTTTTTGAAAATGTGCGAGTCCGTATGCCATAATGGTTTGACTCACAGTGACACAAAATGGTTTGTACATCACGGCTTTCCAGCGTTCCCATCCATCGCCTAAAATAGATTGTACCTTTGCTAAAAATGTATCCTTTGTCCAAACGCCTGCATCGGGTAGTTGACCATTGACAGTAATCGGCGTATCACCTGTACGGTCTATATCAATTTCGAGTTGATGTTCCAACTCCTCTAGCGTTTTTTCATTTCCTTTTCCGTCACGAAGAAGATGGTGGATCGAATAGTCATAAAAACGATCGGTTCCATACAAGCTTATCTGTCCTTCAGACCAATTCCGAAACGCAAACTCCTCGTTGGCCATCCTTAGTATGGTTTGTTAAAAAATGACAACGTTCAGCATCAATATTCACACATACATACACCATGCCATTTTATTGCGATAGCCTCTCCTACGAAGATCGTATTGATGTGAGCAGTCGCATCAATAACCTACCAGACTCTCACCCTCTGAAAAAAGATGTAGTTGAGAACGATGTTACAGTGACATACGAAAACGAGGTGACAATCTTTCAATCCTCAAGTGGGTTCTACTTTCGTTACGGTACGCCACTCAACGCAATCAATGACGATATTGAAACACCCCGTCATTATCTGTGCTCCGCCTTTGAACTCGATAGCGACCCGACGATTCCGGAACGAGTCCGAATGCGTTTTCAGGAAACGGTCGGTCGTGCGTATGTAGAGGGTATTGAAACTGTTGTTATTGAGCGTCAGAAGAAGCCGATAATGCTTCTCAAGCTTCCACTTGTCGCACTCCGTCATCTGGTCGCAAACAATGGAGGTGTGCTTAAGACCGCATTTTCGGGATATACAAATGCGTTGAAGACGATTCCGACGCTCGCACGATTTATCCAATTTCCAGAGACGAACGAAGAGACGACCTCGGTCTTTGCAACCGAATACAAACCTGGCGATTACGACAAGGTTATGGCAATTCATAATGCGATTGTACGCGAAGTCGTCAACCATCCGAACCAAGGAATTTGTTTGAAGTGGGTAGGTCGCTGGGAGGCTTAGATTTCTATTTGCGATTCTTTCGTGTGTTTCGCCGTCTGGTGTTTCGCCGTCTGGTGTTTCGCCTACGTTTTCCACCATTTGGGCATATTAAACTTCTGGCTCTTTCACCATAAATCCCTTCGCAAGCCCGTGCACGAATGGATTTTCGAACACCATTGTTCGTTACTTCCATCTGGAGATCCGCTCCTGCATTGAGTAGTAAATTCACTAGGTCTTCGCCTGTACCCAACGGACTGTGCATTCCCTCAAGGTGGTACATATGTAGAAGTGCGTTATGGATTGGTGGTGATCCGCCGCCACCATTTACAGGAGCCCCGCCGTCTAATAATCTCTGTACCAGCTCTAACTCTCCAACGATTTCGACATCGCCTATCGCCCAGTCAAGCATTGTCATGCCCCCAGCATACACTCTGCGACTATTCGCACCGTGGTCTAGCAACCATTTTGCCTTATCATACTGCCCCTCACCAAGTGTGTGCATTAAAGCTGTTACTTCATCCCCATTATCGCCCCCATCCACATTGGCTCCATTCTCTACCAGAACATTTGCGATATCCATACGATTACTATCATCTTCCGGGCAGACCGCTTCGAAAATGAGGGGTCTACCATCTTCGTTACGACAATTTACATCCCCTCCTGCCTCTATCGCACCGTATACCGCATTTATATTGCCTGCTTCGACAGCATCAAACAGAGCTCGATCCCGTGCGTTCATTCGTTTCTAATAATGATTTATGTTTTCCCCGTAAACAGTTGAATGGATAATTCGGTTACTTTTATTGTTTTTGATTTGTGAAATCAAAAACAATAAATTCAGTTATGCCCACTGGTAGAATCGAACCACCGACCTTCTGTTTACAAGACAGACGCAATACCACTATGCTAAACGGGCCGGAGAGTTTCCTCTCAAATATAGACATTACACGACATCTTTAGATATTAGCAATCCTCCCAATCCTCTTCAAGCATTCCGACTGCGGCCTCTGATCGTTTTGCGTCTTCAAATGTGAGCGGCGTCCGAAGAATAGGATCGACCCGATAGATCTTCTCGTCGTCTGCGGCGGCGAGTGCTTTTTCACAGTAATAGTTTCGCTCGCGTGCCATCGAGTACGGATCCGCCAGCACGCTCCGATAGCTGTTCAGATAATGTTCATAGCTGACGTGAAGACGCATATCCTGATAGCGAATGACGCTATCTTTGAGCCGCCGACCAGTCGTAGCGACAAGGATAGGCGGCCGATCCTCCGCACTTAGAATAGACGAATCCACCCGCAGCGTAAAATCAATCCGCTGCGCATCACCTATCCATACATCCTCCCACCGCTTTGTATACATATTGTCGGCATCCTCTGCCGGCCATCCATGGTAGCCTTCGTATTTCGGATACATTATGAGGAAACGGAAAGGCGTCTCGATGACGAGCGTATGAGGCTCAACGCCCAGAATCGCCGACAGCGACTCCTCGATGGTCATGTCTGCGGACTGTATGACCCAAGAATTGTCTTCCCGCTGAATCAAAACCGTGTCAACGCCGACACGTGAGCCAGTCTCCGTCCAATTCGCATCTTCCTTGGGACTAAAGCAAACCTGGATCACCTTTCCATTGTAGAAGATTGTGCTGATATGCCGGTTAGGAGCCGTAATATCGCACAGTGCGTCGTAGGAAGGAGTTAGAATCGGAATGGAAAAGGACATCGTTGAAAGGAAGAAAGAAATGTATATCAGCCGCCGCAACATTCTTCCTAATTCCGAGCTGTGTATCAATTTTTTCAAAATCCTAACTAGGGCATGGGCGTAGAACCATTATTTAAGACAATGCGAAACCGCCGCAGCACAAACAAGGCTGGATTTCATATTCAGTTATTCAATACGGAATCCTACAAAGCGGTAAAGGCCGCAGATCGCCGCCAAATATATAGTGAATTCGCAGACCAATTGCGTCCTGTCGTACAATCGGACGGAACTACAAAAGAGGTTTTGTGTTTAGGAAATGATCTAGAAACGGTGAAACGTAATTTGGAAGATGAAGAATATTCACTTATTGGCATTGTTGAACACGAGGGTGACAAAGCCGTTGGATCCCTACAATATTATGATTGGTGTGGTAATGATACGCCGCAATTATGGATTAATGATGTATGCCGTATTACAAAGGGAACAAAATCTGCGGTAAGCCCGGTCAAGATCTTACTCGAAGAGTTTGAACAACTCGCAAAAAAGAAGCACTTAGATGCGATTTATTTGATGGTGGAGGACAAACCACCTGAAAACGAGGTATTGCCCCGTATTTATGCGGCGTACGGCTACCACAAACTTACAGACGACTGTATGATGGAGGGTGTGATTGGAATGAAGAAGACCTTTCGTAGATCCGCCACACGTAAGAAACGTGCGAAGATATCCTCATCTTAGACTAACGGGCATTTCAAATACGCACTTTGCGAGGCTTCGCCGAGCGAAAGTGCGTATTTGATATGACCCGTTGGTGAAAGACTGCCGGAATGAAATGACAGGCGGTCTAATCCATAAAAACCATATTTGAAATACCGTTTTGAAAACGTAACCAGTTATGTCCAACAAGAAAAACAGTGACCGACCATTCTCCGTCCGCTGCTCCTCCAGGAGCCGCAACCGTCAAATTGAGTTTCATATCCACGCGGCTCGCATTGACTGAGCCACTCGGAGAGAATTCATTGGCTTTTTCCGCAAAGTTGTATCCGTAGATATAGTTTCCATATCCACGAATTCCACCAGGCATAGAAACATTGGGCGTAGCCCGCCACCAACGTTCTGGTTCATCTGCCCAAACAGCCGTGCCGACTTGTAATTGTGCACGTTGGAGAAGAGGGCGTGACGGATTCCAGATCGGATCCAATTCATTCTCTAGAACAGCCGAATAATTATTCCAATCATTAAACGTGGTTACAGACGCATTGCGACGTAGGAAGAATAGAATCTGTCGCACGGGTCCATTCGCTTCTGTAAGTGGTAGACTGATATGAATGCTCGCTCCTGCAGAGCGATTTGTGAGATATTTGAGCGGTTCCGCAAAGGTTGTTTCTACAACGGGCGACATCAGAATTTCATGAGGTTGTTCAATATAGCCTTTTCGCAGGGTATCATTCACGCTGGATACACCACAAACGATATCGGCTGTCTCGAAACTCGGAACACCGAGTGGTATAGTTACATCTGTGAATTTACGGTATGGATAAGAATAATCACGAACTGTAAAGGTTTTACCACAGGGTGTTTCGTTACACGTCAGCGGATTTGTTACTTTGCGTATCACCTGTGAAAAAGGACGCAGCGTAATGTGAAAGCGGATTGTATCGGGACCACGGGAGGACAGAATGGGAAACGCAGTATTCACAAGTTTACTAAACATAAAGGGTAAATAACAGTATATATATCCATCCTCCGAAGGAAGAATATCATTCTGACTTACAGTCGTGTTTGAATTGTAGACGCCATCGTCGTACGCAACCGCATTGGATGTATTGTGGTAAAGTTTATTCCATACATTGATCCAGTCACCACTAAAGGTCTCCAATGTAACACCGTCTACTTCTAATTCTGCCCGTTCAATCGCAATTGTGCCGAGACTTTTCGCCCATACATACAAATTATTGGGATCAATCGGAACGAAATCCGTACCGTTGGGAGCAAGACGATTGAAGGCCTCTGGAGGAAGCCATGTTGAGGGTTTAAGTCGGAGGGCGATCCAGCTTAGAAAATCGGCTTGCCAAGGCCACGGAACGCTAAACGTCATACGTTGACCCCAATTGGGAGACCCCGCAAATGTCCAAACCGCCGTTTCTTGTGTAAGAACGTGATAGGGCTTGGAGTCAGGACGAAACACAGTTGTCTTTGCGTCTTGCGGAAACGCATACTCGTCAAAGTCAGAACGATCGACAAGACTTACGAGTTTCTTGAGTTCACCAACAGGTGCGGTCATTCTCTTGGAATCTTACTCTGGCGAGATACTTTAAACAAAAAATGAATCCATAATTGTGTATTATTCTACGCAATCATGGATGAATCTATACAAACACTTATTCAGCAGTCAAAACTACAATGCGACCCAAATTCACTCGTAAAACGAGCTCTTGATGTTCTGTACGAACAATGGATTGTGATTCCGTTACAGAGAGCGTGGAGAGGCAAAGACCATGACGCACTCCGACAAAAATACATTTGTAGCAATTGTAAGAAGCTAATTCAATACGATATCAATAAACATCGTTGCTGGGTGTGCCGGTATATAGAAAAACATACAATGGACGAATCGGCACGCCTTGACACATTTGTGTATTAGTTCGTCCACTGGGATTTACATACCGTACATACATACTGGAATTTCAGATTCGTTGGATCCGTTTTGATATAAATAACATCACGAATCGCTTCATTTGTCTGCGATGGGCACGAGCCATTGCTACACGGAATTGTCTTGACATGCGGAAGCGTCGGATCATTGAGCGTGTATTCGTTCACAGAAATACCGGAAGCAGAACCTCCTGCGGAACTACCGGAACGAAAGTTCGTTTCTAGAATGAGGGCGTCTTCCTTGGTCTTTGGGTCAAGCGGCGTTTGGAAACCACACGTTTGGCACTTGAGATCCACCGAATTTGTATTATCGAGTGAGACTTGAAAGGCAAACATATTTTCGCAGTGGGGACAGAAGCGCATTTTCTAACTAGTCAATGGTTTTCGTATTTAAGTGGTCATTTTTTGTGAGGGGGCTAGCATCTATAGAGTAGCAAGGCATGGTTCCTATTCGACGGAATAGGACGCAGCAAAGATATCTGTTATACGCAATCCCAAACAGAATAAGTTCCGAATACCCACTCAACTGCCCAAAATTACACCCATTATTATGTGTTTCGTGATAAAAATTGATATGGTGAAATTGCGTCATCACCATTCACAGACCCGCCGATTCTTAGTTCTTTTCTTTGTAACAACTCTTTTCCGAAATGTCCGCAAACGCTGCTCTTTCCCGTAAGGTTTCCGATCTCGAGACCCGCCTCGCCGCTGTGGAGGCTCGTCTGGCCGCTCTGACGACGGCCGCTCCTGCTCCTGCTGCGGCGGCGAAGGGCGGTAAGGCCAAGAAGGCCAAGGATCCTGACGCTCCCAAGCGTCCTGCTTCGGCCTACATTCTGTTCAGCAACGCCAAGCGTGCTGAAGTTGTCGCCGCCAACCCCACTGCGAAGCTGCCTGAGATTTCCAAGATTCTCGGTGGCATGTGGAAGGGTCTCACGCCGGAGCAGCAGGCGTCCTACAAGGCGTCGGCGTAAAGTCCACACACGCTAACACAACGCAATAAAGCAATAAAATAAAAAAAGCAAAAATTAAATCAACCGTGTCTTGCCCCACAGCACGGTGCGGTCTATTTTTGCTTTGGACATCGGCGTTCGGTAAAATCGTAAATCAAACAACGCTCCACGAAACCGTTCATCCGCATCCTGATATTGCGATGTATCAGATTCCCAGTTACTGCGTCCTATGTAGTTTTCCGTTGTGTAGGACGCCATGGGCATATGACCATCCAGTTGTTCATAGACTTGTTTGCCATCGATATACACATGCCACGTTGGGCGGAAACTCGCACCATCTGTCGTTGTAACCACGATATGGCACCATTTCTGAAGAGGAATACAATTCATAACACGAAGCCGCATTTTTCGTTGTTGCGTATCCCATATTTCAAAGAGAAGATTCGCCATAGGTCGTACAGCCGGCAGTATTTCGTCCTCTGGATAGGTTGTTGCAACCGGCTCGGGACCAGGACATTCCCATGTATCCACCGCCGCATCGCTCGTTTCCAAAAATCGCTGTGGCGACACTTCTTTGGGAGCCTTTGCGGAGCAGACCTGATCATCATCCGCAGGACGACGACCCAAATGTCCGAACGCTGTATCGCCGTTTCCACGTCCTTCGATACCCATTAGAACATTTTCATGTCCTGCTCCATTTCCGAAATCAAAGATACGAGCATTGTTTGTAAATTCATCGAAGTACGCCCAGACGCTAATCGCTCGCAACTGACGCAACTGAACCCGTGTATCAAACTCAAGTTTCGCATTTTCGCCGAGTTTGATATACTGCTCGGCCGGCGGTTTGGAGTCAGATGATACGTGAAGTTTGTTTATTTCCAGACCCTTCGTCTTGGGTCGCCGTGGTTCCTCATTTATACGAATATCCCCCGCAATCTTCATCTGTGTATTTTCGCCGTAGTCTACCATGTCATCAAAGAATCTGTACCAAATCATAATTCCCTCGAAGAACCATAGCAAGTCCGCAATAGCCGGTGGAGGAGAATTGTCAGGAATATCGGACGATTGTTTGAAGCGAGTAATTCCCGCAGTCACTACGAGGGCCTTCCACGCATCGTTCGGCGATTCAGCGACCTTAAGAATACGACCGTAATCCTCACGTCCGTCGCCGTTTACATCACGAAAATAGTCGTCACGACTGAATCGCATACCTGCTCGCATTGAATCTGTGCGATAGGTAAAACTATCAAGACCTTCTTGACCGGCCAAAGCACACGCTACGATACGTGATTCGGGCATATTCTCTTTTTCAACAACCCGGCAGAAGTCTCCCTTATATCCGAGACGCTGTACATCAACATATCCTTCAGAGTATCGTGGGTTACGTATCCATCCGTCCACCTCGCGATCCTGTCCCGGAACAACATCGTAGCGTCGTGGGAAATAACGGCCGAAAAATTCAGGCACAACACCATCCGTAAATCCTTCTGTCATCATATGTCCGCGAAACCATTCGCCAACGATAACAATCACAAGCAATGCGATTGCTGTATAGACCATATATTCCCAGGTCATATCCCTTATTCAGATGCGGTTATTTTTCCTGGTTTGAAAACGCTCTAACAACAAATGAACATAGATTCGTTTCCAACGGAATTTACAAACGATTTAGAATCGTTCGTAAAAACCCCTATACAATTTACACCGTTGACTGCATGGGACGAACGTCGTATTGCGGCTCCTGAGCGGCACTATCAGAATGGTATACAGGAAAAGTACACCCCGACCACGATATCGTTCTTGTTAGAAAACCACAACCCCGCCTTTGATATGATAGAAAATCTATTACAGTTGTTTGTACAGACAAATCGGACAAATCTCAATGCGATTGACGCAGAAAAAGAACAGTGTTGGCTTTTTGGATGGAAATGGCTACAAACATATTACGATTTGTTGACGAATCCAAGTATCGTTAAATCGGCCTTCTATAAATACGAAAACACACGTTTCCTGGCCTTGCTACGTTCACTGTTACACCCAGATCCGACAACACGTATATCCTTTCGGAAAGCATTGGAAGTATGGTATCCAAAAAGCCCGCTTCTTATAAAGCCAGAGGCGGTTAGTTTCGCCTTGTTTGACGATGACGATAGTCTTTCCAAGACAGACCCATCCCCCGTTGAGGAATCAGCCCCCGCAGCCGCCGTGTCTTTGCCGCTCCAGCCCCCGCTCCCTTCTGTACAGAAGCCCCGCCTTGTCCTAAAACGATCGGGTTTTGGCGAGGAACGCAATAAAACCCGCAGAAATTGTCGTAGTTGATATCGCTACCCTGAGGGCGATAATCACGTGCGGCGAGTTGAGGATTGAATATTTTTTGTTTGAGAGCATCATAATCTTTGGCCTTATTGGAACCGTCTTTATGCGTCCAATAGCCCTTCGTTTTCTTACTATCTTGGCGATACCAATGATAATCCACACCTTTATCAACAACTGCTGCGACTTTACTGGTTCCCGCAGGGCATTGTTCATAAAACGTAGAATTCGTTACGCCAGGAATATCCGATTTCATAAGTTGTTCTACAACACCGCATGTACGACGGTTTTCGGAATTCATAGCATTCCGCTGTCCACTTAACGCACCGGGTTGATGGAAAAACTGGCGACAATTGCCCTTCTTTTTACACTGTTCAATATTCTTTGGATCTATTACATGCATCGCATAGGAATAGCAATTGTGGGATTTGTAAACACTCGGATCATTGTTGTACTCGCCATTGTTTTTATCAGGTTCCCAGCCACTTAAAGGCGGTGCTGGACAATCCTGGTGGCGTTCACAGAACACAGTTCCTGCTCGCACATTCTCTGTACAGGGTTTATTGCCATTCATACACTGGCACAGAGGTTGCGGTAAAGCCTTACCGCCTCGTTTTCGCCGCGTAGCCATCTTACAATGAGGTGCGAAAAAAATCGCACACTATAAGAGATGAGGGTACAACCCTTTTTCTGTTGTAATCAGATACCAACTGAGCATCGTCCGAGTTACGAATGCTCAGATCGTATCCTTATATGTAAGGAGTGGTATGATTCTTGCGGATTTAATAAAGACCACAAAGATATTCTTGTAAAAATATCAAATATACTTGGTGAAAGTATTGTGGGCACAATTCTAACAACACATTGTCAAAGAGGTATAGTGTATGTCCCCTCACGATTGTTTTATCGGTTTACAATCACAGACAATGTAACAATTCATCAAGTCGAAATCCAAAATTGTACAGCCGTTGTACTACAACCGTTGAATACGAATTATTGTCTCTCACCCACATGGAAAGACCAATTTGTGAATAGTCTTCACGCCTATACAACACTTACACAGAAAACATGTATTCAATTAAATCTAGGAACCATAGAGTCGTTCAAAGTTATCTTTGCTCAACCCAATAAATATGATACAGTCTATATGAAACATGGGAATGTGATTGATATACGATTTCATAATCCATTAGAACAGGAAAAAGTCGAATGGGACGCAAAATATCACTACAAAGCGGAGGTCGTCTCACCACCGGTTGTTCCGTTTGAAGGGCTTGGACAGAGTGTAGGAGGTCGTATACATAATAACACATTAAGGGAATTATGCCTAGTCGCTGCGAAGAAACGACAACAAAAATATGCTATACAACTTAAATTACATGGTCCACCACCAGAAGTCAAGTATACACGAATACAACATAAAGCGGAAAAACCTGTTTTATTTCGCCAAACATTTCAGTCAAATACACCAATCCCTGTATTTATAGGCGAAGGAAATGTAATGCCGTCGTTGCCTGTCGCACCCAATTTATCACAAAGACAATTATGCCTAGATGCAGCATTACGACGGCAAGCCAATCACCAGCGTACAGAATCACAGGGACTCGGTGTAGGACGTCAAGAACAAACGCATTCAGATAAACCATTAACGGACGTTCAAGAAGAACTTAAACGCATAGAATGTCTCAATGCAGTCAAACAGAGAATTGAGGAATACAATAAATCAGCCAATCCAGAACTTATTCCTAAAGAATCTGTTCCTCGTGCCCGTTTGTATAACGATTATGCGGCAGCCCATGCGGCTGTTGCGTCGCAAAGAAAGTCTTTAGACCCCCCGACGTGAAGAAATAGGCGGTCTTTATAGAAGAGTATGGGAAACTGTATTCCTAAAAAAAGCACAGAGGCCGAGCCTCTGTGCCCAACCGACACACGAACATGTAAACGATGTAACGGTACTCTGATTGAACTCGCAAATATTATGAGAAATGACCTTGAAGTACCAGATATTCAATATTATTGTAGGAAATGTAAGGTGTTTAAGTCGATTCATAAATATATGCCTACACCATAATATTTCTCAACATATAGAAATGGGAAACTGTATGTATAAGATGGAGGATAACGTCCATCTTATACCTAAATACCCACATCCTTGCGACTATTGTCAATCGAAACTGACCGAATTTTCGATTCTTGTGGCAGAAAACCGTGAAGTATCTACATTACAATATTATTGTGGAGACTGTCAGGAAATGAAGACAATTCGCAGTGTTCCAGCCTAAACTTTCAGACATCCACAGATATGCCAACGTCGTGTAGTTTCACGATATTTTCGCATTTCATCCTCATAATCACGATCAATATTTAGATATGCGTCTTTCATTCGTATAATTTCGTCCGTTTTCATCTTTTTTGTAACTTCTAACTCGTTTAAACGTGATGACGCCACTAGGTCAGTGGGAGGTGCGGATTGTAATTCAAGCATATCATTAAAAATATCTTTAAGTTCATTGACGAGACGCATCTCACGTGTTTGTATCTTTTTGACTTCTGAGAACACATTATATCCGCAAAGTTTAGGATAATTATAGCGAATATATTCAGGAAGTACAAATTGATTTGTTTCCTTAATTTCTCGGACATTGTTTTCCGTTTCTACGATAACTTTTCCAAGATCTTTGGACGCACTTGTTACAAACAATATTTTGCCGGAATAAAATTCAACATAGGATTGTAATTTATCGAATTTGTACGCAGAGGTGCGATGGGCTTCCGCACGAGCGTCTAATTTAAGATAACTGATAAGAGCTAGAATAAACGCAACAAGCCCATTTAATCCACTCACAATCGTTGTTCCGTAGGGAAGGTCTTTGATAACAACATTCAAAACGCTACATGTAACGGTTATAAGTATTGTTGGCAACATTAAAAATGTTAATTTCTGCTCACAATAGGTTTTCGCTTCTGTATAGAGTATTTTCTGACCCTTCAAATAAACAGCAATAATATCACATATTGTGGAATTGTTCATCTCAGTATCCATATAGGTATTTGTTAGAGTTTCACTGATTTCACGATATCCAAATTTTTCAGCAGATGTTTTAGCACCCGTTCCTTCCGGAAGTGTAGTATTCTGATTCGATTCGGAGGAAGAATCTATAGGAACGGTTGCGGGTACAGCAACAGCATCCGTTTTAATATCAACTGAGGTCAGCACAGCAGCTTCACTCATTTTCTATACTATGTATAGGATAAATGGGCGGCTGTTCATCGAAACAGCATGTTTTAAAGAAAGTTGGAATACGCCCAATTGAATCACTCGCGCCGCCAGAAAAGGAAGTACATTACGATCACAATAGTGTGCCAGCTCGTGTAACCGTCGAGCCACGTATTACAAACATCAACAAACGGTTCGGCATATAGCGATGGCGAAAAATTGATTACATCCACAGCCATGGTAGAGTTGTACCAGTCTTCCAATATGGCCTGCGTTGCGAGAACTGCTCGCGGAACACCGTGCCTAAATCGTGCTTCTTTCTTTGAGGGTCATTGTGGTATACATCATAATTCTTTATATGCTAGAGATCTGGAGTATCGGACACGTTATATTGCTCATACCAATGCAATTCCTGAGCGTCGGCGTCAGGAAGACGAACGCCGTGAGGCACGGTTTGCGGAGGAAGCCGCACAACTACGAGCAGAGAACGAGCGTCGTCGAGCGGATGCATTACGCCGCAATCAAGAGGCCTACGACAATGCTCCGAATTTCACAACTTCACAAATTATTAACTACGCACGCAGTCTCTTTAATATCTGGTCAACCGCACCTCTAGAAGGATACATCGCAATCCATGCGTACATTGCTCTTAAACATCGCAGTCCAAAACATGCGGGATTTGATGCACTTATACGTGCGACAGTCGCCGTCGTAAATCAGGCGGCACATCCAGAATATCCTCAGTATACGGGAGTACCTCTTGCGGAACGTCAAGCAACTCTGGCTACACTTACAGAGGCTCTTGTGCCGTACGGGGAAATTAATGTAAATGAGTTACATCGTGATGCAATCTATCCCACTATACAAGCCCGTATTCGCCGTGAGAGAGAAGCCGCTCGGATAGAAGCCGAACGTGTTCGTATGCTGCGTCGTGAGGCGGAACGTGCTCAGCTCCGTGAAGATTTGCTCCGTCGTCCGGTAGTCTTCCAACGTGATCCAGAGGGTGGTATTAATCTACGCCAATTCGCAACGGACAACGAAAGCGTACACCGTTCCTCTGTACAGACAACGACAGAGCGAGCCGTACGAACTCTGCTCCAACGTCCCCGCCCAGAAGGACAAGACACACTGTCAGAAGTTACAGCTGCGTTTCAGGAACGCCGTCTTGTTCGCTTCTCGACCGACGCTGTAAAGGAACGAGTCATTACGGAAATTACACACGATTATTTCGAGACAGCCGCATTCTCCGTAAAATACGGCGATGTTCTAGATAGTGTTTGGGCGTATATTCAACTACACGAGAACCGTCGTGACTTAATTATTCGTCTCGCTCAAGAGATCTGCGATGGTCTCAACACATGCGGAAACGGCAAGATGGCACGTCTCGTCAATGTGCTAAGAGGCTTTGACGAGACGATAGAGTTTGATATTCCTCGTGAATTCTTCCAAACGAAGTTCGCAGCACTGCGTGAACGACCGATGGCGGAACGGGAAGCCGCCGCCACAGAAGTCTTTAACGAGTTTCATATTCCAGATGGAGAGCGAAATGTTTGGTTGGAGCCTCTCTTGGAAGAAGCCTAACGACGACAAGATATATCATAGATAAATGAATGAACTTTTTCACAACCCTCTTTGTTTATGAAAAAATGAATACCTATTGGGTGTGATACCTCTTGAACTAATTATGGTTTACATACAATACAGTAGTGATTTACATATTGATAAATTTCCAAGAGGAACCTCCTTCTATTCCTTTCTAACACCCTCCGCACCCATTCTTATTCTGGCCGGTGACATCTGTCCTGTACTCAGTCCGTTATTCGTACCCTTTCTAGATTGGTGCTCACGACATTGGTATACAGTAATTCTTACAGCCGGGAATCACGAATACTATTGTAAGGAGCAGACGATTCGCATACATGCGGAAATTGATGCGCAAATCTACGCAATTGCTGCACGTCTACGCAACATCGTCTATTTACAGAATGGCGACACATACACAGTACCCAATACACGAATTACAATTGTTGGAAGCACATTATGGTCTAGCATTGACGAGGCGATTCATGAGACAATTCGTGAATCAAAAGGCGAATTTAAGTATATTTATAAACCGGATATAGCGTCAGCACCTGTTACAATTATACCGTCCGATATATCTGCGTTTCATACAGTTCATAAGGAAAGGTTGAAGACCGTCATTGCGTCCATCCATCCTAACGACATACTCGTCGTTGTAACACATCACCTTCCAACACACCGGCTTCTTGAGCCAGAATATCAGAACGATGCATGGCGAAGTTGTTACGCATCTGCGGACGACGAGTTAATCACGAAGCGAGTTCATACATGGATATGTGGACATGGGCATCGTGGAACTGTTCTGCGGCATAAACGAACAGTGCTACGTATGAATGCACGTGGATACAATAAGCCGGCCGAACTCAATAGGACTGTAGATAAGTATAATCCGAGACGACGATTCTTTGTTGATAAAAAATGACATTTTATAAATACTTTTTTTATACACTATCAGTAATGGTCTTTCGCCTTCAATACATTAGCAATCTTCATTTGTACGATAAAGCACCATTTCCACTTATCGTGAAACCGGCTGCGAAATATCTTGCGTTAGCAGGAAATATTGGTCGCCCTAAGTCCGCAATTCACGCAAGTTTTATGGACTACTGTTCACGGAACTGGGAACATACGTTCTATATTCCTGGTTCTCTTGAAACACAGCATATATATGATTTAGAACATCAGTTACACAACAATCCAAGGCTGACCTTGTTGAATGCGGGTCAGATGTCGTATTATCTTCCAAAACCGAATGTAGCGATTCTTGGAACATCCTTTCTGAATCCAGTCAAAGAGCGTGAGCAATTGTCGAGTCTACTTGATTATTGGGAGTATCAAAAAGCGTCTGTGTGTGTTGTAACACACGGTGACCCTACAAAAAATCATATATATCTCTTTCGTAAATCTATAAAGGCATGGATCTACGGAGACGCAAATACGCATACATGTGGTATGTATGGTACAATGTACGCTGCTGTCAATGGTTCTCGACAGAGTACACCGTATCGCCATTCCGCAATTGTTGAATTTCCACAAAGTGATGATAGTAAGGATGTTCCGTTACAGGAACTTGCGGCGGCCGCCACACTGAACTAATCCTTATCACCTAACTTTACAACATTCACCGCATGCTTACGTACAGCCGGCATAGCCTGTACTGTATTAACAACCATATCCATTCCATCAATAACCGCAAAAAGTTGTTTCACAATGACCATAGAGCAATCAAAGAATTCACGTTTTTCGTTCACACGGAATCCAAGAGACGACAATAAATCATGAACTGCTCGTTCTTTTTCACGTGGATTGAGTATACGCTTACTTATTTCTAGGCGAAACGGAGTGGGCACACCCGTCGCACTGCTGAGTTCTCGTGTACGAGATTCAGGATCCTCTGTCGTCATTCCAATCTTGACTAAACCGGGCATAGACTCGTTCGTAAGACAATAAATATAGCCTTCCACATCGTCTGCGTCCATAACAACTATCTTATTTATTTACCCAAATAGATGCAGACATATGAACTCAGATTAACCAACGACGAGGTAGACTGTGTTATTCATCTTGCAGCAGAAATAACAATAAATCCGTCAACCCATCCAGATACATATTGTGAATCTGTAAAACAAGCAGCACAAGCGTTACCGGAGCGTATCAAAGCATCTTTACAGACATTTGCGACTCAAGGTTCGCCAACCGGATTTTTATTGATTCGCACAGGGCTTGTAAATGATTCATTACAGCAAACACCACCGAACAATAAACATCACGTCGGTGAAACGACCTTGGTCGCTACAATCCAGGCCATATGTATGAGTGTAATTAGTGAATTAACTGCATATGAAGCCGAGTGTGCCGGTCATCTCTTTCAAGATGTTGTGCCGACAAAATCGTTCGCACAAGCCCAAACAAGTATGGGAAGTATTGAACTCGAAATTCACACAGAGCAGGCTTTTTCCACCCTACGACCCGATATATTGAGTTTATCTTGTCTTCGTGGAGACCCGGAAGCACGCACGTATATTTTGCCGGTTCAGTCAATACTGAATTCTTTGACGGAAACAGAAATACAACAACTAGGTGAGCCACTATGGCTTACGGGTGTCGATTTATCCTTTAAATTGGACGGTCAGGACTTTCTTGAGGGCGATATTCGTGGCCCCATGCCCATTCTTTACGGAGATCTCAGCGATCCAAAACTTGTCTTCGACCAAGATCTTATGAAGGGTATAACAGTGGAAGCACAAGCGTTAATCCGTAAACTAGTCGCAATATATTATAAAAACCGTCATACGCATGTGTTTGTTCCAGGAGATATCGTCATAATAGACAATCGTCGTGCGGTACATGGTCGGTCAACCTTTCATCCAAAATACGATGGATACGACCGATTTCTTGTTCGATGTTTTGGTGTAGTTGACTACACACGAACAGACTACGCACGACCCGCCAACGGTCGTGTTATTGCGGCACGATTCAGTTAAAATCCAATCATATACATGATTCTAGTGTGAAATACTACAATCATTTATAAATGTATTACATCATTGTCCTTACACATTCGGATACGACGCAGCCGACAGAATGCCGCACTGACCCGCACCACCATTGTAAGACGCACCACGGCCGAGACGGATGTAGCCGGCCTCACCCCAGTCAGCCCCCCACGAGTTCTTCACCTTGTAGAAGTCCTTACCAGCATCCGTGCCGTAGCCGACTGCGAGCACACCGTGATCCAGATTCGTGCCGCACGACGCCGTCATAACACCACCAGAATAGAACTGGAAGGAGTTTTGATCCGCCTCAACAGCCACCGAGACGGGCTGTTGCGCAATCGCATTCATAAGAGCAGCGTCCGAATTCGTGGGAACATCCGTATAGGAGCGGAGCGTCGCAACAACCTCATGCTCCTTCGTCGTGTCACACACACCATCCTGAGCCGTATACGGATAGTTCGCCTCCGTCGTTACACCGCCGTTAGAATGAATATAAGAAAAGGCATCATCCATAAGACCACCATTACAACCCTGATTTCCAGTAGAGCCCGCGCAGTCCACAAGTTGCTGTTCGGAGAGCGAAAAAAGGGTGCCATTGCTGAGGAAATATGCTCCTTCCAGAGAACCAGTCGTTGAGAACGCCCAGCAACTCCCGCACTGACCTTGGTTTTTAACGGGTGTAACCGCTCCATGAGTTGTCCAATCCACAGAGGATGGAAGAGTCGCATTGTTCTTCCATACAAAGTTATTGTAGAATTGAACAGCCTGCCGACGCTGGTGGTCGGCTTCCTGAAATCCACCAGATACGTAAAGCATCTGAAACTCATAGGGAGGCAGATCCGCAAACTTATTTACAGCCATACGCCAACCGTGGCTTTCGGAGTTGTGCTGTTCAATGTGTTGAACATTCGCTTCCCATACCGCCTGGCGATACTCAATCTCCTCCATAGTTGTATATGACTTACCATGCTCATGAACCCAGTTCCAGAACCCCGTCGAATTACCCGCCGCAGAGACAACCGTAAAGAAGGCAAAAAACGCAAGAGACATCTTTATAATTAAAATGTGTCACGCTCTCTTTAGACTCCGATATAACAACAAGGAAAAAAATGAAACGCATATTACAACTATAGAGCCGTGTATAGCATACTATGTCCATAAGCACAACAACATGTTCAATTGCTCCATATCCACCGACAGAAGCAGTTATTCGTCAACAAGCAATAGGTATTCCTACAACACCACCTGTACGGGTTCGATTGAATGTATCACCAGCACCCACAAATGAATATTTGCTGCAAGCATTACAAATACAGGCTACACAGGAACAATCTGCCGCCCGTTCAGTCGCTCAGTAGGCGGAACATACTTCAGTCCCACAAATGCGAAGATATCTTCCTCGCTCTTCATGGGTGGCACCGTCTTTTTTTCGTCGGCAACCGGCTTCATCTCGTGCTCATTGAGCGTGTAGCCGAGGGTCAAACAGTGCTTACGAAACGCAACATTAAACTGATCCGAGCCTGTAAAATACAGCAGAGCAAATGGGAATTCTGTAGGAGGTGTCAGCAGCAAATCCAGACGACGAACAACGCCGGCACCGAGCCGAACATATCCCATCCACTTCATATCCCCGCTCGCCAACATATCCACAATATATCCCGTCGTCTTCAACGCATCGACATACGCATGAAACGCCTTCTTTGCGTCAGCAACGGACATCTCCGCAGGGTAGCGAATAAGCATATCGATATCGCCGCTGGTCGCTGCTCCACGACGATAGGAACCGACAATCGTGCCGTCGAGCCCGCTACGACCGAATTGCGAAAGCAAATGAGTCTCGTGCTCTACAAGTTCCGCACGGGGAATACGCTTGACCGCATCCTCTGCATACTTCAGACCGAGCGACTGAGCCTTTGTAAGAAGTTTCGAATTCTTCGCCGCCGCCGCACGCAACAGAGCAATACTCGTGATACCCGACTCCAGCAAACTACGAGCTTTCACAGGACCAATGCCATGAACTGTAAGAAGTTCCGTCATACCACCCACATCTGTACGCTCCTTCACACGTTCCGCCGCCGCCAACGCCCCCGTCTCAATAATTTCACGAATCTTATCCAGTATCTTCGCACCGAGACCCTTGATGCCTTTCACCTCGTCCAGAGAACGAATCGGCTCACCGTGCCGCCGAATCTCGTCCATCGCCTTCTTGTACGCATTGGCCTTGAATTTCGCAACTGGCTCCTTTTTTGCCTTTTCGCCAAGCCACATAACCTCTAGAGAAGAAAGAATAATTGGAGTATAATCCATAATAAAAGAAAGAATAGAAAATTACAAAGAACTACAAACCTAGCAAACGCAAGACATAGATTCAATTTTTTCCGTTTCCTAAAGCAAGGATGAACGACTCCCATTATATGGAGTTATTGGACAAGGCGTTTCCCAATGAGAAGACACGTGACAATTACAAAAGTCGGCTACGAGGACTTCTCAAGCATCTGACTCCCGCAACACTCGATGATATTCTCAAGCATCCCGATACGTATTATCCCACTATAAAAGAACAGTACGAAAGTCTCACAACACGAAAAAATGTTTTGACTACGTTGTTAGTTCTCTTTCGCGAACATAAACCTCTTATGGAAACTCATACAGACATTCACGCAAAATGGAAAAAACTTCACGACGATTTAGTACGTCTTCAAGAGGCAAAAATTAAACGATCGGAACCTGAAGACAAACAGATAGAAAAGTATACAAGTTACGAAGAGATTGAGGCCAAATATGCGGAACTCAAGAAGAAAACACCCCATACAACGGAACGTAGCAGTATGCAGTATCTCTTGTTAAGTATATTGGTACATTTGCGTCCGAAACGTGCGGATTTGGGTGCGGTGCGTATTGTACACGACACTGATCCACGCACGACAACGGACAATTATATTGTTCTTCGCAAAAAAGGCACAAGTTATCTCGTCATGAATATTTACAAAACAAGTAAATATTATCAGACGGTGGAGGAAGACTTGACAAATGAACTTGTTACGGATATACGTGATTCGCTACGCAGATGGCCGCGTAACTATCTATTCCGTAAAGATGATGGTGAACCTATGAGTAACAATACATACACGGTTTTCGTCAAGACAACCTTTGAACAACTGTTTGGACGAGCGACCGGTGTATCATTGCTTCGCCATATTTACATTACAGAAAAGTTAGATTTTGATGATATGACTCTTGAAGAGCAAGAAACGGAGGCCAAATATATGCTTCATACATCGGGTCTCCAACGTCGTTATAAATGGCCGAAAAAAACATTGTGTCCAAAGTTGTGTGCTGCGTATATTCAGCCCACAAAGAGAACACGTAAGGCGAAACGCAAGTCCTCTACATCTCAATCACATTTGAAGGAGGAGCATTCAACGCATCCAGAAGCTGAAGCGTAACCGTCACCAGCGCAGGACAGGTTGCTTCATAATCACGCACAAGAGTACGCACCATATTTGTCAGCAATGAGTGACGATTACCAATCGTATTGTGTGCTTTTGGGAGTCGTGCGGAGTGAATGCTTATGCCATCTTCCATCAATTCCTCGGCATCATGAACATATAAAGATGGCGGTCGTTCACGTACGTGTGACTCCATTTCAGATTCGCAATCCTCAGCATCAACGTGCTCGATTTTATCGACAGTCGTTTTTTGCCGTGACGCAAGAATTGTGTCTCCGTGTTTTTTAAATGTCGCCCATACGACATCATGTATATTTTTAATGTATTCTTCACCCAGGTCATTGATAACACGCTCGTGTTTTAGGAGTTTAATAAGTGCAGATTTCGGTTTTGCGAAGGAACTTTTCGTTTTTAGTTTTTCAGGAAACGCTTTTAGCCATTCAACCGGTTCGTGCACAATAAAATCCAGATAATCTTTGAGCGACTGTGTTTCTTTAAACTGAAAGTGTTCATACAAATATACAAAATATCGGGCACTCTCACCGAGCAGCCCTTCAGACTCGCCTAAAAGCATAACGGGGTTTTCTAATGTGTCGCACAGAGAATAGTTTTAGACTACCTTCGGGAGCTTTCCGATATTTATTTTCTATCTCTTTAAGTAGGAGATGTTATATACTATAACAATTGTCGGTCTTGGGATCGCCGGCATGTTAACGCTCGCACACATCCCAATAGAGAGATTGTCAGAGATTTTGATGATTGAAGGACAATGTATTGGCGGAGATTTAGCGTCTTTGTATAGCGGAACCGTCGCAAATATCACAAAGTTCGATGTAGTGACAGCATTTCGGCGTATTCCTCGCTGGGAGAAAGCCGCTTTTCCATTTTTAGACGGATACAAGGATACAGAATGCCCCAAACTCGGCGATGTGTGTAAACAGTTAATTGCTCTTACACGCAGCGATTTACATCGCGTGGAATGTCGTACAGCAACTGTATCATCCATTGTAGATAACGGCGTTACTTGGAGTATTCATACAACAGCAGGTGTATTCTCTTCCAAAAAGGTTATATTGTGTATGGGTGGAACGCCGAAGTGCTTGGATATACCACGGCCAGCAATTCCTCTACACGTCGCATTGTCGAAAGATCATCTTGCGAACAATGTGACAGCCGATGACAATGTTGTTGTGTTTGGAACATCACATAGCGGCACACTCGTTATGAAAAATTTAAAAGAGGTAGGCGTTCGCAATATAACAGGTGTATATGTTGGAAAAACACCATTCATATTCGTTCGTGACGGACATAGTGAGGGCATTAAGCAAGAATCGGCGGCGATTGCGGATGAGATCTTGTCCAAGGCGTGGGGTGAGCAAACACCGACCTTAATGAACTACGACGATTTTGGTGCGGTGTTCCGCCATACAACACTCGCAACACGAGTGATATACGCATATGGATTTCAGCGACGAACAATACAATGTCTAGACGCACACAACAATACAATAACGCTGAAGCATAATCCGACGGATGCGTCCTTCGAGGGATATGCGTCACGTTTATGGGGATTTGGATTAGGGTATCCTAGCACGTATACCGCCAATGGAGCAACGTATCCTGATATTGGATTTGCGGGCTTTATAACCGCAATCGCTTCAGCTCTGCCTCTAATTCTCGGATAGTCGTCTCATGTCGTCCCAGTTGTTCACGAACCAATTTCAATTCCGCAATACACAATACAACGAGTTTCGGATAGTCGACCGCCAGCGTACCGTTTGAATGTGTGTGTACACACGCAGATTCAATCTCCGCAACATCGGTCGCAAGAACACCTATATCACGCTCTCCAGTGGATTTCCAGGTAAATTCAACCGCATCAGGAAGAGCACGATGAAGATTGTAGGGAGTAATATTGGATTTCAGTCGAGGATCGGATGGATATTTTATACCGGTGGCGAATACATCGCCATCTACATAGAGATTCCCAATTGTAGAATTTTTGGGTACTCCAAATGAACTTATATAGAGACTACCGTTTTGAATAATCTCCGAACCAACAACGTGAAGCTTTGTTAACGGCTTGGATGTACCGAGTCCTACTCCGTTAGATGTTAACCGAGCCTGTTCAATGTTGTTCAGTTGAAATGCAGTGTATAACCTTGTATTGAGTGTATTGGATGTTAGTAAATTCGTACCGTTAAACAATACAGATGTATTCGAAAGATTGAGGTTATTCTTGAAGGTAATGGAATTGTTTGCTGTATAGGAGGTGATTGTATTAAACGAGGCGGAGTTTGTGTTGGAATTTATGTAATTGTTGATAGTATTCTTTAAGGTTGTAATTTCAGATGCTCCACCGTTTGCGGAATTAACAACACCACTCAAGGAAGGTACTGTAACTAAATGACGATTCGGATTTGTCGTTAAAAAGGACATTGATTCGGGTACGGAAAAAAAAAGCCTATCTAAAACGTGGAGGAGCGTTAGAGATAGTGGGTATGTCAAAAGAAACGAAATACACTCCTTATTCGGGCGACTCGGATACAGGAGAATCCAGTTCCGATGACGAGTCAACGGATTCCTATGATGTTTATTATACATCGAAAGATTCGCTGTTGAAGTCCCCGGGCAACAATATTCCCTTAGTATCACCGAACAATGTGTTTGGGCAAATTTTCGGAGCTGCCCAACCTAAGAAACCAATCACACAGGCTTCATATGAAAGTGATCCCAAGGATGCGAATCTAACTATGAAATTCAGGGAAGCCCGCAACACAACACTGTTTATGATTAATTCACGTGATCGTGATACGAATATCTATACACAGCCGACGTTTTTTACATTGCGTCTTCCACGCCTATTCAGAAATGTTACGACGCTCAATATCAGCCAAATGAATCTGCTCAATTCGTTCTTTAATTTTTCGCTTGCGAGCGGAAATTCGTATATGGACGTGTACGAAGAGGGAAGGGCGATTGTTGGAAGTTCAACCAATTCTGTAAGAATTACGATTCGTGACGGAACCTACAGTGCAACGGATTTAGTTACAGAATTAAATTCAGCATTGAATTCGACACCATTATTCGCAAGTATAACACTCGGTGATTTTATTGCAACCTTTCAGGGGAATGGAGATTTTACTCCATTGTTCAATACACCTGGCACCGTTGTATACAATTCTCTATCGCAATCCTACGACACGAATGTATCTATAAACGATATTGTTGCTCGCTATTTCCAAGTATCACAAACTGTCGGAAACCTTACATATTCATACAATCAATCATTGGTTGCGTACTACTATCCTGTTATGAAGGAAATGATGTTGGATCCGAAACTGACAACAGAGCCACCGCCGTTTAGCATTGTGGGACAAACGTTGCCGTACGGATACTCATCGTGGTACGACTATATTGTATTCGGATTTACAGGTCTAAATGATACATACATAACCGCATTTGCGCTAGACGCAGGCAATCGGACAATTTTTGACGCATATCGCAATAATAAAACATACAACCAATTTCTTGCGAATGCGTACACATGCTCGTACAATACAAAACAAGGCCGCCTCATCATTTCGGCTCCTTCATTGTCTGCAAGTATTACATCGGATTTGAATACACAATACAGTAACATATTAGCAACGGTTGTAGGGAGCAATACACAGTTTGCAAGCGTCGAGGATTTTCAAAACCAATATAATAACATTACAAATTCAAACGGCTTTATTATCGAGTTCTACAATTATATTCAATCTCGCTTTTCCTCGAATTTTGCTATTAATTTTGGTTCTTATTCGCCAGAGTTTTACGGAATGTCAACAAATTTCATCACTCTGTACAATCCGACGGATCGTTACGGATGGAACTATACGCTAACACCAGCGGTATCTGAAACGACACAAAATACAACAGTTGGTTTATCACCACAAGTGAGTAATTATTGGCCGAACATACATTTTCCGAAAACAATCAATGACTCAAATGTATCCACCTTTGTGAGTACACTTACAGTGCCCAGTTTTACAGGTAATCAATTAAGCTTTTCAAATGCGAGCGAGTCTGTATACGGATATACAGACATATCCTTCGCAATTCTTCCTACATCGTATATTCGCAATACATTTACATCTCCGTGTCGCCAAACGATAAGTTTAATGACGATACCACGATTTATTGATGAACGAACCTCTACAACGGAAGAAGTGTATAATTTGGGAAGTACAACAACGTCACTTTTATACCAGATAACACCTACAGCAATGTATATACGAACAGATATTTCAGGCAATATATTGTTTAATATGTATACCACAACACAAACTATGTTTTACAGTAAAGATTATATGCGTGCGGAGGATCAATGGGTCAATTTTATGAAAGTTCAGATATTGAACGGATCTCGCATTCAACCTGGAAGTGCGCAATACAATAAAAACCCACCAAAGAATGACATAGCTCTTACAAGTTATAAACCCTTCTTGTTTTTCCAATTGAATGCGGATAAATATTATGATGATGATAATGCCCATTTCAATATTAGTTTTTGTGTAGAGACGCAGGATGATAGTGATTTTCCAGTTCCGATTACGATTACATGGTACAAAGACCGTGCAGCATTTATGGCAGATATTGCGACACCTCTAACGGGCGGGAATTACAATCTAGAAAATTCTCGTCACTACTTTCAAACGCAAACGTTTTCAGGAACAAATTCCGCAACAATGGTTGTAGATGTGAACAATCTTCAAGAAACCTATATGTATGTACATATTCAGGATTCATCGTATACAGCAACAAGTATTCCATTGCGTGTATTTTCAGTTCTGACGGATACATATGGAGAGTTTAGACCTGTGACACAAATAGATAAATTGGATTTGCCGGTTACGAACTTGCCGAGTCTGGATGACCAATTTTCACCGAACAGTCAGGTATTCAAGGATCCGACCACATCTATTTATGACCCAAGTATAACGCAGCTAGGATACGATTCAAATGACGTAAGCAATAATCTTTTGGATTATATGATACAAGCACCCAATAATGTATTGTACGATCCAACCAATATTACAGATTATATAAACAATACGAATACCGGTTTACGCTACCAATTTGACCTAATGAGTGTAGGGTCAGGTCGTCCTTCACCGTCTATTTCGTCGCCGAGTACATGGTCTCTGTATTTTGGATCCAATATGAACAATACAATTCGTGATACCACAACAAATTCATACTATCTATCCTCTTTACAAGAGTTTGCGATTACCAATTCCTACAATGAAGCCATTCTTACGAATTGGTTTTATGCGGATTCTGAAATTAAAGAGACCTTTTTTACACCGTATGGATTGCCATATACGATAAGTCCAGGCGGAACATCTATATTTTTGCCATGTATCAATACAGCCACTCCTCTCAATACAGATATGTATACACCACCGTTTTATCAAGATACAACAGGTATTGCAGGATTGAGTTTTTTCCTTCCGCCCAACAATGTTGTCAAAATGGATTCCTTTGTTGTGAAATTTGCCTATACGCAACCCAGTGCGGATGCTCTAGGAAACATCACAGGCCGTAGCCTATATCCATCAAATACATTGGGGACAAAAGCCTTCTACCAAAATCGCACAACATTTATACAAGGTGACGATGCGTTTGCGAACTGGGATGACTGGTTTCTATACAATCGCCAGAATGTGAAGTTAGGTGTCTTTAAAACAGCGGATTTTGCGGGTGCGACCACAGTCAATCTATCAAATGCAATATGTACAATGACTCTACAAAAGATTACACAAGTCAATAATTTCGAGAATAATTCAGGCACACTCTATTCACGTGAACCGGATTGGGGAACGTATTATACATATGCGTACACACCCATCGATACGAATGTATGGAGTGTGACCAATCCATCGGATCCCAATAATCCTGGATGGACAAATACCATTAGCTCATTTGCGGACATCGCGCCCAATTATGTTAACGGAAACATCACATATTCCACCTTCTTTTTGACACATCCTGTCATTAACAACTATACATACTTACCAAAATCCTATGGCATCGCAGCATCAGTTGGTAATGCGGTAAACAATCCGTATACAGGTGTGCCGTCTTGGACGACAGATATAGCAAATTCATATACAGCAGTGCCGTTTTATTATGACACAATCTCAGAGCAGTGGTTGCCAGGATCCTTTTATGGAGTTTCCTTTACAAGGCAGCCTGCGGTGCCGAGTACATCATTGGTTGGTGACGCACCCTTTTATGGTTCTCCAGGTATCTTTGCGTGGAATTACACAAACGATCCATTTTTAGGTCAAAACACATACCAGTTAGTCATCGGTGAGCAAGCCTCATTCCAACCGTATTATTGGAATACAAAGATTAATTTTGAAAACTTGTACATATCCTACGATCCCGCAACTGATTTACAAAAGTTTGGCAACTATGATGGTATACAGAACGAATACCAAGATACAGTATTATTTTTCTATGAAAACAAGACACAAGGAGATGATCTCAAAGATATTTCGACATCGATTACGAATATCGATTCGTGGAAGTGGGGGCAAGAGAGCAATAAAAATTACAGATTATACAACGACCAAGACGGTTATAACTTTTTATCTTATTTACACGGCGTAACAGTTCGGTCGTCGATTGAATATGCGTCACACGTTCGTGCGTATGATCCGATTCCCTCGTTTGTTACGGGATTGCGATTTATCGGCAAGAATTACACCGATTTCGGAACTGCAACACTACAGGAAATAGGGCAAGAAATCACCGCACTCAATGGATACCAACCTATTTCGGATATATCAGGAACAGAGTTTATAAATGATCCAACTGGATTCACCGACATTATAAACGCAAACAATGCGATACGTCTTGGAAATGGAAATACCTTCAGTCATGCGTACGCAGATCAGCTAATTCTGTTTGACCGATCCTTTCAAGTTAGCACAATTACATTTGGTGCTAAGTTCGGCTTCTCAGGCGTGACATTGCCGAATGGCTTTACAGGGTACAATGATGCATATAAGCAATATTTAGAATATTACTCCACCATTAGTAATTTATATAGCCAATTTACATCCATTTTGTCTACAACACAAGGACAACTAAATGAATATCTTGTGAGTCGCTACGGAAGTGTATTGCCCAGTACGATTTCGAATCGCAATCGATTTACGGATCCATTGCCATTCCAATTGCTTCTGAGTACAACGTTGATTGCGCCGTATACATCCATGTACGACGAATGGGGTCTGGGATACTATCTTGGTTTCAATAAACAGGACAGACCGGCTCAACCTCGGACAACCGTCACATCTGATACGTTTATACGAATTGTACAAGATTATATCTATCTTCGAATTAACCCCGCCGAGAACGCAAATACAATGGGAGTGTCCGCAAAGGAAAATCTCGCCGAAACACGTGAGTCGCAGGGTGAAGATACGAAATACTTTTCTAAGATTATTCTTAACGAGTTTGGCGGGTATTCTCGTACAGCCATAATACGGCCAAAAGAATTCAATCCTGTTCTTGGGCGGCTTGAAACGGTCACGTGCCAACTTGTCAATAAAAATGGCCAACAGATTAACAATACGGGGTGCGAATATGATATGGTGTTGGAAATTACGGAACTCACAACTCGAATCGACGATACAGAAACGTTAACAAGTCCCTTAGTCGATTTAAATGTGTATAGTGGAGGCACACACACGAATCTAAATAAAGAAGATACAACAACGAATTCAGCCGCAAGAAACAATACGAGATAGTCTTGTAGGTCTAAAACATCGTGAACCAACCACTGATAGAGCTAATATGGATATGTCCCATTTGAAAACGCAGATTATGACCATGTTTATGATGAAAGCATCACGACCCGGTGAGGGTTCTACAAACGATATCTTCCAAATTTTATACGGAATGATGATTATGAATATTATTGAGACACTTTTCAAAAATCTACCTGGCTTCCTAACTGTAGCTCAAACCTGGATTGCGACAAAAATCAAACCGAAACACGATGTGTGGCAACCCCTTATCAATAACGCTAATCGTGAGAAGCAACAACTGAATAGCATTTCAATGACACGTGTATTCAATCCGAAATCCGCCACATCGGATACAAAAGCTGACAATGTATATGTTGAGAAAGTAGACGCAGTGATTGATTATCTATGTGCTCTAGATAGTGCGAAACATGTGAAGATTGATACACGCTATACGCTCAATAGTACCGATGAGATTGAGCTGTCACCACTTCTGAAGGCGAAAGTCAAAAAGACAGAAGAATCCGGCGAAGAGGGCAGCATGATGGAAATCGTAATTTTCAGCACCGTTCTAAAAGTGAGCGATATCCGTAATTGGATTGACCAGATTCATACAAGTTGGTTATTCGAAAAGAACAACAAATTGGGAAATCGCACATATTATTTCAATGAAGTGCCAGTGGATCCGCTAATTCAAGTTGAAATGGATCCGGCGGGTGGACCTCCCAAACAGTCCTACCGCTGGGATAACATGCCAAAGATGCTGTCGTTCCATATGAATGAATTCAATACGAGCAAAAGTTTTAACAATGTGTACGGTAATCACGTAGACGAACTTAAAGAACGGCTTGACCTATTTGTAAACCATCCAGACTGGTATATGGATCGTGGAATTCCACACAGTCTCGGTATTATGCTTCACGGTGTTCCAGGAGCGGGTAAGACGAGTACGATTAAAGCCATCGCAAAAGATACGCATCGCCACATTTTCAATCTGTCTCTGCGTCCCTATACGAGTCAGCGTCAACTGATTAATCTGTTTTTCAACGAAACGGTGGTTATCTTTGGCCACGATGGAAACAAACAGACGCTCAAAATCCCTCTGAATCGTCGTGTCTATGTTATTGAAGATATTGACTGCTTGACGGATGTTGTACTGGATAGAAATATTGTAGGAAACACAGCATCCTCCAAAGACGGTGATGCGGTCACGTTGAGTTTCCTTCTGAATCTACTGGACGGTGTTCTGGAAACGCCTGGGCGTATTTTGATTATTACAAGCAATTTTCCAGATAAACTGGATCGTGCGTTGGTACGCCCTGGTCGTATTGATGTAACGATTGAATTCCGCAATGCGAGCCGTGAATTTATTCTTGATATGGTCAATAAGTTTTATGAATCAACCTTCAAGCTGGACGACATTCCACTCGAATTGGAGAATGTTTTTACGCCCGCCGAAGTGATGGAAAGTCTCTGTACGTATTTTAAGAATGCGGAAAAAGCCATACAGCATATGCTAACGAAACATACAACGAAAATGACTAAGATTCATGAGAAGTTGAGTGGAACTATGTTAGACGCATTGGATGACGCAAAGCCCGCTGATATGGAGGAAGAGGAAGAGAAAGAAGAAGAGAAATCTGTAGATACGACACCAAAGAATGAAATTGTCGACAGTACGCTATCCGCAGCACGAGCGGCCTTTCCTCAACTACCTTCCTTAAGTATTAAATCGGATGGCGGCAATTATGCGTCCGCTGTATTTGAAGACGCCGAGTTTATAGGTGGCGGACATATGCCAGGTGAATTTGGTACCAAGGTCAACTTTGATTTGAATATGATGGCAGGTCGATAAAAATTATAATTTCCATAAGCAGATGGATACTTTACAGTCCTATTATGAAGGTGGTCCTAAAACATGGAATGAAGCCTTCCCACCGGTATGTTTAAAAACGCACTGGGATCCAACAATGGTCACAACGCATGTATTACCGACAACGAAACAACGTGATTTAGCAATGGATCCCCGACCGTCCTCTAAGATTTGTACGGCGTATTTCAATACCTCTATGGGTGATGCGGGTATTGAGGACTCCTATGACAATCAGCCACTGAATGTACCCTCCGCATTTCTAGGCGGCTTCAAACGTCCTGTTTCCCACACTGCGAATTCGTCGTCCGTTATGCCGCCAGGTGGTGCGGCGAGTTTAGGATTCCCCTTTTCGGTCTACCAAGAACGAGTCAACAACGAAACCGACGTGCTACGCATAAATGAACCTTTAACACGCTGTGCAGAGAAGCGTTATATACCGAACGGTGGTCTCCCGGCACCAGCGTCATCGACAAATAAGATTCCGGACGCCGATGTATCGCAAAGTTCACTACTTTCGCCGTTTGCGACACTGGTGAAAACACAAGCCGGTTGCCGCAACAATGATGACGAATCTGCGTGGAATCGTTCCGCTCGTCTCTTCTTCAATCCGACACGCTACGATCGAACGAAGAACGTTCCGTCAGGAATTCACACAGCAAACAGCGGTGCTGCATTGTATTGCCCTCCGTGGATGAAACAATAAATGCTCCACCCCTGTTGGTTTACACCAAAATTCAGTCAATTAAGAATTTCCTGAATTTTATAATATCATATAGACTCACGAATAGTCCTTGGCGATTTTCGTCAATAAGTCGTTTGGATTGTATTCCGCATTCGGAACTGATTTTTTATCCGATACAAAATTCGACAACGCCTTTGAATGAATATGTAGATTTACAATGGGCAAGTTATTCGCAACAGGTGTCCACAATCCGCCTCGGTTTGCCCATCCAAACTCAGTTTCAGTAATTGAGAAGAGTGCTTTTTCATTGATGTATCCAACACTCTGTTGCGCATTGGTATTACGTGGGTCAATACCAGATACCGCTTGACCATATACAACAGAATCAAATAGAATCGGAAATCGGCTATCACAGAGAAATCCACATTCCTGAATGGGTACTCGCTGTCCAATACGATTGGTACGCTCGGTTTTTCCGGAATTACAAACTGCTGGTATAACGGGATACGCAAACATTTTCTCTGGATGTGTCCGCCTATACCGACCATAAATCTCCATATCATCTGTACAACCAAGTTTCATGCTGTCTACTAAAAACCGATTGAAATGTGTTAGAGATTCAACGTTCCGTGTAAAGACAAAACTCGGTGCTCCACGTTCATGCGTATCATAAGGCATCGCCATAGCCTGAGAAAAGAGAGATTCTGTAGACCGCACCATATCCATAGATACATAGAGTAAATTATCGGACTCAATGAAATATGTATTCGTCAGTGGTGTTTTCATGAGATATGCCTCCCATACAAAGTAACGTTCCAAAATGTATTGTGAGTATTTTTGACGGAATCCAAGATCGAGCAATTGTTGGCTGAGAGACAGAAACTCTATGTAATGCGGGGTAACTGGCAAATCTTCTACGTACACAGGTTGAACCGCATAGTTTTGTTCGAGTTCTTCAGCATGGACATAATTCGCAGTGCCGTGTACAATCAGTACAATGTTCACACGGTCTTTAGGATTATGAAGCCGTATCTGGCGAATACAGTCATGAATGTAATGGGGGAAATGACTTCCCAAATGGATAACGAAGAGTGTAATCATAGTATGGTAATATACATGAGTTCTTTAGTTTAGACTATGGGGAGTATCCCCCCTTAGTAGAGAATGTCAAATACATATAGACTTTATCCGACGCTCTGGAATGAAGGACTCTGTCAAATGGCACAGACGGTGTACGCAATTGACCGATCTCCCAATACATTTGCGACGTGCTGTAGTCGTCGTACTGAGAAAGACCCGGCGTATTATTGGGACAATTCAACATTTCAACGTATCTTACCACCTCCGAATACGAGCGGCACATGCTGTCAGCCATCTGTATACAATTCAGTCACATGGACAACCTTACCCGCATGGCTCAGTTATGTACAAACATTAGGGTATGTCGTTACAACCGATCTCAGCACCTTGAAACCGTACTCGGATATTTATATTACGGGTCCGTAACGAAGCAGGAAGTTTTATAAGGGCACACAATAAGGATGAGTCTACCAAAACTCAATTGGACACGACAAAATCAGATAAGTTTTGATGTTGGGAACATGGGGAATCCTGCGATTGTTGCGGGGAAAGACGATAGTATTTATTTTGCAGCATTTGTAAAAGGTACGAATTCATCGTTAACAACACCACCACCTTCTATACAATATTGGTATAACCAATACGCTTCTGCGAGCAGTAGTTATAATCTTGTGGTTGGCAAATATTATCCGAATGGACCCTTTCAACTTCTATGGTACCAGTATTTTTATGAATTAACAACAACCTCAGACTCTTCGGAAATAAGTATGGTGATTGGAAAGGACAACGAGTTGTACGTTGCATTTACGACAACGGGATCGACGCCACAAAATTTAAATATGGCTCTTGTGCCGGCATTCGGATCCTGTACATGCACGCCATTAGGGTATAAAGATGTTGTTGTCGCACGTATCAATACGAACAACACACCAACTGTCGCATGGCTTGTTCAGAGTGCGTATATCAATTCGTGTAATGATGAATCTGCCCCACAACTTGCGATTGATACACAGAATGGATTCTTATATCTTGCGTATCAATGTAATAAAAATATTCTATGTAATCCGGCTATCGGTCTCAGTAACGTACTGGTATCCTGTTTTGATTTGAATAGCAAACAATTATGGATTGAAACAGGAGCGAATATCAATAGTGTTGGAAATAATGACAATCCTACGATTGCGGCGGATTTATCGGGTGGCGTCTATATTGCGTACGAAGTCACTGCAACTGTGCCAGGAGGAGCTCCTGTGACAGGACGACAGATTGAAATGGTCAAATTCCAGAACAATGTCGTGTCGTATGGCGTTATTAGCGGATATAGTCGTTCGTGGGTATTAAGTTCTATATCCAATATTTTTTCGACCGGCACATCTACAACCCCCGTACTAACCTCACGAAATAATATCATATATTTAGGATTTATAACCACTGGATACGTATCAGGCAGTTCATCTACCGGTGCCACACATGATATGGTGATTGGATCCATGACACAACAAGGAACACTCAAATGGCTTCGTCAAGGCACGCAATTCAATCAACCGACCTATGTGTATACAGATTGTTCTACTCCATATATAACGACTGATACGAACGGGTTTGTGTATATGTCTATATTAACAATAACAAACGGCACAGATGTATACGGAGATCCAAGCATAAATGGGAACGTTCTTCTCTTTAAGATGGATGTCGCAACAGGCACACCATTTTACAACACTACATACAAGACAAATACATACAACGTGTATCCATTCGCACGTCAAGCGGCTCCGAATGCAGCCTTTCCTGTACCGGTTCCGCCTGGATCTTTTTCTAGACTCGCATTTACATTTAACGGCGTTGATATGTACGCTGTGATAACAACGACACAAGTCGCACCAGGTCAGACAAAAACAAGTTCTACATACGACCTTTGCTTTCTTGCGTACGATAGAATTCTTGTGCTGATATCCACAACTCCGTTTTCATTTATGTTGAAAAACAAGAGTATATGTGCGTGTGCGGGTGCGTGTGGTTGTACGGCGGGTATAACAACACCGAGTATCGTGTACGGTGTTCTTATGGATAGCTTAACCGTTGCGTCTACAAATCTATCCTCTACGTGGTATATCAACGTTGATTCAATTGTAACAGTTCAATATTACTCTACAACTAGTTCAGTTCCGACAGGAGGTACGCCAGTTGGTCTGTATCAAACAGTTCCATCAGGAACGACTACAAACGCACAAAGTCCGCCCTATACGCCAATTGTTGGAACATATTACTATTGTATCGTGACTCCGCAATACGGAATACCTGTATCAAGTCCGACTGCGTTACTCATGCCTGGCGTATAAAATGTTGTTATATTGCCAGTATCATTTTATTATAAGAAGACTCCGTACACGAAGTCTTCTTATATAATCATCCTCTATCGTCAAGCCTGTTTCTCCAACGCCTCCATACGTTGTGTCAGATCACGAATGAGCGACAAGCATACAGGAACCAACTTGGAATAGGCGACTGCCTTGAATCCATTGTCAGAGATATAGACACATTCAGGTGCTATCGCCTCAATCTCGTCTGCCATACAACCAATATCCCATTCGTCGGACTCGGTGTATTGGAAGCGATACGCTTGCGGAATATCATGTGGAACATCTAGTGCGGAAATATTCTTTTTCAAGCGGCGATCCGATGTATTCACGAAGTTATTGGCGTATACGATACCGTTCACATCAAGAGCCGAACGTGGCTGCTGTGTTGCACCGAGATTCACACCTACACGCCGATTCACACGGTCAAATGTAAGAATGGGAAGGTCGTCGCCCATAATTGTGGAAATCAACATTGTGCTGACATTTGCGTACGTTGTATTGGTATTGAGCGCATAGGCGGTAGACCAGTAAATCGTTGAGAAGGTCGAGTAGAATGTTGAGGCTCCATAGTTATTTATGATGTTGCCAATAGGCTGACCATTAATTGTGCTGATGTAGAGGCTGCTAATATTTACCTCAGGAGATAGGATATAGATAGGTTGGTCAGATACAATGGAACTGACGGTTAGACTAGAAATATTGGCGTATCCACCAATCGCAGTTGACCAGTAAAGTGTGCTGAACGTTGAGATTGCTTCACCTGTGGCTCCAGTAGCACCGGTAGCACCCGTTGCGCCTGTCTCACCAGCACCTGTAGCACCCGTAGCTCCTGTCGCACCTGTAGCACCCGTAGCTCCTGTCGCACCTGTATCACCAGTCGCACCAGCACCGGTCGCACCAGTCGCACCAGTAGGTCCTGTTGCTCCAGTCGCTCCAGTCGCACCCGTCGCTCCAGTCGCAGGAATAAGCCCATTGATACTGCTAACTGTAAGTGTAGACAAGACTAGATTTATTCCAAACCCAGTTGACCAATAGACTGTGCTAAAGGATGATGTTGCTGGACCACCAGAACCTGTGCCTGGTATAGCACCATTGATAGAACTAATTGTCATTGAGCTGATGCTTACATTTGGTGCATTCACAACGAGTCCGTTTGACGCACATATTTGGTCGAGCTTAGCAATATTAAGCAAACGATACGCACCCCAATATGTTTCTGTACAATTTTTACCCTTCTCAAGTATCTGTACCTGTTGTAATATAGGCACGAATCGATCATCTTCTGAATTTGTCGCACCTTGTGTCGATACATTCGGTAACCAGCCGATCTGTATCTGTTGGCCAATTGATTCGAATTTCGTACAGTATATACCAGTTGAAGTCCAATATTTGTAATTCTTTTGTATCGCAAATTCTGCTCCACTAAATGAGTCTGTAAGATTGAAGTAGTTTGTGTAGGAGGAATGAGTGCTTGCGTATGTAAATCCATTCACACAATCCGACACATATAATCCACTTTGAATATTACTTTCTGTAATTGTATTGGAATTGATTGTCAAATATGGAGCATCAATCGTTAGTCCATTATCTGCACATATATTGTCTAAAAATGCTGCGTTTTTGAGGATGTAATCTGTGATTGCTTCATTCTCACCAATAATTGTAGACTTCTCAACAAGCTGAATCTGTTGTAATATCGGAACAAAGCGTTGGGATTGCGTGGAAATATTAGGAATCCATCCTATTTGTACACGCTCGCCAACTGTATCGTATTTTGTAAGCATAAATCCAGTACTTGTGTTATGTAAGTATTGTTTTGCAAATGTGAGATTTGTGCTAGAATATGAGTCGTCGATCATATACATATTCGTGTAGGACGACATCGGATTATTATAAAGTCGTGTTACACCGCATATAGTACTCACTACACCTTGACTATTGAGATTTGTAATAGTATTCGCACCGACTGAGAAGCTACTAAGTTGTAATGAACTTCCAACTGCTGACTGAAACGATAACGACGATACATAAATATTACTGCTGTTTATGTTTGAAGCGATTAGATTTGATGTTGAGATATTCACTGTGCTAATATTGGAGCCCGTTGCGGTGAGGAAACCAAGAGCCGACGTGGAGATATTCGCCGTGCTAATATTCGAACCAGTCGCTGTGAGGAAGCCAAGAGCCGACGTGGAGACATTGACCGTGCTAATATTCGAACCGGTCGCAGTGAGGAAGCCAAGAGCGGAGGTAGAGACATTGACCGTGCTAATGTTTGAACCCGTTGCTGTTAGGAAGCCAAGAGCCGACGTGGAGACATTGACTGTGCTAATATTCGAACCAGTCGCTGTAAGGAAGCCAAGAGCCGACGTGGAGATATTCGCCGTGCTAATATTCGAACCCGTCGCTGTGAGGAAGCCAAGAGCGGAGGTAGAGACATTGACCGTGCTAATGTTCGAGCCAGTCGCAGTGAGGAAACCGATAGCAGAGGTGGAGATATTCATCGTGCTAATGTTTGAACCTGTGGCGGTGAGGAAGCCAAGAGCCGATGTGGAGATATTCGCCGTGCTAATATTCGAACCAGTCGCTGTGAGGAAGCCAAGAGCCGACGTGGAGAGATTGACTGTGCTTATGTTTGAACCTGTGGCTGTGAGGAAACCGATAGCAGAGGTGGAAACATTCACCGTGCTAATATTGGAACCTGTGGCGGTGAGGAAGCCAAGAGCCGATGTGGAGATATTCGCCGTGCTAATATTGGAGCCCGTTGCGGTGAGGAAGCCGAGAGCCGATGTAGACACATTGACTGTGCTGATATTGGAACCTGTCGCTGTCAAGAAGCCTAGAGCCGATGTAGACACATTGACTGTACTGATATTGGAACCTGTCGCTGTCAAGAAGCCGAGTGCCGATGTAGAAATATTCGTGGTGCTTATGTTGGGACCGGTGGCGGTCAAGAAGCCGAGAGCCGAGGTAGACAGATTGGTTGTATTGATAGTTGAGCCTGCCGCAGTTATAAAGCCAAGCGAAGAGGTGAATAAATTTGCGGTGCTAATATTGGAACCTGTGGCGGTCAAGAATCCGAGAGCCGAGGTAGACATATTAACTGTGCTAATATTGGAACCTGTGGCGGTGAGGAAGCCAAGAGCCGATGTGGAGATATTCGCCGTGCTAATATTGGAGCCTGTTGCGGTGAGGAAGCCGAGAGCCGATGTAGATACATTCACCGTGCTAATATTCGAACCCGTCGCAGTGAGGAAGCCGAGAGCCGATGTAGAGACATTGACTGTACTGATATTGGAGCCTATCGCAGTGAGGAAGCCAAGGGATGATGTATAGAAATTCGTTGTATTAATAGTGGAACCTGTGGCGGTGAGGAATTCAAGAGCTGATGTAGACACATTCACCGTGCTAATATTCGAACCAGTCGCTGTGAGAAAACCGATAGCCGATGTAGATACATTCACCGTGCTAATATTCGAACCGGTCGCAGTGAGGAAGCCGAGAGCAGAGGTGGAAACATTCACCGTGCTAATATTGGAACCTGACGCACTGAGGAAGCCAAGAGCCGATGTAGACACATTGACTGTGCTGATATTGGATCCAGTTGCTGTCAAGAAGCCGAGAGCTGAGGTAGACAGATTGGTTGTATTGATAGTTGAGCCTGCTGCAGTTATAAAGCCTAGCGAAGAGGTGAATAAATTTGCGGTGCTAATATTGGAACCTGACGCACTGAGGAAGCCAAGAGCCGATGTAGACACATTGACTGTACTGATATTGGAGCCTGTTGCGGTGAGGAAACCAAGAGCCGACGTGGAGACATTGACTGTGCTAATATTGGAGCCTGTTGCGGTGAGGAAGCCGAGAGCCGATGTAGATACATTCACCGTGCTAATATTCGAACCCGTCGCAGTGAGGAAGCCAAGAGCGGACGTGGAGACATTGGCTGTGCTAATGTTTGAACCTGACGCACTGAAGAACCCAAGAGCCGACGTAGACATATTTGCTGTATTTATAGTCGAACCTGTTGCAACGAGGAAGCCAAGAGCCGATGTAGACACATTCGCTGTATTTATGGTTGAACCTGACGCAATGAGGAAATCAAGAGACGACGTGGAGATATTGACTGTACTGATATTCGAGCCCGTTGCGGTGAGGAAGCCAAGAGCTGAGGTAGAGACATTCACCGTACTAATATTCGAACCCGTCGCTGTGAGAAAACCGATAGCCGATGTAGACACATTGACTGTACTGATATTGGAGCCTGTTGCGGTGAGGAAGCCAATAGCCGACGTAGAGAGATTGACTGTGCTAATATTGGAACCAGTTGCTGTGAGGAAACCAAGAGCCGATGTGGAGATATTCATCGTGCTAATGTTTGAACCTGTGGCGGTGAGGAAGCCAAGAGCAGATGTGGAGACATTGACTGTGCTAATATTGGAGCCCGTTGCGGTGAGAAAGCCAAGACCTGACGTAGAGACATTGACTGTGCTGATATTGGAACCCGTAGCTGTGAGGAAGCCAATAGCCGACGTAGAGATATTCACTGTGCTGATATTGGAACCCATGGCTGTGAGGAAGCCGATAGCCGACGTAGAGATATTGACTGTGCTAATATTGGAACCCGTCGCTGTTAGGAAGCCGAGAGCCGACGTAGAGATATTGACTGTATTTATAGTCGAACCCGTGGCCGTCAAGAAATTAAGAGCCGACGTGGATACATTGACTGTGCTTAGATTTGTTGTAGTCGCATTATTAAAGACCATAGAACTAGCAAACAACGAAGAGACATATAATAAATTTCCGAACCCAGTTGACCAATATACTGTATCAAAGGTAGACAATTCAATAACAACTGGTGTCACAACGACCGGTTTACCGCCATTTAGTGAACTAATTATCATTGTGCTAACTGTTACGACAGGGCTCGTAATTACAAGGCCACTATTTAAAATTTCCTGTATAATTGTACTAATGCCAATCTTGACTATGGAAGTATATATATTTACACTACTTAATGTTGATATCACCGCATAATTTGCATTGATTGCATTTGTAGATAACGTATTTGTTTTAATGGTTGAGCCAATCGCACTGCCGAATGATAGTACACCTGTGGAAATAGAACTCGTATTCAACGAAGATCCGTTTCCAAATACAAAAGACAAATTTTGCGTGCTTATAGTTTGTCCAGACGCAGTTTGAAAACCCAAAGCAGATGTAGATATGTTTACAGTGCTAAGATTGCGGCCGGTTGCTGTCAAAAAACTCATAGATGCAGTGGAGAGTTTGTTTGTGCTAATGCTATCACCATCCGCATTTACAAACACAAGGCTATCCGTTGTAACACCATTTGCGATAATGCTATCGCCCTCCGCATAACTAAAATAGATAGCAGATGTTGAAATTGTATTTGTATTGATAGTGCTACCATTCGCAATTAAGAACCCCAACTCAGATGTAGATACTTTCGTCGTGTTGATATTGGAACCTGTTGCAGTAAGAAATCTCAACGCCGACGTAGAGACATTGACTGTGCTAATAGAGTTGCCTCTCGCATATAAAAATTCTAGCACCGAAGTAGACATTGTGTTAACGCCGAGCGTACTACCGAAACCCTGTAGGAAGCCGAGTGTTCCTGTGGAAATAGACTTTGTGCTAAGACTATTGCCGGTTGCATCAGAGAACGTTAACAACGATGTAGAAAGTGTATTTGTGCTTACACTATTACCGCTCGCAGTTAGAAAACCCAACAAGGATGTTGATATAGCGTTCACACCAAGCGTGCTACCAAACCCCTGTAGGAAGCCAAGTGTTCCTGTGGAAATAGACTTTGTGCTAAGACTATTACCAGTTGCGTCTAAGAAAGTCAGCAAGGATGTAGAGAGTTTATTCGTGCTTACACTATCACCACTCGCATTCAAAAAGTTTAATGTCGCAGTTGATATATAGTTTGTATTCAGAGACGAACCGTACGCTGTATTAAAATAGAGAGTCGATGTGGATAGGGTATTTGTTGAGATGTTGTTTCCAGATGCAGAAATAAATTGAATGCGTGACGACGAAATATAATTTCCAATCGCTGTGGAGAAATTTATCGTTGACGCATTTATAGTATCGATGTTTAAGATTGTATGATTTCCGTTACTGTCTTGAACAAAAAATGTAGAAAACAAGATTGTAGAGGTTTGTATCGCAAGAGCCTCAATAGTATCAACTTTAACCACCAATGTGCTGAAACCGGTTGATGTAAACAATTGGTTAAATGTTCCAAGCCCTGTAGATAACTCTGTATAAATTGTCGATGTTTGTTCATAAATATATTCTGTTGTGCTCAGAATTACGCTAATACTACTAAGTGAGAATCCATTAATTGTGCTAACAGTCAAAGAGCTAATTACAACAAATGGTGAAATAATTTCGATAGTGCCAGAATTACATATTTTATCAATATGAGCCACATTTTGTAATGCGTAATTGGTTGTATACGTCGATTTATTTATATCGATGGCTTGTTCTATAATTTGTATTTGCTGTAAAATAGGTACAAATGCGTCGTGTGTAAGACCCGCACCTTGCGTTGATAGCGAAGGAAACCATCCGTATTGTACCTGTTGTGCTTCTGTGTGATACGTACTGTTGTAAAAGGTTGAATTCGCAATCAGATGTTCTTTTTCAATGGATGCTTTCACATTCGTATAGGAATCTTGTACGTATAAATAATTTGTAATCGTGCTGATGGGGGTATTGTTGACGACAACGAGACATTGGTCTGGATTATCGCTTCCTGTAACGTTATAGTCACTAATTGCGTTTGAACCTACCGTAATAGAACTTGTCGTAATAGCGTTTGTACTGATTGTATTAATTCGAAGAATCGTATTGTTTCCATTTGCGTCTTTAATAAAAGTACTAAATACGAAGGTAGACAAATCATAGAGTTCTGGAATAACAACACCGAGTGTAGACCATACATAACCGACCTGTGTCGACGTGTATACTGTTGTAGCACCTTCAACCAAACTAGACAGTTCATTTATAAGTGTGGATTGTATAGCAATCAATCCGACGGATGTACTCTGAAGATAGAGAACACTGCTTAGCGACGAATTATACTGCGATCCGAAAAGAACAGTTGTGCCTGAAATACGAACCGTTGTGTCGTTTTCACCCGCATAAAACAAAGTTCGGCCACCGGTTAGAGAATCTGTTAGAGACGAAAAATTTAGTGTTTGATTTCCGACTGTAATCTGTTCGGGTCCCGTCGCATATATATTTAGAATAGGTTGGCCGGCACCCACAACTGTTGAATAGAATCCAATACCGGCTCCATTGTTCAACCACAGCGTATTCGTTTCGTTGGATGCTTGGAACCGAATATCTTGACCCGCACGAAATGTATTGAAGGATCGCTGTATCGTCGAATTGGTGGAAGGCAAGTTCCCGAAATACGTTCCACCATCTCCACGTGATACAAGAACCTTATTGGGTCCAATTGGTCGATTCGATTGATCCTTATAGATGATCTCACGAACGAACAATTTATCAATATCAAGGGTCCTATTGTTCGTCCCAGACATGCGGACTTTCTAATTACCACAGTCTTTAAAAAACCTAATCGTACGTGTCAATAGTTTGTTAGACGTATACTAAATATATTTATATATACATACTATAAATAGGAATGAATTTGACACGTAAGTTTTGTAGTTGTATTCCGAAAGTGCGTAAAACACTCAAAAAGGGTAGCCGGAAGGATAAAACAGGACGTTCTATTGCGATTTGCGTGCGTTCTGTATTACAGACGCGAGGCAAGACATTGAAAAAGTTTAACTGCGGTATGAAACGCCTTGAAACACAGCCTATAAAGCGATAAAAAATTTTGTTTTTTTTGGTTTTTTGTTTTTTTGGTTTTTAGACATTATATACAATTGTAGTATGAGTTTACGCATCGTCCTCCTCGTCAGCATAGATATTGAGTGCTCCGTCCTGCCAGCGACCGATGCACTGATCCTTCTTGGCCATCTGCTCGCGTTCCGTCTTTGTGGTATCGGCCTCGTAGGTACGGCCGTCCGCCTCATTGCGGATCACTACCCGCCCCTCGTACATGAAGGTGACCCAGGGCTTCACGGGCGTTTCGCCGGTCGCTGCGATCATAGTGTTCTCAACGACAGGGGCGACAGCCTTCTCCTTCTTTGCCCTGGGCTTCTTAGCCTTTGTGGCGGGAGCAGCCTCGACAGCAGCAGCCTCGACAACAGGAATCGGTGCCGTCGTAGGATCGTTCACGAGACCCTTGGGGTACTTCTCAAAGAAGCACGCCGAGCCGATGATTGGTGCCATCGGATAAAGGGTCGTCTCGTCGAGGCGACCAAAGTATCCGTTCGGCCGCTTGGACAAGTCCTTCTTGGCCTCGTCCTCCTTTTCGGAGCAGGTCTTACAGAACTTCTGACCGGGAAGCGGCTTCTTTGAGCACTGCTTCTCCGGAAACATCTTGTTGACCGCACCGGTGTCGCCCTTGCGCGTGCCTTCGATCGGATTCTTCTCGTCGATCTTGCGGCTAATACAGAGCAGAGGGTCAATCTTTGCGACACGGTGCTTGTGCGTGGCGTACGGGTCGCGAATGACCTCAACTGACGCAACAGCAGGCGATGCGAGAGCATCCACAGGAGCAAGAAGCTTCGCCTCGTCGACCGCCGCCGGCTTGACAGTCGTGGCCTTCTTGATCTTCTTCGCCGGCTTCTCAGCAGTAGCCGGAGCAGCCGCTGCGGCTGCGGCTGTCGCTGCCGCCGCCGCAGCAATGGTCGCAACAGACGCAGCAAATGTCGCACACTTCTCATACGTAATCTCTGACGCCTCAGCGATCTCGGCGGAAAGAGTCTTCAGCGAAAGCGTCAACTCGGAAGAAAGGAAAGCCATTTGGAAAGATTGGAAAGATAGGAAAGATGTTGAAAGGAAGCACACCATCCGGCTATTCCAATCCTAGGACTATCAATTTTTTCCGAAACCTATCTCCATGTCAGATATGGACGTGATAGAACGCTACAAAGATATGATTATGACCTATATACCCATAGGTCTTCTTATCATAATATTTCTAGGAATGCTCGCATCCGAGTTAAGCGGATGTAGAATTCGCACAGATATATTCAAGTCATTCACCTTCGGATTAGAGAATCGAATCGATGTTATCGGCTAAAATTGACATATCCGCACATCAAATCATGTTTCCATAGACAAATGGCATCCTATGTACCCGATACACTTATTCGTGCATCTGTTCAAGGTATTGTATACCTCGTAGATTCTCAAAAGGGAACCGTCTACACGTACAATCTAGAACGCCCTACACTCATCGGTGCCCTTGAGAAAATTCCAGACGAAGACAAGCATCTTATGTCAAAACAGAACGGTTGCCTCCATAACGCCCGTGTAAAATACAGAGAGGATATTCGTGAGGTTATGAAAATGCTTCGTAGCGACACTGTATAACCACGAACAAAAAATGAATAGTCTTCAAACACAATCGCACAACGATACTGTTTGAAGTATGGAGAAACAAGCATATAAAGGATATATTGAATACATGATAAAACAGCGTAACCTACAACTTTGGAGAGCGATATTTGATACATTTGCTCAAGATCCAAAATACGCCGCAACGAACTGGGATGGTCTCAATAAGCGAATTATCCGTATGATTCAAGACGGAACAGTCGCTGAGAAAGCAGCACGATGTGCCGCACTATGATGGAGGACCGGCTGTTATTTTTTGCCGAATATGATTGTACGCAATCTGCTCCTCGTTGCTTACAAAATTATATTGGTAATGATGTGTCGCATTGTATGTACTAATATACGTATACATTGCCAGTTCCGCACGTGAATTCGTATTTTCGGACGAATCAACAGCGGGCACAGCGGGGTTCGTAGAGCGGCTAAGTTGAATATATTGCGGAGGACCCGAAACAGTAGCAACATCTGGCATAGGTCGGTTTGAAATCGAATCGAATGTAAGCGTCGGATATTTTAATTGATGAAGTTCCTGACCCGATCGGTAATCCTTAAATTCCGCATTGCTTACAAACTGATAATAGGTCTTATTTCGCAATCCTATCAAAAAACGCTGGTAAATGATATCGTTGTAATTTTCGACCTGTTCGAATGTATTCCATTTACGCTGTAAATCAAGTACCTCGCTTCGTGTTTTATATTTTATATTTGTTGTGTCGAATGGATATTGTGTGCGTTTTACTGTAAATGTTGGCTCTGCCATCCCTAATTCTTTGTATAATTTTTAGTTTAGGCATTGTCGTCCTCATACTCGTCGTGAGGAGACTCAGCCTCCTCAATATCCTCTTCCTCACGCTGCGGACAGTCATGACTGGAAGAGTCGTCGTGATCTTCCTCCTCCATTGGCTCAAATTCATCGTGTAGTTTATCGTCATTCTCATCGTTACAAACAGCGCTGCGGCTTTCCGCAGTATAGATACGGAGACGCTCCTCGTGGAGTTCACTGAGTTTCTTTGCGATTGCGGCCTGGCGAGGTGTGTCCGCAGCAGTCGTCATAACCTGCTTCGCCCGTGCTGCAGGAGTGAGTAGGGTCGTCGGTCGGCGCGACGGAGGAGTAAGCATACTCGTCTTGGAAGAAGAAGGTGCCGGAGCAGCAGAAGATGACATAATGCTGAAAAGAAATAAGAATTCAACTGGCATTCTGTAAATATGTCAGATGAATTATCAATTTTTGCGACCCTAGCCTAGGAATCCTCAAATTTCATAGCCCCTGAGCCATTTCGTATCTCCCATACATTCCACGATTCTGTATAGACTAACGCATATGCCAAACGACTCCGTGTTCGTGGATCCAACCCAATTGCAGCTAACGTAATATAGAGCACAGGCAACACTGCACGCGTAAAACTCAACGTGCCAAGTGGGGTCTGGTAATCGTAACCACCAAATGTCATTGTGTAGACTTCAAGTGGCGAATAACTGGCTTGTTTCCAATAGGCGGTAACTTCACGAAATACAGCCGGCGACCATGCTTTGATGCGGTCAATATTCGCAATATTGAGACGAGAGGACTGAATGTAAGGAGTGTTATCAATCGAACAAAGTACAGAGCGTTGTCCGGCACGTGTAGATGCGTCCGAACGAATGCCGAACAAAACTCGTGAAGCGGAACCAATGCTATCCATGGCGAGCGGCAGTTGAATTGTTGCGTTATAAGCTCCTGAAGCCGCATTAAATTGATTGTCTTCAATTGTATACTGTTCAAACTGTGTATGTAAATAAGGGAAGCGTAGCGTCGTAGATTTAAGAAACAGTTGTACAGACGGCGGAATATAGAGTTGAGTAGTTTCCAGCATCATTGTAAAAGGAGTCATATCCGAAAAGAGCCGTGTTACTTGCGATGTATCCACAGGAGTCGCCGCCGTAGCCTGAACACGAAGTCCTAGACCGCCCCACGGAGTCGGTGCGATTCTACCGTCACTCGCAACAATCAAGTCTTCAATACGGCGTATATGGAAGCGAATACGGAATCGTTGATTTCGCATAGCAACCATGGGAAATCCAGGTTCCTCGAACCATTGTGAACCAAGAAACGGAATCGGAATTCGCAGTTCACCAGGCGTTGCGGCTCGTCCAATTCCGAGCGACGTATTGTCATGGTATCCGATTTGGTCGGCGACGACAAAGGTTTTTCCAAATCCGTAGGCCTGTTGTACTCTCCAGTCCAAGTACTCACCGAAGGTTTCATGAATCATAACTTGATCCACGAAGAATTGTATTTTTTCCAACATCTGAAATCCGACTTTGCTGGTATAGCCAAACGTGACACCGCTCGCATCTGTAACGAGACCCGTAGCATTCGCAACAACCGCTGTATCCGGAAGCCAGGTCGGCAGTTGAACACGTAAATACATATATTTCACAACGTCGCCACGATGGTCAATGTCAAAATCTACATAACGTCCCCATTCCGGGGCGTTACGTGGAGCAGCAACGTATATTTCTTTTGTAAATGCTGACGCTGTGGTATACACACTATGAAAAAACGACACAGAAGGATTTTGTGAGAAGTATAGGTCTTTCTTGCCACGTGCAACCAATTCAATCAACCCACCGGAACGACTCGTCATGCCGTCTCTTTACGTAATAGAACGGTATTTGCGAAAACAATCGCAATAGCTCCTAGCATTTGTGTCATTGTAGGAACTTCCTTCAAAAAGAGTATACCCAACAAATACGCCGATACAATACCAAAGAAACTGAGAGCACTATATATAACTGTAGGGACACGAGGAACTAGATAAAAGCGAAGAGCATATCCAACAAATCCGAGAATCGTATTGAAGGTTAAAATCGCACCGAGACCACTACCGCTTATTTTAAAGATATCTGTGCTGATATATCCGACGGCGAGTAACGCAACAATTCCAAGACTCCATAACAATCCGCTGCTTCCGTACATCTGTGCCATCTTCGTGAAAGGTTCGTCTGAGGATTCCTTCTTTTGCTTGAACCATAGATAAATACCGGTTTCGGTCAATGCGGCGAGAAGAGCACTGACAATACCGAGTACATTCCAGTTTGTTGTTTCGGGTTTTGCGAGAAGAATTGCTCCTACCAATCCGACAAGAATCATAGGAATGGTTTGCATCGGAACTTTCTCGCCGTATACGGCCGCTGCTCCTAGAATATTCCAGACCGGATAGGTATAAAAGAGTGCCATCGCATTGCCGGCGGGGAGTTTATCAAATGCGACATAACTGGATCCGACGTGAATGAGATTGAGTAGGCCAGCGGCCGCTGTTTCGCCTGTAAACAACGATGCTGGATTCCATGGAACGCCGGTGCCTAGAATCGCAATAACCGCTACAAGTGTATACACAAGCATACGTAGGCCTGTTTGAAAAATAAGGGTTGCGTCAACTAGTTGAATGAGGAGAGGATACGCAGATAACATACATTCAGATAGAATCAATAGAAATGAGTCCATTCTCCTTATTGGTAGTCTAGAAATAAGGAAGTGCGAGAAATTCAACAAACCTTACGTAGAAATACATGTAAAGATTCCTGTTGTGGTGGCATAGATTCCAAAGAGGTTACGAGTTTGCGATTAGAGAATCCGAATCGCTTATCATATATCTCAACACGAACATCCGACGGAATATTCAGCATTTGACGAAGTTCCGCATCGAGTTCTGTAATACTCTGACCATGAAATGTATAAAGAATACGATTGCTCATTACACCAGATAGGTTTTCAATATAAATACGGAAAGACATTGTGCTAAACAAAAATATATATTTTTTTGTTTTCAATTTTTGTGTTGGTAAAGCAACTAGGGTGCGACGGGGTTAGGATTCACCTCGGCGTGTGCGAGCTGGTGTAGACTCTTCCACACGCCGTCACGGAGAACGTAGAGCTTCTGACTGTCTGCTGCACGCCCGCCAATCACGAGTGAATTCGGGCTGAAATAGCGTACGCTTTTGTAGAGAAGAGCAGGAGAACCGGTGCTCTTATCCATAACAATGTTGAGATTGCGTTCGGCCTCAGTCGGCACGAAATTTCCCTTGACGGTGCGACGCGTAGAAATGACTGTCTCGCCGTCGACAGTCGGCTCGCAGTAAGAACGCCACTTTGTTGTTGAATGACCTTGTGCGGTAGCCGCAGGCACAGGAACAGGAACAGGAGCCGCCGGCGCAGGAGCAGCAGGCGCAGGAACAGCCGCATCTACGGAATCATTATAGGCCTTCGCAATAGTCGCCGCAAGAATACTCACCGCAAGAGCAAGAGATTCCGGATTCCTTTCAGTATTGGAAAGAACAGCAAGAGCACTCGTTGCCATATCACGGGTTATGGAAGACATGTTTGAAAGAAAGAGTTGAAAGAAAGAGTTGAAAGAAAGAGTTGAAGGGAAGCACAGCAGTCAACAACATTCCAAAAAGTTCATCAATTTTTTCCACAATCCACAAATCACATCATCTAAAACCCACGGTAAAATACATAAAAAGAGATCACCTTCCGAACAGAATGAGTTTTCCAATCCTATCGACCGGTTCCGGCATTGTATCACAAGCGGTCAATACGCCCAGCAATCTCGCCCCTGCCGGCGAGAAACAGAAAATATTCCTCACAACCGTGCGTATTCCTGATGAACATATCTGGGCGAACGGCCTTTTTCAAAACGTCTACGTGATTTATAAGATGTTAGAAATTTTGGGTTTCGAGCCATGGCTGATGGTCGACAACAACCAAAATAACCCAGACGCAAAACTACACGAAAAATTCCGCCTTATTGATTTCAAGGAGTATATGACAAAACCGTTCCAAATCGTATCCTATATTGAAATGGGAATGTCCTGTGATCCATCCATTCGCCGATTCTTCCGCTCCATGGGTGCGAAAGTCTCCAAACTATATCTAGGCAATATTCTCAATATTGACATTGAAACAATTACGTATTACCCCGCCGTAAATTTCAGTCATCATGTAGCCGGCGAACTCGACGAAATCTGGGTCTCACCTCATTATGATATACACGCCGAATACGCCGGTTCAATCAACGGAATGTGCGGAAAAACCCGCATCGCTCCGTATGTATGGGATCCTATGTTTATTGACGATGTCGGTGTACGCTATGACGATACAGGTCTAACGGAGACTTCGCCGCGCCAATTTATTATCATGGAGCCGAATATCAGTTTTCAAAAGAATTCCCTGATTCCCATTCTCGCCGCCGAGGCCTATTATCGTAAATTTCCATCCCGTGTGGATACAGTGGTGGCCATCAATGGTGCGAAACTCAAAGACAATCCGTATTTTCAGGCGAGCATTTTGCCGAATCTGACGCTCTACGCCGCAGGAAAACTTCAGTTGATGCCTCGAGCACATATTGTGAATATTGTGAAAGTGTTCCGTCAAGCGATTATTCTACAGCATCAGGTCAATAACGAATACAATTACAGCTTTCTCGAGTTCCAGACGCTCGGATTCCCCGTCGTCCACAATGTGCCACGATTCGAAAAGCACGGATATTACTATCCAGAAAACGACTTCGAGGCCGCAGCGAATCAGATTGAACAGATTGTAAGAAGTTACGGACAGCAGAAAGAATCCGTGAAAGCCCAAATGAAACAACTTACATGGGACTTTTCCATCTATAATCCAGCGAATCTAGCCGCATGGAAAAAACTTGTCCTGAAGTAAGGATGCCGACAATATGGCTCGTGCTAGGGTTCTGTATGGTTATCCTACTGATGCTGGGAGATACATACACCCGTAATTCAGTACACGTGAAATCTGAAAAAGCCGCAGCGATTCAATACAATCGTTGGCCGTCCTGGACTACCATTGAACCGCAAGGAACACGCATTCGTATTCTGTGGATTTTACACGATTATGTACCATTTGTGAACGCAGGATCCGAAATTTGTGCACATACAATGAATACTTTTTTGATGCGAAAACCGTATAAGTACGATATTTGGGTCGCTAGTCCTGGTTATCCCAAACGAACCTACGACAATATCCGTTGCTTCGACTTACACGACACGAACACATTATTTGAAATTATGAAATCCACAAATATATTGAGTTCTCATTCGTATGTATATCGCAAACAGATTATGTGGCTAAGCCGAATTAGCGGAAAGCCGTTCATTGAGTGGGTTCATACAGACAATTATGTGAAGGCCATCAAACAATGGAACGATCCACGATTGGACGGTCGCCATTTTACCGTATTTAATTCAAACTCATTACGTTCATTACGCAACGATATAGATGATAAGAATGTGCGTATTATACGTCCACCGGTCGACTATCGTAATTATATTGTGGATAGAACAACGCCTCCGAAGTATGTCACATTAAGCAATGTAAATGAAAATAAGGGTGGAAAATTGCTTGTAAAACTTGCGAAAGCACTCCCGGAACTGGAGTTTCAAGGAATTATCGGCGGATATCGTGAGCAAATTGTGGATAAAACAATACCGAATTTGAAATACATACAGCACACAACGCAGATTAAAGATGTGTACGCAAAGACATGGGTATTGATTATGCCGAGCAAGGAGGAAACATGGGGGCGTACTGCGGTAGAGGCCATGTCATCCGGAATCCCCATCGTTGTGTCGCCAACTCCCGGACTGCGTGAATGCTGTAATAATGCAGCAATATATTGCGATCGAGATGATCTAGATAGTTGGGTTCATATCTTACGCCAGTTCAAACACGACCGTGAATTCTATAACAGTCGGTCGGTTATATCCTACGAACACGCGCGTTCACTGGATCCGTCCCACGAATTGGATCAAATGGAGGATTGGATCGCAAAGGTCGTGTTAGGATCTGCGGTCTACAAAGAATCCAATCCGACGTTTTTGGAAAAAAATCTTCTATTCCGTTAGATAAAACATGAACAGCTGGTTTGGCACGAATGCGAACAAGAACGCCACGAATGCGACGCGCAAGAACGCAAACAAGAACGCCACGAATGCGAACAAGAACGCCGCAAATGCGACGCGCAAGAACACCGCGCCCCTGCCCCAGATGGGCGGCAAGGCCGCCACGGTCGGCTCGCGTGCCCAGGTCTGGCACGGCACGGCCAAGCACACGAGCGGTGGCCTGGAGAAGAAGGATCTGATGGTACACAAGGGTCGCATTGTGAGCCGCAAGGCCCATGCGGCGGGCAAGAAGGCGCTCAAGCACCTCATCAAGGCGGGCTACAAGGCCAAGAAGGGCACGTTCAAGCTCTTCAAGAAGGCTCGCAAGTAAACAATAATCCAATATTCATTGTTATATAAATCGTAAAATAATTTACATTTTATGATTTATACGAAAAAGACCCTACGTGCGTTCCAACATTTTCATGCCTGTTCGCATCAACGACATACCTTTCGCATGTTGAGCCGAACTATGAAGAATACGTGAATCCGCAATTTTATGCCAAAAGAGCGACCATCTCGTTTCGCCAACGTCTGTAATCATCAATCCCAGGCCACTCTCCGTAGTTGCTTTGACAAGAGACGTCCAGTCGCCAGCACTCATAGGCGGCAGAACGTCGTGACCCTGACGTGCGGGTAGACGATACATCAAGTCAAATGCGACGGAGTGAAGACGGCTGTCCGTAAGTACAGGAAACAACACTGCGTCCGGAATACACGGTATTTCAATCGCCTGACCAATCCATACACGTGTCAAGACTGTCCGACCTTCCGCCACAATTCCGTCCAAAAATGTCAAAAACGTCGCCGGCGGTTTCGGCGTATCCGTATCAAAGACGAGCAAAATAGTTCCACCTGTTCCTTTGATAAGCGTCGCAAGAATAGACCAATCTTTCGCATTTTGTGGACTTACAATGACATTCCAATCCGCTTCCATTTCAACCAAACGATGCGAGGTTGTCGTGCCACGAACAAGAATTTGTACGGAATATGGAACACCCGATATAAATTCCCACGGCACCCACGCATCTTCACTATTTGCGTACACGTAAATGGCTCGTCCGACTAAGGATGTACCAAATCCCTGGAGTTCCATTGAATACTACTATATGTATGAGGGGGTAATCTTTACACCCTATCTGTTGGAAAAAATTGAAGATAGGATACACACATCTGTCCATAGTGTGGACATAGTTAAGACATTTTGACTTTCTTTTCACTTTCTTTCTTTCAAATCATGACAACTGAATACGAGTCTCAGAATGTGGAGCGTCAGATCGAGGAGCATCTGGAGGACGAGCGTCGTGTCGATGACGCAGAATTGGATCGTCTCATCGAGTTCCTTACGGAGTTCGCAAATCGGCCTGAGCCCACCCTCTCTACAATTGAAGAGGAGTCAGAGGCTGCGTCCGAGGTTGTTGTCAGCGAAGAGGACAACGCCGCAAACGATGACTACGACGACTACGATGACGCCGACGGATACCATTCGCCTTACCCCGACTATGGCTACAACTACTATGGATATGACGGCTACGACGGTTATGACAACTAGACCCCCATCGGTCTTTTGCCGCCGAATCATATAAAACTGGGCACCTAGCGGTACCCGTTTTAAATGTTCATCGGTCTAAACAAAAAACCCTAAATAGATGAACACAGCAAAAGCATTGTTAGGAATTGTGCTTACACTTGGAATAGGCGATGTAACATGGCTATCCCTACGAAACGACTATCATAAAAAACTTTTTGAGTCTATACAAAAATCCAAACTCGATGTTCGCTGGATTCCGGCGATTGCGGTCTATGTTATCATTCTTGTGGCCATCTATTTAGGAGCGGTTCGTGATGCGAAATCAGTATCGGATGCTGCTCTTCGTGGTATGCTTGTAGGCGTTCTCCTCTATGCGTTCTACGATTTAACCAATTACGCTACCATTACAAACTACACCTTGGAGATGACAGTGATGGATATTACATGGGGAACTGTATTGTGTACAGCCGCTGCAGCAACGGGATATTATTTTATGAAGGGGGTTTGAAAGAGGGCACCGCCCCTTTTTTATGACGTTGTAATAGAATGGCCTCGCTAGATTTGCGGTCATACGGCATCAATACAGTATTTCGAAAGGACTCACCCGAGCTGTTCGTAATTCATCCAGAAAGTCTTTTTGACCGTGCTTCATTACACCGCAATTCTATTTTGTTAGGAGGAAAGGAGTATGATATAGAGGATACACTAGGTCGAGGAACATTTGGCGTAACCTATTTAGTTCGCAACAATGTCGGCAAAGCGTTTGCGTGTAAGGTTATACGTGATATTCAAACGAATAAACAATGTGTTGCGTTTTTCAAGGAGTGTCTTATCAATATTATACTTGCGGAAACGAGCAAAGATATGATGGATGGACCCTTTGTGCCGCGCATTATTCGGATAGGCTACAATTCAAGCACATATGAAGCGTTTATATTGTCAGAACCGATGCGAAATACATTAGACAATGTTATATCATCATATAGCCCTAAAGAAAACGATATTATTATTCCGGACGCAGTACAACAAATCGCACAGATTATAGGTTTTTTCGGGCGAAAACTCAATTTCAATCACCGTGATTTGAAAGGAGATAACATCATGTATGTGAAAAACAAAGATGGTAAGCGACTCTATCGTCTTATTGATTTTGGGTTCTCGTGTATTACGTGGAATGGAATCAAGGTTGAGGGAAGCGGATATCTAGCAGATTCCCCAACGTGCTATAAGAAAGACCGTGACCTATCCCAACTCATCTACAGTCTATTACGCTACAACGGAACGAATATGACATTTAAACTGTATAAGTATTTATCAGACGTGATTGTCGCAAATGTGGGAAGGCATAAATGCCGTATGGAAAAAGATTGTCCACGAAATGGTCTGCGAGGATGGAGAAATACCTATGACTTCTTGAATCGTCATGACGTATCGGTGCCAAAAGCAGAACCTCTCCTAGTTATGAAACATATGCTTGAGTACGGCAAAAAGACTCGTAAACAACCACGCCCCAAACCAGAAGCAGAGTGTCCACCTGGCACCATACGTAATCCCAAAACGGGACGATGCGTTAAGGAGACAGGAGCGGTTGGTAAGAAGTTAAAAGCACCATTGGAGGCTCCGCCACCGTGTCCGCCAGGCAAGATACGAAATCCGAAAACACGTCGTTGTGTGAAAGAGAATGGTGCGGTTGCGAAACGATTGCTGGAATAGATTTGCGATCGGTTTTATTTCATCAGCTGAAAAATTCAACAGATAAAATAGACATGGCATATTTGGCTGCGGCTTCCCTTGCACGTCGCGGGCGAGCTAGACCTAGCACCTCAACCCAAATGTCCGATATTGAGATGGAGATACAGTATGCGTTAAATCGTATGATGTTTGCGATTCGTAATGGCGATCTTGCGGCCTACAAGCAGATTGTTGACGTTGAGTTCCCGAATCAACTCAAGCCGCATATGAACACAAACTACCACAAATTATTAAGTGAGTACATTCACCCAAGGGATCGCACTGATGTTCAGGATATGACACCACTTCAAGCGGCTGTTTTTAGTGGCAACCCTCAAATGGTGGAAGAAGTCTTAAAACTACACAATGATATGGAATATAAGACTCCTGGTGTAATACACGAGATAATTGAGAATAAGACCGCTCGTGGCATGGCGGATGTGTTTATTGCGGAGTCCAACACACCCGAGCAGGCTGCTCCTTTCAAAGCCATTAAGAAAATATTATTACTGAACGGCGCGAAGCCTAAAATGGTTACAACCCTCACGGGCAAGAAACTGGCGTTCGCTGAGAACAAGGAGGCTGTCAATGAGTTCAAGCGTGTCGCCAACACTATAAGTAATATCTATCGCAATAGCCGTAAGAATCGTAAAGCCAATAACTATACACGCAAGAATACATCTAAATAAATGGATCATACGCCCACTGAAGCAACGCCTGTCGTTCACCAAGCCGGCATGTTAGATCTTTCGCCTTACATCCTTTACGAACTGCACCTGCGTGACGAGCAAAGGAACGCCATCGTCCAATCTGAACTGCGTCCAGTTCCGGCATACGACGTCCCATCCAATAGCGACAATACCACTGAAACCACCCACGTTCATCCGGATTTTTTGTAACATCGGCCAGAATCGCACGTCCCGTTGTTTCCTCTACATGACGTCCTCGTGATGGTGCCCATCCGTTCTCTTTCCAAACGGACAACGGTTGTCGTGACGGAACTTTGAAGTAATTACACATCACATTGGGCTTTTCTGGCGATAATTTGCCCGCCGCCCCTGCGTTCAGAAACCATTCGGCCGGAAATTCATCCGTACAATCATTCAAATATTTACCCTCAAATGCACCCATAAACAGTATTTCCGCAGGTGTTAGAGCGGGTTTGAAACGCGGATCAAAGTCTTCCCCAGGATTCGCCTCCAATGTATACGAATATCCTTTTATAAGGGACATTCCTTTACTTCCTTTTATGACTAAACCCTTCTTGAATTCGTGTAAGGGTCGCTTAGTCTTTTTCATAATTGCGTCCAGTGTAGGCATTCTATCATTTAAGAATAAAAATTTGACATGTGTAATATACAACAACACATGAATAGAATGCCTCCGAAACGTATTACAATCTTGCCGGCAGGTCAGGGCACTATATCGGTGTTCTTCAAAAAACCGGCAAAGGCCGTAGAACCTGTAGAGAAAGCACCTACTATTATTAAACCAGTCGAGGTTGACAATGAAATACAACGATTTTATAATTCATTGACAGAAAAAGAAAAAATCGCTCATGCGATTGCTGTAGAGAAATTAGGCAGTAGTTATGACGTTACCCGTACCCACGGGTTCCTGACGCAACGAAAGTAGATGTTTAAAGAGATGAACGGACTTTTTGCTCGCATTTAGTTGTATATCCGAAATCCAGGAACGGAGATATTTATTGCCGTCTAGCACGGAATTCGCCTCCAGAAGCTCAGAAATCAGAACCCAACGGAGCTCAGAGATTTCTTGTAGGGAGTTTGAGTGTACATGCGTTCGAGAATTTTCGTTTAGAACAGCGTAACGGAAAATATAGGATTGCGAACCTTTAGAAACCCGGAATGATTCATTGTGGACATGATAATCGTTTACGGAGAGACCGGTCTCCTCATTACATTCACGCACAGCAGTTTCGAGGTCGTTTGCATCAACCTCCTCGCGATGACCTTTTGGAAAGCCCCACTTCTTAGAACGAGTATCATGAACAAGTAAAATTTTTTTGAGGTCGTGAGAAAAGAGAATAAAACCAGAGCCAATGTACGACATGGTCGGGAGAAAGGAACCTAATTGGGCGGAAAAAGATCTCACAGATATTTTACGCATCAATTTTTTTATATATGTTCTTTGAACAGAAAGGTTAACATATGGATTCCAGTATGCTGACCGCACGGAGGAGAAATAAAACTCTGTTTTATAACTATGAGTCAACCCCTGTTGATCAGATAGAGCAAAATTATCATCATCGTTCTCATACTGTAATATCAGGGCGTTTACAAGGTGCGGCATTTTATCACGAAGATGCGGTAAAATATTCTCCGACGTTATTTGAGATTCCGACTCCGCCAGTGGAGACGATTCAGCCAGCGGAGACGATTCAACCTGCGGAGACGATTCAACCTGCGGAGACGATTCAACCTGCGGAGACAATTAAGGAAATATCTGAAATCAATGATGTGGAGATCATTACAGATATTGTAAAGAATTTAGAATTTGCAAAAGATATTGATGTGCCGATAAAGGACGCAGATCCTATCGCAGAGCCTGTTGTAGAGCCTGCCCCAGAGACTGTCGCAGAGACTGTCGCAGAGACTGTCGCAGAGCCTGTTGTAGAGCCTGTCGTAGAGACTGCCGCAGAGACTGCCGCAGAGCCTGTTGTAGAGACTGCCGCAGAGACTGCCGCAGAGCCTGTTGTAGAGCCTGCCGCAGAGACTGTCGCAGAGACTGTCGCAGAGACTGTCGCAGAGACTGTCGCAGAGACTGTCGTAGAGACTGTCGCAGAGACTGCCGCAGAGACTGTCGCAGAGACTGCCGCAGAG